ACCATATATTTATTATAATTAAATCATTATTATTATTTTCTAAAAAATCATCACCAATTACAATAAAATTATTATATTCTAATAAAATACAACCTTTTGGTGTATCGCCTGGAAATCCATGAAGTGATACATATTCATTACCATTATCATTAATTTGTAAAATTATTTCTTTGTAATTATTACAATTATCGGTTTCAATTTCATTTTTTTCAATTTCAATTGTTTCACAATCTAAAACTAAATAATTTAATAAATCATCATTATTTTTTATTTTTTCAATATCAAGTATTTTATGGCTAATAATTTGTATAATAGTATTTTTTTCCATTTGTTATGTTAGGTTTATTTTTTATTGTTATGTAATTATATATGACGTATAAAAGTAATGATTATAAATTATCTGCTGTAAATTATTATTTAGTTGAAGATAAAACACAAGAAGAAGTATGTAAAATATTTAAATGTTCTCGTAGAAGTCTAATGCGATGGGTTGAAAGATATAAAAAAGATGGTAATGTTGATATTCATTACAGGAAACCAGTAGCATATAAGGTAAAGAAAGAATATGTTGATTTCTTATTACAAGAATTAAAGAAAAATAAAACTATTACAATTGAAGATTTATTGTATTTGTTAAAAAATAAATACCCTGATGTAGATTTGAATAAATCGCACATTAACCGAATTATAAAAGATAATAATATTACATTAAAAATTACAAGAATACGACACGAACCAGTTAAACGATTTGGTAAGGATATTGATATAAACGCAAATATAAAGAAATTTTATGAAGAAATAAAGAAGTATAAAATAGAAGATATTATTTGTATTGATGAAACAAGTATAAAATCTTTACAAAAAAGACATCATTGTTATAGTGAAAAGGGAAAACGATGTGTAATAAAAACACAATCACAAGAAGTATTCAAAAAATATACAGGAATATTTGCTATTTCAGTTGATGGTGTGATAGAATGGGATTTATATGAAAAAGGTGGAATAAATACAGATAGGTTAATTGAATTTTTAGAAAAAAATATAACAAGTAAATTAAGAAATAAATTAATTATATTAGATAATGCGAGTAGTCATAGAAACGAAAGAATAAAAGAATTAGTTAATAAACATAACAATATATTATATGCTGTTCCATATCAACATTTTACCAATTCTATAGAAAATTATTTTAGTATGTTGAAATCACGATTACAAAAATTAGATGGTTTAACTCATATAAAATTAAAGGAGAATATTGAAAATGTAATAAGCAAAATACCGAAAGAAAAATATAGAAATATTTTTAAAGGTGCTTATGAAAGACCAGAAAAATATATACCAAAGAATAAAACACGGAAAATTAAGAAGAATTATTTATAAATTTCATTTCAAAATGGGCGTTTGAAATGAGAAAAGGTGTAAAAAATAAAAATATTTTTCTATACGTTATATATAAAAGAAAATGCCTACTATGGTTGCTAAATTGTATGGTGGAGGAGGAAGAAGAACCAAAAGGCGTCAGCATCCCCGTCGTAGACGTGCTTCTCAAGCCCAGGGTCAGTCTCAGGCCCAGGCTCAGTCCCAATCTCAGTCCCAGCAGGGAGGGCGTCGTAGACGCCACAGAACTAGACGTCACCGCCGTTCTCACCGGGGGGGGTCGCATAAGGTGGCGGTTCATACGCATCATCCTGCTGCTCATGCGTTGAATAAATATGGTCATTAAAATTAATGTCAATTAAAAATCATTTTAAAAATTTATGTGATAACTTAATATTTATCATATAAACTATCTTGGAGAAGAATCTATTTAGAAACATTTAGCTGTATTTATGTTAATAATTCGCATCAATATTCTGCATCGATATTGCGCTCTAATTCTGTTATTTGACGCTGCCCTGTTTCGAAAATCTGTGTCTCTATAATCGCTTGTAGAATTTTCAATGTGTATATGAAATTTTTTTCACAATTTACATATAATTTTAGTATGATTTTTCTTGACTCGGCGATTAATTCATTTAGACGTTCATAGGTTAATTCAGGGTCTATCATATATTTCATTCTAGATTCGGGATTTTCTTGTATAGGCGGCTCATCGGAATCATAATTAGAAACAAATATACTATCTATTATTTCCAATAAAGAATTCCGTATCATATTCGATTCATAAATCATTTTTTTAATTTGTTCAACATAGTCGACAAATAATTTATCCTTTGTTGTTCCTGTATATGTTTTATTTAGCAAAGAACCAATATTACTACAATCGGTCGTATTCGAAAAAGAATGAAGAGGAATATCTCTAAAATTCTTTATATCTTTAGGAGGTTTTGTATCACCCGTAAAAAGCGTATACAATAAATCCACATTCCTCTTTTTCTCTTCTTTACTCTTTGTAGACATTCTATCAAAACGTCCCTTGCTTGCATTATATTTATCGTTATATAAACGAGTAAGCTCTGCAAATCCGGGCAAATCATATACAGTCTTTGTTCTACCTACATCATCAACATTGTTTAAATTCGATGAACATAATTTTGTTTTTATTTTAATTTCCGATTCACTAGATATTCCAATCCCACCATCCTTACCTGGTATACTATTTTTCCCATCTATCAAATCGGTAATTTCTTCCATGTCCATTAAATCCGATATACGCGAATTACAAAAATTTAAGTTCTCCACTTTTACACTTTTAGCCATTTCTGGTATATACTGTTTATTTTCCAATGCAGTTATTGTATCGACATCCTCATCAGCCTCTACATCCACCTCTACATCCGCCTCTACTTGGGATGGTGATTCGGGTATATGTGGACTAAGTATTGCACGAGATGAACTGGCAGATGATTTCCATGAAAAAACAGGATTTAATGTAGTTATAATTGCTGCAAATAAATGCGCAACTTTTACATAATATTTAGCAATTTCTATACACATTTGTCTGTTTTTTTCATTTGATATAGGTTCATTCATGCTAGCAAATTTATTGACACTAGAAACCGAACCATAATCTGATCCTACAACCACTTTTTGATAAATAGTTTGTATTTGTTTAGAAAAAAATGACTTTTTTAATATTTTTGATGTTATAATTACTAAATCGTCACAATATTTAGAATTTGTAAGCTTTACCATATCTTGAAAATTCTGTCCCAAAATATAATCTGTAGCAATTTCATTCAGTTTTGTCAGAAATTCTCTATTGTTTTCATTTAATTGTTTAAAATTCATGGTAGAAATTTCCTTGTTTTTATTTTTTATTATACTTGAATTATTACCCATCCTATAATACTATCTTATATATTACTTAGTGTTTTATTTTTATTTGTATTTTTATTTGTATTTTTATATTCTATTCGCATTACTATTTTACAATAAACGTTATAACATTAAGATATATATTATGCACAAAATTGAATTAAAAAATATTTTACATATTTTAAGACAACAATAACATGCCCGAATCTTCTTTATCACGAATACCACCAACACACAAAACATATAAAAATAAAATAAATTCTAATAGTAATAAAACAGAATTGTGGAAAAAAATCAACGAATCTTTTAAAATAGAGATCGATATCGATAAAAAACAAATTAATAAAAGTGATGATACTACTAGCGTAGAATGCATTTACAGAAACAATGGACAACGTGAAAAATGCGACACATGTCAGTCGCCTGTTTCATTATCCGATGAAGGATTTCTTATTTGTATGAACCCAAAATGCAGTATTATTTATAAGGATATTGTAGACCAAACAGCCGAGTGGAGATACTACGGTGTTGACGACAATCAAACAAGCGACCCTACACGATGTGGCTTGCCTGTAAACCCCTTGCTTCTAGAATCATCTTTCGGGTGCAAAATATTATGCGACGGTGTATCTTCATATGAGATGCGAAAAATACGAAGATATACCGAATGGCAGGCGTCACCCCATAAAGAAAAGACACAATATAACGAGTTCCAACATATTACTATTATTGCAAATAATGCAGGTATTCCTAAAATTATAATTGACGAAGCTCTTCGATGCCATAAAAAAATATCAGAACATCAGACATTTAGGGGTTCTAATCGTGATGGTATTATCGCGGCTTCTGTTTATATTGCATTTAGAATACATGATTGCCCACGAACTGCGAAAGAAATTGCGACGATATTCAATCTAGACAATACGAGTGCAACAAAGGGGTGTAAAAATGCGGTATGTATTATAAATGAGATTGAAAATGAGATGCATAATTCCGAAAAAACGAGCTTCTGCAAGACACGTCCTGAAGCATTTATTGAAAGGTATTGCACGAGATTGCATGTGAATGGCGAACTTACAAAATTATGCCAATTTATTGCTCTGCGAATCGAAAAAAACAATTTGATACCTGAAAATACTCCACACTCTATTGCTGCCGGTATTATATATTTCGTATCGCAGATTTGTGGACTTAATATTTCTAAAAAAGATGTGAATAAGATTAGTGAGACGAGCGAAGTTACTATAAATAAATGCTTTAAGAAATTGGAAAGTATTACCGAACAATTGATACCAAGGGTTATTTTAGAAAAGTATTCGCCAAAAAACTAAAAATATAAACTTACATTTATTATATCATTTATAAATTATAAATAATATTATATTATTTTTTACAAGAACATGAATTCAGACACTCCCGCCCTCGATTCCGCTCCCGCTATCACCCTCGTCATTTCTGATAATCAACCAAATGTTACTACTGAAAACAATATTGAAAACGATATAGAAAATAACACTACTATACCCAAATTTATATTTATAATCCCTTATCGTGATAGAAAAGAACATAAGGAATTTTTCAGTGTTTATATAAAACATGTTTTAGAAGATATTCCCAAAACAGATTATGAAATTTATTATGTAGAACAAAAAAATACTCTACCCTTTAATCGCGGCGCAATGAAAAATATAGGATTTTTAGCAATAAAATATAAATATCCTGACCATTATAAAAATATTACATTTGTTTTTAATGACGTAGATACACTCCCGTATAGCAAAAATATTATAGACTATGAAACAACACCTGGTATCGTAAAACACTTCTATGGTTTTAAATTTGCACTTGGGGGTATTTTCTCTATAAGGGGGGAAGATTTCGAACGAACAAATGGTTTCCCTAATTTCTGGTCATGGGGTGGTGAAGATAATTATATGCAAAAGCGTGTCGAATATGTTGGACTATATATTGATAGATCACTTTTTTTTAATATTTTAGACAAAAATATACTACAATTATGCGATGGCGTTAAACGACTTATTTGTAGAAAAGAAGCTGCTACTGTTGTAAATATGACTACAACCGATGGGTTGGTTACAATAAGAAATTTAAACTATGAATTTAAAGATGAATATATAAATGTATACAGTTTTCAAACAGTTCGCGATCCTAGAACATTGCGATTTGAGGAACAAAATATTGCAACTGAATCAAAGATAAGATTAGAAAAAGATGATGTTAAAAATATTTTAGATAGAAAGATGAATCAGAATATTGGCGTGGGTGCAGGTGCACAGCTACGCCCTCAACAACATCCACGGTATCATCCTCAACAACATCCACGTCCACAAAATACCGTTATTTCACAACGTGCAATGACTGCACCTGCACCCTCACCTGCACCTATAAAAATAAATCAGACACACCAGATACAACCGACATATCAAACACACCCGACACAAGTTATACGGAAAAATATATATAGTGGAATAGGACTAGGTGGTATAAAGTAAGTATAGTGTATAATTTATAGCTATATATATACTAAAAATCGGCATTGAAATCAAATATTGTATCTGTTTTTGTTTTTTCCGATAAAGCGTATTCCCCAACACGTTTTTCAAAAAAATTCGTTTTACCTTCTATGCTAATCATTTCCATAAAATCAAATGGATTTAAAGAATTATATATTTTTTCATATCCAAGTTGAACAGATAATCGGTCAGCAACAAATTCAATATATTGCGACATTAATTTAGAATTCATTCCTATTAATCTACACGGTAATGCTTCACATATAAACTCTTTTTCTATTTCTACCGCTTCTTTTATAATCTCGTGCACCTTTTGTTTGGAATATTTTTTCTGCATTTTATTATACAACATAATTGCAAATTCAGTATGCAATGCTTCATCTCTAGAAATAAGCTCATTGCTGAATGTAAGTCCGGGCATTAATCCGCGCTTTTTTAACCAATAAATCGAACAAAAAGCACCTGAAAAAAATATTCCCTCTATACACGCAAACGCAATTAGTCTTGTATAAAATGAACTTCGTTTATCATTGATCCATTTTACAGCCCAGTCTGCTTTCTTTTTAATACATGGGAAGTTATTTATACCTGAAAACAGTTTATTCTTTTGTTCTTCATTTTTTATTAGGGTGTCAATTAATAAACTATATAATTCACTATGAATATTTTCCATTGCAATTTGAAATCCGTAAAATGCGCGTGCTTCTGCTAGTTGAACATCGCTCATAAAACGTATTGCCAAGTTTTCGGTAACGATTCCGTCACTTGCTGCAAAAAAAGCAAGAATCATAGAAATAAAAAATCGTTCATTGTCATTTAGAATATCGCTATTCCATTCTATAATGTCTTTCGATAAATCAATCTCCTCTGCTCTCCAAAAACAATCGACTTGTTTTTTATACATTTTCCATATTTCATTATCTTGTATAGGAAATAATACGTAGCGAGAATCATTTTCAGCGAGCAAAGGTTCGCACGATTTACTAGCAGATATAGGATTTTGTTTTATAGACATTCTAAATATGTATAATATAATATGTATAATATAATTATATATATATTTATAACATTTTATAAAACTTTATAAAACTTTATACTATTTTATACTATTTTATAAGAATTTTATTATACATATATATTAGCACTTTCAAAACATAATATAATATAAATGGACGTATTGGCAGGAGTAGGACAAGCTTTTCAAATGCTTTCAAAATTTGATTCAAACGGATCACCAAAGAAACCAAATGTGGGTAATATGCCCAAACCAGGCGGTATGGGCGGTATGCCCAATGGTAAACCACCTGGTATGGGTGGTATGGGCGGTATGCCCAATGGTAAACCACCTGGTATGGGTGGTATGGGCGGTATGCCCAATGGTAAACCACCTGGTATGGGTGGTATGGGCGGTATGCCCAATGGTAAACCACCTGGTATGAGCGGAATGGGTGGTATGGGCGGTATGCCCAATGGTAAACCACCTGGCATGAACAAAATGGGCGGTATGAACAAAATGGGTGGTATGTCTGTTTCAAAATTATTATCCGGCGGCATGCCCTGTAAATTTGAACTTCCTATGGAATTTTTTACACTTTTTTTATTTACTTTTATAATATATTTTTGTGTATTTGCTTTTATTCCATATAACGGACTTATAGAAAAAATTTTAGGATATATTAAAACCCTTACAGATAAATTCCTGAATTTTTTGAAAACGCTAATACCTAGTCCTGTTAAAAAAGCAGCATCCAAAATATTTCCTGCATTTATTGTCAAATATTTTACAGAATCCATTCCCAGAATGATGGAAAGAGAAAAGGAAAAATTAATGACATCTCTGGAAGTAAAGTTAAAACATTTAAAAGAAGAAACAGATAAAAAATTAAAAAATCAGAAGAAAGTGTTAGAAAATGATAATAGTTACATTACAAAAACGAAGGTTTATTTTAAAGAAAAATATATTTATATTAAAGCAAAACTTATGTATGCATGGGAAACTTTTAAAGATAAGATACTCCCAGCAATTATTATTTCATTAATATATTATTTTATATGGGTTATATTTTTAAAAGTTATACCCACCATTTTAAAATATTTATTAAATGCAGCACAACAATTTAGTCAACCATAGTAATGTTAAATTTTAAAATATATAATAATTTACACAATATGTTACATAATAAATTTCATAATAAAATACATATATAATATACATACATACCAATACTTATAATATATAATGTTTGATTTAATAGCAAAATTTACAAGAATTTTCTTATTCGTCGCTTTATTTATAGTATTTATTCCAGGATTCTTTTTTCAATTACCATCTAGTGGAAGTAAACTAACAGTTGCAGCGGTGCACGGTGTTTTATATTCTCTCGCTTTTGTTATTTTAGAAATAATATTTAATTTAAAACGTATTTATTTATGTATAAAAAGTTTAGGTATGGCTTCTACCTGATTTCCAAAATGATCATGAAACAATATGCGACAATATGCGACAATATACGACAATATACGACAATATACAAATAATAAACAAATATATAATATTATATCATATTAACAGTATATACAATATCCGAATGGTAAAAGGCTCAAATTTACGTGTAGGTAAAAATAGTTTTAAAAAATTTATGAAATCGTCACAAATAAGTCCCCATTTTATAAACAATGAGTTAGATCGAGATTTAGATTATTTACCCAATTACGGCAATTCTCTCGAATCTCATGCTTCTCATGCTGTAAATATCACCCCAGATGTCAATGACAATAAAAATATCGAAAGCAGCAGCGGCGATGAAAGCTACCATAGCAATAACACAATAGATACCGATAATGAATCGGATAATAATGACGACAATGATGACATACAAGTATACGACAACGATGATAACTCGTATTCAAGTATTACAAAAAATAAAGATTTAAAAATATTTAAAATGAAAAATCTGCTTGCACAAAAAAGAAGCACACTTTTATATAAAGAACAAGAAATTAAAGAATTAGGAAAACAAAATTCATTTTTAGAAACAGTTATTCGCGATTATGAAAATTATAACAATACTATTTTAGAAGAAAAACAAAAACAAAAGAAAGCTCTTAAAATTTTATCAGAGCATATTCGCGACATTTCTAAAAATATTAATAAAGATGACTCATATTTAAGTCGCGTAAAAACTGACCAGACATTGTTACTTTATGAAATAGAAAAAATACGTGATGAAATTGCGGATGTTTTAAATTCTAGAGGAGTAGAATATCAATCTTCCGATGGCGACGATGACGGTGATAGTGATGCTGCTGGTGATGCTGCCGAGTTTAATTATGTTAATGATAATGATAATGATAATGATGACGATGAAGGTATGTATTAATATTATACAGGTGTTTTACATATATTTTAAAATATTAATATTATTATTATAAATATTAATATTATTAATAATAATAATTATATTTTATAATACCTTTTTTCTATATCATATATATATATACATACTACATACAAATGAAATCAAAAAAGTCTTCGCAGAAATTTACAGAATCTTCTAGTAATCTTTTTTCAAACAAATACGTGTTATATCTCTCCTTTTTTTTCGCAATTGTAACTGTCGCTAATTATTTATTGAGAAATAATTTAGAAGCTGTTGGTATTTTCATTATCATCGGATTTTTGACGACATACTTTAGTAAAAATATGATTATTGTTTTATTAACAACTACTGTTATAACAAATTTTATTGTTATGTTTAAAAATAGAGGCTACTCTATGATGCGCGGTTTTCAATACCGTGAAGGACTTGAAAATGAGAATGCACCTAAATCGGAAAGTCTTCAAGTTCTTAAAGCAACTGCAGATGCTGCCGAAGTCGCCATGAATAAAGAAACTAACCCCGATAAGAAATCAGCATTAAAAAAAGTATACGATGAATCCAAACAAAAATATGATGCGGCTGTAAAAGAGGAAGAGTCCAAATCTAAAGCAAAAGCGGCAAGCTCTACTGCTGCCAGTGGTTCAGAAAACACTGTATCTATGGGAACTGTTCCTGCAAACGAAGTTGCAAAACCTCTTGCAGCATCAGGTGGAGCAGGTGCGGGTGCTAAAAAGGACGGCATGACGCAATTACGCCCTGCATCTGTTAATGCCGAATCTGTTGATCCTATGATACAAGCACCGGGAATGGCAAAAGGTGCTAATGCCCAAAAAGAACAGGCGTATAACATGATGTCTAGTTTAGGCGGACAAGGTGATATGATGTCTCAACAAACAGAAATGATTAATAATTTAAAGAGTATCGAACCTATCCTTAATACCGCGCAAAACTTCCTTGATAAATTTGAAAATAGTTCAATTAGTAAAATGTTTTCAGGAGGTGGATTCCCTGGTATGTCCCTACTTACCGGCGGAGGCGCGAATAAAACAAGCCCAGCTCCTGTAAGCGCTTAGACTCCCCCCGGGGCGGTTCATGGTTGTAATATTGAGTCCTATTAAAACATGAGGCGTAAGAGAAGCGTGAGATAATTCGAAAATCAAATACTAATCAAATACTAATCAAATACTACTAATAATATTCACTACTTAATCTACTACTACCAATATAAAAATATAATATCCATATTTTTATATAATGTCCAAGAAATGCCCACCTGGTGTAATATGTTTTGAAAACATAACACTTGTATTATTTTTAATTATTGCATGCATTATTATATATTTAGCATATTCACAATATAATAGGTCATCATCGTCATCGTCTTCTGCACCCCCTTACTCGCAAAATATAAATATATCTCAACCCTACGGAAATGGCGGTGGTGGTGGAGGTTTCTTAGATTTAATACCCAGTTTCGGTTCTGGATATACTCGCGGACCAGCTGATGTGCTATTAAATCCGTATACACCCCCTTTACGAGATGATAGATACTTTAACCAATATGGTGGCGGTGGTGGCGGTGGTGGTGGTGGTGGAGATATAAGAGGTGGAATACCAATAAATGTCCCTACGCGTTCAGTAAATACAGAGTATAGACAAGTCGGTATTTTAACACGCGTAAATGGTGCTGAAACAATTCTTTCATTAATGGGACGTCCTTTATTTCCTAATCGTGATAAATGGCAGTTTTATACAATGAGCGATAAAAACCAGTCTGTAAAACTCCCAGTTACATATAAACGACGAAGTTGCACTGGTGATCAGGGATGCGATAATATATATAATGGTGATACTGTTTATGTTGAGGGATATAATGATGCATTTAAAGCTACAATATATGATACAGCTATGCAATACTCGATTCCATATTAATGACTGGTTATATAACGATAACGATAACGATAAAATATATTTATAATTGATTTAGAGGCATATTATTATAAATATATAACCGTATAAAATCTTATAACTATATTTCTTTTAAAACCATTCAAAATAAATTTTAAATCAATTCAAACCCATAAAAACTCAACATGTTACCTATGCCCAATTTAGGTGGTATTGGTGATATTATTTTAATACAAAATTTAAAAACGGGAAATTATTACATAGATGTGTGTATAATTCTTTTATTTCTATTTTTATTACATCATAGTGATATTTTTACACATTTTACAAAATTTATTAATCTGATTTATTCTATGAATCGCGAAACAACAAATCAAATGATGATGAATTTAAAGAAAGGGAATATGCATCGAATAATGTATCAAGGTAATCAATATACAGTAGGATATTCTTCTATAAGTGTCGTTATTCAATATCCCGACCCTATGATACATATACTGGATTACTATACAGACAAAATAGATAAGATGCGAAAAAATACAGAAAAAAATTTATCGGTTATAAATTTGCGATATATTGAAGTGATAGATAAAAACTATAATGCATCAAAAATATATACTCCACGAACAAATTTGCCTATTGAAATAGAGGATGGAATATATTTATCAATTGAAAAGGTATATTCGCATAGAGAGAAAAAAAACTCAGACACACAAGATTTTAAGAAAATAAATTTTACAATTATGATGAGTAGAGATAAAAGCGTTGATCTGATATATAAATTTATTGAAAAATGCGAAAAAATATATAATAAAAAAATCGAAGATCGTATGACGGATAAAATATTCATTTACGAATTTCTGCAGAGTGAGAGTGTGCGTTCAAGTAATGATGATGACTATAGTGATGGAAGACGAGACCAGAAATTGTCAAATATCTTATGCTCCGAATACCAGTTAAATACGACAAAAGATTTAAGGAAAAATTGTTTTTTCACGGATGTTGATAAAATTATTAAAAGGATTGATTTTTTCATTCATAATAAACCGTGGTATGAATCACGCGGAATACCATATCAACTCGGGTTTTTATTCTATGGACCACCAGGGTGTGGTAAGACGTCTACAATTAAAGCGATTGCACGTATGCTTGACAGACATATTGTAAATGTGAATGATATTGATAAAATCAAAAAAGTATCAGATTTGAAAAATATATTTTATGGAGATTATATTAACGGGCGACATATTCCGACACATAAGCGGTTATACATAATTGATGAATTCGATAAAATATTGGATACAATTAGTGAAAAACCTGCGATTGCCAATGCGGCTGCTGCAGCTATGAGCGCCATGAGTGCAAATTTATTAAATGGGATTATGGGATTGGGTGTGGGTGCAGGGATGGATTCATGCAATGGAGTAATTGTTGTTGATAGTGATAGTGGCAGTGGTAATGGTGACGGAAATGGAAATGGAGATACAAATACCGAATATAGTAAAAAAAGATCGACAAAAAAAAATGAAGATGGAACGATACAAGGAAAACAAAATGGTCCATCGGCTTCTATGATGAAACAAAAATCTGTAATAAATGATGCGGATATATTGACAATTATGGATGGATTAGTTGAGACAAGTGGACGTATTATTATTTGCACTGCAAATGATCCTAGTAAAATAAGCGAAGTATTTAAACGTCCAGGGAGATTAGATGAGCATATCGAGTTTACAAAATGCACGATACATATGGTTTCACAATTACTTGAATTGTTCTATGGAATACCGCTAAATGAATCACGAATGGATAAACTGAATGGTAAGAAAATAGTTAAATGTTGTTTAATTGATACCGCAGATACAAACAATGCTTGTGGTTCCATCAATGATAATCATGATACGGTATTATCGAATCATATCCAGTTTAAATTCTCCCCAGCTGAAATTAATAAAATATGTTTCAATAATTTGGATAGTATTGATAGTGCAATTGATACCATTTGTGCATAGATTGGTGGATGAATATGTAGATGGGTATAATGCTATATATAGTTATGAATATTTACATAAATAGAATAAAATATAAGATTGGTTATTTTATTTTATTTTATTTTATTGTTACACAATTACTAGATATCTAGATATCTAAATATTTAAGGGTATAAATCTAATTCACCGTCTATTATTTTTTTTAGTAGCATTCGGTTTACGACCTTTTCCTTTTCCTTTGCCTTTACTATTACGATTATTTCTATTTTTATGGGATTTATTTGATATAGGATATGTCGCTAGTGTCGCAAATGTAGAGGTGTTTCCGTTTCCTCCGCCTCCTCCTACTTCTGTGCCTGACTCTGGTGCATCCTCAGCCATTTCAGGAACGGCGCCTAATGCGACTACTTCTTTATTTATTTTTTCATTTATTATAGTTATTTTTTCTCGAATAATATTAACTAATTGATTAAAAATATTACCACCTTCCGTAAGAGTTTGTTTCAATGCTTCAGCTAGTATATTAAAAGAGTTAGAAATTGGGCTTTGATCAGCTATTATTTTATTATTATCAAGTTTTTTACTTTCTAATAGGTCCAGAAAAGTTTTTGTTTGTAAATCTATATCAATACTGATTCTGGGTACTAAACCTATGTTAAGCATTTTAATTATGCCCGGATTCATTGAAGGATTTAATTGAAAAACAAGTTTATAAAATTCAATATTAAATTTTTCATTCATAGTTTGCTTTATAATATCTATTATATTTTGCACCATCCCATCTAAAATTTTTACTAATCTGTCTAACAAATCATTTAATTCGGTTTCGTCATCTGACAAAGCGGAAGAACTTCGTACTATTAATTTATTAATCTCTTGTTTTACTAATTCAACTGGACCTTGTATTTGTTTTTTAATATCAACATATACAGAATCATCAATTATTATATTAGATGTAATCAAAGTATCTAAACCCTCAAATATTGCTTTTGCTTTATCTACATATTGTTTACATGCTTCTACGTAGTCATTTTTTATTTTATTGCGAGATTCGTCATATTTTTTAACAATATCAATTTGTGTTTTAATCTTGGATAATTCTGATTCTGTAATTGATAAGCTATAACCAGATTTAAAAAAATCATCAATGGTAGTTGTATAATTCAAAATAGTATTATTGTCATTTTTATGTATTTCATCTAATACATTATATAATCTTGGTCGTAATACTTGTTTTAATTCATATATATTTGTTGGTTTTGCTGGTGAAGACATTTTTTATGATTTTTATTTATAATTTATGTATGTATATATGTATTATATATAGAATATTATATTTAATTATTTTTAATATATAAATATAATTAAATATACTTCTTCTAAATATTAGATTAATTAGATTACAGTTATAATTGTAAAAAACTATATATATTTTATTTATTATTTATTTCATATTATGTAATAATTCTTTTAATTTTGTTTAAAATATCAATGACTTTACTATTAATTGTATCAACTGGCGACAGAATTTCATCGTTAAATTGTTTTTTAAGTTCCTCATATTTTTCTTGATTTTTTGATGTAACAGCTTCAGTAATATTTTTAATTTTGGTTATAATATTTTTAGATTTTTGTGTTAATTCTGTATTGGTTTTAGTCATTTCATCATATTGTGCTTTAAGATCATTAAATTTTGTTTTATTATCAGTAGTAGCCTTTGCAGCAAGTAGTGCAGCAGCATCAGCCGCAGCCTTTGCATTAGCCGCAGCCTTTGCATCAGCAGCAGCCTTTGCGGCAAGTAGTGCAGCAGCATCAGCAGCAGCCTTTGCAGTAACTGCATCAGCAGCAGCCTTTGCATCAGCAGCAGCCTTTGCATCAGCAGCAGCCTTTGCGGCAAGTAGTGCAGCAGATTGGTCAGGAGTTAGTGCTGCAGATTGGTCAGGAGTTAGTGCTGCATTTTGTTCAGAAGTTAGTGCAGCAATATGGTCTACTGATAGTTTGCTAAGTGCATCAGGTGTTGGCAGTGATGATGCAGATACTACTGCTTTAACCTGTTTTGTGATAGTAGACTTGATGGGCTGTCCCATATTAACTATATCTTGGTGCGAAATACCGCATTGGGTAAGTAAATCTCTAGTATTAAGAGTAACTGTAACAATTAAATTATCATTATTGCATGTCACATTGGCAGTATTTCCACATGTTTTCATACTAGTTTCACCCGTCGCAGAACTTGATGCAGAACTCGAATTACTACCAAAAATATTACCTAACATTCCTGTTATTTTGTCGCGAGGAGAGGCAGGGGGGGATAATGGCGCAGAAGCAGCGCCAGGAGCACCAGGAGCAGCGGGTGGGGTAGGCACAGGCACAGATATTTCAATAGCATCAGGATTTGCCATATTCAATCTTATTTTTTGTTCAGCATTCTCTAAACCAGATGTAAATGCAGAAGATACAGATGAATCCATAAGTTGTTTTTCCGTAAGCGTCTTAATCATATCTTTAATAATTCCAGTTGCTTTTTTAATGCCTTCATCTGTTATTTCACCAGCACCACCACCCTGAACAGCCTGAACCGATATAGGTTGAGTTTTCGACTGTTCACTCCAGGGTTTTATAGTTGAATCAGCCAATGCTCTAATTATTAATAACATACTATTTTCTACATTAGTATCACCTGGTATCAAAGATTGAGTGAGCGCAAATATTAATCGTGGCATTTTTCCAGTGAATCCAAATATGTTTTTTAACTCTTGTTCATCAATATAAGAATTATATAGATTTCTAATATATTGATTACTGTTTTCTGCATCCACTTTACCATTTACAATACAGTTTTTTCTAAACCCATCTACTATTGAATTCGTTTTTGTTAAAAAAGTTTGTTTACGTGTAGCCAAATCTGCGGCTTCTTGTTTGCCTTGTTTATACACTTGAATTTTTTGTGCAACCCCTTGTTTAACCCCTTTAAAAAATCCAGGTTTTTTCGATTCCAGTTCAGATTCTGAATCCGATCCCGATTCCGAGTCAGGTTTCGATTCAATCTTTTTACCTGTTACTTTTACTGTTTGAAATGTTAGGGCACTTTCATTTTTTGTTCCAAAAATAATAGGATTAGTTTTCATGAAAAAAAAATCTTTAAATGGACTCATATCTAGTTGAGCTGCAGCTACTACACCAGCGGTTTTGTTAGGTGTAAAAGAAGTATTATTAATAGATAACATTAACATTAATGCATCTGGTTGTATTATTCCATCCTTATCAGTTAAAGGATCTGTTCCTTTTACAAGAAAACCAGAAGTCTGTTTGAGAGGAATATGAACATTTTTAAAAACAATACTAATCCAGCTCCCTTTATGTAATAAAAGTAAATTTTTGGGTGAAGATCCTGAAGATCCTGGGGATACATTTCCTGACTTTAAATCAAATACAAATTTGTTTAAATCAAATTCAAATTTTAAAGTATTTTTTTCAGATTTAGTCCCTGATAAGGTAGATACCAATTCTGAATTATCTTTACTGATATCGACAAACACCTTATCTGCCTTGTTATTGAATTTATCATCATAATCTTTAGCTGTAGGGGTAGTAGTAGTAGATTTAACATCACCAATCGCATTTTGTATTTTAGCTTGTGTAGATATACGTATACCTGGAGTAGATGTATCTTTTGTATTATTTTTACGAATATTAAACTTATAATATGCAGTAGCTAAATCTTCTAATGTAGAAGGGGTGATCGGGTTTGTAGCGAGTTTTGCAGCATCAATACCTACAATTGCATCGAATGCTTTTTTTACATCATCAAGTGAAGAACATTCAGTTCCATTAATTGTAATAGTAGGAGTAGCAACGGGAGCAGGAGCAGAACTAACAACGGGAGCAGGATCAGTTTTAAAATTAGATTGGATTTTCGCAATTTCAGTTTTAAGTTCACCGATTTTTGTATTATAATCAGTAGCATTTCCGGCTAGTGTAACCTCATTAGCTTTTTTTATAATTTCTTTAACTATTGCGTTATCATCTAGGTGCAAACCGTCAGCGATTAATGCTGTGTCAAGTATTGCAATAAGTTTCTCATAATTTGTTTTAGCAGAGTCATCTGATTGTTCAGAATCATCAGATGCACCCTCCATCTTATATCGTGTTAATAAACAGCTAGTCTTACCTGGAATTCCAGGTCCAGATTTACCTACTTTTATTTTGTTTATATCAAATAATAATTTTACATTTATTTTATTATTACAATAAAAATCTAAATATTCAGATTTTTTTGTAATAGCAGCATATAATTCATCTGTGTGTGTAAAAGTAAATGAACCATGTATGTGTGCAGTTGAAGCAGTAATTACTTTATTAACCTCTACAAAAACATCATCAATAAATTTATCAGCTTCTGCTTCTGATGTCAAAGATAACTGTGTTATAGCTGTATAAATAGTCTTAACATTCGGCTGTGTCGCTATATTGATATCATCCGAAGAAGCGATAACAACAGCGCCAGCAGCAGCATATGTTTTTTGTATAATTACTGTTATTTTAGATTTAATTTCGTTAAATAATTTAATTGCTGTAGAATTTAAAACCACAGTATTAGAACTATTATCTGATATATATCTCCATATTAATTTAATTTGTGATTGTAAGGTGTTTAAAACAGTAACAGTCATGTAAGATTCAATATTACTATCTGTATAAGTATATGCATTAAACGCATCATATATATTTTGTATTACAAATAAAAGTTTTTTTAATAAAAGTATTATTTTTTTTAAGGTATCGTTAGTGAATGTTTGGACTATTGAAGGAGTTACTTGATCAAAAATTTTAAAAATTTGCATACTCAATTCCTTTAACTCAGGGAAATACTTTGTATTATCATAAACAGGCATTTCAACCCCAAAATTCAAGTCATACATATCGGCTTCACCACCAGCAGATTTAGAAACTGTAACATTTTGATTTGGAAATTTGAAAGAAGAATCATAATTTTTTTTATCTTCACTATCCGTAACTCCAAATAAAAATGACATTCGATTTTAAGTTATTTATTTATGTATGTATTGATATAATAATATATATTAATAATATATTTTAATATAATATAATATAATATTAATATATTAATAAATAAAAACAGGACTAGAACAATAATATAAAATGGCTCAAGCATGTGATTTTTCAGTAAATATAGATACATCAGTAAAATCAGACAATTGTAATATAACTTGCAATTATAAGTATGATTATAATGATAGTTCATGTATAGTAAATAGTTTAGGATGGAGGTTGAATATTAAATATGATTTGAAAAGCGACGGAACAAAGCCGCAAGCATTCCTAAATGACAAAAAGTTTAATGTTAAAGAAATACGAGTATTAACCCCTTCTAAAAATACATATAACAAAGCTAGATCAGATATAGAAATTGTAATATATCACGAGGGTGGTAGTGATGGTAAAGAACAACTATTGGTTACAATCCCGTTTGTAGTATCTGCCTCAACAACATTAAAACAAGGAGGATTAATTTTAGATAATATTATAAATACTTATGTAAAACAAACGGCGGGACAAAGGGTTGAACAGTTAACTAGCCCCGGTGCATCACAACAAATAAATATAAATAATTTCAATTTAAATAATTTTATCCCCAATACTCCGTATTATTATTATAAAATTAGCACACCTACATGCAATCAACATAATATAATTTTCGATATGTTAAAAAGCGGGCAAACGATTAGTCAGACAGCGGTTGATAAATTAAATACACTTTTATATGATCGCGATCAAAGAATAGCATATTATAACCAATATGCTCCAGTAACTACCCAGACATTGTATCTAAATTCAAATGGACCTAACCATCAAGGACAAGCAACCGATGATAAAATATATATAGATTGTCAACCTACAGACAAAGAAGGCGATGCAACTACAGAATTATATAAAAAACAAAAAGAAGATATAGGTAAAGATTCGCGCGAACAAGGAGTTAAAATGATAAATACCCTAATGGAATCGGGTTCTGTCCAGTTTATTTTAGCAATCGTAATTGGGATTATTGTTATAAGTATAGGGAAACGGGCATTTATGCGTTCATAGGTAACAAGGCAACAAGACACTAGAAAATATTTTATTGATATATATAACCATCAATAAAATAAAGTAAATCAAATAAAGCAAATAAACTAAACATATTTATATTTTTGTGAACCCATATGCATATAAGCATATAAGCAGTGTTAAACGACACCGTTATAATTTACATTCGCAGCATCATGTAAATCATTTAAAATAGGGGAAAAAGATTTAGGACTCATAGATGGGCCAGATTGTAAAGGCGCCATTTGCTGGACGACTTCTTCTTCTAAAGTAACGGGAAATTGATTAAAAGCCGATAAATATTGACTCTTAACATTTTCGGTAGGCAGGAATTTCGTCATTGCAAGAGATCCGGTAGAAATACTTGAACGTTTAAAAAGGAGATAAATTGCAAAAACGCCAACAAGGGTAACCACGGGGTGTAAATTTACAGCCATCAGTGCGAATAAACCGATAATAACAACATATCCGAGTGTAGAGTCCACGATAGACGCGATGGGTTCAGGGGTTTGTATATTAAAAATAATATAAAGAACAAAAAGTATGAATAACAAAAATTGTCCGTTCATTAATTTATTTGAGCTATCATTTTTTTTCAACATTTCCGTATATCATAATATTATATTTTTTATTTCTTAATTATTTAGGAATTATTAGGAATAATTTAAATAGTTAAAATTGAAAATATGTAAAATTGAAAATAGCTAAATAAAACCAAAGTATACTATAGTCAATCGTCGCATAACCGACCCAAGTTCTCAACTTTAAACAAAATGAAACCTAGCAAAGTGAAATCTAGCAAAGTTAAATCTGTAGAAACACTCCCAATCAACACAATCATCCAACCCCTGACAAATATACAACCCCCGACAACTACCTCAATGACCGAAAATTATTCTACCTATTTGGGTGAAAAAGGGTATTCGATTTTCAAAGAATGTTTATCGGTAGAGGAGCAGCATTATATAAGAAAAGAGTTAACAGTGAAGCCATTTATTCCTAAATCGCCGATACAGCCTAATCCATTTCCTATATATTTGGAATCACAATTGAAGTTATATATGCCGCGTTATTTCGGGATAGATACATATGGCCCACCAGATAAAATCTTAATACATCCAGGAAATGAAATCGCGCTACAATTTAGCGGCGAGTTGCGTCCATATCAAACCGCGATTGTCGATAAATATATAAAGCATGTAGGTAAATGTGGCGGAGGATTACTAGACGTCGATCCAGGTAAAGGTAAAACGGTTATGGCGCTAAATATAGTATCGCAGCTAGGGAAATGCGCGCTTGTAATTGTGCACAAGTCGTTTCTACTCAATCAGTGGATAGAACGCATAGAACAGTTTCTGCCTGGTGCACGCGTAGGTAGAATACAGGGTCAAATAATGGATATAGAAAATAAGGATATAGTAATCGGTATGCTACAGTCGCTATCAATGAAGGAATATCCGAAAGACACATTCCGGCATTTTGGGTTGGCAATATATGATGAATGTTTTCCGCGTAATACACTAGTTCATACATCAAAAGGACCTATGGAAATTGGCGCTTTATATGATTTATGGATAAAGCGTGGAATAACACACAATTTTGAAAGAATAGAGACGGAAGTCGAGAAACTGGTAGATACAATGCCGAAAATCCTGAGCTACAATCAAACGACAGAGCGTTTTGAATGGGGGCAAATGACACATGCATGGAAAAGACATCGTAAGGAGCTTCTCAAAGTATATTTAATGTGTGGTTCGTTTGTTTGCACACCTGAACACAAGATATTGACCATGAATGGATATAAGTGTGCAAATGAACTAAGAATCGGTGACTATATAGAATGTATGTATAATATTACCGACGATGGTCGTGTCGATATTAGTAGGTTTGAACTATATAAAGCATTATCACCAAATGGTCTGTTAACAGCAACAGCATTCCTGTATACCGATAATTATATACCACCATCAACACCTGAAGCCGCACACATTTACGGAAAATCAGAAGAGGGTTATGATGTATACGATATCGAGGTAAATGAAAACCACAATTTTGTATTAAAAATGGCGGATGGAATGCGCCTTCATCCGATAGTAAGCAATTGTCATCATATGGGTGCAGAGGTATTTTCGCGTTGTATGATGAAGGTAAATACGACATATACGCTCGGATTATCGGGCACAATGGAGCGAAAGGATGGGCTAACAAAAGTATTCGAGATGTTTATTGGACCGGTTGTGCATAAAGAGAAGACGGAATCAGAGCACAGTGTATTAGTGAAAGGTATTGTATATCATGTAGATGACGATGAATTTAATGAGACGCCACATGACTATATGGGAAATCCGAAATTCAGCACGATGATTTCGAAATTGTGTAGTTATAATCATAGGAGCGAATTTATTCTGCGTATTCTAGCTGCCGAATTAGAACTGAATCCCGATCAACAATTTATGATATTGGCGCACAACAAGTCGTTAATTACATATTTGCATGACGCCATAGCACACCGCAATATAGCCGGAGGATCGGTGGGATATTATATAGGCGGAATGAAAGACGCAGCGCTAAAACAAAGTGAAAGCAAAAAGATTATAATAGCTACGTATGCTATGGCTTCGGAAGGGCTCGATATTAAGACACTAACTAGTCTGATTTTGGCATCACCAAAGACGGATGTATGTCAGTCGGTTGGACGAATTCTACGACAGAAGCATAGTTCGCCTCTTGTGATTGATATTATAGATGGGCACGATATTTTCATGAGTCAGTGGTATAAGCGACGCAAATATTATAAGTCACAGAATTATAAGATTTTGGTATGCGATAATGCAGAATACGAAGAACAAAATTATAAAAAAGATACGACAAAATGGAAAGTATCATGGGAGCCGAAGAGTGGTGTATCGAAAACGATACAGTCGGGGGTGACGTCTACAACAAAAACAATGGGGAAAACAACGGGGCAAAAAAGTATAGCGGAGCAGTTAAAGATTACGCTTTCAATACCAAAACGCAATGACGACGATGATCGTGACGAATGCGACGAATGCGACGAATTTGAGAAAGAAGAAGCGGAGCATGAAACAAAACGCAATAAATCAAAAGGTAAATCGGGGCTTATGGGGAAGGGATGTTTGCTAGATGCGTCTGCATTATTTGGCGAATAAATTGCAAAATAATGGAGTAAAAGCGGGGCGTATAATATATTTTTACCTACCACCGGTTAAACTGTTATAAGGCATAAATGGTGCAGGATTTGCGAGTGCGCTCATATTAGGAGCTAAATTAAAACCAGGTGTTCTAAATCCTAATGTGAATGGCGTATTTCCCATATATTGGTGATATCCGCCATGCTGTCTTCTGACTCCTCTGACTTTCTTGGAATGTGAATGTCTGTGAGAACGTCTATGTTTAATACGGTATTTAAGACTACGTTTGCGAGCATATTTTTTAGATGAATGAGAACGTCTATGTTTTCTACTATGTTTGCGTCGTCTTGCGCCTCCGGACATAGGTTTATGAACGGCACTGGGCCCACTGTCTCCAGTAACCGAATATAAACCTTTACCGGCTAAAGAGGCAGCACTTCCTCCGGTTGCTCCGTATTGAGTATTTCCTCCATTGGCTACAGCGCCAACAGTGCTTGTTGTAAACGGTCCTCCATGCATATTTCCTGGATTCAAATTTGGTGTGTTTGGGGGTATTATAGACATGAAAAAATAATATATTACAATATATTTACAATATATATATTATAACATATTTTATTTTATTTTATTATCAGTTGTAAAATCGATTCTATATAACTGAAACTGGAACCCACTTCTTAAATTTATAATTAAAAATACAACGCATCTTTATTGTTTTATTTAAATCAACAAATTTATCGATTTGTATATTTTCGAATTCTTCTTCCTCGTCGCTTTCTTCTAAACTATCCAAATTAATATTTTCTTTAATATTCCTGAATAATTTATTCATTAAAACACTTGTTTTATAATCGGGTATATGTGCTATTTCTTTTGAAATCGTTGCAAAATTTGTGGTAGTATTAGGATACAAATAATAAACATCATTTTGTAAATCAGGTTTTATGTTGAACAATTTATATATTTCATTTGATGATGAAGAATATGATGATGTTGATGATGATGATGACGGTTTTTGTTTTATAATTTCATTCTTTTCTATAATGGGTATAGTAGCAGCAGTAGCAGGAGTTGTAATAACACCGACAACATTTGGCGTAGTGTCAATAATTACACTAACACTGCTATTACTACTACCACCGCCACCACCGCCACCACCGTTACCAGTATTAAAATGATAAAATTCAATCAAAGATTTATTACTATTGTTATCGTTATTGTTATTATCTTGTTTATAACCCAAATATCTATATTGTATCGAATAAACAGAATACGGTAACTTATCTGCTTTATCAAGTGCATCAACAAAATCTGTTGTAATAACAGGCAATCCAAAAACAACCCCGTTTTTAAAAAATGAAATATTATATCTCAATTTCGTATCAAATATATTTTTAATTACTTTTAATTTTTTTTCGTATATATACTCGGATATATCATCTCCCTTGTAATAAAATATATCTTCCACTGAAAAAATTTCACCATTATTTGAACAAGATGAAGCGTCACGTTTAGTTCTAAATAGTGTGCCATAAAATATTGTCCCATATGATAATACATCATCAAATGAAACATGACGATAAAAAACATTCATTATTTTATTTTGATATCCTATTTCTAAAAAAATACAAATATTTTTTCTATTCCTGTGCGTAAACCATACAAAATATTTTTTCCCCTTTGGAATAATTACAAATATATCAGATAAAACTTTCTTATGAGTGCTTCTTTCGTAAGAAAATTTAATTGTTGATGGGAAATTTCTTACTATTTCATTTTGTTCGTCAAATGAAATTTCATTTATAGAATTAGATCCAGATCCAGATCCGTATGAGACACGCGTATTGTGCTGACTATGCGAACTATGCGAATTATTTAAGTTGTTTGACATTATGAATGGAAAGAATAATATACGGCTGGCTATTTGTAATATAAATATATATTTAAATATCTTTAACTAATTTGCAAATATTATATATTTCTATACACCATCAGCCAGACACCACAACTCAATAAGGAGAATAAGCAGAAGCATATGATGATGACATTGATGGTGTTCCAAAGTCGGGAGTTTCTGTAGATGAACCTATTTTATCTGTATTTTGCATATAATTGGGTGTATTATTTACTCTTGTAGATATACCATTTGCACCTCCTAAACCTTTTAATATATTATCAGGCGAATATACACTACTTATTTCATTATGTGAATTTACTATACTCGTATTGTTATGAGAACTACTATTGGCATTGCTATTACTATTACTATTGCTATTACTATTACTATTGCTATTGCTATTTAAATCATTTAAATATCTTTTTAATTCATCTTTCATGGATGTGGATGTGGATGTCGATCCAGAAGTTGCAGATATTGTAGAATTATCATTCACGGGTGGTTTCATATCTTCTCCTAAATTATAAGAGCCACCATTTCCTGCACTTTGAAGAGATTTATAAATGGTATTGTATTTTTCTTGTGGTTTATTTACTAAATCTTTTAATTTGGGCGATGTTAGCGTTGTTTTAAAAAATGAATATAAGTAATGGAGTAAGAATATAAGTAATAATGAAATTATAGTAACTTGTATTATCCACCCCCACATTTATTTTGTTGTATATAATTACCTATATAAGTTTAACCTCGATAAAAACGACAGTAATTCATCTTTTACAAATTTATTTATTTCTATTTCATTCTTTTCATTTTTACTTATTTCATTTGAAGTAATTACGGCATAAAAATCAGATACAACATCATTTTCAAATTCTATAATAAATTTTAAATTTGAGGTATTATCATTTTTATATGTATTAATTGTCTTCTCTTTAATATTATGAATATAAGGTATCTGAAATGATGGTGTATCAGCTCGTTTCATATATGAACTATCGATCAGTATATGTAAACCGTTATTTGATTCTTTTCTAATATTTATTTCTGTTACTGGTTTATCAATAGGATATAGTTGATATATATTATCGTTCAACACTTCAAATATACCTGTAGAACCATAAATTACAGATTTTGATTTTTCATTTACTAAATATTGAGATATTTTCGATGTTTGTGGTGTTTTAGAATTATATTTTATAACTTCTTGTATTTTATGTAAAGAAATTGTCGGAAAGTATATTTTTATCATATATGGTTGGATATTGAATGTCTTCGTGTTTGCGTTTGATTGGGAAGTAAGTTTAGATTTATTTTGCATTGGTTTTTTATACATGTTTGTTATTTATATACTGTCTTAATAAGTGTGTGATATACACGGAAGTATACAAGTTTAACTTTATATATTATATCGTAAACTATTTAAACCGATTGCATTCAAATGATATAATCAAGCGCTAGTTCAAAAATGGTAAATAATAATGACAAAGATAAAAATCAAAAAGAAAATAAGAAATCAAAACTTACAAAAATGGATGTAAATCTTAATACAAAAGTTATAAATGGAAATGACAATGTAGAAAAAGATAGTAACCAAGAAAGTAGTATTAAAAAGCAAAAAAATATCAAAGTAAAAGATAAAGAAAACAATATTACATTTATAGTAGTTGAAAGAAATGGTGACTTGAAAGAGCATGAAATTAAAGAAAACGCAATTTGCGCAGAAGAATTATGTAAAAAATGTAAATTTAAGAAGATAGACGGATATATTAAAAGAACTGAGTGGGAATATTTATCAAAATCTTTGACGTCATCGGCTTCGTCTTCGGCTTCGGATAATAAAATAATTATTGAACTATGGGCTAAAAACGACGGGCTTGCTAACTATGAAAATAAATATGAATTCCCACCTCCTGTAGATAATGAATTATTTTTTGGAGCATGTGCACTTATTGCACGCAATAATAAAAATAATTATATAAATTTAACAAAAGACATGTGGAATAAAATTTACGAATATTTATTTGGAGGTTTTGAATCTTTAGCTGTGAATGAAGATAGCGACGAAGAAGAGGAAGATGAATTAGATGCTATTCCATCGAATAAAAAAACACGTGATGGATATTTAAAAGACGGGTTTGTAGTAGATGGTGGTGGTGTAGCAGGTGATTCAGAAGGAGATGTTGAAGAGGCACAGGATGATAGTGATACGGAAACAGATGAAGATAGTGATAGCAGTAGTGACGACGATGATAGTGAAAATGGTGATAAACAATCTTTTTCGGGAGATGAGGGTGATGGTGTGGGTCTATATAGTAACAAAAAAAACAAAAACGCGTTACATATCAATAAAATGAATGTGAAAAATGTAGCAACTCTTAAAAACGTGACAAATATTAAAACATATGGTTCTAAACATATTATAAAGGATGATGAGGATGAAAATGCTGGATGGAATACGGATGAATCAAGTGAATTAAGCGAAGAAGAATATTCGTATTCATAGTCACGCACAGTAATGTATATGCATATATGTGAACTATTACAAAATTTCAAGTAGTTTGATAGTTTGATAGTTTGATAATTATTAAGTATAAGTATAATATAATAATAATAATAATAATAATAATAATAATAATAATAATAATAATAATAATATTATTATATTATATACTGACTACGATGTTCGACAAGCTTTGCACTCCCGCTCAACTTTATCTTATCATTTCTTTTATTTTAATGATACTTTCTTACTTTGGGTTAAATGCGATTTCTCAACAATTTACTTTAAATCAATCTAATAATTCTTTTTTACAGAGTCTTAATTTTACATATCAGAAAGATGCAAGAACCTCTTATATGATACAAGCAGTATTTATTGTTTTATGGACATGGTTGTTGTCTTATTTATGCAATAAAGGATTTAGCCATCTTTCATGGTTTTTAGTGCTTCTTCCTTGGGTTCTTATGTTTCTTGCCTTTTTTGTATACATTATAGAAATGGTTAAGGGAATATTTTTTAACACCACGGGTTCATTGTCAAATGCATTGAATCTTCCTTAAATATTTTAGTATTATTCATATTCGTATTTTTATTTGTTATTTCATATATGTTAATTTATATATTTAGGAAAATTGAATAAAGACAATTTCATTGTTATTAAGATATAAACACCTCTTAATAACAAATACAACTACAATTACAATCGTTTGATACAATCGAAACTTCAAAATGCACCAAATTGTAAATCCTCAACAATTTCGCGATAATGTTCGTGCTAAATTATCCCAGATTCTTACAGACCCTGAAATTGCTATAAATCTCGAAAAGGGGGTTTTCAATAGTTCTTTGTTAAAAGCAAAAGAAAAATGTATTATTCGAAAGTGGGACAATATATATTTTGTTACGATTTACTTAGACCTTCTTCGCACAATATATGTAAATTTAAAAGATAAAAGGATATTAAGTATGATGAAAAATCACGAAATACAGGCACATAAATTAGCTTTCATGAGTCACCAAGAAATGAGCCCTGAAAAATGGGAAAAATTAATTGAAGATAAGAAAATTCGCGATCAAAATAAATATGAACCAAAAGTAGAAGCATCTACCGATAAATTCACCTGTCGCAAATGTCGTTCAAAAAAATGCACATATTATCAACTTCAAACGCGTTCAGCGGATGAACCTATGACTACATTCGTATCATGTCTCGACTGCGGGAAACGCTGGAAGTGTTAGTGTTAAATAACGATTTCCAAATCTTCAATATGCCAGTATTCAGAACCACGATTGGGTAATGGACGTCTGATAATAAATGGTATTTTTTTCTCTTCCAATTCTTTCAAAGCAATAAGATAACCATCGATAATACCTTCAGGCACTTTTATAAATGGGGTCGCCCCGTTATTGATTTGTTTTGCACGTTGTCCAAGAATTCGAGTTTTCTCATACTTTGTAAGCATCGGCAATGTTTTATGCAAGTTGTCCACAATTACACCATTTGGATCACGCACGACTCGTGCTAAATTATAAATCTCATCATAATTTTGTATAAGACTTTCGGGATGAAAGTTTACTAAATAATCATTCCTTAATTCTTTATCGAATTTTTTCAATTTTGATTCACCATCATCATCGTTGTCGCTGCCACCATCGCCATCCTCGTCAGCCTCACCTTCTTCACTATTATAATCCAATTCTTCTTGTGTGGGCTGCACACCGCGTGATTTTTTTTTCCTAGATGATGCTGCTGCTGTTGCTCCTGATTTTCCTTTACGACTAGACGGGTTACCAACATTTATTTGTTCTACTTCAGATGCAGCAGAAGCACCTTCGCTTCCCATACCTTTGACTGCACTTTTTAAACTTCCCAATAATTTGGAAAATCCACTTTTGAGACTTGGTTTTTCTTCACCCTCTTCCTCGCCCTCGTCTTCGATACCCTCATCTTCGCTACCATCTCCTTCAGTCTCAGTTTCAGAATCTGATGCTTTTGGACTAGGATTATCGGAATCTTCTTCACCGAATCCTAGCAATGATTTTACTTTATCTATTGTGTCTTTCTTGGGAGTTTGTTCTTCGTCACTATCTCCTCCTTCATCTTCTGATGCAGATGCAGATGCAGATTCGGGATCGGAAGCATATTTGGAATCGGGTTTTTGCATTGTTGTTTGAATATTCTTCTGTCTATTATATATAATATATTATTTTGATTTTATTTCAATTTTATAATATATTAATAACTAATATATCATAAAAAATAATATTACTACTAAAAAATAAAATGTCATAAATATTCTATATTTTTAATTCACGATTCATCGCAAAATTACGACATTGATTGTTCGGTATTCCACACTGTATCGCATTTTGAACACATGTATACAAAATTCATATTAATATCATCATACCTAAGATAAATAACTTCTCGTTCTTTTTCTTTCCCCGCCTCATTACTTACACAAGATTGATTCGGACACTTTATTGTATTGATGCGCGGCAATGTGGGATCCATTTTTGTATACTTGTTAATAATTGAATTATATTTTTGCTTGTTGTGCTTGAAATTTGTTTTCGAAATCGTTACACTATCCAGTGAAATATTTTTATTTTCATGTCCACAGTTTCGACAGTAGTATACAATCGAATTGGGGTCTTCTTCTGATAGTCGAATATAATACATATTGCTACAATTTATACAAAAGTGCATGCTTTTTTTGGTTAATAAACGTCTGTATATTATATTATAGTATTATTTGTTTATTTCAATTTTATACAATTTATTATTTCTTAAATTGTATAAACCTGAAATAAACCTGAAATAAACCTGAAATAAAAATATTAATCAATACATGCATCATATTTTTTTGCAGCTTTCATTAATTTAATTAATAATTCGTCAAAATTTACATAAAATGACATATTATATAACCCAGATATTATGTAAAATTTATTAATATTCTTTATTTTTGCAGAACTAGTAATAACCTCTTTTACCCCTTTCGCATTTTTTTTAAATGTTTCCAACATTATTTTATAAAAGTGTTCTTTATACTCTATTTCAAAAGGAATAATACTCGTATCCATAAATTCATCAACTAATCGAATACACGAAAAATCAATATTTTTATATAAAATCATATTGTGATAACTATTATAGTCGTGATGTTTTTCCGTAACACCAGGTTCATGTAACATCGGGCGACTATCCATTATCGACAAAAGTGTCAACAAAATAGACTTTATAGTTAAACAACTTGTCCATTGTTCCCCCCTCCACGTATTCAACATCGATAAACATACTTTTTTCGATTTATAAAAATTAGGATGAAATCTTGTAATTCCGTCATTTGTTAAATATTCAACAAGAGGAGGAGCATGTGGATACTCGGGTGGGAAAGTTATTTCGAAAAAATAATATCCACCGAAATATAGCGTTTCAGGTTGCCCGATTATCATCACATACGCTTTCAAAATATTTGTATCAGAATGTTTATAATATATACCCATATCTTCAAGCGATGACATAAACATGTCTTTTATATCCTTTAATAATCGCTCTATCGTTTCTTTAGGAATACACACATTAGAAACATTTCCCAAATCCGAGGTAGATTCATTGGGATTTTTTGTTGTTCCTACTCCCTTGTATTTTTTTTCTATCTCGTCTATCTCATCTATCTCATCTATCTCGTCTATTTCGTCTATCTCATCTATTTCCTCTTGAAAAAAATTAACTGGTATAGATGTATTTTTATTTTTTTCCATTATAAAATTCTACTTTTGTGATATTTTGTCGTTACTGCAACAATATATAACATACGCGTTTCATTTTTATGTTGTTTTTACACATATATTACTTTTTGGGTAAACACAGTTTTCCATTTTTAGGGATATTTTTGAAACATTAAAAATTGATATAAAAATATCTCTACCTATAATATACAAATGGAACAAGCAACTTATTCAACACAAAAAAAAACACAATCATCAAAAATGTCTACTGCATCATCTAGTGCATCTGATTATGAACAGTATATGAAGCAATATTATATAAAAAAGGGCGATCCTTCATCAGCTGGACAATCATTTACACATACTAGAATCCCGAGCCAAGAACATGGTGTGTCGGGTGGCACATTCTGCATTCCAACAGAAAAATTACCTGAATTTTGGGCGAAATATTCAAAACATGTAGTTACGAATAGGCGTCATGAATATTTAACTGAAAAACAGTTACCGAATGGTGGTCCAATATTGGTTGACATGGATTTTCGTTATGGTCCGCATATAGATACACGCCAACATACAAAAGATGATATTGAAAATATTGTCGGACTCTATATGGAAGAAATTTCCAAGATATTAAATATTGAGGAGGGAGAAAAAAAGGAAATTAGTGTATTTGTGTTTGAAAAACCGAATTTGAATACAGATGATGATAAATATACAAAGGATGGAATTCATTTGATTATCGGTATTCACGCAGATCGCATCATTCAGCACATGCTTCGAACTGTGATTGTTAAAAAAATCCCCGATATTTTAAGTCATCTTCCTTTGAAAAATTCATGGGATGATATTCTCGATGATAATATATCGCGAATTCAAAATCCTGTTGGGTGGCAGTTATACGGTTCTAGAAAACCAGGACATGAAGCATATGAACTTAAATATCAATATAATTTTGTATACGTAAAAAGTGAAAATGAAAATGATATTGATATTGATATTGATAATGACAACGACAATAACAACGACAATGAAGGTTGTGGTGGCAATGGAAGTGATGCAGGTGAGGACGATGATGGAGACGAAGAGGGCAAAAAATCAGACTACATTTGGGAATATCATCCTAAAAATGTGTCTTTCTTCGACTTTGTAAAGAATTTTAATCTGCTATCTGCACAATACGAGGGACATCCCAGTTTTGAAAATCGCGATTCAATTCAACGCGAATATGATGCAATTAAAAGTAATAAAATAAGAAAACCGGCTCCTGTAAAAGTTGGAGGCGGATTGTTGATGCGTCGTCGCACGGCTTATTCGACAAATAGTATATTTGATATTACGAATCGCGAACAATTGACGGACGAAATAGACAGGTTATTTAGTAGTTTCGAACCACGCGAACATTATATCAAGGAAACAAGTGACTACACCATGTGTCTTCCAGAGAAATATTACAATCAGTATAATTTGTGGATACGTGTTGGATGGGCTATGCGCAATACAAGTGATAAATTATTCTTATCCTGGATTTTATTCAGTTCGCAGTCTGAGAAATTCAGTTATGATAAGATTAGCGAATTTTACGATAAATGGCAGACGTTTTCAATGGAGAACGAAGATGGACTTACACGTCGTTCGATTGTATACTGGGCTCAACATGACGCAAAGGAAAGATATAATGAAGTATACAAGAAAACCATCGACTATTACGTCGACATTACACTTTCAAATGAATTGGTAAATATGAACGGCAAGCCTGAAACAACTATGGTTGACTTGACTGTCGTTTTATACAATATGTTTAAGAATCGATTCGTATGTGCCAACTTTGGTGATAATACCTGGTATGAATTCGAAAATAATCGATGGGTCGAATGCGATTGTGGGATTACATTAAAGCAGATGATCTCAAATGAAATGTATAATGTATATATTGCGCGCATCGGTTCTGCAGGGGGAAATTCGGGAGCATCCGGTGCATCGGGAATATCAGGAGCACCCGGAAAATCAGGAAAAGCAAACAAACAAAGTATCGCTGCTGCAAATGCTGCTGCTGCTGCTGCTGCAAATTCCGCTTCTTCTACTGACGAATCAGGCAAACCTAATCAATTTCAGCATAGAATATCTGATATTTGTCTTAAATTAAAAAATACCGGAACCAAAGCGAATATCATGAAGGAGGCTCAAGAGTTGTTCTACGATAAAAAATTCTTACCAAATATTGACACCAAAACGCATCTTCTGTGCTGCAACAATTGTGTAATCGATTTCAAAGAAAAACGCGCCAGACAAGGACAACCAGATGACTACATTACGAAAAGCACGAACATTGATTATTTCCCTCTTGATGCAAAAAAACATGGCAAAATCATGGCTGAGATTAACGACTTTATCAATAAATTATACCCCGAAGAAGATATGCGGAAATATATGTGGGAACATTTGGCATCTTGTCTTATCGGTATTAATTATCCCCAGACATTCAATATTTATACCGGTTGCGGCAGCAATGGTAAATCGAAACTTGTCGAATTAATGTCGATCACTTTGGGCGAATATAAAGCTGTCGTTCCTATTTCGCTTATTACAAGCAAGCGTGCATCTATTGGAGGCACATCTTCGGAAATTGCACAATTGGTCGGTATTCGATATGCTGTTATGCAAGAACCATCGAAAGGAATGCGTCTTGAGGAAGGTCCCATGAAAGAAATTACCGGTGGTGATGAGATTCAGGGTCGTGCATTATTTAAGAATATGATTACGTTTCGACCTCAATTCAAATTGGTTGTTTGCACAAATACATTGTTCGATATCAAAGCAAACGATGAAGGCACGTGGAGACGTATTCGTAAAGTAGATCACAAGGCAATCTTTTGCGACAATCCTCGCGATGATGATCCTGATAAACCATACCAATATTTGATTGATAAACGCCTTGATGAGAAATTTAAATCATGGGCACCAGTATTCTTGGCCATGCTTGTTGAGAAAGCATTCGAGACAGGTGGTATGGTGAAAGACACACCAGGTGTTCTTGCAAGCAGTGAAAACTATCGCAATAGTCAGGACTATATCAATGAATTTGTTCGCGATAAAATACGCAAAGTTGAGGGACACTATGTTAAGAAAACCGAAATGTATGAGTCGTTTAAAATTTGGTATATCGAACATTATGATAGAAATGTGCCGCGCGGTAATGAAATTTATGAAGTCTTTGATAAAAAATATGGAAAATATATTACCAAGGGCTGGAAAGGTATCTCTATCATTTACAATCACGACGAGGTAGAAGAAGAGAATTAGAATTACTAGAAAATTACAAATATTTACATGTAAAGTATCATGTAAACATTTTTATTATTATTTCATATGCTGTTTACACTCTATGCACTAATGCGATTATGAACTGCCATAAATATAAAATTCCATATAGATTGAATTATTTCCAATACCCATAAAAACACAGGAGTTGAAAAATATGGGTATAATATTAAACCTATTAGTATACCCACAGATATAAGTGTTACATTCTTTAAATAAAACATAACGATGCATACCCATAAAATAACTAATGTCCAATATATTATTCCTGGAATTAATGTCCAATTTTCCACACTTTCTTTTAATTTGCTTTCATACATTGATTTACGATTAAAAGTGTATAAGTCGCTTTTGCCACCATTTATAGCATTTAACAAATGTTTATTATCTTCGACTACATCTTCCATAACTTTCTGCATGTTTGTTACTGCAATATTCTGTTCTCCTATTACTTTTATAAAATCCATTATTAGATTATTTATTTCTACGTGTTTTGTATTTAATTCAACTAATTCATTATTTCCTAGTGCTTTATACCTATTAACTAATAAATCATTATATTCGGTAGTTCCTTTTGATATTAGATCTAAACCTGAACCATATTTATTTGTTACATAATTTTTTTCGGCAACATATTCATTATATAGTGCTTGCTGGTTCGTTGTTTTTGCATTATCATATATTTTTTTTAAACTATCATCCATACCCAACAAACTACCAACTCCTAGACCTGATAATGCGGTTGTAATTTGACTAGCTACATTTTGAACAGCAGCGAATGTGCTAGATGCTTGTGTTGCTAATGCGGGGGAACATCCACCTCCCATTGCACCTCCTAGATCGCCGGCATGTTCGCTCGTTGTTTTAGAAACATCTCCTTTAATTTTTTCTGCTTCTTCTTGTTGTCCCATGGTTTTTTATTTATTGTTATATTATTGTTATATTATTGTTATATTATTGTTATATTATTTAAATATACTATTTATGAAAAATATACTACTTATGAAAAATATACTACTTATGAAAAATATACTACTTATGAAAAATATACTATTTTATTTGTATAAATAGTATATTTATATAGTATTTGTGAATTATATTACATATTACAATTCGCTATATGGTGAATTGCAGTCATACAATGTATCAGTTGATGGCACGGGATATGAATCATCATCCATATTTTTTATTTTACATCTTGAATTTTTAATTTGAAAAGGCACGAAAGTTTCTTTTTGAATATTTTTGCATACATCTAAAAGAGAACTTTGCCCAAATGTTCTATTTGTTTCTTTGCTCATAGCATTGTCAGTAGTATCATCAAGTTTTACATCTTTCGGATTAAAAGGGAAATTATACTTATCGTAATCAATATTATTACGACTTGATAAATCCCATACCTTTTTACCAACAATTATAATACCAAAACAAAGAGCTGCTATAATTAGTAAACTAGATATCATATCTCCTATAACTCCCATTTTCATTAAAAATATAACAAAAATTATAATACCACAATAAAAAACAATATTTTTCATAATATCTGCATGCGCTTCATATCTTCGGGTATAATAATTATTAACACCTACCATTCTTTCAGCATTGTCACGAATCAATAATGAGTCACGTAATTTACTAGATGTGTTTATAAGATCATTCTCAATTATTTGAAGCGCAACAAGTTGCTGGGCGTATGATTTTCGCTGAATATTATAATCAGATTGCGTAATACCATAATTTGCCTTAATTGTATTAAAAATATTAGTTCGTAATTTTGTTAGATTATCTATTTGGGCAAATTTATCAGTAATTTGTGTTTGAATGGGCTCGGAGGTTAATTCTGGAGAACCTGCCAATTTTTCTAAATCGGCAAATAATTTTTTTTGTATAGTTTGTAAGTTAGTAATATTCTCAAACTGTTCATTTAAATTATTTGTGAATTCAGTTTGATATGTAACCAATGGATCTACTGGTGAAGATGACATGTATATATAATATACAATATTACAATAAAATAAATAAAATAATTAAAATAGTAGAATAAATAATTAAACAAAATAGTTTAATTTAAACAAAAATAGTTTAATTTAAACAAAATAGTTTAATTTAAACAAAATAGTTTAACTTAAATAAAATAGTTAATCAGAATACTTAATGATATTTATATGATATTGATATCCATATTACAATGATGATCCTCTAAATGTTTTAATTGCTCCAATACCAACCAGCACTGTTACTATACTCCATAATACATATTTATAATTATCACTAACAAGAAGCAATTCTGTATCGGTAACAGTAGCCGTGCTTGTATTATTAGATTCTTCATATTTATCTATTTTTCGTTTAACTGCATCTTGGTTCGCTAACCCAGTTTCTATTTCTGTAGTTTTTGTGTTAATTGTGTTTTTTAGTTCATTTTGCTTTGTATAAATATTATTTATAGCACCTTTTATTGTTTTTCCACTTTCAATAGCATCATTACTTTTTATTTTTAATGGATTCATCTGTGGATCTAATATTAAACCAAGAGCACATTTTTGAGATGTTGTCATATTGTCGGTTGTTGGATAAGATTTATAGACACTAGAGTCTATATTATTTACTATTTTGTTACAAGAATAATGAGAACCACCTGTTGTATCACTTTTTATCTTTTTATTTCTAATATATGTTTTATTCAGCGCTGCATCAGAAGCATTTCCATCAAATAAAATTCTATCTCCTTTTGGATATATCTCATTTTCTGTATATTTTTTACATTTCGTATCCATAAATGTATATCCTGCACAGTTAGAATCAGAATTACATGCTGTTTGGCATAAAAGTTCTGATGTTCCAGCGGTTACTGTATTTCCCGCAGACGAAGAAGGTATAGAACCCGACATTTCATTATAAGTATTATCAAACTCAAACATACTTGTTGTGGTATACTCGTGTGACCCATTATTTATATCAATATATGCAACTTTACCTTTTATTGTAGGGATGTCAACTTTATTTAATACATACATAGAAAAACCGTTAACACCATTAGGTAACTGATTACCTATAAAGTCTCCATTTTTATCTTGTAATACATTAAATATTGAATATTGTAAAATAAGCCTGTTTCCATCAAATAGCAGTCTACATTTTCCCGTAGGTGATGAAATATATTGTCCACTTGTTAATGTTTTTACACCACTAGAATTCCCCGATACTGGACCTCCATATGCAGTTAATGGGTTTCCACCCGAATTAATGCAACCAGATACCCAATCAGGTCTCGGTGCTCTAAGATCGAATTGTCTACCATTTGATAATGTAATCAAAGGAACATTTATTTGCGTATTTGAACTACTCCAAACAGGTCCTGCAGTAGTTCGTGTTGCATTGTTATAAATTTTAACTATTCCTTCATCAGATAATTCTAAAGAAAAAGATGGAAATTTGTTATATAAAGCCATACAGTCTACATTATATCCTATTCCTAGATTTGCTTTTACTGACGTTGTTTGCATAGGTTGTCTACCACATTTATAATTAATATATACATACCCCTCTCCATCCCATGTAACTGCTGTGTCGTAACGTACTAGTTTCCACTCATATTGTTGATATGAATAGGTATTACCTCCCCATTGATAACTATAAGTTTTCAATTCTGGATACCAATAATAATATTCTTTTTTACTATCTAATGTTCCACCAGGTGTTCCAATAAGAGAAGCATTAAACTTTACTAAATCATTCCAATTATTCCATGATTTTTCATATGCATAACTAGCTGTAAGTTCGCTAATTGTTCCTCCATATAGAGGACTCAAATCTGCAACAGGTACAACTGCACCAATAGGTAATAAATTTTTCTGAAATAAACTATCCCCTGGTGCTGTTCCTGTTCCTGCATATAAACCTCCATCTGCAGCAAATGTGATTGAATTACGTCCGTCAAGTGCAGCAAAAATAGTGTCAGTGTGTGTTATTTCTTTAAAATTATTTTGAATACCTCCATTCATAACTGTATTATTTCCTACCCAACAACTTCCTTTTTTTGTCGTTGAATCAAAATTATTAATAGCAGCAACATTAAATCCCTTATCCATAGCTCTAGTAACGCATTGTTTTACAGTTACAAGAGGCATATCTGATTGTTGGGATAAAGCTGGATATGATGAATTATTTAAAAATGAACCAACATATGCCATATTATCATTATATGAAAAACTTATCGGTTTTGATACATACAAATTTGTTCCCGCATAGTCGCTACATGGATATGAACCGTTAGGTCCTGTCGCCATTTCTGTTCCATATAATGCTTGATTTCCAGCAGTATCTTGTAAAAGCGAATATTCTGAAGATAATTTTCCTGTCAAATCAAAACCAACAGATTTAGGTGTAGCAGGAATACCGCATTTAGTAGCACCTGCTGGATATAACTTAAGTAACCCAGCGTTATTTACTCTACCAAATTTACCGTCTGTAATTTGTATATCTTTATTTCTTAATGAAGAATCGTCGCTTTGTTTATTAATATCTAAAAATATTTTTGCTTGTGTAGTAATGCCATTTTGAATAGAATTTAAATTATTCATAGAAGTATTATACCCAGCTAGATTAGTATTCATTGTATTAGTTTGAACAGTATTTATTCGATTAAGTTCTTTATCGTCTATATCAGTTATCGAGAAACCTTCAATGATATCATTTTCTAAAACCAAACCGCCCCCATTTTTATTATTATTTTTGTATTTATTATTTTTAAATTTATTAGATGTTTTATTTGTTCGTGTATTTGCCTGATTTATAAATTGTAATCCGTCATTTATACTTGTGCTATTATACATTTATTTTATGTTTTGATTTATGTTGACTATAATTTCTTAAATATAATTATACTCAGATAAAAATATTTGTTATAACTATTTGTTATAATAAATATTGTAATGAAACCAAAATATATTATTAATATAACTCGATTATTAATATAACTCGATTATTAATATAACTCGATTATTAATATAACTCGATTATTATCTACGATGTATATTTAATCGATACCAAAGGATTAAAATTTATCTTTGGAATATCAGGAAGACCAAGATTAAAATTCTTAAAATTATATTTAAAATCATACCATTCAAAATTATATTTACTATATATTAAAAACACAAATAATCCTACCAATAAAATGAGACTTATCAATAATGCACTAAATGATGATTCAGGGTTCACTAAATTGGATATTGTAATATATAAAACAATCACCATAACAATAAACCATAAAATATAAACATAATACCGCTGTTTTGTAAGCAATGCCGTCTCTTCTTCTTTTGCAAGAGAAGTATCTACATCATATGGGTTTTTTGTTTTATTACTTTCCATTACCGTATACACTTCAGCTATTTTTTTCTGAGCATTATCTATTTCTATCTGCATTTTATTGTATCCTCTAAAATCTCCACTAGTATTATCTTTAACACTTGACATCATCTGTGTCGCGATATCTTGCATTTGAGACGATAAGTCGGATAAATCATCTTTTAATTTTTTTCTTGCGGCTTGCGCTGTAGCTATATATGCAGCTAATCTTGTCGCAAAAGCAGTATCAGTTTCAACTGATGTTTTAGCAGTAAAATCTGCTGGGATTATACCTTTGCCTTTATCTGTTTTAGCAGCTAAAATAAGAGCATTAAATTTTGTTTGAACAGTATCGTATTGTTTTTTAAGATCGCTATAATAAGTACTTGTGGCATCAAGTCCTTCCATAAAACCTTCTTTAACTCCACTAAACATACCAAACCCACCAAATCCACCCGTGTTTTCATTATTTAACATCCCAGCAGAGTGAACAATTGTGCTTTCCGAACCATGTGAATCTGATATCATATTTAAACTCATGGTTTGCTCTACTTCATTTTTTACTTTATTCTCATTCTGTAAAAATTCTATACCCTGTAAAATCCCAGGATCTGTATATAATTGTTTTCTATATCCATTATTTGAAATAGGTGCTAAATCGCTAAACATATTTAATAGTTCCATATTAAAATAAATACTTATAACATATAAATAGAAAATGTATTTTTATATTACTAATAATTTCATATTACTAATAATATAACTAATGGAAATAAGTAATAGCGATAAAAATATGTAAAATATTTCTGGTTTACCGGTTTACCGGTTTACTTGTTGGTTAAAAACTTTTTAAGACTCTCCACTTGTGCATTAAACCATGAGTCGCTCTTATCTTTTAAACATGTATCTGCGATCTTCTTTATTTCTTTTTCGGCATTTGTTTTTTCTAATGGGGGGTTGACTTTTCTTAATATGTAAATTATAAAATAAAATACAGAAATTATTACAAGACTTATCAATACAAGTATAATAATATTTCTAAGCATATTATCTGAACCTGTGCCATCGGGATTTTCGCCCCCATTTGTAGCAGCATTTTCCACCATTCCCTTTGCACCATTTACTGCCGTTGCAGCAAGATTTTTAGTATTTGTGGCAACACTTGATGCAACTTCCATGAATGGTGTAGACTGCAGCATATATAAAACAAAAATAATTCCAATAATTATAGATATAAAATAAATGACCGATCTATAATATAATAACCTTTCATTATGAAAAAACGGTTGTGATGTCGCACTTACATCTTTAATATTTGTTGATTTTTCTAGTAATTCTTTGTTTTCATCATTTAAGTCGTCTATTTTTTTTTGTCCAGCATCTACAAATTTTGCTTGTTCTGTAAATAAAGCTTTTATTTCTTTTGTTAGACTTACATAGTCTGAATTCAAATTATCTAGATTTTCTTTTGCAATAACATATGCATTCACGTTTGTATCACCCGAATATTTATTAATACATGTTGGTGTATTTAACGCTCCGCGTGATAAGTCACAGTTAAATACAAGTATTTTATATTTTACAAAATTTTCTTTATAATTTATTGTATATTCATCGTATTTTTTATTTAAATCGTCGAGTCTATTTGTATAATATTTTATTAAATTTGCCATATCTATAATATTTGTATATGTCTATAATATCTATAATATCATAATAAAATATTATTTTATAATAAAATTATAAAAATCATAAAATCATAAAATCATAAAATCATAAAATCATAAAATCATAAAATCATAAAATCATAAAATCATAAAATCGTAAAAAAATACATATATCTAATTCTTGTTTCTATAACATTGTTTCTATAACATTGTTTGCGTGCAATATCTATAATAATTTGAAATCACGGATGTCTTGCTCGGTCTTTCAATTCGGCAAATTTCACCCGGTCTCATCCCAATCGCTTGAGCAACAGGATCGAATCGCGAAATATCGGGTAGATTTTTTACATCTAAAATATTGTATCTTTTAAACATTTCTTTCCTTTCATCTTCAGTTAAAATATCATGTTTGGGAACATACTGGTGTTCGAGAATATTAAACTGTAATCTTTCTAAACTAAATAGTATAATAAATATTCCATGTCTGTCCCAAAATTCATTTAAAATATTCATCAAAGTCTGATTCATATCTTGTTTCAAGATTATAATAAGTGTATCTGTTTTTTTATTCAAAATTTGTTCTATATTAAATAAATCGTCTACATAATCCTGTATATTTTCAATGCGCAGTGTTTTTCCTAAATGATATTTCACATAAACAGTCTTTTTTTTCGAAAGAACTTGTTTTGTAGCCAAAATCATATCCAATTGTTTCGGCACATCTTTATTTGTATACATTGCATGAACTTCATTAACGCCAAAATTTTCATATTCTGATGTATCATATTGTTGTGCTCGTAATAATTCTAAAATCGTCTTCCTTGATTTGTGAATCATGGTAATTAATCCACTCGATGTTTTCTGTTGTTGTGCTGATGACATTTTTTTGATTTATTTTTGTTGTTTGTCGTTACTTCTTTCTTATATTTATATTACAAAACAATAATTTTAATTCAATTTTATTATTATTGTTTTATTGCAATTGAAAATAATACCAAATACACAACAAATTATGGACTATTAATAAATACTGTTTTTTTTCCCTGTTGCTCGCCTTTTCCTTCATCTTCTTTCGGTTGTTGTTTTTCTACTGATAAAATTCCCTGTGCTCCTACCGGCATGACAGCTTGCAACGGGTTTGTGGGAACCATTACATTCATCGGTTGTCCAGACAATACTATAGGAGATCCTATAGGAGACATTGCCGAATATTGCGGGGATGTGGGATTATACGATGAATATGCTGGCGAACCAGGCGCTGACAGTGGTTGCGACGACGATGCTGCTGCCGCAATCGCTGCTCCAAATCCCATAGATTGATAAGGATTTGCAGAAACCATTCCAACTACCGGCGAACTTCCATAGACAGGACTTGATGCTGTATATCCAGGGGAACTGATAGTCTGGAATTGTGGGGATATAGCCGCTGCGCCTTCTTCTATACCCCGCTCCGCTTGTTGTTTTGCTTCTTCCATTAACTTCTTTCTATACATAACTTTATTAAACTCTTGTGCTATATTTACATATGAGCTTAGCCAGTTATTTGGCGTCTGATTTCTAGCCAATTCATTCGCCATAATTTCATCCGGTATTCTTTCTCCATCCGGATATACTAGATCCTTTTCAGCCCATCCAACCGGATGTGTATTCGGAAACTGTCCGTATCCACCTGCAGGTCCATCCCATATTTCAGTAGGAGATCCCTTCGCATCAAGAACTAAAGATGCAAAAACATATCTATACCTCTTTGGTGTGCCTTCTCCTGCACTCGCACCTTCGCCTGCACCTTCAACTAACTCGCGACTATCTAATCTCCATCCAAGATTTTCAATATCTTTAAGCATCTTTTCTTGTGCCTTCTGATTATCCAATAAAATAGCATTTGTATTCTCTTGTTTTTTATCTAATTCTGCTTTTCTAGCACCCTTACTAACAACATGTCCAATAGAACTCTTTTCTTTGCTTGATTCGATAACACGTGCAATAATATCGGATGTTTGCGGCGTTTCATCAAACATAAGTTTATTGATTGTTTTAGAATACGCCATACTATCAAGCTGATCAATATTATCCTCGGTTATAATTCGCATCGATACATTCATCGTCAGAAGCTCTTGCATCAATAGTTTAAATGAATACGGCACACGCACAATACTAAACGATCTTCCAAACCGCGTTATTTTATCAATATTCATCTCGCTTAATAAATTTCCGGTGAATTTTATAGGTCCATCTGCCATAGGGCTTATAAATAAATCACGCATGCTATTATAAATCGCAATTGTTCCAGTTTTATTACATATTGCCATAAAATATTCATCCCCGCGAATCATCATCGACTCCTGCAGAAAATGACTAACTCCGTGTGCGATTATCCCGTCACGTTCCATTTCACCTATACGTAAACCACCATCATTTGCTCTACCTTGCACTGTTTGGCGCGTAAGCAGAGTTCTCGGCCCGCGAGCACGATAATTGATTTTGTCTTTTACCATATGTTTTAAACGCATATAATATGTAGGTCCGATAAATATATCGGATTGTATTTGTTCGCCTGTCATTCCATTATATAATATTTGCGTTCCACTTGAATGAAAACCTTGGTTGATTAATAATTTGCCATACTGTTTTTCCTTTGGTCCTGTATTTAAAAATGCAGTGCAATCTCCAAAAGCGCCATATAAAGAACATGCTTTCCCAATCAATGTTTCCACCAATTGTCCAATCGTCATACGAGATGGAATTGCGTGTGGATTAATAATAATATCGGGTCGGATTCCTTCAGCTGTAAAAGGCATATCTTGTTCACGTATTAAAACACCAACTGTTCCCTTCTGCCCGGCGCGAGACGCAAATTTGTCTCCAATACTAGGCATTCTCTCTTCACGGATACGCACCTTAGCCAGTCGCGTCCCTTCTTCACTTTCGGTAATAAATGTTTTATCGACAAATCCAAGTTGTCCTTTTTTAGGAAAAACTGAGTCGTCTATAGGGTGTTCGGGATTATCTAAATTCGTCTTAACTTTCCCAATTAATACAATTTTGTCATTTAATTCGGTGTTTTCTTTGATCATTCCATACATGTCAAGGTGGTCATATTCGTAGCCGGGTTTTAGACCAATAACATTTGCTTCGCTTTCAATATTTACAATATGTGAATCAACAGCTACACCTTTATTTTTCGTAGATTCTTCGCGCGTTTCATAACTATTGAAATATGTTGTGCGAAACATTCCTCGTTTTACCGAACCTTCATTGAAAAGAATAGAATCTTCTACATTATACCCTGAGTAGCACATAATAGCCACAATGACATTTTCGCCACACGGGTGTTCTTCATTGTTTATATGTTTCAAATAACGACTTTTTACAAGCGGTATTTGTCCATAGTTTAACATTACTCCCATTTTGTCAATTCGTGAAAAGAAATTCGTGCTATACAATGAAACCGCTTGTTTCGCTTGTCCGCATGCAAACGCATTTCGCGGAAGAGGATTGTTTTCCGGATAAACAATTTGATTTCCCATAAATCCATATAAAATAGACGGATGAATTTCAATATGTGTATATGGTTTATCGCGCGCATTATATGATAAAGAAATGAGCGACGACTCTTCTTCGGCAGTATCTACATATTCTAAAATAGACGACATATTTTTTCCACTTTTTTGTATATCTACAATTGTTTCAACACCGTATAACCCACGCGGTGTATAAATAATAGGCGAATCAATTGTATATTCTGCGACAATTTTTTCGTCTATTCCGTTCATCCCATTCATCCCGATAATTAAATTTTTCCACGTAAAATTGCCAGATTGTAATAGTGTCAGAATTTCTTTCCTTTCAAATGCATATATTGAATTAATCGCATCATAATAAAATAAAGGTCTACACAATCGTCCACCATCTGTAAAAATAAACATTTCGTTATTCTGTATTTCCCAATGCGCACTTATAAAAGGAGATATTAACCCGAATCTTCGGTATGCTTTTATTTGTATATTTACTTCTTCGGGGTTCGATATAACACCCACCCATGCACCATTTATAAATATTTTTGTAGAATTGAACAAATATTTCCTAGGGCATTCTTCTAATAATTTCATTCCTATTACATCACGCATCCATCTTATCATCGGTTGTCCTGAGAATCCGGTAGTAATATGGCACATTAATGTCATGTTTTTATGTAAACCGCAATTTGCACCATCCGGTGTATCTACAGGATCAATAATACCCCACTGCGAACTATGCAACAAACGCGGCTTTATCGACTTTGAAGACGAATCAATCGGCAAATTTATTTTACGAAATCCCGAAATAAATGAATTATATGAAAGCCGATTTGCATCTTGAACTACCCCTATTTTTTTAGTGTGTTCTACTGAACCCCAATTCCCTTTAAATGCCTTTTTAAATCCGGATTCTACAATACGATCTTGAAAAATTTCGTTTTTATTTAGTGCAATCAAAGAAGGGAATGATTCTGTCGTATTATATCTGGACGTATTACCATAATATTCGCGATCAATCGCTAGACGAATATTGGCTTGTTGCAATGAATAATATTCTTTAAATAAATCGTATAAGAGACGTCCTGGAGAATCGACACGTTTAAATTTGAAATTATCACGATCGGTGGGTTTTTCATTTTTAGTATATACTAGTAACAATTTATACACAATATATCCCAAGTAATACGCTTTATTGATATAGTTTAGTTCTCCTAATTGAGGTAGAAAATAATTCATTAAAATATCGTGAATATGTGACACTGTTTTTGATTTTGTAAATGTTGATATAAATTTAAGAGCGATTTCTTGTGTAAAAATTTTATTTGCATCATGAATCGACGGAATAAATAAATCTACCATATTTTCATTTTTATCGATATCGAGTAAACAATATTCAATAATATCTTTATCCGATAAAACGCCTAATGCTCTCATGACAATAAAAAGGGGTATCGGTTTGCGAACATTCGGTATTAATACAACAATTTGTCCATTTGAGTATCTGGCACCTGGTGCAACAATTCTTACCGACATTGTTCGTTCTGGTTTTGAAGCATCTTCTGAAACGGTGCGGATATCAGCAGAATGGCTATAGAGTTCACCTTCATCATCATATTCTCGTATATAAAGCATATTATCTGCGAATTTTTCTTGTGAAATTATGAACTTTTCTTTCCCGTCGATAATAAAATATCCACCGCGATCGTTACGACACTCGCCCATATTAAATCTTACAGAAGAGTTGAGTCCATTTAAAATACATAATTCGGATTGAAGCATAATAGGAAACCTGCCGAGAAATATTTTCTCTAATACTAAAGTTTCTACTCTTATATTATCTTCTACATCTCGCATTATAAAATCGACATCTATATCATAATGAATTGTCGTCCCATATGTCATGTTTCTAAGCCGCGCTTCATTCGGATACATAAAATGTGATCTTTTTACTAAACCATTGTTTTCATCATCATATATAACCGGTTTTCCGTAATATATTCTATTACCGCCTTTACCGCCGATATATAGTTCACATCTTAGTTTGAAAATATTTTTAGATGTGTCTTCTTCTTTTTGAAGGACGATGGGATTTTTCTCTTTAAAAATTCTTTTTATTCCGTTTACAATAAAGTCATTATAGGATGCTAAATGATGATGAACTAAGCTGTTTGGATTATCTTCAAAATATTTATCAATTACTTGCCATGCTAATTCTGAATTCATGTTTTCTTAAATTATATTATTATACTATTATATTATATCGTTAGTATTTTTTATACTTTTTACTTTATATTCATATTGTCTTCATTGTTATATTTTTGTTTATATTTGTGTTTATATTTGTAGTTATATTTGTAGTTATATTTATATTTGTAGTTATATTCATATTTATTATATTATTAAATATGAATTCACGTTTCGATTGAATATATTTTATTTTTTATTTTTTACTACTTCTTGCAATCGAAATTACTAATACTGCAATTGCAATAAAAGCTATACCTAAAATTATATATGGGAAAAGAAATAAAAACCATGATAATTTACTCCAACCAAATCTGCATAATACATTAAGTATGACAGCCCATACCAATATAAATAATATATTTAATATATAAAAAGCAGGTTTGTTTTCTAATTTACAATTTAATTTTCCTAAACATATTTTATCTTTTTCTTTCCTTGATATATCATAGTAAAATGAGACTGCTAGTAGAATCAAACTAATGATAAAATAAAGTTTTGCAGGGGTGCAATAATTATATAACAAATCAAGAGACATTATATTATATTATGTTATGATATCTTATTTTATGATATTGCGATATTATTATTGTAACAATATTTTATTTATTGTAACAATATATTTATTGGTGTTTTTTATTTTTGATTTTTGTTTGGTGATTACAAGCTTGCAGCTGATGAATATGCATTTTTATATGTAGTTGGTAAGTCTACAGCACTGTAAGCAACTCCTCCTTTGGATACAGATACGTCTCCTAAACCTCGAGGAAATTGGACCGTCGGGCTTGGGTTAGTATTGTATATTTTATTAGAGTATCCACTTAACCCGTTTATAGCCGAACCAGCACCATATACAAGGCTACGACCAATATTTTGTATATCGTCTAAAATACCGCCACCTTTTAATCCTCTTCCTGCTCTTCCTCTTCTTGTATACTTACCTCCTTTATACCCACGTCCACCCATCTGTGCACCGCCCTGTGTATAAGCATGAGGCATAATTAATTTTTGTGCTGGCCATGCCTGAATGGCTGGTATGGGTTTATCACCGGATGTTGATACAGGTGCTCCTAACCCCGTGGGAGAAGTTCCTTTATCCGACAACGATAATACATTACCGCCTGTATTTGGATTCCAAAATTTAGCGAAATTCCAAAAACTTCCTTCCCCACCCCTCATGCCTCTTTTATTATTTTTACATCCCCTTTTGTGTGGAACCAGTTTACTACCACCTTTGTGTCCACCTATTTGTTTTCTACTGCCAAAATCATAAGGACTTTGTGTGCATGCTTGTCCACCACCACCCATTTGTCCTCCAACTCCACCTGCTCCAACGGGTAATGATGTATTCAAATAATATCCGCCTATTTTTATTGTATTGTCGCTTCTACAACCAGCGCATGGTATATTAGCGTTTCCGCCCCCCATTTTGCGAGTTTTACGACGATTATGGTGTTTATTTTTTTTACTATGTTTACTGTGTTTTGATTTTTTATGTTTTTTATATGAATAAGAACCCATTTTGTGTATTTTGTATATTATATATTAATGTGATAATATATTATAAATAAACAAAAAATATAATATAATATACGAAAAATATAATAATCAAAAAATACGCAAAATTATGATCTATTATTAATCATAGCGGTTTTACTCAATATCCACATGTGTGAGAAAGTGTCTCCGGCAACACATTTTGTTAAAACCCAATTCGTCTAAAACATATCCTTCAGGTGTTTTGTCCGTGAATTCTTGTGTTAAATAAATAACTTTATCGTTTTTCATTTCTTTTTCAATCTTCATTTTTTTTACTTCAGTTAAATAATGACGGTATTTGTCACCAATAACTTTTCCGCATGTAAAACATTTAATAGGGATGATCATTTTATTTTATTCTTGGATTTGGTTTTATATATTTATTATATACAAATTTATAAATCAATTTTATATCCTTATTAATAGAATAAATATATCAGATAATCAATGTATTATAGTTATTTCTTTTTTTTATTATGTTGCATTGAATCATCGTGATGTATATCTGTTGTCATCTCATCCCATAAATGATCATCTCCGCCTGAAATATTATTATATGGACTATTATAAATATTATTAAATACACCATTATATAAGTTACCGTCTTCATTTCCCATATCGTTTGCATTGTTTATGTCATGAGCAGACTCTTCTAAACCACCAGTCTGTTCAGTATCAAATCCCTCTACTATTTTTTGAATTTCTATTTTTTTCACTTCTTTTGTAGGTGGGAGATCAAGAGGATTTACACTATTAATTCCAACCATTTGGATATAAACTAAAATACCTATTAAAATTACAATAACCATCAAAATATAAATAATATTTTGTAAAAATGAATCTTTTAACTGTGGCAAGCTTAAAGATTTTGCTAAACTACTAAATGTTGATTCAAATACACCTTTCACTGAACTAGTTGCTTCTCCTACTGTTTGCAATTTTACTGCATTACTCATTTCTATTATTTATATATAAATACTATTATAGTATTATTATAGTATTTATATATAAAATAATGTAACTATATTTAATTTAAATTATATCGAATTTAAATTTTAACTATAATAGGTCCACTTGATGTCATTATTTTGCGATGTTGTTCTCCTTTTGTATGAATAGCATCATGACATTTTTCACATACTGATGCTAAATTTGCTACATGATTTTTATGAAAGTGTCCTATAAAATTATGCTGATCTGCATTTTTCTGATGTTGCAAATGATGAATTTCTGTCCCTATTTCGTTCTGACATATTTCGCATATATTTCTTAATTTTTTGGAATTATAATTACTTGTTTTTGCTGAAATAATACTTTGTTCGTTGTTTCTATATTTTAACCGAATTTCATTTGCATATTTTAAAAAATCTTCCGGTAGATGCAGAGAACGACATACTTCCAATCCATACATGCTAAATCCCGGACCATCTTTTAATTTACGATCATATACTAAAATATCCTTTTCTTTATTATATATAACTTCTAAATGTTTCATAGATAATTTGTCAAGTTCTTCTATTTCATCATATTTATTAATCTCATGCATATGTGTTGCAAAAATAAAAGAACACTTTACATCGTGTAATTTTTTCAAACCCGCTACAAAAATACTTATCGCTGAATCCATTTCCGTTCCAGAACATAATTCGTCTCCTAAAATAAGCCCTGAACTATCAGCCGACTTCAAAATAACACGCAATTCCGACATCTCCACCATAAATGTTGACAGTCCTTTGAATAAATTATCATTCCCCAGAATTCTCGTAAATATGCTCTTATATGGTATATACTCAAATTCTGAGCACGGTACATATAGTCCAGCTTGGGCCATTATAACTGCAATTCCAAGCGCTCTAATTAAACTTGTTTTTCCAACCGCATTTGTCCCATAAAGCAAAATACCTCGTTGTTCCATTCCATCCCCTAATTCTACATCATTTGTAACATATAATTCATTTGTATTGATGTGTTCTATCAGACAATGACGCAATTCTTTCGCTTTTACAAATGATGTAGAATTGAGTGATTGTGTAACAGCGTCGGTATTTTTTATTACAGGTTTGCAGTATTTATTTTTGATGGCAATATATACTTGATTTTGTAATATATCGGTCATTGTTACCATATCTACTATCATTTGAATATCATGTTCAAACATATTTTGCATATTTTTGATAAAATTTGTAAATACGATTTCAATTTCCGCTTTCATTTTTAATTTAGATTTAATAATTGTATCGCATATTTTATCAATTTGAGCAGATTGAATCGATGAATTACTTCCATTTGCGGCAGGATAAGTTACTGCTGATAAATCCAATACCAAAACACTTGTCGTTTTTTTATATGTTTGATATTCGATACACACTTCTGTTTTTGCACCTGTTTTACTAACTTTTATTTGTTTTTTGACTTGTTCTTCAAGTAATTTAGCGCGACGTTTTGTTGTTTGTAAACTATAACCCATTTTTTCTGTATCGTGGATTTTCACATACTCATATTTTTTATCGCTTTTATTTGTTTTTTCGCACGATGCGATAAGATCACATAAATAGTTTTGCGCTGTTTGTAATTCTATAAATGAATTTTCATAATCATATACAATATCGTCCAACGTTTTACTAACAGATTGTAGTATGAAATTTTCCTCATAATTTAAATTGTCGATTGTGCAACATTTATCCAATACAAGATGGTTCTCAATAAATGCACGTATTTTCCCACATATCGCGGAAATATTGGGTGCATCGTGTGTTTGTCCTTGTCCTTGTCCTTGTCCTTGTCCCTTTTCAAAATGCGAATTCATATACTTAAACAATGTAGCATCACTTTTAATTTTATCATATATGTTTGATATCACTTGTAAATTATTATATAAATAAAATAAATTGCGAGGTGTCACTTTATTGTGAATAATTTGTCTGTGTAATTTTTCAATGTCTTTTAATTCCCCCATATTTGTTCTCCATTCATTAATAAGTGTTTCCCCACCTGTTTTTAACACATAGGAAGTAATATCATATTCCATATTTAATTTTTCAATATCAAATATAGGGTTAAGAATTTTATACTTGAATTTTCGCGCACCCATCGGTGTAATACAATTATTTAAAAACTTCGAAACAGATGAATATTTGCCCGTATAATTATTATCATCTATAATATTTAACTGTTTTAATGAGTGATTTGCAAGAATAACTCTATCGCTTTTGTTATCAAAAAGCGGTTCGCGTATTTTATTCACAAGATTCGGATTATGATCGTGTAGAAATTGTAACAGAAAAACGAATGCTTGTGTGCCATATTCATACGTAGTCGTAGTTTGCATAAAGGATGCAACAGTATCATATTTATAAAATTTGTTTAATATTTCATTTTGATATATCTGTTTTTCGCATTTTTGTGCTGCATCAACCAGGAAATTTGGTTTCCCTGTTGTTTTTTCATCTGATAATAAAACTTTATGAATATTTTTGCACATTATTCCCGTATAATTTATTATATCTTCTAAAATTTTTTCGCTAAAATTTGTAATCATAATAATTTCGCTTGGTTTGTATGTAGAAATATATCTTTCAAGTTCATCATAAGAAGTCGGATTATGTTTATCCTCTGTTTTATATTCAAACATAATAACACGCCCCGTATATATATCTACATTTGCAATTCCGATAATAATTGATTTTGTCTTCATATATGAAACTTGTTCGACCCAAACACACATTGTATTATTTGATATTTCCATTGTATCTGTATTGAAAAATGTTCCCGGTGAATATATACCTTCAACATTTCGATTACTTGGATTTGATGGATCCTGCGTTATCACAACAGAAGTATAACCAGCATCTTGCAGCTTTTTCAAATATTTGTCTATTTTTGTATACGTAAACCCTGCCATAACATGTGTTCCCGATACACCGGCGATTTTTTGTGCAATCGATAAATCACATAATTTAGATATTTCCTCTATTTTACTACCAGTGACAGAAAAGGAACCGTCACGGTTAGTTAATTTTTCGCCATAAATTTCATAAAATGAACCCACCATCATTAATACAACCGTTTTATCCCCATATTTTTCCGAATACTCTTTCGTCAATTTCAAATACGTTGCTACAAGAGACATTGCCTGATTGCGTAATTGCGTATATGTTCGTTTAGAACAAAGTTCGTTTAGAACAAAGGTTTGATATAAGATATATATTGCATAAACCTTTAACTATGTTTAATATATTATATAAGACATCATCGAGAGCATATAGCATCACGATGCATTTGATCTCGTCATTATTTAGATGTCGTCATCCTATATAGAATATTAAAAACAAGAGACGTAAGAGAAGCGTGAGATTGGGTTTAATTCAAATTCGTAAATCAAAATTGAATAATACTGAATAATAATCAAAAATAATCAAATATTATTATATATATATATGAATTTCCATCCGGAAGATATAAGACAAATATATAATAATATTTTTAATATTAAACAACAAGGTAAGAATGCAGATTATCTTCCGGATTTAAAAAAAAACAACTCAAATATATACGCGATTTCGGTTTGTAATATTAAGGGGGAGATTATGAATTTTGGAGATTATGAAACTGAGGATGGTATTGAATCAGCATCCAAGGTGTTTACGCTTGCACTAGCATTAAATATACATGGTATTAAAAAACTTATTTCACATATTGGTAATACGAAAGAAAAACATGAATTTAATTCTATGAAAGACGTTATTCATACAAAAAATCATACAATAAATTCATTTGTAAATGCAGGTGCAATGGCAACTACGAGTTTATTATACGACGAAACAAGATCAAAAGCACAAAATGAAAATCTTATAGATAATATGATAAAACAAAATATGGAAGATTTTGCAGGGAGAAAATTACACGTAAATCGACATTTATATTTATCAGAATATAAAACAAGTCAACATAATAAAAAACTTATAGATAAATTAGTTTCATATGAGCGTTTTTACGGAGATCCTGTAACGATACTTAAATCTTATACAAAACAATGCTCTGTAATGGTAACTAGTAAAGATATAGCAGTTATGGCTGCAACACTAGCAAATGGAGGGACAAATCCAGTCACACATAAAAAAATAATAAATGAAGAAAAAACGAATTATATTATTGAACATATGGCAGAACATGGTTTATATGATGAATCGCCTTCATGGTGGAAAGAAACATATTTACCTGCAAAAAGTGGTGTAGGAGGCGTTATTATGATCGTTATACCTGGGATTATGGGAATCGGTATTATTTCTCCACCCCTTAATAAATATGGGAATAGTTATAAAGGTGTTGAAACGGGAAAATTACTTGCAAATATTCCTATTTATTAGTTTGATTCCATTAGTTTGATCCTATTGTTACCATGTTTTTTTATCTTCTAAAAAGTTATGCAATACTACACCTTTACCGATATTATCCACTTCCCCTGCTAATATTGATGCTTCATATATTTTACGTATTACACCTGGTGGAGCTGTAGAACCTATTTTTATCATATTTTTTTCAACTAGATATTTTTTAATATCAGGTAATTGTTTATTTTTTAATAAACCGTGCTCTTTTTGAATATTTTTACGTGTGTCATTATTTTTTATTAAAACGCCGACAATATTACCCGCCTGTTTACCTAATTTAAATTTTTTAGTTATAGTTGTTCTCAAATGTCTTCTTATTTTTGTTTTTTTTAAATGGTTTTTGTTTCTTTTATGAATGGCACCATCGTTGTCGTCGTCGTTGTCATCGTTGTCATCGCTATCATCACTAACATTCCTATTATCGTCTGTATTGTTTTTCGAATCATATACTGATGTTTTTTTGCCATGTTTATCCTGTAATTCCCTTAATTTTGTTTGTCTATCTGAATATACATTATCAGAGGTGTCGTCTGAAAATCTTGCACTACTTTTAATAGTTTTATTATATGTTCTAAAAGTAGGTTTATTTCCACCCTTTAAACAACCATATGGTGAATCTGTCAATTTTATTGGAGAGAATGTTGTAGATGTTGTAGAAAGAGACGTTTTATTCAGATTTATATTTGTTGTATCTTCCGAATTATTATTTTCTATATTCGACAATTTATTCATTTCTCTCGCATCTATAGCTTCTCTTGTTTCTAATGCTGATATATCAGGACTGAATGAAGTAAGTTGAGGAAGAGAATCTAATGATGTTGCTGAATATGACGGTGATGGTAATGGAGACGAAGATGAAATACTATAAACAGGTGGAGTAAAATTTTGTAATTCAGGGGGGAGTTCTGTGTATATTAAATTTTCATTCGTTGTTTTCCCTATTGCAAGATTTATTTTGGGAACAGATTGGGGAGTTAAATTATGAAGTGATTGTTGCGAATGTTGTATTTTTGAAGGGATTTGAAGATGTATTTTTTGAAAAATAGGAGATGAAGGAAGAGAAGAAGAAACAGAAGAAGGAACAGAATGTTGTATATTATTTGCTACAGGAATGGTTATTTGGGTAGAATGGGTAGATTGTGTTGGTTGAATGGATTGAAATTGTTGAACAGGTTGAGGAATATATGCTTGTGTCTGTATAGACTGATTGCTAATATTTGGGGGAAATAAAACATTCGAATTATTTGACTTATTATTATTATTATTATGTAAAGATTTTAAAATATCATGATTTAAACTACCGGCATTTTGTTTTTTAAGTGTTTTAGTTTTATGGTTATCTGTTTTTTTCTGATTTACATAATTATCTAGAAATTCAAGTGATTTCTTAAATTCACTGCTAAACATCTTTGTCTCTTTTGATACGTCTAAAATATCATTACTACTACCACCACCACTCATATTCGATGAAGAACTTGTAGAAGAATATTGCTCGGCTTTTCTTTTCGCATTTATTTTATCAAGTAATATTTTTTTTAATTTATTTGGCTTTATTAATTCCTCCGATAAATGGCGTGTATTCTTTTTTGATTTTTTATTTTGATTTGGATTAGTAGATGAATTATAATTATCAGAACCGGATAAAAATGATTTATTTATTACTATACTTTTTTTAGTAGGATCGCTCATAATATAATTTTAAAAATAAAATATTATTATGAATAAAACCGAATACAAATACACTATAAATACATATTTTGAACTATTTTTATTCCACTTTCATTCACGCGGTTTTTTACTTCTTCATTTTTAATAAATATTTCAAACCCATTCTCTAAATCTTTCATCGTTATTTTTGTTTTCATTTCTTCGGGTTTGCAAAATACACGTCTACTATGTGCTATTTTTGTTTTTGTAAAAAGTGTCTCCATATCGCGCCCAAAAAATTTAAAATATTTCATGTTTCTTTCAAACCAATCTATTCTCAATTCTTCGCAAACGGACCATCCCATATCGCCAACCTTTTTCACAAATATATCTCGCAAATCTTTCGCCGTATAATCATCCACCTTAAATCTCCATATAAATCGCGAATCAAGTCCATCATTATAACTAAAAAAACATTCATTTAAATCTTTCTCATATCCAGCAATAATTACCATTAAATTATCTTTATTATCACTTAATGCTTCGCATAATGTATCAATACATTCTTTCGCAAAACTATCACGTTTTTCTGTATTACCTAGAGAATACGCCTCATCGATAAATAATACTCCACCCAAACTATCTTTTATTACATCTTTTGTTTTTAATGCGGTTTGTCCTAAATAACCTGCAATTAAATCAGATCGTGTAACCTTTTTAAATTTTGAACGCGATGACAATGAAGAAGAAGATGAAGAAGATGAAGAAGATGAAGAAGATGATGGCGACAAAGGTGACAATGATGACAATGATGACAAACTAAATTTCTTTTTCTCTGAAGACAAAGAAGGTGGTTTGCTTTTTATGACACCCAAATTTGAATATATTCTTCCAATAATTTTTGCAACTTCGGTTTTACCCGTTCCTGGGGATCCGTAAATAACAGTATGTAGAAAATCCCCCGTTACTGTATATGCACGGTTTTTAGTTTTATTATTATTCTGTTTAGATATATGCAAATTCTGTAAATAAAACAAAAGCTGATCAACAATATTTTCCTTTAATGTTTTCATACCTATCATATTGTTAAGATCAACTAAGTCATCCTTAATTTTATGAAGTGATTTCATATCAATGTTATATTCTATATTTTCGGCTAATTTATAATCATTGCATAACTGAATTAAATCAGTAATACTATTTATTTCTACATTTATATTTATTTTATCGATTTTAAAAGATATTCTATGTTTACATACAGTGCAATTTTTAACATAACAAGTATTTTTTCCATCAATATCTATATTATACATTTTCGAAATATTGATTTTATCATTTTCTCTCGCATCTGTTACGCCTCTTGCATTTACAACCCCACCACATACGTTATAAATACTTTCAGGATCTTCACGTGGAAGTGGTAATAATATATGATCGGCATTTTTTGCAACAAATAATGGATTTATACTTGATGATTGTTCACATTGTTCGCATTTACTAGATTGTTTTGATTGTTGTATGATATCATTTGTCGGAGTTTCATTGCTATTACCAATAACCTTATTCACTATATTTTCATTTACTATTTGTAATATAACAGAATTTAATATATAATAATCGCTTTTAGTATCGAGAATATTTACAAAATCGACGAAAACTCTTTTCACTCTCTTTTTACTATCACGATTATTAACTAGATTCATCAAAACAATAACAATACAATTAATAATATATACATATTTTATTTTTATATTTTTATTTGTTAATATAATATGTTATTACATAATGTTATTACATAATGTTATATATTTCAGTAATTAAAATATATGCCTAATATATATCAATAATATACTTGTAAAATAAATGAAAAGAGCATTATTAGTTGGTATAAATTATTTGGGCACATCAAATCAGTTAAATGGGTGCATAAATGATATTAATAATATAGGAACTTATTTATACACGGTTAGGAAATATAATTCATTTATTGTATTAACTGATTATACTGCGCAAAAACCTACACGTGCTAATATATTAAGTGCATTCGCAGTATTACTTAAAGATGTTGTTGCTGGAGATGAATTGTGGTTCCATTATTCAGGACATGGTGCTTTAATGCGTGACACTAGTGGTGATGAAGAAAGTAGACAGGATTCTTGTATATGTCCCTTAGATTTTGCAAGATCTGGTTTTATTACCGATGATTTAATCAGAAACAATTTAGCGCTTCTTGTCCCAAAAGGTGTGCGTTTATATATTATATTAGATGCATGTCATAGTGGCACAGGTTGCGATTTAAGGTATAAATATGATGACTCTAGTTATCTTACAAATAAAAAAGCACCCCTTCCTTCAACTTATGTTACAGCAGATTGGTCTTTACAACAGACTAATTATGAATATAAAAGATATGCAAAAACTAACGGTGATGTTTTTTGTATTAGCGGTTGTCAAGATAGTCAAACAAGCGCAGATGCATATATAGATGGACAAGCCGCTGGTGCACTTTCATATATATTATTAACTTGTTTGCGTAATAATTCACCAACAATTTATAAATGGAAACACCTACTAAAAGATATATGTTGTGGGGAAAAAGTCAACCGTTTTGAACAACGCACCGCAATAACATCAGGAAATCCTTTAAATATGGAAGATAATGTTTTCATAACAATGCCCACACCTGCAGCAGCGGCACCAGCACCTGCTCGTATTGCTAATAATATGGGAAAAAAACAGGTTATATCTATGGCAAGAAATTTAAATTATAATCCAAAAATAAATAAACTATATATTAAATTTTAAATATATAATAATAAATATTAATAATAAATATTAATAATATGCAATAAATAATATGCAATAAATAATATGCAATAAATAATATTATACATATTATTCTGTTACTTGTATAACTTTTTTAGATATACAAGTAAATTTATTTTATAATAATACATTTATTTATTCATTTTCAATATGTATATAATTTGTGGGAAATACACTTAAAACTAAATTGAAATAATAAATAAGCAATAATTCCATAATAAGAATTCAAATCTAAAAGAAAAAGAATGTCAAAAGCTTTTATATCAAGTGTTAGTGTTAAGGTTAAGGGAAAAGACAACGACAACGAGAAAAGCAAAGGCAAAGGACATCTTAAATCTTGTGAAAATTTAGAATTAAATATTACGGATATACCTGTCAAAGTAGGGGATGAAATTACTGGTGAGGTAAAACCGAGAAAGAACAAAAAACATGAAAAAATAAATATAGACAAATCAAAAATAGTATCAAGTGACGAGAAATCTAGCAATACAGAACAAAATAAGGATTCAGTTAATGAAGTAGAAGTAGACGTAGACAAAACGGAAGTCCAAAAAGATAAAAAAATAGACAATTCATTACAGGTGGCTTTGAATCCGTCAAGCATTCCATATATTGAAACGCCGTGGACTATTATTGGTGCATATTTTAGAAATCAACATTTGAAACGCTTGGTGCGTCATCAAATCGAATCCTACAACGATTTTGTGAATAATCAAATTCAACGAACCATTGATATGTTCAATCCTGTTCTAATTGCATCCGAGCAAGACATGTGCAAAAGAACTAAAAGGAACAAATTAGAATTACATGTAACATTTGACAAATTTAATTTATATCGTCCGCAAATTCATGAAAATAATGGAGCTACAAAAATCATGTTTCCACACGATGCGCGTTCGAGAAATTTCACATACGCGTCATCCATGACGATTGATATAAATATTCGCTATGTCGTAAGAACAGGAGAAAATCTAGAGAACGCACAGACATTTTATAAATCTATTCCAAAAGTTCATATTGGGAAATTACCCATTATGTTGAAATCGTCGATATGTGTTCTTAGTCAATATACTCATATTAATAATAATGTATCTGGAGAATGTAAACATGATGCAGGGGGCTATTTTATTATTAATGGGAGCGAAAAAACCGTGTTGGGTCAAGAGAGGGCAGCAGAGAATCGCGTATATTGTTATAATACATCAAAAAACAACAACAAATGGGTTTGGACAGCCGAAATTAAATCTGTCCCCGATTTTAAATGTATCTCGCCAAAACAGATTAACGTCATGATTGCGAATAAAAATAACGGATTCGGATGTCCCATATATGTCCAAATTCCTCGTATTAAACAACCTATCGCGCTTTTCGTCGTATTTCGCGCACTTGGAATTATGTCAGACAAAGAAATCTGCAATCACATCGTATTAGATATTGATGACGTGGCTACCAAACCAATCTTGGATTCTCTACAAGCATCTATTATTGACGCGAATTCCGTAATGACGCAAGAAGATGCTCTTAGGATTATTACATCTAATGTTATGTTTACACCAATGAATATGGATAAAGAGGCTGGAGCCGCAAAAAAGAGAGTATTTACACAAGACGTGCTCAATAACGATTTATTCCCACACTGTCATAATGCTACTCAAAAAATATACTTTCTAGGATATATGGTAAATCGCGTTTTAAGATGCAGTCTCGATATGGCAAAACAAGATGACCGCGACTCCTATGTAAATAAGCGTGTTGATTTGACTGGTGCTCTTCTAAACAATTTATTTCGCAACTATTTCAACAAGCTGGTTAAAGATATGTCAAAGCAAATCGTGAAAGAAATTAATATGGGTTCGTGGCGTTCTACCGACGATCACATGAATATCGTCAACAAAACAAATATTTATAAAATTATTAAATCAACAACTATTGAGAATGGACTAAAGCGCGCTCTTTCAACAGGAGATTTCGGTATTAAAAATGTAAATAGCAATAAAGTCGGTGTAGCTCAAGTTCTGAATCGTCTCACATATGTATCAAGTCTCAGCCATCTTCGTCGTATTAATACACCTGTTGACAAAAGCGGTAAGCTGATTGCTCCGCGCAAACTTCACAATACGACATGGGGGTTTTTATGTGTAGCCGAAACACCTGAAGGTGGCAGCGTTGGTGTTGTAAAAAATATCAGTTATATGACACATCTTACGATCCCAAGCAATTCTGAATCATTGCACCACCATGTTGAACCATTTATTTCGCGAATGGATAGTATAAATCATAAAGAAATGTTCTTGAATGTGAAAGTATTTGTAAATGGAGCTTGGCTAGGTAATACTGCGAATCCTATCGAGCTATATAATGCATTCAAAGATAAGAAATCCAAGGGTATTATTAATATTTACACATCTGTTGCATTCGATATTAAAAATAGGGAAATCCGTATTTGCAACGATGCAGGGCGACTTACGCGTCCTGTTTTGCGTGTAAAAGATAACAAGGTGTTTATAACAGAGAAAATTATCGCAGAATTGAATGCCGAAAATCTTACATGGGATGATATATTGACAGATACAAAAATCGACGAAGCGATTCTAGAATATATAGATCCCGAGGAACAAAATTTTAGCATGATTGCCATGAAGCCCGCCGACCTTGTTAAAAATAACGAAAGCAACTATATATACAAATTTACACATTGCGAAATTCATCCAAGCACCATTTTCGGGATTCTCGCTTCTTGTATCCCGTTTCCTGAGCATAATCAATCTCCTAGAAATACATATCAGTGCGCAATGGGTAAGCAAGCCATGGGAATGTATGTCACAAATTACCAAAATCGTATGGATAAAACCGCCTATGTTCTCACCTACCCAAGTCGCCCCCTTGTTGATACACGCGTCATGGGTATGATTAAACTCGACCAAATCCCGTCTGGTTCAGCCGTCATCGTCGCAATCATGACTTATTCAGGTTATAATCAGGAGGATAGTATTCTCGTAAATAAGGGTTCAATCGATCGCGGGTTATTCAATGCCACTATTTACCATACTGAAAAAGACGAAGACAAGAAGATTAACGGAGATGAGGAAATCCGATGCAAACCGGATCCTTCAAAAACAAAGGGTATGAAATTCGGCAATTACGATAAAGTCAATAATAAAGGCCTCGTCCCGGAAAATACATTTATCGAAAACCGCGACATTATTATTGCTAAAGTTGTCCCCATCAAGGAAAACCGCAACGATCATACCAAGCTTATCAAATACGAAGACCATAGCAAGATTCATCGCACCACCGAAGAGTCATATATCGACAAGAATTTCATCGATCGCAATGGCGACGGATACTGTATCGCAAAAGTCCGTATTCGCACTTCCCGTAAACCGGTAATCGGTGACAAACTTTCCTCGCGACACGGACAAAAGGGCACTGTAGGTAATATCATTCCCGAAAGTGACATGCCTTTCACCGCCAATGGTATGCGCCCCGATATTATCATCAATCCCCATGCAATTCCATCTCGTATGACTATCGGGCAACTTAAGGAAACACTGCTCGGCAAAGTTCTTGTCCAGCTCGGACTCTTCGGTGACGGCACATCGTTTGGCGAGCTCGCTGTAGACGATATTCGAAAAGAATTGATGAAACTTGGGCATGAATGCCACGGAAATGAACTCCTATATAACGGCATGACTGGGGAACAGATTGAGTCGGATATTTTCATCGGGCCTGCATTCTATCAGCGTCTCAAACATATGGTAAATGATAAGCAACATAGTCGTTCAATTGGACCGATGGTAAATCTTACACGACAACCGGCTGAAGGGCGCTCGCGAGATGGAGGGTTACGATTTGGCGAAATGGAGAGGGATTGCAATAACGAAGATACACCAATTACGCTCTCAAATGGTCTTAGTGTAAAAATAAAATCACTCGATGAAAATAATGGATGTGTAAATATTATGGGCTGGAGTGAAGAAAAAAATGGAATGGTTCCCTCTAGGCAAGTAGCGTTTATGGATAAAGGAACCCGTGAATGCGTGGAATTGACATTCCAGGATGGTAGAAAACTTACATGCACCGAAGACCATCCCGTTTTGACATCCGATAATACCTGGGTTAAAGTTAAAGATATTGAATTTAATTCTACTAAGATTAAGACAAGTATAACCTGTCCCCTTGTTGATATTAATGAAGAAATTAAAGAATGCGGTGGATGGACGCTTGAATTTGGGACAAGGATACTTGAAACAAATACTCGTGAAGAATTTATGAAAACGCTTGCGTTTGCGCGTATAATTGGATATTTAATTACAGATGGACATATGAATTCCAAAACTAAAATAGCGGACTTATTTCTAGGACATATGTTAGACGTTGAATCCATGATGAAAGATATCGAACTATTTTGTGAAAGCAAACAAAAAAGCTTCATATCTAAAAATTTATATGAAATAAGAATTCCCGCAGAATTAAAGAATGATATTATTCAACTTCCAGGATTAATAAGCGGCAAAAAAGTAAATCAACCGGGAACTCTGCCTAAATTTATACTGGATGAAAAATGCCCTCGCCCCATTGTGCGTGAATTTCTTGCCGGGATGTTTGGTGGGGATGGACATACTTGTGTTCTTGGAATGCATAGAGGAAAACGCGACATCCTTACATCGGTTTCATTTTCACAAACTAAAACATATGAACATCGTGCCTCTTTACAAAAAATGTTTGAAGATATCCAGAAATTACTTGCTAAATGCGGAATTCATAATACAACTATTCAAAACCCTAAAGAGACATCATTTTCAAAGAAAAAATTCGAAGAAAAAGATAAATCAGATAAATCAGAGCGCAGTTTTCAGTTAACGCTCCATCTTCCCATTGAACAACTAATCCCATTCTCTGAAAAAGTAGGGTTTCGATATTGCTGTCATAAATCTCAACGATTGGAAGCTGGTGTATCCTATCGTCGTCTGCGTGAAGAAGTGACGCGCCAACATAACTGGATTGTAAATCGTGTCAATGAAATTACCAAATTCAAGGAGATTAAGGAAAAAACTCCCGAAAAAATTGTGCCAACTAAAAAAGCGATTATACAAGCCGTCGAAGAATTAAAGAAAACAGAAGGACTTCTGCATGAATACGCTATTCCAAGCACGCATGATATTACCGACCATCTCATCAAAGGAACGGAATTCGGAAAATTCACAGCAAAAGGATTCCCCAACGCTGAAGAATTCCTTGAAAAAATCGGTGCACTAGATTGGTTCAAGAGTGAAAGTATGAAATGTCTCCCAAGTGTTGAGGATGTTGATGTTGATGCAGATGATTCTGAACATGATGCTGATAGCGTCCTGGACCTCGACCTCGACCTCGAACCAGGAAACTATGGTGTAACGCGTGACTGTGGCTCTATCCCGACAATGAATCTAACCGTCATCTCGAGAATCCCTGTCGGACCTAAACAAGTATATGATATTAGTGTTGAAGATACACACTCGTTTCTAGCGAATGGAATTGTAGCACATAACTGTATGGTATCACATGGAGCAGCAAGATTTACACGCGGACGCTTATATGACGCATCAGACAAATATCAAGTTCATGTATGCCGCGACTGTGGTATGATTGCAGCTTATAATGACAAAATGGGAATTCACAATTGCAGAACATGTGATAATAGGACGAATTTCGCATATGTAGAAATACCATACGCATGCAAACTACTATTTCAGGAATTACAGACTATGAATATTGCTCCAAGAATTATGACATAGATTCGGGGTAAACGAATATAGGAGTTGTGGATATAGATATGGATGGTATATAATTTTATACATTATATAAAACTATTTAGTAGATAATTTATTATTTTTATTTTGGTTTTAAGTCAAACAAGTTTAGATAAAATGAATATAGATTTTGTAATATATTTTATATTATATAATATATATTATATATAATACACAATAAATAATGTCAAACTTAGGAGGTGGTTTTCAAGGTATTGCGCCTAGAATGATTGGAGGTGGTTCCGGAAAAAATGGTAGTGGTGGAATGATAGGTAGCAGCGAGAGAGCCCTAGATAGATTTTCTTTAGTTCAGGGATGGAACGGTGCAGCTGCAACAGGTGTTATAAATGGCTATCGGCGTAAAATAGGACCCTTTAGGGCTGTTAATAATGCCGGCGATTTCCTTTCTCGTCAAAGTTATACATCCGGTGGTTCAAATCAGGTAAATAATGTTCGTGGTGGATTATCCGGTTATAAAATGCTTGGTGGTTCTATTCAAGCACATAAAGATAACACCGGTATTCCATCATCTACATGCAACCCCCGATTTGTATATGACGGTTCAGATTATATTCAATTTAAAAAATTACAAGCCGTGAATAGAAACTTTAACGACTATACATTTGGAGGTGATGATTTCTCAGCATCACAATCTGCCCGGAGAAGAGTGCATAGATTTTAAATAAGTTTTATACTTATACGTATACTTATATTTAGTAAATATGATATAGTGTCAATAAATAAATCGACCAATCGTATATATAATAATAATATTATAAATATTATATATATCTATTTATATTATCACCGCTACCGCTATCCTATTACCATGACAACTATTCCTATTAGAACATTACAATATTATTTTAATGGTCCACCGTCACAAACGGTTCTTATAAAACAGCGTGGCAATAATGGTATTCAAAGTTGTATGGCGCCTGCACCTAATCAACAATACCCCACAGACCAAACAGGTAATGTAGCAAATGCGCGCGCATCATTTATGAATGCCGAAAAAACGATATATTCTACAAACCCTCTTGCTCCTTCTACGGGAAAAGTCGCATCGCCAAATAATTATACTACGAGCATGTTCCATAGCCATTACCAACGACGTGTTTTAGCAGGAAAACCAATTCCTGTTCCTATATGTGGTGATCAATATATTAATATGCTCAAGTATAATGCAATAGGTAGGTCGGCATATAAAGTAGGACTTCCTGCAGATGCAGCATATCAAACAAAAAATAATGATAATACGATTAGAAATATTCGTAGACAAAGATGCCGCAATGGAGGATGCGTTGCACCAAAAAAGAAAGGAGCAATTGAAAATCCATTTCAATCAGGGGGTTCATCTATTTTATCATCTTTAGGAAATAGACAAATCTATTCGTAATCTTTAGCGAATATTTAGGAAATAATAATACTAATATTTTATTTAGAATTATATTTTTTTATTTTAAAAATATATAATAAGTATTGAAAGTATCAAAGATGATGAACAAATATTTAGTCGAATTTTTAGGAACAATGTTCTTTTTATATGTAATTATTGCAACTGGTAATGCGTTCGCTATCGGTGCTGCCCTTGCATTAGTTATTTATTTAGGCGGAAAAATATCAGGAGGTGATTTCAATCCTGCGGTTTCTGTAATGATGGTTATAGCCGGTAAACAACCAAAAGAAGAATTAATTGGATATATTTTAGCACAAGTTTTAGGAGGTTTGGCTGCTTTTGAATTATATAAAAGATTTAATTTGTAATTTACAAAATTAAGTATATATTTATAATATTTAATTCTTTTTTAAATAATTATAATTATATTAATAATAATAATTATAATTATTTATTTAGGAAATATAAAATTTATTTCTTTGTGTAATATATAAAAAGAAAATGGCAACCGAAATGCAGACACAGCAGCAGCAAGAAGAACAGTCCCAGCAGGGTGGTCGTCGTAGACGCAGATCCGGTAGAAAGGGTAGAAAGGGCACTCGTCGTGGACGTCGTGCATCTCAGTCTCAGGCTCAATCCCAGAGCCAGTCCCAGCAGGGTGGTCGTAGACGCCGTCGTGGCTCTCGCCGCAAAACTCACCGCAGACGCAGGTAAATAATCGGTAGTTTAGGCGTGACTAAATTTTTACATTCATTTTTTATTTAATCATATATTAATATCTTCGTTTAATATATAATTATTGTTACTATTATGGCAAGACATAAATCTAGAGTTAGGCATACGCGTAGGCGTAGGAGTAGAACCCGTTCTAGAAAACAATCTGGGGGTGGGTGGTGGCCATTTGGAAATAAAGAAGAACCCGTAGCAGCACCTGCAGAAGCAGCAGCACCAAAAAAATCTATTTGGAGTGGATTGTTTGGAGCAGCAGCACCCGCAGAACCTACAAAGGTAGTAGCACCAGTAGCAGCACCAGTATCAGCACCAGTATCAGCACCAGCACCAGCACCAGCAGCAGCACCAGTAGCAGCACCAGCAGCAGTAGCAGGAGGAGGTCGTAGAAAAAAATCAAGAAAACACCACCGCCGTCACAGAAAATAAAACCCAATATTTTCACCATTATTTAAATTTATTTATTACTAAAAATAATAAATTTAAATATTTTATAACGATACCAGGCTACCATATTACTCCCGTTTTTTATAAATATTTCCCATTAATTTAAGAGCTATATATACAGATAAAGCACCCAAAGAATAAAACAATACTTTTAGGAATACATCATGGGGCATCATAAGTTTCGTATTAATATTGGTTACATCATTATCATTATCGTGTAATTTGTAATAATCTTTATATAATTCTGCACCGTTTATATCATCATCGTCATCCTCGTTATCGTGACTCATTGTAAAACCCTGTCGTGTGCATGTATCTTTGGTTTGTGGATTTACTCTATCTGGAAAATTACAAGGTGATATTTGTTTAATATCACTTATTGTAACATATTGTGTATCCGATGATACAGCATTAGTTGTAGATATTGTTTTAAGTTTAATAGCTTGGCATGGCGGAACATCAAAACTACTAAATGCTCCAAAAAAATCAATTTTACCAATAGACAATACATCCTCAATTGCTCCTGGAATAAGTCCTCTAAAATCCGTTGTGTCTGAACCAGTATCTGCAAACATTCCTAGATTACCAGTTGGAACATTATCAAAATATATACTTCTTTTTACTGTTTTATTGGTTGCAGTATCCGTGCAATCTTGGGATGTTAATAAGAAATATTTATTACCTAATGGTTTTCCGGTTGTTGATGCACTAGAATCCCCCTCAACCAATAATTTAACATAATTAAACATACCGGATACACCATCTGATACGTTACTTAAACTGCTACCGGTTTTAATACCCATATCTTTTGGCGTTTTAACATATTTATAATATTCGTAACTACTAGGATCAGTTTCAGACATGTTTATTATCTATTATCTACGTATATAATTATTTATTATTATATAAAAAATTATATTAAGTCATTAAGTGAATAAATAATTAAATAGAGTTAGTTATTTCAGATGCAGAAAAGGGAGGAACTTTTTTCTGAGATGAATATTTTGTATTTTCACTATTTTTTGTTCCAAAATTATTTAGTTTCGAATCTGTTTCTTTTCTTATATCCTCGTTTATTTTATCAGTTACAGACTTCAAATTACCTAAAAAAATAGTTACTTTAGGCTCTACTTTAGTAGTAACATATTTATCCATATTTTTTATCATTTGTTTCATTTCGGAATTGGTTGCTGATGTAGCAGCATTTGTATTTCCTTCTATAATTTTCGCGTTAGCATTTATTTTTCCTAAACCATAATATAATATAATAATTATACAAATAATAAAAATATATAATATTGCATTTTTACATTTGAATTTCATTTTGGGTTATTTATATTTATATTATATTTGTATTATTTTTACATATATGTTGTATCCGTGTTATTTATAATTATCATTATTAATTATTATTTATGACTTATTCTTTAATTGTTTTAACGTTTGTGCATTTTCGTTATTGGATTTCTCTGCATCAACTATCTGGTCTTGTATTTTATTTACCTTTTCTTGTAATTTGTTAAATCTTTGTTTAATATCTTCATCATCGTCGTCATTGGCGTTGCTATTGGTTTTGTCTGTATTTTTAGTTTCTAACCCCTCAATTGTGGTATTACATGATATTTTTAAATATAACGAATTTAGTAATATTATACTAAAAAGTATTATAAATATAACTATAGGAATATTTTTCATCTTAATATATATAACATAAAATATATAATATTCTATTATAAATATAAATACTATTATAATATAATATAATGATTTCATCCCACCCTAAATCAAATATAAATCTTCCTATTAATTTTAGAACATCAAATTCATTAATTACTACAAAAGTTCCGCATTATCCCACCAAAAATGGAACCGCAATTAGTATTGTATCGGGATTAAATCGCCCTTTAGCTAATGGCGTTGATCCAAATGTCGCCGAACTAAATAAATCAAATGGACCTGAATTTAAAGCCCGTCCTATAAAACACTGGCGTCGTCAATTGCGACCATCTACATTCGGTGGATTAACTACTTCAGGTAGTCGCGTAGCTACTATTTATCTCGCTACAACACCCGGTGGTGAAATATACCGTGCAAATAGTGGCGACTGTTCTTGTGCAGACCTTACTAATGGTGGAAACGCATATACAATTTCCGATAAATTTACAAAACAGGGAGAAAATAGTCTTGGACCCGAAGCACTTAACGGTGGAACAAAAATTGAAAATGACGGTTATGTTCAAGTGGGTAACCCGTCAGCACCCATAGGAACAGACCAAAATTACCAGATTTTAACCGGATTATATAATACAAAATGTATCACTTGCAACCCTGAAGCAAACGTAATTAAACCAGCTACAACACTTTTAAGCAAGGCTTATTATACCACCCATGAAGCATATATGAAATCTCGCACAAATACATATGAACAGAAACTTCTTACTGTCCCCATTCAAGGACAAAATGCCGACTACTACTACGCCGATGGCCATCTTAAATGGCCAACTGATTCGCCATCAGGACCACAAGTATACGCCACAACCGACCAATACAATCCACAAAGCACACGTATGTGTAATGGACACTGTAAAGCAGGAACTACCATTTTTAAACCGAATAATCGCCAATATTCGTGTCAGGGCGCGGTCGACAGTAGCACGCGTCTTGATCGTCTTAAACATACAACAGTTAACAAAAACGCCGCATCATTGAAAGCCGCATTTGGTAGTGAATGTGCGAGTGCGTGTGCTTATCGCGGTATATCAGATACACCATATTGTCTTAAGAGTAAATATCAGCCACCGATATGCTCGCAGAAGAATCTGGGTGCAATTTATCGCCAGAATCATACTGTTTGTTTTCCGTCACAGTCATCTGATTTAGAGAAACATTATAGCACTAGATTAACATATTATTGAAATACTAGTTTTGGTATATTTTTTATGTATGTATTTTATATTATTTACACAAATAATATAAATAAATAATATATGAAACCGTGACTATGAAAAAAAATACAAGGCGACGAGGACGAAAGTGCAATAATTATTCAAAAAAATCTATGAGACAGAAACGCCTTACACGTAGTAAACATTCTAGGCGACGTATGGGAGGTGTTTCTACACGATCAAAGCAATCGATGGCACCGACACCATCGAAAGCATCATCGAAAGGTGTAGTAGTTATAAGAAATGGACTGAATATACAGCCACATATTCCATCGAGTTCATTGCGAATTGCAGGAATAGCTAAATCAGCCACTGATCCAATAGACGTAGATGCAATTTATGCAGCAAATCTGATATCAAAATTCCCGCTAGGTATGGATAAATTTTTACAAATAGTTATAAAAAATTATGAAATATTAAATTACGAAAAAGTGAAAATTGCATTACGAGATAAAATTAGTATAAATAAAGATCAAGCTGTAGGCCGTTTATCAATGAATGGTATAATATTTATTAGTTATATTTCTGGAAGACTTGCTTGTTTATTGAAAGAATTATCAATGACAAAAAGCGAAGAACATGATAAAAAAAGGGAAATATTAGTTAAAATAAAACAACTAGAAAAAGTTATTTGTTTATTAGATGACGTTGGATGCTCATGGGGCATTCGTCCTTATAATCTTCATGAAATGAATATAATTGCAGAGTATTATAAAAATATTAAAAATGATGCAGGTTTTGAAGAGTATAATAGATTACTTACCGAGTTTATTAATAAACATTTTCCTATATTAACAAAATATACCGACCCATCGCATGTAGTTTCGTCTTCAATGTGTAGGCGTCTTATTCCAAGAAGTTTATTAGAAACACTACCAGAAGATGATCCAATGGGTGATACTTAGTGTAAAGGTTTAAATAAAATAAAATATATATAATTACTTTTGTAAATATTTCAAATATATAAATATTTACAAAGATAATTACAGATATATTTATATATATATATTAAAGTAATGTCGAATACAAGTAATTCGGTAACAAGAATAAATGCACCTCTCAATTTTAGACATACAGATACACTTACTACAACAAAAGTGCCTCATTATCCTACAAAAGTCACAACAGGAATGAGTATTATTCCGGGATGGAATCGTCCAAACGCTAACGGTATAAACGCAAATATAAATGATAAAGACTATAATGGTCCAGATTTTAAACCCCGTCCTTTAAAACAATGGCGCCGACAATTGCGCGTATATGACTTTAAGGGGGGTGCTAATAATTCAAGAGCCGCCACCATTTCTCATCTCGATCGTCCTGGAACAACCGTATACCATTTTAAACCCGACTGCACATGTGTTACCGGAGAAGGCGGAAATTCGTATATTATTTCCAACAACAAATTCGGTTATGAGACCAAAGACGACAATTATTCAAAAGCGGGAAGTGATGTCCAAATACAAAATAATGGATACAATGTAGTCCCTTATAACGCAACCGCTGCTCAAATAAATGACCCAACAAATCCGGCATATAAAGTATTGACAGGTGTATATAATACAAACTGTATCAATTGTTCACCAGAAGGAAATATTATTAAAAGCGGAATTGCTCTTCAAAATCAGGCTTTTTATTCATATAGTAACGATAAATTAGAATCTAGATGTCAAACATATGAGCAAAATTTATCGACAAATAAGGCAGCAGGATGTGTATATTTCGATGCACAAGGTATTCCATTGTGGCCCAATAATGCACAAAATGGACCACAGGTAGTTGGACCTGTTAACTACGGAAGCACTACATATAAAGGTAATTATTTTAATTTATATGATTATCCAGTATTATATAACTACGGTGGAATTGGATCAGCTCTTCAAATACAATCTGCTTCTTTTATACCAAAAATAAAATGTAGACCTGTATATGTCAAAGCTGGTTTTTATGTATACCCACCGTCTTTGGCAGCATCTATTATTGCCATATTATATGATAATAATAACAATATAATAACATCAAGTAATATACAACCAGCACATATAAGTGCAACATTATATCCTATACCACCATCATATTATATATCTATAATTACATTTTATTTTCCTGAAAACGTATACATAAATCCATCCACTACATATTATATTCTTTTTAAATCTGTAAATAATATCCCATTTGACTGGTTTGTAGTAGATTATCGTATTCCAAATAATACACTTGCGGGAACACTTGTAGCCGAACCATTATATTGTCCTTCAAAAACCATTTATAAACCAAACAACATTGGATTTGCAAAACAGGGAGCGGTATCTGGTTCTACACGCCTTAAAAAATTAGTATCGGATACCGTGTCAATGAATGGTAGTTCATATTATAGCGCTTTTGGCGCACATGAAGCAAATCTTGGAAAATATCAGGGGACAAATATTTCTGGAAATTATTTTATTAAAACGAAAGAAGTTCATAATAGTTGTATTGGCACAAAGCCAGAAAAACTCATCTTAAGCGTTATCGATATTGAACCAAATAGTATAACATTTTCATGGGAAGATATAGGTAGTACTTTATGTAAAATATCTTATTATACACTAATATATTATGCTATTAGAATTCTAGGAAATATAAGAGATTTAAGTTATGATGCATATGGCAATGGCAATGTTAAACAAATCACAAATGCGCGTAGTGAACCCATTGTAGGTAATGTTCCTATTTATGATGATGCAATATATACAGATGTAGATAATAATATTCGTTATACCATTATATCAAAAATATACGCCGTAGAGATAGCACCATCTACGACAAATACATACATACTTAAAGGGTTAGATTCAGCTACCGCTTATATTGCATATATAAACGGAACAAATGGAAATGGCACTAGCGATAACAGTAATAAAGTGCAAACAGAAACAACATTGAATCCCAATCTAGTAATAAATATTGCACCTCCCTATTCATATGAATACAACGATTTACCAAAGATTTTATCGGGTTCGGTAAGCAGTGATACACAACTTGTAGATTCAAGTAACATAATAATAACCGCAATCACAAATGCTACAAATACAAATGTGGCTTATATATACAATAATAATAATATACAAAAGGTATTTAAGGTTTTGGTTCAAAATGCTGGGTATTTTAATATATACGCAATACAACGTAAATTTGGTATATATGGAACGGCTACGGCAGTCGTTCCGATTACTATAATAAAATCTACACCTACAATTAGTTTTACAAATACTATTAATAGAGATCTAATATACGGCAGAACATATATGATATCAAATGCTATTATAGGAAATACGAATAAAAAAATAAATGATGGTAAAAAAATATTATTAAATTATAAACCTAGCAACAATTCTAGTGCTACCATAAAAACGGATGCTACTACAAATTCGGATAATCCTGTGTTGTATGTAACCGGTATGGGTCCATTTTATATAATTATAAAAACTATATTGAACCAACTGTTAAGTCAAAATTATAATTCTGTAACATACAATACTAACACATTTACCGTTGTTAAGTCTTCACCATCTATAATACAATCTTCAAAATTAGTTACAACAGGAACATACGGTAGCCCTTATACATTTTATCCTCCAAGTATTAATTATAATCCTACAATACAGCCCGCAGGTAGTATACCCCAAATAATTCTTTACTCAATTACAAATGCTTCACCGCCTGGAATCGCCAGTATTGATGCATTGGGAAATGTAACTATAAATGGTGCAGGAACATTTAATATAAGTGCTTATTGTAATATCACAAGTATTTACAATGCCACTTCTTTATCATTACCATTACCCATTATAACAATAAACAAGCAAACACCTATTATTAAATTTTCCTACACTTTACCTAAACCGTTGTTTATTACAGCCGTGACATATGATGTTTCATATAACTTAGTTCCTGCAAAAATCAATAATAATGTTCAAACACTTTCGTATACCGTTGTTAATTCAGCGCCTCATAATAATGTAGTTAATATTTCCACGATATACGATAATACTAATACTATTATTAACTCTAGTTCAGTTCAGTATTTACCGCCACAATCTAATACTATTCAAAAAATAAGTTACGGAATTATAAAGCCTACATACGAAGGATTGTTAAACAGTATTTCATTTAAACAATTAAACGCGAATATTACTAAGAATTACTATATTGTTTCAGTTCAATCTGATACACATAATGTAAATATAAATTATAAATACTCTACATATAGTAATCTTGATGGTAGATCATCAACAGCAACTTCTCCCACCACTGTTTATCCAGCTTTCCCGGGTTTTTCAACCGACATTTTGTCAACCCCTAAAGATGATGTATATATTAATAATATTTCTATAGCATTAGCTTATCCAGCAAGTGTTGGTGTTACGAGCTATTTTGCGTGCGATTTATTTGTAAAAGACATAATTACAGGACTTCCGGTAAATTTAACAAATAATCCATTGAGTTCTATTCAACTTCCTGTCGGTATACCAGTTGGTGCACTATATATGTATAATATTTCATGTAATGTTATATTAACCGAAACACAGTTAGCAAATGCTACCCTTGTTATTAAAAGTGGTTCAAATGCATCTTATTATCCCAGCACTACTACTGGTAACATGTATATAGAGATTAACTATATATCTATATTAACCAGTAAATGTAGTATTATAAGTATACCTGCAAACGTAACAACGGTTAAAAATTTCGACTTAACCGGCTTTTCCGTTATGATGCACCCTACACATTCATATACGATATCGTTATGGTTAATTGGTAATATCATACAAAATGTTTTGGGATATGATATATATTCAGGAAGTGGAACGGTGTGTTCTACGTCAACGGCTCCGCTATATATTTATGGAACTGTATCGCAAGGTATTCCCATAACAACCGTGACTAATATTGCAACACCGTTTTATTTTAACAGTGTTGGAAAATTTAAAATAAACGCATCGTGTAACACAACCTCAAACTACAAGGCTAACAATATAGATTCAAAAAAAGTAGTAATTGCAATAGAAATTCCTGTTATTACATTTTCGAATAATTTAATCACAACGTGTGTATATAATATAGGATTTGTATTGCCTATACCCATAGCAACAGTTAATAATAATATTCAAATAGTAAATTATTCGATTGTTAATGTAGATGATGATGATGTAACTGCGTCAACTGTTGCAAATATAAATCCCGAAGGAACACAACTTTTAATAAATAGTGTGGGAACATTTAAAATAAATGCATCTGTTATAGAAACTACTAGTTTAGATTTTTCACATGCTTCGGCTTTATCAATTCCGATTGTTATTTCGCCAGCTACGCCGATTATTACATTCGCCTCTACTTTTATAAAACAAGTAACATATTTTAAAAATTCTACTTATCAAATACTTGGTGTATCTACAACAAATACAGATAATCCTGCACCGATATTATCTTATTCAAGTAGTAATCCAAACTTTGCTACTATTTCTGGAAATATTGTTACTATAATAAGCGTGGGTAGTTTTTATATAAATGTATCATGTACTCCAACTACTAATTTTAATGGACTTAGCGGCACTACAAGTGTTAAATCGCCTATAATAAATATTAAAAAAGCTACACCAGTTATTAATTTTTCACAAGGTTTTGGATCATCGTGGGGGTTTAATTCTGCAACACCATATAGTCTAACAGGAACAGGAATAACATGTAATAATACTGATAGTAGTGATATTAAATATACATATAAAATACTTAGTCCAAGCCGAAACAATGTTGCACAATTAATTCCACCAGCACAGATTAAAATAAATAATGCAGGTTCTTTTACATTAGAAGTTATATCACCCGTGACTCAAAATTTTAATAGCTCATCTGAACATATTATTATAATTATTCCTCAATTAACGCCTATTATTATATTTCCTAAAAAATTAGTTTCTCCATGGAAATATGGAGAAGGTTTATATATTTTTAATCCCGCTAATATATCAAATAACGATCCTTCTCAAATAATAACTTATAGTATTATTCCTATTTCTTCTCCCAATAATATTGCGGTTGCCTCTTTCTTAGATCCGACAAAACCATCTGTTACAATTAACTCCGTAGGTACATTTAAAATTCAAGCTTCGTGTGTGGCTTCAACCGATGGAAATTATACAGCATCTAATAAACTTAAACCGTGTATTTCTAGAACTATAAGCATAGGAGGGGAAATTCCGATTATTACATTTTCGAGTAGTTTAATCGGTAGCACCAACATTACGTATGCATATAATTTGAATTCTATACTACCTTATCCTATTGCAACTGTTGTTAATAATACCGTTCAAACACAATCATACTTCACCTATTCTGTAGTAGAAGCAGACAGTGATATTGGTTCAGATGTTTCACCAGTTCTTTCACCATTTGCTTCTATTTCTTCTAACAATGCATCTCTTATTGTGAACAGTGTAGGTAGTTTCAGAATATACGCACAAGTCGCTCACTCAATTAATCACGACTATTCTTCCAATGAAAACTATTCTGGTATTATTACAGTTAATCCTGCTACTCCTACATTTCCACCGACTTTGGCTATACCTTCATCGTGGGTATATAATGAAAAATATAATATACCATATCCTACAACATCCAATACAGACCCAAATCTTGTATTTTCGTATAGTATAAAAAATAAAGATAATTCAAATATCGCGTCGGTGCCGGTGTCGGGAACAACAGTTACTATTATAGGTGTAGGAAAATTCCAAATAAGTGTTTCAATCATGGAAACTACAAATTACACATCGGCGACGTATACATATCCTTCGCCATCAACATATTATACTTCTATAAAAGCAACACCCATTATTAAATTTCCTGACAATTTTGTTAAATCATTAATTTATAGTAATAATTATGCATTATTACCCGTTATTGTAACTAATAATGACCCTTTAACACAGCCAATAACATATAGTATTTATCCTACAACTTCAACTGTTGCATCAATTAAATATATTAATGGATCCCCATATGTTACAATTCTTTCTATAGGAAAATTTAAAATTAGTGCATCATGTCCTATGTCTACTAATGGATATTATAAAGCAGTACTTCGTGGGCAAGTGTTATCACCCACTATTAAAATTTCTACAGATATTCCCAAAGTGACATTTAATACCAATAACTTTAGTAGCTCATATGTATATGTATATAATAGTCCATTATCTATTCCATCTTATAACTATAATTTATCAGCACCTATCGCTTCTATTAATCCATCTAATACAAACCAAACATTAAGATATTCTATTGTAACTGATAATAGCACAAAAGATTCAATTATACCTTCTACTATAGCTACAATTACTTCTAATGGTACATATCTTAATACAAATAAAGTAGGTATTTTCAAAATATATACACAAGCCGATGAAACTCCATCTCTTGACTATGGAGAATGTAGTCTTCTGTCTAATATTATTACTGTTACTAAAGCAATACCGACTATTACATCATCGACTTTGGTTATATCGCCACCACCCCCATTTATATATGGTAGCACATATAATATACCATACCCTTCAACCTCCAATACCGATGCATCTACATCAGCGGATATAGTTTCGTATTCAACAGACTATCTGAGTATTGTTTCAATAACAGGAACAAATATTACTATTATAGGAGTAGGGAAATTCAATATTAAAGTAAAAATAGCAGCAACTACAAATTATAGTTCTCCACCACTATTTATATATCCTTCATCATCGAGTTATTATACTTCTATAGAAGCTACACCAGTTATTACATTTCCTCAAACAATTGTTAAATCAGCTTTATACGGTTCTCCTTATACTTTTATTGCCGCTAATATATCAAATTACGACCCTTCTTCTCAAAAAATAACTTATAGCATTATTAGTATATCCCCCCCTAATACAATTGTCGCCTATTTCTTAGATCCAACAAAACCATCTGTTACAATTCTTTCTGCCGGAACATTTCAAATTAAAGCATCATGTGCTGCTTCTGCTAATGGATATTATAGTGCTACAAATCAGTTATTTCCATTGTCTCCGTCATATATTACAGTTACTAGAGAAGTACCCAATATTGTATTTAATCCTGCTAATTTTAATAACTCATATGTCTATTCGTATAGTAATGCTTTAATACCTACACCGTATACATTCACATCATCGTCACCTATAGCTTCTATTACAAATAATACTGTTCAGACATTAACATATTCGGCAGTAGAAGTAGATAGCTATACACCTTCAACCGTCGCTACAATTAGTTCTGTCGGTACATCTCTCACTACAACTGGTGTAGGTAAATTCAGAATATGTGCTCAAACATCAAATATTGGTTTAGATTATGGTGCAGGACATGTATTTTCAAATAGTATTACTATTAATCCTGCTATACCCACTATTCAGTCATTTTCGGCTTTATCACCACCACCTATATGGGTATATAGTAGTATAACTCTTCAAACATATTCTATAGCATATCCTATAACTTCCAATACTGATACACCTGTTCCAATTTCGTATAATATACTAACTCCATCTAATACAACAATCGGGACAGTATCGGGAACAAATATTACTAGTATAGGTGTAGGACAATTCCAAATAAGTGTTACAGTAGCAGCAACTACAAATTACATTTCTCCGCCACCATTTATATATCCTTCACCATCGACTTATTATACCTTCGTGGCTACACCTATTATTAGATTTTCTCAAAAACGTTTCCCATCTGGTGTATACGGTTCTCCTTATACTTTTACTGCCGCTAACATAGTAAACAATGACCCATCGCAAACAATAACATATAGTATTACTAGTATTTCCCCCCCTAATACTGTTGTTGCCTCTTTTGCAAATAATACAATTCCGTCTATTACAATTCTTTCAGGAGGAACATTTCTGATTAATGCATCATGTTTGGCTTCTACTAATGGATATTACCTTCCTAGTAGCAATCCATCTTCCATTATTTCAATTACTCGTGAAGTTCCTAACATTGTATTTAATGCACCATTTAATGGTAATGGTCAAGTATATCCTTATTCTACATTACCATATACTTACTCATCATCAACTACTATTGCTTCTATTACACCGAATCCAGGAGGACAGATATTAACATATTCTACTGTAGCAATAGATAACGATGATAAGATATCAAATGTTGCTACCATTTCTTCTGACGGTACATCTATTACTACAAATACTGTTGGTAGTTTCAGAATACTTGTAGAAACTGCGAGTATAGGATTAGATTATGGTGCAGGAAATATTCATTCTGGTATTATTACTGTTACTCAAGCAACACCTACTATTACATCACAGCTGGTTATACCATCATCATGGGTATATGATAGCTCATATAATATACCATACCCTTCAACCTCCAATACTGATGTATCTACATCAGCGCAGATAGTTTCATATTCAACAGATAATCCAGATATTATTTCAATATCAGGAACAAATATTACTATTATAGGGGTAGGGAATTTCAATATTAAAGTAACAATATCAGCAACTACAAATTACAGTTCTCCGCTACCATTTATATATTCTTATACTTCTATACAAGAAACTACTGATCTTGAATTTCCAGGGTCTTTTCATACATCAGCTACATTTGATACTCCATATATTTTTATACCCGCTCAGTTAATAATAGGTGACCCGTCAACGCAAACAATTACATATAGTATACAATAAATTAGTTAACATTAAAGTAAATATGAAAGTAAATAAATATATTAGGTAAATAAATATATTAGGTAAATAAATATATTAGGTAAATAAAATAATAAATATATTTTTATAATTATTATATTATATTATATAAATCATAATAATGAGCAATACTGGTTCAGCAGTTGCTACTATTACATCAGGAGCAAATACACCTAACCCATCTTTTGTATTAAATTCATACGGAACTTTTTATATAGAAGCAACAGTATCTCCAAGTCTAAACTATGCTGGAACTACATTAACTTCATTACAAGTTACTGTAAATAAAGATATACCTACTATAGTATTTTCATCTACTATTACTTCACAATCTCCATATACATATCTGTATGAGGAATCGTATGAGTTTACTGGAGGTGCAGCAAGAATTACAAATAATACTGGGCAGACATTAATTTATTCTATTGTAACAACAGGTAGCACTATAACATCGCTTTCACATTCTCCGGTAGCTACAATTGATCCCACAGGGTGTTTTTTAAATACTGTCTCATGTGGTACTACCGGTACTAGTACTTTCAGGATAGGTGCAACAGCAGACGTTTCATCCAATGGTGACTTTGGTCCTAATACTGTGCTTTCTGATATATTAACTATAACACAAGCAACTGCCACAATTCTTCAATATCCTCAAATAACTCTAAACCCATCAGCAACCCCACCGGTAACATCATCTACCTTAGTATACGGGCAATCATATACGATCACTCCTGATCCGTCTCAAATAAGCACAATAACATCAAATACTGATACGAATCCTTATCCTAATATAAATTATACAAGTAGTGATGCAACGATTGCAACAATATCTGGAACAACTGTTACGATAAAAGGCATAGGACATTTTCATTTATTAGTTACTGTAAGTCCTACGACAAATTATTACCCAATTTTGCGTTCTCCATCTACGCAAATATACGACACAATACAAGCTGAACCTACTATTCAGAATTTTCCAACAACAGCATTATCGGCACAGACATGGGTTTATGGGCAACAATATCCAGGAATTATACCTCCTATTATTAATATCTCTACGACAAATACCGACGGGCCTTTAATTACGTATTCAACAAGTGACGCGACGATTGCTACAATATCAGGAAATACTATTACAATTGTAGGGGTAGGACAATTCCAAATTTTAGTTACAGTCCACGCTACCACAAATTTTTCTGCCGTGACATATACATATCCTTCCGGTTCGGTAGATACATCTGGTGGGACATATACAAGTTATCAGACTATACCGACTACCCCTATAATTAAATTTCTTACAAATTTTACAACTTCTTCAAGATATGGTTCTACATATGTTTTTGTTCCTCCCTCTTTGACAAATAATGATCCATCGCAGTCATTAACGTATAGTGTTTCTCCTGCAAATTCGCCAGTAGCTACAATAAACGGTTCAACATCATCTCCATCATTTGTGATAAATTCTGTTGGAACTTTTCAAATTCAAGCATCATGTGGAGCATCCACTAATGGATATTATAGCGCTCTCCCTCTCAATCCATTATCACCTATTTTATCACCTCCCATTACAATATCACTTGAAATGCCTATTATTGTATTTAATACCGCCAATTTTTTATCTCAATATACTTGTCAACCTGCATCTCCATATTCGTTTTCAGGACCGATAGCTTCTATTACAAATAATAATGTGCAAGTATTAACTTATTCTATTGTTGCCACCGATGGAGTTACACCTTCTACAATAGCTACAATTAGTTCTAATGGTATATCTCTCACTACAAATAGTGTAGGTTTTTTTCAAATACTTGCAACTGCAACCGCTACAACAAATGGCGACTATGGAGGAAACACTTTAGCATCTGAAACAATTACAATAATATCGGCAACGCCTACTATAACCGCATTTCCTACAATACCCTCGCCGCTTATATACGGTAATATATATACGATTCCGTATTCGACTTCACCTCCTTATACTATAACGACTACTAATACTGATACATCTGGACCCTCAATTACATATTCATCGACTAATTCTGCAGTTGCTACTATATCAGGTTCAGTTACATGTTCATCTAATTCTGCAATCTCTAGTATAACTGGAACGACGATTACAATTGTAGGGGTAGGTGATTTCCAAATTACTGTTACAATAGGAGCTACTGCAAATTATAATGCCGCTCCCTATACATATCCTTCGCCCACAACATGGTATACAGCAATACAAGCAACTCCAACAATTACACTTCCTTCGAATTTGGACAATGGGTGGGTCATTGGAGGAACCTATAAATTAACAAGTTCTGTAACTACAAATGCTGGTTCTGGATATACTGACCCGAACCAAGTTACTTATTCTTTTGTTACAAATAATAACAGTGTTAAAATGGTTGCCGTTGGTTATGGTGGAACAAATTCAATAGCGTATTCAAATGATGGAATAAATTGGACAGGTATTGGTATCGGTGTTATAAGTTCTGGTTCTGCGGTTGCATGGAATGGAAATATATGGGTTGTTAGTAGCACTAGCTCTGAAAGTGGTGAACCTTCTATGGTATTTTCATTTAATGGGATAAATTGGTTTCCTGTTAATAACGTAGTATTAACAGTTATAAATGATATAGCATCAAGCGGTCCGATGTGGGTAGCAGTAGGACGAGGTGGAGTATGCAATATTGCTTACTCATATGATGGAATATACTGGTATAACGCTTCAGCTTCAGCTTCAAATATATTTACTAATGTAAATGGTGTTGCATGGAATGGCACGATATGGGTTGCTGTAGGTTCTGGACAAAACAGTCTTGCTTATTCAAGTGATGGAATAAATTGGAATGTCACGGGCACGTCGACAAATACATTTAATACCGCTTATGATGTTGCATGGAATGGCGCGATGTGGGTTGCTGTAGGAGAAGTAGCACAATACACTATTGCTTATTCGAATGATGGAATGAATTGGACTGGTGTATCTAATTCGGCTAGTAGTATATTTACAAGTGCTGGTCAAGGAATCGCATGGAATGGTTCTATATGGGTTGCTGCAGGACAAGGCAATAATTCAATGGCATATTCACAGGATGGAGTAAATTGGACAGGTTCAAGTAATTCTACGGGTATAATTACAGGCTTTGGTGTTCATGTTGCATGGAGTGGTTCATTATGGGTTGTAGTAGGTACATGGAATAATAGTTCAGGATATACAATGGCATATTCAAGTGATGGAAATAATTGGATTGGTGTTACAAATTCAGTATCAAGTATATTTCCCAACGGGTCAGGGTTGGGTATTGCTTCAACCGCGTTAATACCAAATACAATAGCGTCTCTACCAAATACAATAGTTGCTGGAGCATTGAATCCTTTAGTAGGAGGTGGTAATACTATTTTTTATTCTAATGACGGAATGAATTGGAATCCAGCATATGGAACAAATAATAATAGTAACTCAGGAACTATATTTTCATCACAGTGCGCAGGTGTTGCATGGAATGGTTCTATGTGGGTTGCTGTAGGTGCTGGAGTAAATACTATCGCTTATTCTATCAATGGACAATATTGGTATCCTTCTAATAATTCAGTGAATATATTTTCAGCAGTGTCCGGGGGCGCGGGTGTTGCATGGAATGGTTCAATGTGGGTTGCTGTAGGTTCTGGACCAAATACGATTGCTTATTCCCCTGATGGAATAAATTGGACAGGTTCTAATAATTCAACAACTATATTTTCGTCATCGAGTGTCGGAGGTAATGATGTTGCGTGGAACGGTTCCATGTGGGTTGCTGTAGGTTATGGAACAAACAACACTATAGCATATTCGACAGACGGAATAAATTGGACAGGTTCTAATTATTCAACATCTATATTTTCAAATTGTGGAAATGGTATTGCATGGAATGGGGATATGTGGGTTGCTGTAGGTAATGGAACAAACAACACTATAGCGTGGTCAAATGATGGAATAGGTTGGAGTCAAGCTACTAATAGTATTGGTGGCGGTATTTCAAAAACTATATTTTCAAGTGGATGTGGTATTGCATGGAATGGCTCTATATGGGTTGCTGTAGGTGATGGAAGTGGAACAAACAATACTATAGCATATTCATATGACGGAAAAGAATGGACAGGGGTTGGTAATAGCATATTTTTATTTGTTGGATCTGGCGTTACATGGTATAGTGCATATAATATATGGGTCGCTACAGGAAGTGGTAATAATAATATTGCTTATTCTAGTGATGGTATACATTGGTCTCCAGTAAATAATTCAGCAAGTATATATGAAGGAATGGCTATTGCTTCGACATCTGATGTTGTTTTTTATACTAATACGGGTAATAATGATAATAATGCTTCTTTCCCATCTAGTACACAAATTGCAATTAAGGATGTTGGTTCTTTTCAAATACAAGCCAGTTTGTCTGGATCAACTAATTTTTTATCTGCTGTTCCTGTTATTTCAAATATTATAACAATTAGTCCTTCAACCGTTTCACTAACATATAATTTTGCTAATGCTGGTTATGTATATGGTGGAACGTATACTTTACCAGCTAACCCCACTAATAATACTGATACAAATCCTCCACCTACTATAATATATGGAATAACCACTCAGTCTAATTCAACTGGAAGTGGTTCTATAGGTGGTAACACACTTACTACAACAGCCGCGGGTGGTGTTTATATATCCATTACTGTATCGGCAACACAAAATTTTAATGCTGCCAGTTTTTCTGCACCTGTGACTATAGCCCAAGCTACACCTGTTGTTGTTATGAATTCAGCATGGATTACTGCCGAAACGTATAGTTTTACTATTGGATCAGTATTTGGTGTATACTCATTAATTAGTTCTAACAGTAATACTGATGTAGGATTAACATATAGTTTAAGTCCTAGTATTTCGAATGGAATTGGTACTGTAAGTATAGAGAATAATGAAACAGTATATTGCAACGCTCCAGGTATATTTTCGCTACAAGTTACAAGTAATGCTACTGCTAACTTTATAGCTTACTCATTTCAGACACCAGCTTTTTACGTATCCGTAGTTCCAGAAGTTATTATATTTAATAATCCCGGAACTTGGCCTCCTAATGCACAAATATCAGGAGAAGTTGGAATGGCGATATGTATAACTGAGAATTCTTATCCATTTGGGTTTAATAATTATTCTGCTTTAACTATTACAAATTCTGGGAATGGTGCTACTTTTACTTTGAATGCAAATACATCACCCACATATAATAGTGTAATTTATAAATATATGGTATTTTTTGAACCAAATACAGCCAATACTTTTTCAACGGCATTGTCAACATCAACCGCATCAAATATAGTATATGTTGGAACAAATTCCCTTGCGGGCGGTGTGGTTTCCGGACAGGATATAATTTTTACTTTTTCAGGTAATACTGTGGGTCAAGGTTATCCTGATCCTTTAATAATTAATTGGAATCCTGGAAGTATTGATATAACACAGGGGTGGGTATATGGTGCTTTTTATTCTTATGCAAATAATATAACTATTTCTCAAAATCTACCCAGTGGTACTGGAGTAACAGTTTCTACATTAATGTCTGGAAGTATTGCGGGGTATTTCATTGCTCCGTGGGCTGGCTATGATACAATTTCTGTTACAGGTGGAGTTCCTGCACTAAATACTCTAGGTTATACTGCTTTAGAACAAGCATGGGGTGCTTGGGTAAATATTAACGCTGGAGACCAATTTGGAAGTACGTTAACGTCAGATAATGTACATTATTATTATGTTGGAATTCCACAGATTACTAACCCGGTTACATATCACTAATCCGGTTACATATTCGTAGTAAATAATATAGTTCCCGAAATAATAATATAAAATATTGACGTTATATTATTATATAAACAATAATGAATAAAGAGAACGAAAATCCCATAAAACAAATACAACTCCCATTCCATAAATCAAAAGAGGAAAGAATAGCAGATGTAAAGCCGATTATTCAAAAATTAAATGATTTAGAGTTAAACATGTCTTATCCGGCAATAAAGCGTTTATATAAAGAGGTTGCTGAGTATATGAAAGATGGCGAGTCGCGAAAGATAAACATCCCATTCCCAGAAGTGAAACGCCGTATTAAGGGTTTCCTATCTGGTGATACACGCAAAGAAACATGGGTGAAACTTGAGGCGGATGATTAAATACTCCGGCGGCGGCGGATAAATAGAAACTCCGCCACCCTAATTCTTCTTATCTATCAGTATTTCTTTTCCAAGATTTTTTATTATTTTACGTTCATAGTTGTTATAGTTTTCAATCGGTTCACATATGGAGCGCATCATTGTCAAATACTCGATTTGTTTTCTTTCTGTTTCTGTCCAGTCTGGATTATCGATCGCCCATTGCTGCAATGCTGTGCGCTCCATGTCGGCAATTTTTACAATCGTGTTTTTCATCATGTCGTGATTTTCATCTTTCTGCCACTTGTCTTCATCTTTTATATACATGATATCGCGCTTTATATCTGTGCAATGAATTGGACGTTTATGAATGTCCAACTCTTTGAGTCCTTTAATTAAAACATCGGTTATACCGCGCGATATACCGTTTGTTTTTGAAAATAGTAGATCCTCTAATGTTATTTTAAGCGAGTCTATAAAATCCGATATATTTAAAGCATCTTTGCATTGTTCATTCAGAAATACGTTCAGATTAAAATTATTATTCATAGTTGTATTATTGTTAGTTATATTACCGAGTTTTGGTATTATACTATTTATTTGCTCTTGTTGTCCTTTTATTATTTTCATCATCTCGTCGTTATCTTTAATGAGCTTTAGTAGAAGTTCGTCCTTATTTGGACTATTATATATGTTATCTTTTTTAATGTTATCTTTTTTAATGGTAGATTCTTTATTTTTACAATGGTCTGATGATAATTCCGTCACGCTGGTTATATAATCACATATTTTCACATGCTTCCATAATCCCGAGCGAGTATTATAAACTTTATTACATTTCTTACACATATTATGCTGCGCGACTTTTTGCGACTTTTTTGTTTCCATTGTTTCCATCATTACCATACCTCCGTGTTTTCTAGTAGATATGTGTTTATCAAAATCACTTTTCTTACACGTAATATAGTCACATAATTTGCATAAAAATGACGGCGACTTTTCGAGAGATTTTTTTGTTTCCATTTGTTTCTTAATATAGATAGATATAATTATTTAAGTCATTTACAATAATTGAGTAAAAAGTTATCGTAACAAATTTTTCAACCTTAAAAATAAATTTAGAGCATTATGATCTGAGTGACGTTTTCATCGTTTTTTTTAAATCTAGAACTGGTTTTCAGAAAAAGGACATTTATAAATGTCCAATTTCCAAAAACGACCATGAGACATGAATTTTTTATACATCGATGTTATATATTTTTATAAATAACTAGTCTGATCCTATATTTTTTTATCTATCAGTATTTCTTTTCCAAGATTTTTTATTATTTTACGTTCATAGTTGTTATAGTTTTCAATCGGTTCACATACCGAACGCATCATTGTTAAATATTCTATTTGTTTCCTTTCTGTTTCTATCCAATCTGGATTATCGATTGCCCATTGCTGCAATGCGGTTCTCTCCTTATCAGCGATTTTTACAATCGTGTTTTTCATCATGTCATGATTTTCATCTTTATGCCACTTGTCTTCATCTTTTATATACATTATGTCACGTTTTATATCCGTGCAATGAATAGGACGTTTATAAATATCCAATTCCTTGAGTCCTTTTATTAAAACATCGGTTATACCACGTGATATACCGTTTGTCTTTGAAAATAGTAGATCCTCTAATGTTATTTTTAACGAATCTATAAAATCTGATATATTTAATGCATCTTTACATTGCTCATTCAAAAATACATTCAGATTAAAATTGTTATTCATAGTTGTATTATTATTATTAGTTATATTACCGATTTTTGGTATTATACTATTTATTTGTTCTTGTTGTCCTTTTATTATTTTCATCATTTCTTTATTATCATTTATTAATTCCATAAACATATTTTTTGTAATAACTATATTATTGTCAGAGCATATATTATCTTCTATAAGTGTGTATGTTTCTTTTTCTTTATCTTTATTCTCTTCGTATAATACGTTTTTATTATCATATTTTATTGACATTGAAGATACTTCGGGTGCATTGACTTTAACACATGTTCGCTTATGCTTTGCTAGTCCCGGACGATACTTGTAAATATTACCACAAATGCAGCTAAATGTTTGCTCTACCTTATTTGGAGTTTTTTTGTTACTCTCGGTTACTCTTTTATGCTTGTTGGTCTCGGTGTGTCTTTTGAAATCATTTTGTTTGCAGCATTTAAAGTCGCAACTTTTGCACACAAATAGTGGAGGTTTTGAAGAGTTTTTTTGGTTATCCATTTCCATATATATAGAGTAATATAAAAAACTCCTAAATACTTTTCATATAATATATATAAAATGTTAAAAAGTTATCGTAACAAATTTTTCAACCTTAAAAATAAATCTAGAGCATTATGATCTGAGTGACGTTTTCATTGTTTTTTTAAATCTAGAACTGGTTTTTGAAAAAAGGACATTTATAAATGTCCAATTTCCAAAAACGGCCATGAGACTTGAATTTTTTATACATCGATGTTATTAATCCATTCCATTCCATTTCACCAAAAATATTGCAAATATATTGAAGTTAAATAAAATATCCTGATATATATATATATTTTTAGTAATAAGCAATAATTAACAAATAACAGATAACAAATGGATTTTGATATTGAATATAACAATAAAAATAATGATTTACAAAATATATTAAATCATAATTCAAAATGTTATGAATTTAAGTATATGAAATTTGTAAATGGTTTATTTAATAAAACGGTTGATGCAACTTATGTTATACATTTGAAAGGTAATGGTAGATATGAAAATATTATGAAACAGTTGAGCGAATATCATCCAACGAATCATGTATATATTTTATTAAACGATGGTTATAAAAAGTGTAACAAAACGCAAAATATTGTTTATCCAGCAGATGATTTAATTGATGCATTTTTTCAAATTTTCAAACATGCGCATAAACAAAACTATGAAAATATTATTATTCTTGAAGATGATTTTATGTTTAATAATGAAATAAAAAATGAAAAACATATTACAAATATAAATAATTTTTTGATACGAAAAAAGGGGGAAGATTTTATATATTATATAGGTTGTGTTCCATGGTTATTAGTTCCAACATTTTATGATACGAATACATACATGACTATATTATCTACCGGAATGCATAGTGTTATCTATAGTAAAAAAAATAGAGAATTATGTATGAAACGATATTTAAATGATACAAATAAAATAAGGGATTGGGACATGTTAAATAATTTATATTCAAAAAATAGGTATACATATTATACTCCACTTTGTTATCAGTTATTTGAAGATACTGAAAATAGTAACAGTTGGGGAAAATTTAATAAAGTATATGAATTTTTTGGATATATATTAAAAAAATTTTTTAAGTTTATGAATTTAGATAAAAGTGTTGAACCGGGGTATAGCATATTATATATATTTTCAAAGTTATTATTTTTAATACTGGTGATATTATTTGTATACTTTATTATAAAGTTAAAAAATATAATATTTACAACAAATAAATACGTAACAATGAAGAAAAAATAGAAACTATATAAAGTAACATATTATAAAAAATATAATATTTTATGGATAGGGATATAGTTAACGAAAATAAAAAGAATATTGAAAAAATGGATAAGACGGCCAAATGTGAAAAGGAAAAGGATAAAAGCAATAAAAAACTTAAAATGATAGAGGATAGTGTTATTCGAAAATTATGTATATATTTATATAAAAAATTCAATTTAAAAGAAGTAAAAGAAAGCACATTATATCGTCACATCCATGACACATTTATTTTTTTAGTTTCATTTATCGCATTATTTAGTATGAATTTAACACACTTGGCGATACTTTTTATAATTGTTTCATTTGATGCTTTTGCCATTGTTGTTTTGCATGCATGCCCGTTAACTGCATTAGAAAGAAAATATATTAAACGTTCATCGTGTGACGATCGTGATGAATTATTGGGTGCTCTTGGTATATCGTATAATTGTGACCACGAATATGAAAAACAGATTGAGTTGCTTGTTAATGTATGGTTAATGGTAGCAGGTAAATGCATGTGTATTATAGTAATGAAAATGTTTAATATTAAATTGTTTAACTATAATAACATATATTCGAATGAGTAGGTATAAATATGAACAAATACACACTTGAATAAAAATATATATGTATAAAACAATAATTAAAAATATTAAAATATTACATATCACAAATAAATATTAAAATAATAATTATTATTAAAACATTAAACATAAAATATTACAATATTAAAGCATTAAAACATTAATTAGTAGTGACAATGGATTTCCTTTTAGATAAAGCAAATTATATTATAGAGACATCGTTTAAAGATTTATATAAATTTTTAAATATATTTTTCAGACCAAATTTATCGGAAAATATAAAAGTAATAAATAATTTAAAAGAAAATGCCCCATCATGGCTTTTAATTTTAGTAACAATTTCTATTATTTCTTATCCGAATATTTTATTGGGAGTTATAACATTTTTTGTTTTTTTATTTATTGCATATTTTTATCATGTATTAACACATGTTAATAAAAACATTTTTTCAATAGTGCATCATTATCATCATGAGCATGACAATTTATTTTCTCATTTTATCCAAATTATACTTGAATTATCGATACCATATCCATTTGTAATGTTATCATATTTTTTCGGAATAAATATTTTAGACCCTTGGATAATTGTATATTTTATGTTATTTTATTGTTCGGTGCATAATATTAATTATTCAATATTTAAGGTAAATGGAGTGCATAGATTACATCATACAGAAGTAAATTTAAATTTCGGACCTGATATATGCGATGTAATGTTTGGGACAAAACATAGTAGCGAAGATTGTGTAGAAAATACGAATCATTATATCCCCAATATTATAATAATTACAGGAATTGTATTAATATTAAAATATGTATGTAGAACTGAATGGGTAAAAGACAGTTTATTAGTAAGTCTAATAACACTGTTATCATCAGGAATTATATTATTGTTTGTATCATCTATTATTTTATGGTATTTAGAGTCTGAAAAATATAATAATAAAATAGAAAACAGGTTATGTGGTGAAGGGTGTGTTGTAAAAGATACACTAAGTAAATCTTATAAAAAGGACAAACCCGCAGAACCGAATAATCTGGACAAACCCGTTCAAATATAAAAATATAAAAATATTAAATTATAAATTATAAATTATAAAAATATTAATTTTTATAATTAATCTAACGAATATATAATATAATATATAACATAAATAGTAGTATTAATAATATGAGTAAAATAAATGCAGATTTAGATAAAAGATTAAAAGATACTGAATCGTGTTATAAATTTGAAAAACTAAATTATGACTCGGGATTGTTAGATAATAACGTAGATGTCACATATATTATTCATTTAGAGAATAGCGGACGTTATGATAATATTTTAAAACAATTGGAAAAATATAAGCCTACAAAGATAGTTTATATTTTATTAAATAAAGGATTTACCAAATGTAATAAAACGGGCATTGAATCTTCGCATGCGGATTTAACAGATTGCTATTTACAAATATTTAAACATGCACATAAACAAAACTTCGGTAATGTCCTAATACTGGAGGACGATTTTGTATTCAATGAAAAAATAAAAGAAAAAGAACATATAAAAAATATAAATAACTTTTTGGAAAAGAAAGCAGGAGATAATTTTATTTATTTTTTAGGTGCTATTCCGTGGTTTTTAATACCATATAATTCTTATAATTACAGATGTATTCTTTCTTCTGGGACACACTCTGTTATTTATAGTAAGTCGCATCGCGATGATTTCTTGGAAAATTTCAGTAAAAGAATGATGGTTACTGATTGGGACATTAATTATAATATTAATTTTACAAGCAGGTTTATATATTATACACCATTATGCTATCAAATATGCGATAATAGTGAGAATTCAAGAAACCCAAAATTTGATAATAAATATGTGGCACTTGCATCAGAAGTCGTAAAATATTGTAATTACAATATCATTTTTAGAATATTAGGACTAGATAAAAATCCAGAACCGGGATACTCTATTTTCTATTTTTACTCGAAAATTATATTTTATTTGGTATTGGTATTTTTAATATATTTGCCATTTTTAATAGTATATTGTATAAAAAACTATTATCAAATAAAACAATATTCTATTCATCTTATAAATATTTTAAAAGGTAACTGAATTACTATACATCACATAGTGTGCTATTAGTTTATTACGAAAAAAATTATTTTATAATATAATAATATATCATAATATAATAATATATCATAATATATAATTATATATTATAAAATGTCAAAAAATAAAAAAAATATTAATACAATTTTTATAATTATATTAATCGTTGTTATAATAACAGCAGTTTACTATATAAAAACAAATTACTTTAATTTAAACTCTAATTTAAACTTTAATTTAAACTCTAATAAAATTAATATAACAATCTTTGCAGCAAGTAGAGACAATATAAATAAAGAATATTTTAAAAAAAGTGAAGAGTTGATATCGAAATTAAATGAAATTAAAAATAAAGTAAATGTGGTTTATGGAGGTTCAAATGGGGGTTTAATGAGAGAAATATCTAAGTATAAAGGTAATTTAATATCTTCAAACTTAAAACAATTCGTCAATCCCTCTATGAATGATGACTATGTTTTTGATAATATATATGATAGACAACAAAAATTAGTGGATTTAGGAGATGCGTATATTATACTACCAGGTGGTTATGGCACACACTATGAGTTATTACAAGTTTTAACATTAAATGATATAGGAAAAAATAAAAAACCTATAATTTTTTACAATATAAATCATTTTTTTGATAAATTTATAAATTACTTTGAAGATTTATCAACAAAAGGATTTACAGACCATAATTTAAAAGAGTTAAATTCTCATTTTTTTGATAATTCTGATGAGGTAATACAATATATTAAAACTCTAACCTCTAACCTTTAAAACACGATATTCTCATCTATCCATTTTTTTATTCTATTATTGGTAGGTTCTAATATTTTATTTAGTCCATCGATATAAATATTACACTCTGCATCATTTTTGCCCATAAGTGTTAATGTATTATATATAATATTGTATATATCTTGTGTATATATATCAGTTATACGAATAAATACATCATCTATATTTTTTATTTCATTTGAATTGCAATGTGATGCAACCGATGCTACAGCATCATTCTTCATTTCATACGCATTATCATGTTCCCGAGCCCGTTCATGCTCTGGCTCTTGATCTAATTCTGGTGAATCATCGCGCAATATTTTCTGCATAGTCTTTGTCTTTTTATCTTTCTCTTTTTCTCGTTTTGATGTCATAAAAGAGCCTCCGCCTCCGCCGCTATGAGAAGCATGAGATTCGTGAGAATTAGATAAATTCGATATTTCATGGCTATCGAATCGTTTTTGTCCATGTCCATTCCCGTTTCCGTTTCCATCCCCTTCTAAAATATTTTTATACATTTGGAGTGTATGTAATATATGAATTTTATCTGTTTGACTATATGTTCTTATCAAATTCCCTATTCCTGATTTAGCTAATTCGATAAGAAGATCATATAATTTTTTATTTTCGGGATTTGTTTTCGAGTCGTTTAAGAAATGATAGAATTTTTTGAATCTATAAAAAATATTAAATAAATAAAACAAATCTTCTTGTGTATCATTATTATACCATCTTATTACAGGCTGCGAATAATTTGGTATTTGTATTTTTAAAATATTGTTTTGTATTGTTAATTTTGTCCCAATCGGTGCAAAAGAAAGATAACCTATTTGTAATATTGCTTGAAGTGGCTCTAATATAGTCTCAAATCTTTCCTTCTTCTTTTTCGTTTTTATTGTGCTATACAATATATTTAATGTTGATTGCATTTTTATTTGTCCCTTAAATACTATATAGTAAATACTACATATATTTAAATATAAATCTTTATAAATATAGTATATGGAATATGATATAATGAATAATAATATTGAAGAAAATATTACAATTTCTAAAAAAGATGTAGATGGAATTATAATGATATTATCGTGTCATAAACATAAAAATACACGACTAAAGGAATTTTCCTTAAATAAAACAAATTATAATAATTGGGAAGTAATATATGTAATTGGTGATTTATTTTTAAAACAAAATTATATTTTAGATGGGAATTATTTGTATGTAAGATGTGAAGATTCATATCTGCATTTATTGAAAAAATTAATATTAGCTATTAAGTCAGTAAAAGAGTTATTCAATATTAAAGAAGGTATTTTGCGATGCGGTGATGATTTGATTTTTAATGAAAATAATTTAATTAAGTTTACTAAATCTAAAAAATTTGATTATTTCGGGCAATCACCTTTAAAAAAAAGTTATAAATGTGTCGATAAAAATAGTTTAAAACGTATAATAGATGACCCATTTATGTTATTTTATTACAACAATCATAAAGAAGATTTTTCAAATCCTCTACATGGGATGAATAATATTAATATTCCAACTCTTTCAAAATATACCAAACGACCTAATATTTATGGAGCCGCGGGTGTGATTTTTTATTTATCAAATAAATCTTGCGATATTGCAATTCGTCATATGGAAAATATAGATTTTAATATACTCGCATATGATAAATTTACTAAAAGTTATCCATATACAATCGAAGACTGTGGTATATCGTTTATAATGTATTACAATAATATTGAATATACAGATTGTCAATTTTTTTATGATAATTCACACATAAACACGATTGCTATACATACAAATAAATACAAATAAATATTTTATTGTAATACAATTTAATTATATAAATTTCATATGTATAATTAAATTATTAAATATTAAATTATATATTTTAAATATTAAATTTCTGTAGTAGATGTATTTGATGTATTTGATTGTTCGTGAATAATATTTTCAGGTGGTGGAGTAGTAGATTCTTTTGATGGAGTGATAGTTTTGTTTTTATTATACGCGCCTCCTATTCCATTGCCTGCACCAATATAAACGTTACTTGTAAAATTAGAACTTTTCCCTTTCAAAAAAGCATTATTATTTTGCTTCGAAAAAGAAATAGGTGTTCCATCGTCATATATATTCGACAAAAAAATATTATTAGAAGAATATAGTTTAACACACGAAATATCGTGTTTTTCACACCAATTTATAGATTTTTGTATATGTGTTTTTTTCATAATATCTACTTTATCATAGTTATTACGATTTGATATCATATTTAATGTCGTAATTATGTTTTCCAATTGTCGTTGTCCTAATACTACATTTATTTCCTCGATTTTATTTAAAAAATAATAATCATGATCAATATTTAATATACTCTGAATCTCATCGTGTGTATCTAATTTCGAAAATTCGTTACAAAATGCATTATATAGATCGGACGAATTGTCTAATAAAAAGTTCCGACATACGATATATTTCTCAGAGTTTGCTAATCTACTTGTATGTGGTTTTGTAACATATACTTCGCCATATAAACATGACAATAAATACAAAGCATCTACTGTAAGTTTTGAGAATATATCAAATATTTTTAAAATAAAATGTCCCCCTTTTTTCTGCATAGTAACTGCATATATGATTTCTGCAATTATCAACTTACTAACTAGTTTTTCTTGCTTATTAAAATCCGTTGAAACATCAATTCCTCCATCTGCTGTAATTATATCCATAGAATTTAAAAACCTATCTTTGCAATATTTATAATTGGCTTTTTTTAAAATATTTCCCGTTCCATCTTCACCATTTATGATTGTAACATTTGGATTATTTTCCAAAAATGTATTGCTCTTTTTCCATCCTGGACAACCCGGGTCATCATTTATAAGTGTCATACCATAATATGCATCATCGGGATTTTTACGCATATATGAAGTCGCTTCGATAAATCCTCCCGGACCTTCAGCAATGTGAAATGTTTTGATAGATTGGGGGGTCGACGATGGTTGTGGCATGGATTGTGAAGTGGGTTGTGGAAGTGTATGTGAATTTTTTATTTCTCCGAATTTAAACATTTTCCATAATTCTATCATTTTATAGAAAGACCTAGATAGTGGTTTTAATTTACTTATTGATATTTTATTACCCGGTATCAATGTATGAATAAATTCATAAGGGTTTGTATATTTTTTTATATTATCCCACGCATCCGATGAAACCTCAATCTGTTGTTTAAATTTTGATAAATAGTCACATAATGAATATGATATATAACACGATGATGATATTGATGATGATGATATTGATGATGATGTTGATGATGATTCTGGCGCGGATGATTGAGGCAATAATGTTTGTGTTTCGGTGGTAAAAGAGACCGAATTATGTATATTGGGGTTTTTAATTGATATTAAATTATAATATGACATAAAAATAGTTATATGTATCTACTAAATAATATTTAGATTGTTTAATTAATAATCATTATTTATCGATCATAAAACCATAATAATAATTTATTTATCTAAAGATGCACCACTAGCACTAGCCCTAGCACTAGCACCAGGGTTGGGATTTAATTTAATTGAACCAAGTTTAGATAATTTCGCCTTTTCAGTGGAAAGTTTCGATGATGTTTCTTTCATTCCTAATTTAGATTTTTCTATTATAGATGCAGACGCAGACGAAGCTCCTTGTTCGGCAGCAGCAGCAGCAGCAACAGCACCATTGCTTGGCAATTTAACAGGCTCAAGAGCAGATTTCTTCTTTACTGTAATAGATGATGCTTCAGCACCCATACCCATGCTCGCAGCCGCGGACGCACTCTTACTCTTAACTTTACCCGAACTCTCTTTTTCCTTCAATTTAGAACCAAATAATTTTGATAGTTTTGTATCAGCGCTTTCCAACTCTGCAGCTGATAATCCCAAACTTACGCCCTTCTCGCCCTTCTCGCCCTTCTCGCCATTCTCACCCATAGACTTTAATTCTCTTTCTTTTGTAGGCCTGTATAACCCTTTCGAAGATACCGCGATCTGTCCAATACCTTCACCCTCTTCAAGCATCAATTGTGATGCAACCATTTGAGCAGCAAGAGTATCACGACGATTCAATTTCTCTTGGAACACGTGCACACCAGTAACACTCTGGAAAACATCCTCAACATCAACACTTGCCATTTTTTTAAACACAAAATAACGATTATAAAATGAAATCTGTTTTTCCTTGGGTGTCATAAGGGGCGCTGAACCATACCTAGTCTTTTGTTTCGGATCTTGCTGTATTTCACTCTCCATAAATGTGAATAATTCGGAGAACATACCCGTGCTATTTGGAATACCGAGTTTCACTGCCTCGTCGCGTTTCAACAATTCGAATCCGTAACTTTTCATAAGTTCCGTAAAATACGTAAAATTCACCAAGTATTCTTTAATTGTTTTATTTATCGAATCCTGATAAACATCGATTGCATATCCTACACAACTAATATCCGCATCATATGTCGTTTGGCTATATTCTTTTGTTACTTCCCATACTTTGGTGCCATCAATAGTTAAACCCATAGATTTGCCTTTTTCAATAGAACGAAGTGCATGAAACATTGCCGCACCATCATAACAGCATCCCACAAAATATCCATCTACTTTAGTGCACTGACTTACATTTTTAATAAACTGGTTTATTTTTTCAATATTTTCAAAGAAGTAGTGTAGAGCAAATTGACAAGACGAAATATTGAATCCATCAGCAGCTTTTCCATATTGGCGATAAACACCCTTCCCCAAAATAGATTCGTCTTTTGGTCCATCATTAAATAAAGCGCGAATTATTTCCTTACCTTTCTCTGTAAACATTGCATCACCTGATTTAATATTTACTCCACTGTTCCCGTTTACAAAGAGCGCATAAGGCATGGAGAAGAATTTCTTCCGATAGTTCAAGAACCTGGCACATGCTCCATCCATACGATTCTCAATATTATCTTTCGACAAATCTATACCAAATACAAATGACAATTTTGCCTCAATCCATTTTGGGAAATCTCCGGCTTTTCCTACCGCGTAGTCAATAAGTGTATTTCCTTTTGCCGCCGTTTTGGTAATAAGCATCTTTTTGACGAATAAGTTATGAAAGTCGCGCATGGAACGTGTCTTGCTGTCGCCGCTAGACCGATTGTAATATACATCATCATCTGCAAGTTCATCGGGGATATTTTGACCGGTAGTTATCATTTCATCGGTAATAGGATTATGAATCGAATACCAGTTATTGTTCGCGACATGATATGCATTTCCATAGTTTTTAATTCCGCGTTTATATTCGGAGGTTTTATCGTAGCGAACACGTTCGGCAATCCACCGCCAATGTTTGGGACGCGTTGCATCATAACTAAATTCAACAATTGTTTCGTCATCGAAAATTTCATTTTGGTGCGTAAACATTTGCAAAACACCGTTATCATCTTCGCGTAATGGAATATTGCAAACACATGTATCCGGATCATAAGGATTTGTTGGATAAAAGGGGACGGGTTTATAACTTTCGCCGTTATCTACATCGCCCGCATGCGGTAACTTATCATCAATAACAGCCGCGCAGGGATTAATATACCCGTGTTTCCTCTCATCATATCCGACACGCAAAATAATAGTTTTATACTGTTGGAGTTGTTCGCTTTTCATAGTATCAATACCATTCTCGAAAATATTACCGACTGTATCAGTTCCATTTTGATTCTTTTTAGTTGTAATTAAGAAGTCGATCGTATTCTGATTAAGCGGTTTCCATTTGAATGACATATCCCATGTTACTTTATGCATTGGACCTGCTACACCAACTTTATTGCTTGCAACTCCCGTATTACACGGAGTAAATATAAGTCCGTCGGTATCATATTCGAACGAACCCACCTTTTGACTTGATATAATAGAACGAGCACATGCGAATATATCCTTTTCTGGTGACGCGATTTGAAATTTCTTCACATTAATTTTAATAGGAATATTATCGCCAGATATGACTGAATGTATATCCATTTCTTGCACGACTTGTTTAAGTAACATAAGACGTGTTTCGTCAATACCCTTTCGTGCACCGCGAGGCAATTCTTCCTCGCGCAATTCCATACTCTTTTTTTTAGATGATCTTGCGCGTGCACCTTCGTGCACATCTGCCTCAGATTCAAATTCGCCCATTTCCATTTCACCCTCGCCTTCGCCCTCGCCCTCTACGCGTTTTTCACTAGCAACAAATGCATTGCGTCTTACATCTCTACCATTGAAGAAATATATATCGAATGCCGCAAATAAATTAATATAATCGCCTTTTTTATTATGTATAATATGTTCACCGTCAATAAGAGTATTATAGATTCGCTCTTCGTGTGAAACAGCACCTGTAAATTCAAAATTCATATTTGTATTCACTAAATATATGCGTCCGGTAGGGCAAATATATAACATTTTTCGCATACCATCCGCTTTGTCAGTTACCGTATAATTATTTCTAATATTTGGGATAGTGCAGTCTTCATTTAGTGGGGCGATATTTGATATTTGTAGCGTGTAAGATGACGGTCCTATAAAATGATTCGGGGTTAGATTGATACGTTCAGGATCGCGTAAATCTAAGTCACGTTCTGACCCCCTTGCACCTTGTTGAGATTTAGATTTTAATTTTTCTCTTTTTTCTTCAGGATACAATAAGTAATAATAGTCTTTACTTGTAATATTAAGTTCATCATAAGATACCGGGAAATTCGTGCCCTGAAGACCCGCCAAAATTATTTTAATTCCTGTGCGTAATATATCTGCGAGAACAATACCATTATTCATTTTTTTACCCGGACCAACAAATTCATTATCTACTTCGATTTCAATCTCGTATTTGGGTTCACATTCAGTTATTTTCGAGGCTTGGAATGAGTATTCGGGGATAAGATGTCCGTCACGGCGATGAGACTCTTTAACTACCGAAATATCTACATGAAATGGATAAGATTCATGAACCAATGTTGTGCGATTGATGTGGCGGAAAATCTTTTTCTCTTTTATCCACGTAGACATAATAGATTGTCCTAGACTAGATGCGGTGGGTATAACTTTTTCTTTCTGATAACTGAGACGAAAATTGAAGTCGTCTAAATTAATAGGACGTATAAATTCAGAGCCTTCTTTCGCTTGCATTTTTTGAACAAATCGGTAATTAATATCTTCAAGTCTGTCATTTCTGCAATATTTTTGTATATTACTTAAACCGTAAATTTCTGTTCTGACATTTGACAATTTTGTTTTACCTGTAGACATGTCGGTGAATTCTGATTGGATTTTTAGACAATATTCTTGTGATTTTATAATTTTGAAACCAGATGAAATTAATTTTTTAATTACGTTGTCGAAGTCGTCTTTTGTTATTTCTTTGATACCTCTTGTGCCGAATTTTACTTCAAGTTCTGAGACACCATCTTCTTTTTTTAAAATGTTGTCTAAATATTTTTGTGTCATAATATTAAACATTTCTTTGGGATTGGGGTTTGGATTGGGATTTGATCGAGACATATCTCTATCTTCTTTCTGTGTTGTATATATAATCTTACTATTATTTTAAATTGTAATCAATTTTATATTACAATTTAAAAATCAAAATCTAAAATCTAAAATCTAAAATCTAAAAATATACCCGACCCACCCCGCCCTAAAATTAATATCATATTTTTTGTAATATAGCGGAATATAACTCTGCTTTTGTTTTCTTTTTATTTGATGTGTCACATATAACAGGTATCTCAAGTTTAGAGCATATATTTATTAAATCATTAACAGAGTATACGGTAATTGGGCGAAGAGGTTTTTCAAGATTATCTAGTTTCCAATAACTTTCTTTAATTTTTTCCATATATTCAGTATGTTCAGTCAATGTTTCTGTTGCATGCATATCTACTGGTAAACGTATAGAAAAATTATTTGTTTCCGCATTATAAATTATAATATGAACGGGTTTTTCTATATTTGTAATCATCTCATAGTATGTATTTTTATATACATAAAAAATATTCAAATTATAACACAAACAAAGAGCATATAATGTTTTGGCATTAATATTTTTAGCACTTACAAGTCCTGATTCGAAACACGTCTTTGAAATTTTGTGTTCTTTAAGAGCCGCTTTATTTTCCCCCCTTTTAACTTTTTCAATAGTTTGAATTTTGAACTGTTGTTCTGCAGTAAAATAATTAGATTCGAATTCATACGATGCAAACCCATTATATATAATATAAAAACACCAAAAAAGTGAATTTGATTGAGATGGTGTAAAATATTCTACTTTTTTTAATACCAAGGGTTGAACATTATCGAGTTCGTTTTCGTTTTTTTCAGTAACATCAGTGCCTACAACATCATCGCATATAATTACATTGTCGACACTGCCAACACCATCACCAACCCTACTGCTACCACCCATATGTTTGTTTTTAATATTTTTAGATTTAACTACCGGTTCTTTATTGTCTAGGTTAATATGTTTACAGTTATTTAAAAAACTCTCAGACAACATGATATTTTTTAATGATTTAATTTTTTCTTCCATTTCTGTTATTGCTGATGCATATAAATTATATTGTTCTGCTATATTTGTAAATTGTTTTTTAACAATAGAATTCAAAGATGATGCAACAGATGATTCGCCATTTATATTATTATTTTTTTGTAGTTTAATATGTGATGACATAAGCAGTTAATTAATTTTCTTGATTGTTGTGATATACTTATACTAACATATATCTTTATTATAGTTTACAAATATTATATATGATCTCCCTCCAGCAAATCCTACTCATAATCATAATCATAATCATAAACATAATCATAATCATAATAAAAGACTACTGTGTAAAAAAAGAGGTAGCAATCTTTTCCTTTTCTTTTTCTATTTCATTGAGTTGATCTTCTTGTTTATTTACGTAGCTTAAATATTTATAAATTTTATCTAAAATAGGAGAATCTACATATGTTAGATTAATAAAAACACCATTTTTATTTTCATTAATCGTCACACCGTGATCATTAAATATTCTTAATATTTCTGTTTGATGAAAAATATTGGTGGATTCGATTCTTTCTTTTAACATTTTTAATGAATCTTCAAAATATTTATTGTCAGTTAAATATTTTTTAACATGTGGTGGTGAATTTGATGGTGGTGAATTTGCTGTCGATGAATATGATATTGATTCCATTTATATGTTAATAAAAATATCTTTCTATATATTTTTATTTCACAATTATATTTCAAAATATATTCACAATATTATGATTATGCATCGACATTACTTGTAATTTTCTTTTTTGGTGCTTTTGGCTCTTTGGATTCCTTGGGCTCTTTGGGTGCTTTGGGCTCTTTGGGTGCTTTGGGTTCCTTGGGTGCTTTGGGTTCCTTGGGTGCTTTGGGTTCCTTGGGTGCTTTTGGCTCTTTTTGCTTTATAGTTTCTTTTGAAGATGTCGTCGTGGTTGTTGATGTTGATGTTGTAGTTATTCCATTGATAGTTGTTGTAATTGATTTATTGGAACTTTTTAAAGGAATGCGTTCTTTTTTTGGAGCAACCAAATCACCAATAATTTGAATAAATTTATCATTCATTTCAAAACGTTTTCCAATAACTCTTACTTTTATCAAGTCACCCTCTTTAACGGTATTATAATAAGAATTCTGTAGCTGTAAACTGTAGTCTCTAGATATATAAACAATGATGGGTATATACTCATCAGATGAAATAGCACGAATACCGGCTTGTGTAATATTTTTTGCAATACAAGATATAGTAGAATTTTCTACAGGATTGCAAACAAGACATTCAACCACAAGATTAAATTGGACATTCCGTGCTACTATCTTTCCACACTTAAACTCAACAATTCTAACAGTTTCGGGTTTAATAAAACCTTCGGAAATACATCTTCCTTCAATACAGTATATAAGCGTAGTATGAAGAAGAGCGAGAATGTTACTTCTACTGCTTGCGTGCATATTAATCAAATTAAATGGTATTAAAAGATCATGACTGAATCGCGTTAATTTATATAAATCGTCATCATCTTCATTATTATTATTTGATGATAATGTATAAGAATGTGAGCGAAGAGGTGTCTGCTTTGTTTCCGATTCTTCTTCTTCAGAATCTTCTTCTGAATCAGATTCTGATTTGTGCTCTTCATCGTCGAGCATGTTTTTATCCACATATTTTGTCGTGCTTGATGTTCCCGACGATACATTAGTTGAAGATATAATATGATTTTTTAAATCGGAACTACGTTCTCCGCCACCGACAACGGCTCCAATAGAAGCCCTCAAGATTCCCTCATATTGATCTTCAGATGCATCACCGTCAGGAACTTCTATAAATTTTGGCGTAATTGTTATTGTTGTAGTATTTGTTGTAGTTATATTAGAAGTTGCGTTTTTTTTAACACGAGATACTTTTTTTTTCGGTTCTGTTGTATTGGTAGTATTCGTAGTAGTTGTAGAAGAAACCGTAATAGGAGATGGTTGTTGAATCGTAGACATTATTGACTGAGAGAATTGTTATTTTAATATATAAAGTTATCTTTATAATAGTTTCAATTTTATTTATTTTGTTTCCCAAATGTTATATACATAAAATAAATAAAACTAGATAAATAAAAACTAGATAAATAAAAACTAGAAAAAATATAACTTTTACTGTTCTTCTTGTTATTATTGTTCTTCTGCTGGTTCTTTCTTTTCTACGTTTGCTTCTTCTTCTTCTTCTTCTTCTGATGAAACTATTGGATTTTCAGCTCCTTCAACTTCCTCAGCTTCCTCTGATTTTTTACTGATTGAAAATTCTCCCAATAAATTACTAGGTTCTTCTAAAATAACAGATAAAGGATCACCTTTTTTCTGTGATTTTTCTATTTCGCGTCTAACGCTCTCGCGTGGTTCTCTATCATGCTCAAGTTCAAGCTCACCGATTACAGATACATATGGATCATTTAATTCAAATCTTTGTCCTACTACACGAATCATAATAATATCGCCCTCTTTTAATTCAGAAAAATAGGGAATATTATAGTGATGATCTCTTGCAATAAAAATGTTAAGAGGAGAATATTCACTATCATCGGTATGTGCTAGAATACCAGCATTTGTTACATTTTTAACAGCACACGATATTCGCATACCTTGCGGAGGATTGCAAACCATATATTCAAATACTACCGTAAAAATTGCAGTATTCCCCACAACTGTTCCGCTAGAAAATGTAATAATTTTAGTAGAACCACGTTTAACATAACCTTCTATAGAACATTTCCCTTCAAAATTATCATTTAAAATCTTTTCAATAACATATGCAATATTGGTTCCAATATATTTTATAGGAACAGATATTTTTTTTGTAATTATATTTTTTATATATAATGACATACCGCCAATTTTTCCCATACTCCTACTTGATGGTCGAGCAGAAGAACGTATAGAAGAACGCATCGAGGGTTGTAATAATTGTATAGATTCTTTACTACGTGAACTTGTCATTTTATAAATATGTATTTAGTTATATTTAATTTATATATATATTATGTAAATAAATGTTATATGTTTGTTATATGTTTTAATTAAAATATAATTAAAACAAATATAAAATAAAACAAATATAAAATAAAACAAATATAAAATAAGACAAATATAAAATAAAATTATCAAATTAACTTACATTATCTTAATGTTTCAATTTTATTGAGTAAAACTTGTATGGGTGTTAAAAACCATCTTCTATCATCTTTTTGTATTACATCAAAATAACGTAAAATAAATTCCTGTAAGATACATAATTCAATTTCATTTGTATCTCTTTTATTTGCAACAGAAAATTCCTTACTATTATCTAAAGCAATACGATTAATAAAGAACTGAAGTAATAGTTCGTCAGTTAAAGGAATTACTTCCCCTCCTTCGCCGGTACGTTTTTCAATGCCATAATTTAAATATGATTCTTTTATGCTTTCAGGCAAAGCATCTATTATTTCATTTATTTTCGGTGGTTGTAACATATTTTTTAAATTTTTTTCAGTTGTTGCACGTCCTGCCTGATCACATCGTGTAGCTATACTACTTCCAAATAATTTACCTCTACCCTTACCAGTCCCTTTTCCTACATTTATTCTTTTTGTTTTAAATATTAACGATGAAAAATCTTTTTTCTTGCTATTTATCGATGTTATAAATCCAATATAATCATTTAAAGGTATATCTTGCGTAACAGCATTTTTTGCAGAAATATCTGTTTTAAAATATTCTATATCAGCCGGTCCTGCGGGTTTCCATATATTAATATTTGTATCTTTTAAGAATAACTGATATGTACCGTCAAGGTTAATCAATAATATCGCCTCCATTCCGTTTCTGCTATGTAGAATATTATTTTCGTAATATTCCTCCATTAGTTCGTCTAATATGTATTTCTCTGGTTTGTCACGTCTATCCATTATATATTCACGTCTCTTTGGAGAAATAATATAATTCAAAATAGATAATGTTTCTTCTATGTTTAATTCTTCTAAAATATGCGATACAACTAATTTTTGTATTAAATCGCTCGGAATAAATGATAATTTTTTTCTTAAAATATTACCACAATTATAATACCAGTCGTTATTACCCCTTCTATACTTATGTTCTTCTTTTTTATCTAAAGCATCTTTAAACAGTTTTCTAACTTTTGTAAGTGATTTTGGTTCTTTTTTAAATGTCGAAAAATATTTAAATAGTTCATCTTCGCTTTCACCCTCACCTTCACCTTCGCCTTCGCCTTCGCTTTCACGTTTTTTACCAATATCTCCTACACGGGACGATATTGTTTGAGCGGCTTCTTCTTCTTCTTCGACTTCTTCAACCACAGATAATGGCGCTCGAGGTTTTTTACTCTGTGCAGCAGAAGCAGCAGCCGCCGATCGCGATTGTTGAATACTGGAAATATATGATTTCTTAAATTCTTCGAAATAATTTTTTTCTTTACTTGGTTTAAATATAATTTTTTCACGTTTAAAATCTACAGGTTTTTGTCTATCGCGAAGGGGAATAATAGGATTATTTAATTCCAAAGGTTGAAACAAATAATATGAACCTATATTTGCAAGTCTTCCATATCTTCCATATTTATCACGAATAAATTCGTTTTTATCTTCTAAAAGCTGTGTAAGCGCAACATCGATTGCTTCGATAGGATATTTCTTATTGTAGTTAATTGTAGCAATTAAGTCGCTCGATATATCCTGTATTCTTTTCCCTGATGTGGTTCTTTTATAGAAGAATCTTTCTTGAAAAATATCACGTATTCTTTGTATAATTTTATCGGTATTCATGGTTAAGATTGTATCCGTAAAAATATCTTTTCTCGAACCTATGCGACCTTCGTTCATACTCGGTTTGCAACTAAATACACATTCCATATAGTCACACACCGAAGAATAATTTTTATCACCGATTTTATACTGAACACTTATATTTGTTTGTGTTTCGGGATTATAAGAGGAAAGTATTTGCGTTACGGGTTCGTCGTGTAATTTTTCGTCAAATTTTTCTTCGGTAAAATTGGTTTGTTCTATATTAAGAAGACAGTCTACTGCATTTTCTTTTAATACTCGACTTACCTCGCCAATATACCGCGCTTTTCTTTCGGAAAGACGATACATATATATGTCAGCTGCTTCTTGTGTAGGCGTAGCCGATAAAATAGAACCATGAAGAAATATTTGCACATTTCGTTTTTCAAATTCTAGATTTTTATGACTACAATTTCTCACCGCACGTCCAATCGTTTGCTCTATTAAATTAATATTATACCAAGGCTCTAAAATATGCGTTTGTCTAATATTCTTAAAATCAAGTCCTTCCGTCCCCGACTTTGAAATAATAATAACTTTTACAAATCGCCCGTCAAAATTCGCTTCATTGCTAGCCGCCTTCACGTCTCCTATATTATCAGGGGATAATGCAGCTTCTCCTGAAATAACTACATATTTTGCAGGAAAAAATGTCTCATTCTGATGCATCTCTGTCCTTTTACGAGACGTAATTCCGTCAATCGGTCTTACTCCATCTGGTGGGTTATTAAATAAAGGTTTAGCTTTTGTTCCATACCTAGTAAAACCCATACTTTCCAATGCAAGCGCCATTGGTATTACACCACCCTCAATATAAAAACTATAAATCAATATAATGCCGTCCGATTTATATATATTGTCGCAAATATTTTTTATTTTTGAACTATAATTCCCTATTAATTCTCTGGAAAATATATGCGGTTTGTCTGCCTTGTATTCAAAATTGGTTTTAGTATCTTCATTGTAATTCATAATATTTCTAAGTCCGTATTTCCCAACAAGAAGACGAATATCATAGTTGGGGTTTTCAGAGACAGGATCGAAATCATCGGACGGATATGATATATTAAGCGCTTCTATAGGGCTTCGCAGAATATTAATACCTACAGAAACGGATTCTTCTATATTGCGCATTTCATCGCGTTTTAAGGTAAGAAAATGGCGAATAATATACGAATATACATTTTGTTGGTATTCCGATGCTTCTGTTAAATATATTTTATCTTGCATTCTAGATAGTGCGCGATGTTCGGGTATTTGTCGTCCATTTATTTGCATGGTCGGTATTTCGTATTCTAGTTTCTTCCCAGATCTAGAGCCAGCTTCAACGCCTATGAGTCCGGAAAATGTATGCTCCGGTGCAAATTCGTCGGGATATATGCGAAAAGGAAATGTATAAGGATTTTCTCCGCGTATATAAGATACATAGCCGGTTGAAAACCTGCGCAAATTTTCGCGTCCTGTTTCGATAATTTGCCCCCGTCGTCGTCGTCCTTCTTCTCCTTCTCCTTCATTTGTTTCTACGAATATTCCTTCGTCTGGGTTAGAATTAAACACATCGCGTATATCAATCATAGCCCTCCCATCATTTAAACGCATAATATTGAGTAACCATATAATTTCACGATAACTATTATACATGGGTGTGCCTGTTAAAAGAAGAAGACGCGTCATAAGGAATGGTCCGAACTTTACTAATTTTTCTAATTGATCGGCAACAGCACGTGTGCCACTTTTTTCATCCGTGCTTTTTATATTATGAAACTCGTCAATTACAATAAGCGAATTGCCAAATACTATTTTTAATTTTTGCATCATGATTTTCGTTCTATGCGATTTATCAATAATTTCGTCACTTATAGTGGATGTTTTTTCAATAAGATTGGCAAATTGATCATACCCCAAAAAACGATAAGAACGGCGAATAATTTTTTTAATTTCAGATACTACTTTTTCTTCTTCCATTCCTTTCATATTCATTGGATTCATTTCTTTTAAAAATTTATTACCTGTGCATGATCGTATATTCCATATCCCATCGATTAGTTTTAGTTTATTTTTATCGAAAAGCTGTAATTTGAAATTTTGTTGGACATTTGGACTAGCAACGATGATTATTTTCTGGGAAGTTGACATACCGATTTGGGTAAGATAGTCGCGCATTTCTTCGCATATTGTAATCGCTGAACACGTTTTGCCTGTTCCCAAACCGTGATATAAAAGTAGACTATTATATGGTGTCTGAAAAGAAAGAAAATTGCGGACAAACAATTGATGCGGCGATAATTCGAAATCGGCATTACACATTTTATCCGAGTGTCTTTTTATTGCTTCTAAACTGTCCAAAACAGCCCCATCATATCTTGTATCAGCAAATTCCCTTTTAGATGCAATTTTTATATTAAATTCTGGATCATCCAGTGTTGGATATAAAAAATTATATGCATTTTCATCGGATTGTGCTTCTAATTCTTCCGATGGTGATAATGGTGGTGACGGTGATGAACCCATGGCTGATAATTTAGAAAAATGTTGATTAAAGTGATCAATAGACTGTCTCTCGGCTTCACCTTTTTCTTTTAAAAAACTATTTTGTTGTTTTTTTGATTTCTTAGACATATCTGGATTAAAAACAAATTCTTTTTGTTGTTCTGGAGACATATTTGCAAGAAAACGTTCTTGTAAATCTTCTTGAAATTTAGATTCACTACTTACATCACTTTCACCCCTTAATCCTTTGATTGATGATGACGATGTTTGTGCTGTTTGTGCTGTTACTGTTGATGAGGACGAGGGTGGAGACGGAGATGGAGACGGAGGCGGTAATCCATACTGTAAACTTCTTGCTTTTGCTTCTGCTTCTGCTACTGCTGCTGCCGCCGCTTCTACTTCTGAAGATGGTGCTCTTGATAAATCTTCGCGTCCTATACTAATATCTGAAAGAGGTGCTGCTGCAGCAATACTGCTTCCCTGAGGCGGTATTTCGGATGATACAAATCCTTCGCGACTAGCATTCGCGGATGAAGAAGAAGAAGAAGAAGAACCAATACTAGAACTATCTTTTGGTAGAATTGAAATATTAATACCAGAACCAATATCTATTTTTTTTTCACCTGCTAGACTAACAGGAAAAGAAATATTAAATTCTTTCCTCTTGGATGTTGATGAGGATGATGTATCCGAAGAAGGTAATACATTTCCAAATGCATTGCGTTCAGAACGTAATTGTGAACCTGATGCAGAAAAAGGCGCATTAGAAAGATTAGAAAAATTAGGAAAACTTAAAGAGCGTGATTGTCCTGTAGATATATTGGGGGTTTTCGAAGTATTTATAACGGGTTGATCACTTGGAACTCTGCTTGGAATGCTTTTACCCTGCGACGAAGCCGAAGACGAATCAGGCAACATGGATTTTATAGATGAAGATGATGGTATAGAGAATGTAACATCAGAAAGAACGGGCATTAAAATAATACCCCTATTTGAATCGGCCACAACTTTTATAAATGGGTCCATAGTTGATAATGAGGTAGCGCCTGCTAGTCCTGCTTGTCCAACATTAGCCCCTAGATGAACACCAGCACCTTGTCCAGTTGCTTGCTTGGGATTCAATTTATTTCGCAAATGTTCAGGAATATTAATTTTGTTAATTTGTATTGATGGTTTTTTAGGTTTTTGATCCTGTTTTTTACTTGGGTCTGGATCCATTAGTATATAATATTATAATATAAATGAATAAGTAGTTCTTATATAATGTTAATATAATCTATATTCTTGTAAAACCTTATTTATTTTTTGTATTATATTAATTTTTTCTAAATTATAAGGACGAATATAATTTATACATTCTTCAAAACTAACCCATTTAATATTTCTAACTTCTGATTTTTGATAATCTTGAATTTCTTTTGTATTGTTGCACATATTGGCTAGATAATATTTATGTTTATAACTTTTAATATTCGAACCGATGAACATTTCTTCATATGGAATAATATTTTCGATTAGTTTAAAATCAGACGGAGAATATCCGGTTTCTTCTATAAATTCACGAATTCCACAATCAATATCTTTTTCTTGATAATTTCTACGTCCTTTAGGAAATCCCCATTCAGGCTCTGCCCAATTTGTTGTAGAATTCTGGATTAATGTTTGTATGTTATATTCAACATCTTTAATTTTTATTCCCTTTTTTAAAGTCTCAAATTTATCTTTTGATGATGTTTCTTCACCTCTATATTGAAGACTAGAAAAATCGCCCCATAGTAATTTCCACATTTCTTCAAAAGTCATATTCAATAGTTTATTTTTTTCTTCTATCGTCATTTCGTTAATCAATGTTTGTATATACTGTAAATTAAATAATGGATACTTTCCTCGAATAAATTCTACAAACCCAAAACTATCATTTCTTTGTATTAAAAGATATTCTAGGCAATTGTTAGTTATATTATATCTAAATGAAATTATTCCTATACTTGTAATTGGGTTTTTACAGTCTGCTAATAAATGCCCTGTTTTCCCGCAGTTATTACAAAAATTATTATATGTTAATTTTAAATTTTTTGAATTCATAATTATATGTATTCTTTGTTATCTTTTTATATTGTTTCTAATTAGTAATGGTATTAGATTCAACAGTATGGGGACCTCACTATTGGTTTGTTCTATTGACTATCGCAATTTGTTATCCGATACACCCTAACGACGTTACAAAAAAAAAATATTATGAATTAATTCATAATTTTCCATTATTTATGCCTGATTCGAGAATGGGTAATAAATTTAGCGGATTATTGGATAAGTATCCCATTACGCCTTATTTAGATAGTCGCGACTCATTTATAAAGTGGGTTCATTTTATACATAATCGTATAAATAAAATGACAAATAAGGCTGAAATATCGCTTTCTCAAGCATTGAAAGAATATTATTATAACTATAAACCAAAAGCAATAAAAATACAAGAAGAATTAAAATATAGGCAAAAATTAGTATTTTTTCTTATACTAGTTGGGGGTATCGGTGGTGTATATTATTTATATAAACATTGAACGAATTATTGAACGAATTATTGAACGAATTATTTAATGAATTATTGAACAAACTATTGAAAAATAAAAATATATTTATATAGTAACTATAACAAATATAAAATATATAAAAGTATGAAAATAAAAAAAACCATAACCCCAAATACAAATTTATTACAACAATACGATGGTGGTGCGCCATTTACAAGCGGGGGGTATGGTTGTTTATTTAAACCAGCAATACAATGTGAAGATTCAGAAACACCTAAGAATTATGTAAGTAAGTTATTGGAAACCGGAAATGCTATTAGAGAATATGAATATATATCGCGTATTAAACAAAAATTAGAACATATTCCGGCAGATATAAAAAAATATTTATTAATTGATAATATTAAAATATGTAAACCAAAAGAATTTACCGAAGAAGATAAAAAAAATATAGATAAAACATGTGATCATATTATATCAGATATTAAAGATACTGCTACACATAAACCGATAAATTCTACTACTATAAATAATAATTTGGATAAATTTAAAATTATAAATATGCCTGAATTGGGTATATCAATGAATGATTTTATAAAAAAAACAAAATTAAGTTCACTTAATATAATTAAATTGAATAATATTATAATAGAATATGTATCAAAAATTATGCCATCCATAAATAAAAATGGAGTAATTCATGGCGATATTAAATCCGCTAATATATTGTTTAATTTAAATGATACTGAATTACCTACCGTAATTGATTGGGGGCTATCATATACCATTCCATCAGATAAAACAAAATTTCCTAATGCATTATATAAATTAAGTGTGCAATATCAACACCCCTTTTCTACATTTCTATTTTCAAAAGATATACTAGAAAAATACAAAAGTTTTTTAAAAACTTTACAATTAGGAAACGTTAAAATATCAAGAGATAGTTTGCGTGTATTTGCGTTGTCTAATTATTTTATTTTTCTACAAAATCACGAAAACCATTTCAAAATATTATTGGGAATATTTATTACAGGATACAAAGGGGATATGTTACAGCATATATCGGATAAAGAGTCAAATATTATTGATGAATTAATATCGAATAATATTCTTATGAACTATATTATAGAATATATAGTTGATGTATTAATGACTTATACGATTAATTCAAGACTGGAATTGGGTAAATATTTTCACGAGGTATATTCAATGAATATAGATATATGGGGTATAATGTCAATATATTTCGAGTTAATTCATCATGAACATGGTAAATATTATATGACAAATAATGAGTATAAAATATTTATTAATAAAATAATGAATATATTAATAGATAATATATTTAAGAATGGTGATAAAAAAATAGATATACCAAAATTAGTCGATGATATTAATGATTTAAATAAATTTTTAACAGATATACATCATAGAGCTGCGCATATTCATCGAGTAAGTAAAATAGTAGGTAAACATGAACACGATGGAGTAATAGATATTAAAAAAAAGGGTATTGCAAACAAATTATCTGCAAATTTGTTGTTTTATGATGACATAGAAAAACACGTAAAACATATAAAGCATGCACATCCCTCCCATTTAAAAACAAAAAAATCAAGTAAAAAACATACAATAAAAAGTTATGGTCAAATAACAACATCTTTTAAAAATCATGAACCTGTAGTTGTAAAGGGAGGGCGAGGACAAAGAAGAAGACGAGGACGAAAAATAAGTAATAAATATGGACACCATATACGTGGGCGAGGACGAGGAGGTTATAGAATAAAAAATAAAACTAGAAAATTAAAACATTAAAAACTAAACTAAAAACTAAACTAAACTAAAAACTAAACTAAACTAAAAACTAAACTAAAAACTATAACATAGAAAATTATTATATGTTGAATATATAATTGACAACATATAATGAAAATAGAATTAGTAATATTTATAATAACAGGATTATTAATAGCAAATACATATTACGATGGTAAGTTAATAAAAATATTAAATACTATAAAATCTAGCAAATATTTAAAAATGGCCACATTCGCATTTGGAGGATTGTCTCTTTATTTATTTTTCAAAAAAAATCCCGAAAATTCTAAAGAGTTTTTCGGTAGAGCAAATGATATGATAAGAACCTTACCTATGACACGTGACTCTGCTGATTTAATTAGTCCATTTTTAAATTTAACAAATACAAAATCATTTACAGATACAAACCAGGATATTTATATGAGTGGTGGAGGTGGGGGTGGTGGTGGCGATAATTCTAATGAATCATCGGCAAATGTTAATCGTATGATGATGTCGGGTAAAGGAACTACAAAACGAAGTGTAAGTGAAACAAAAAAGAAATTTGTCGCTGCAAATCAGAATTGGTTATGCGGAGATTGTAAACGACAATTGCCTGCGTGGTTTGAGGTAGATCATGTAATAGCTTTACACAACGGCGGATCAAATGAAGTTAGTAATTTAGTAGCATTATGTCGTGACTGTCATGGAAAAAAAACAGCAATGGATAGATTAGACAAATTGTAAATTGAATAAGTAATAAATAAGTAATAAATAATCAAGTATGTATGTATATAATAAATTATAATAAGATAATATATTAATATATAAAATGGATCAGTCATCCTCATCATCACCGTTGGGGCTTATTTTATCAGTAACAAAATTTATTATTTATGCATTATTGCTTATATCAATTGCTATGTTATTTACTACTGGTGGATTAATTACAAGTTATACGATAGGTATAACATTAATTTTGGTTATTATATCATTATGCGCATATTTTAATATAGAAAATTTAGGTAATTTTATAAATTTAGACCTTTTAACGGCGTTATGGTGTTTACCAATAATAATGATTTTAGTTATTTCGCGAAAAGATTTATCTGAAAAAACAAAAAGTGTTACCGATCCTACTTGGGTTATTTTGTCTATTTTATTAGTATTAAATTTCGCGGCGGGCTCAATACTTGATTTAATAAGCCAAGCAATCAGTATGGTTTTAAAAATTTCAAATATATTATTACCATTTTTGATAGGCTTGGTATTAGCAACGCTTATTATAAGCGTCGTATTCTTTTGGGATAAAATAAGCACAACAGTGAAAATATCATCTATTGTTATAGCAATTTTAGCAGGTTTATTTTTATCGAATAGTGAAAACATTATTGCGTATTTAGCTACTAATAAGATTTCCCTAGCTTTAAATGCGATTGTTATTATTGGTTTTGGTATTGTAAATTATTTTTTATATAAATATACTGATAATGGACTGTTATCTAATGTTTTTCAAATATTGTCTGTATTATTTCTAGCAAGATGGATATATTTGTATGCATTTAAATTTTACGGTTCATCTGGTGTTAAAACTTTTACATCTAATATCGGAGTAGAATCCAGCTCCCAGTCTTTTTTTTCTTATTTGACAGATATAAATTTTTATTGCGAAACGATAAAGTCGCTATTTACGGGCGTAATTAAGTATTTTCTACTAGCAGTATTTTTATTTTATGCATGGTTTACATTTTATATTTACTATAAGAATAGTTTCGAATTTTTAAAAACATATAAAACCTTGTCGCTTCTGGGATTTTTGACGATTGGGGTTATTTTATTATTGTTGGTTATATATTCTTTATCGGGTGGTTCTGGTGTAGAACAAACTAGTCCATATGTATTATTTATTTCCAAAATAGGTGCATACTTTGCTGGGTTTGCAATTGTTATGGGAATAATCATTTACGCATTATCTAAAATCATGTCTATACCATCTACAACTGTTCAAATTGTTAGCATTTTTAATTTTCTATTACTGATGGGATTAGTTGCTTTGATACTTAGTATTTTTAATTTCAATACATCATCTAATCTAACAATATCTAGCAATAATGGATTAGGATTTATATTTGATTTTATTATAAAATTAGTTTTATACATTCCTTGTTTTATTATTGACTGTTCGAATGTATTAAGAGAACAATTGCAAATAGCTAAGAAAGAATATACGGTAGTTATTATTTTACTTATTGAAATTGCATTAATAGCTTCTAAATTTTTGATTCCAAAATTATTTAATACAGTAATAAATAGCGATGGTATAGTGCTAACAACTAAAGTATATCCTCTTGAAATGAAAAATATGATTTCAATTCCACCTTCAATGAAATTAATGAATAAAAACTTAAATTATGGTGTATCGAGTTGGATATATATTCATCCAGTTCCGAACAATACAAATGAGGCGTATATTCAAAATACATCATTGATTAACTGTGGAAATGTGCCCGATATCCAATTTAATGCTGAAAAAGGGGCACTTGTCTTCGCAATTGATGTAACAGATGTAAATGGAGGTAAAAGAACAGTTATTGCCCCTGATAAAAAAACAGGTAAAGATATAAAGATAATATATTCAAAATGGAATCATGTTTATGTGAATTTCATAGATGGTGGAATGGATATATTTATTAATGGAGATTTAGTAATATCTGAGCCAAATATAATACCTTATCAAAATCCAAATGGAGTAATTATAGGTTCATCGCCTGGGATATATGGAGAGATGTGTAGTTTAGTATATTATAAGATACCGATATTGGCGCAAAATGTAAAATTAATGTATGATTCTATGAAAAATATGAATCCTCCCGTAACGGTTTAAATTTAGTATAAACTATTGCAAACTATTGCAAACTATTAAACAATAATTATCATTATTATAATTATTGTTATTATTATTATTATTGTTATTATTGTTATTAAGAAAAATTTCTAGATGTATAATATAAATGGATTTAAAATTAATAATAGGTGTTGTAATCGTTGTTATAATTTTATATATTATATGGAGTTACTTTTTTACCTCGATGGAAGTATTGATGTCTTTTCAAGACGCAGCAGTGTCAAAAAGTGTGGCACTTACTTCAATAGATAGTTCAAAAAGCAATTATTCTTTTTCGACATGGACATATATCAATGATTGGGGGACCAATTATGGAAAGAGAAAAAATATTTTAGTTATCCCCGATGGTGCTAGTTCATTTTATTATTTTGCATTATATTTTTCAGAATCAACAAATGATTTGCAAATTTATGTTAGAACGCAATCTTCAACATCAACATCTAACTCATATCTTGCAGCTATTTCTTCTGATACAGGATATTTTACAACTACTTGTAGTGTTACTAATTTCCCATTACAGACATGGGTAAATATATCTATTAGTGTATATAATCGTGCAATCGATGTATATATTGATGGTAAGTTAATTAAGACATGTAGTATGTCTGATGTTGCAAAACCTATTCCTACAGGTAAATCTATATACATTGGAGGAGATATCACTAGTTCAAGTAAATTGCCTGGATTTTCCGGTTATATTGCAAGCGTATTATATAACTCCGAAGTATTTAGTCCAAAGGAGGCGTGGGATATATATGCAAGAGGATATAATAATTCAGCATTTGACTTGAATGCATTGAAACGATACAAATTACAAATGTCTTTCTTGAAAGATAACTCTGTTATGAAAAGTTTTAGTATTTAGATAAAATTGTTAATATCTATTACTCATTTAAAATAATTAATCATTATATTATTGGTTAATTATTTTCAGTAATTAAAATAGTGCAATAATTAAATAGTGTAATATTTACAATTAGTGCAACAATATATTAAGCATGATATAAATATTTTATATCTAATATATAAATATACATGGCTGAATCATCACCTCCTCCACCACAACCTAAAATAGAAGCACCAATATTAGATGCCGCTCCAACACAGTCGGCAACATCGGGATTTAAAGATTTTAGTTCATCGAGTATGGTCGAAGGTTCTAAAGATTTCTTGGAATCCAATAGTTGGGTTGCGAAAATTGCATTTTTACTAATGGTGGTAATCGGTTTCGCTATTTTATTTAGATTAATGGTTGCATTTCTTGGATGGCTATTTTCCCCAAGTGGTAAAGTTATATTAGTAAACGGATATATTAACGGTTCAGATTCTTCGACTATATCACAAGATCCTAATATTAAAAAATCGATTACTGTTATTCGTTCTAATAATGAAAAAGATGGTATAGAATTTACATGGTCTACGTGGTTGTTTTTGAATGGTTTTACAAATGATCAATCCTATCATCATGTATTTAATAAGGGAAGCAAGGAAATGGGTAGCAATGGTATTGTTTCCACAAATAATGCACCTGGTTTATACGTAAATCCTACATATGATGGTATCACTGTTATAATGAATACATTTGATGCTAATGATAACAAAATAGTTATAAAAGATTTGCCAATTGCAAAATGGATGAATGTTGTAATCCGTGTTCAAAATAATAACTGCGATGTATATGTAAATGGGCGTTTAACTAAACGGCACATTATGAAAAATATTGTAAAGCAAAATTACGATGATGTTAATGTTTGTTTGAATGGTGGATTTTCAGGATATTTATCGAATTTGACATATTATAATAATGCAATCAGTATTGCCGAGATACAGGATATTCTCACAAGTGGACCCAATATGAAATCGGTTTCAAAGAATTTGGATGATAGTTTTAATAGACCGAGATATTTGGCAGATAGATGGTATTTTGACCAGAATGCTGTTCCTTCTTAATAATAATATCATCTTGACTGAGTGTATTACAAATTACAACTTACATCTTATATATGTAGTTGTTATTACGGTTGTTACGGTTGTTACGGTTATTTAGAATAAACCATCGGCCACTTAGTTCCACCAGATGAGTATGTTTTAGGATGTCTATAATTATTAAAAGGGGCATCTGCTGCAAAACAAAGTATAACAGGTTTACCTGGAACACCAGAACTAGAAGATGAGTTGCATATGATTGGCGAAACTTCGTTCCAACATGTTAATGTATTATTTACGACTTTCAATCCTACTCCTGGCGTGCCGTCTATATTTGTAATATTGGGGTATGTATTTGTTTGTGACTGTGAAGCCCATCCTTTTTGACGTGTAAGTTGATTCTTTGCAGCCATAGACCACCGCATTGCTTTCGTAAAATTAAGTATTCCATTTTCAGGACATTGCAAAATATTAGCTTTATGCTGCATATCATAACTTGTTTCGGCGATTCCATTCATCGATGTTTTATAACTAGGACAATTAGGTTGAAATCGAGACCATTCGCGTGCTGGCACCAGACTATTATTAAAAGGCATAGCTTGTGCTATATTTGATATATAACTAATGTCATTTATACTATTTTGCGCATATACTTGAAAACAATATGTAACACCATTATTTACAATAGCAATAGTATTAAAATCCGCAATATTGTAATATATATTTGTAGTTGTTGCAAGAATCATCCAATCTCCAAATCCTCCGACTTTATATTGAATTGTATATGTTATTGGAAGGGGATCTGATGATATAGATGCATTCCATGATAAAGAAATCGCCCCTCCGTCTGATGCAATCGCAACTAAATTTGTAGGCTGGGTTGGTATTGTATATACACTAACTGTTGCTATATTTGAAAAAAGCCCCGATACGGGTCCTACACCACCACAATACCCATTTATTCCAGCTACTTGAAAATCATATGTTATACCATCAGTTAATCCAGTAACAACAATAACAGGCGATGCAGACTGTGCATGTAGGTAAGTAATCCAAGGTCCTGGTCCCGAATTATTTCTATATTGAACAAGATAATCTGTTATCGGGCTTCCGCCATTGTCTGGTGCTGTCCATGTTAATTGCACTTGGCCATTTGCATAATTTGTAGCCGTTAATGATGTGGGTTTATTACATGGTTGAACAGTAAAAGTTGCATTGGCTATCTGAACTCCTCCATATGAATTTAAACTTCCACCAGGTGGTGCAGGGATAATAAATGCGTTTGGTAATGGATGTATGGTAAGATTGTTATCACCATAAGTTTGATTCGAATAATATAAAAATACTAGCGTTTTATTAAAATAAAAATTACTAGCATTTGGTGTTCCTGACATAGAATTTAACTGACTAGCTGTTACAGTTTGGATATTACTGCCTGGACTAAATGATCCCGTAATAGGGAGAATATTTGTTGTATCTAAACTATTATAAAATAGTTGTGACGAATAACCCATACCGATTGATGGTAGTGATGGTGTAGATGGGTCAATTTGAGTATTACTATAGATTGAAACACTGGTGGTATTATTAGTTCCAGCAGCTACTGAATTAGCTATGTATCCACTATTTGGTGGATTGGCTGCGTCTACAAAGTTTGAAGCATTAGTTGTTATAATTGTCATTATAAAAATAATATAATATCGAAATATTATAATATCGAAATATTATAATATTTTACACCTGTCATTTATTGTTATCATTATCATTATAATTATAATTATCATTATAATTATCATTATCCAATAAATAACAATTTTATACCCTAAGTCGCGGGTTTACGCATACATCCATCGTTGGAAAAATATCACCCGACATACATTTCATATCTTCTGATACATTGATACAACTTCTAAATCCCCTATCTTCCCCTATGTAACAATACCCCGACTTTGCTCTCGGAATTTGCGTATTACTCGTGGCATCATCCGCAGCAGGATGCTGATTTTTAAGCGCATATTCTAATGCCTTTTTGACTGATTCTTCCTTTTCTTTTTCACGACTCGACTCTTGCTTATATGACGCAGGTGCTGAACCTGGTGGGCGCACCGATTCGCCCTGATTTTGTAACGGCGTTTTCCTTTGATTTGGTTGAATAGGAATAGGTTTCAAACTAGTGTCAGCGCGTGGCATTGTGGATATAGGTGTAGAAGCGGTCGGAGATGTTGTAGATGGCGGAGTAGTTGTTACGGGATTTGTTCCAACATTTTGCTCAAGTTGGTTCATTGTATTTGTGCCCGTATTTGAGTCTTTACCTGGCAATGCATCTCTACTAACAATACTTGGCGTCGGTTTTACAATACCAATCGATACCAATAAAGGTGTAATATATATTTCTATTTGTTGCTTAAACCATTCAACCGTGTTTTCTAAATATCCGGTTAAATTAAGAGCAAAAACAATGACTATTAAAAAGACAATAATTACTCTAAATACAAACCACCATATTGATGGAGAAGATTCGGAATCACCAGATCCGGATGAAACCGATGCGGCTTCTGATGGAGATAAAACAGATAATAATTTATTTGACTTGAATGTTATTCCTTTATCTGCGTCTGCATCTGCATCCATATCAGCACCATTTGATGCTTTGAAATCTTTGGGCATTTCCGGCTTTTCGCTTTTAAATCTATCTAAAAAGGAGAAAAATGATGTTGATTTTGCAGATTCGGGTTTATTTGCACCAGCACCAGCACCGGCACCATCACCGGCATTTTCTTCTCCGCCCATTAAAATATTAAGAGAACGTTTTAGAGAACTGGATTTGGATTTGTGTTTGGGTTTTGATTTTTCTTTCGTCATAATAAAATATAACTATAAAATATTTAATCTTTATATTATTAAATATTGCAATAATATATAAAGTATTTCCAATCGTCGGATTTTTAACTAAAAATGAATTCTTTTATTGTAAGTTCGATATTATTAGTTCTTATCGACTCTGTCTATTTGTTTTTTATCGGAAAACCCGTTTTTGATAAAACAGTAGCTGCAATTCAAAATTCTCCACTTGTTGTAAATGTAGCTCCTGCCATTTTTACATATATTCTTATGGCAATTCTTCTTAATTATTTTATTATATCTGTAAACAAACCTGCATTTGATGCATTTATTCTCGGATTTTGCGCTTATGGTATATTTGATTTTACAAATTTAGCAATTTTCAAAAAATATACTATAAAAGCAGCAATTACTGATACATTGTGGGGTGCTATATTATTTTATGTGGTTACTACAATTACCTATGCACTAAAGAAAGGGTTTTAATTTGACATGTGTTCGCATCATTCTAGTGATGCGTTCATTCCGAAATCAAATTTATTTAGTAACTGTAATTTATCGATTGTTTTTTCCAGTGAACTTTTGCGAATATCTGTCATTAGATAGTCTACTTTAGGTCCTATTTCGTTTTTCTTTATTTGTTTATAAACTGCATTTATTTTTTTCACTACATTTTCTATTAATTCTTTATCTTTCGTTATTTCTATTTTAGTATCATATTTTTCGGTTAAAATAGAAATCGCATAATATATTAAATAACGCCGTCTTTTTTTCACACCTGGCGTATACTTTAAACAGTATAGTTTTAGTATACTATTAAGAATTTTAATTTTTATACTATCGAGAGATTGGGAATTTTTAAGGATAAGTTCCCATAGAATCCATATAGGATCCATCTGAAACTTTTCATCTACAGGCATATTACTTCTCCGTTCACATAAACATTTTTCTTTTTTATTGCCGCATATTTTTTGAAACTCCATTATCCATTCTAGCCAAAAGCATGCTTGAAGTGCATTATTTGATTCAGGTGATATATGGTATGCAAATTCATTGATTGCTATAAATAGTTCTTTAGGATCATCTTTACGATAAATAGATTGTGCATATGATACCGATGATGCTTTTAGCTTATTTGTCATATGTATTATATCATATTCTTCTTCTTTGTTTATTTTAATACCTTGAAAACTGTGTTTTTTATTGCTTGAGCATAATATGCATATTACTTCTGCAAATAGCGAACGTATTTTGGGGTGATTTCTTAACCGAATTATGTCGTCATTATATCCAGATGATAAAATGGTTTTAAAGTTCTCATATCGCATTTCTAAATAGATTGCTAATTTGGGATTGGCTAAATGGATATGTTTTCCTAAAAATGTAAGAATAATATCCCATAAATCTAGAAACTGTCCTGCGCAAATAAGTTCGGCGCCCCAATTGCATGCCGGTTCTATTTTACCCTGTAGGAAACAATTTAGTAATTCTTTGCGGACATCTGTTCTTTTATATTTTGAAAACGACTCTCCTTTAAATTCTGTTATAGTTCTAATATCATTAATTTGAGATTCGTTATCCATATACTATTTTTTCTATAAAAAAATATATAATAATAATACATATAAATATAAATTAAATAAATGACAATTATTGACACAGCAGTTAATAAAATAAATAGTTCTTCATGTTGGGTAGTAATGACGGTATTTTTTATTATTCTTATATCGGTTGTATACGTTTATCGTTTGTTTTTTATAGATATTAATTCTGATTCAAGTGTATCTAATAAAGCCGAGGCATTTACTATTAAAAGAGACGAAACTAACAAAGTAGGCGAAGAATCGCTTGATAATTTTTATGCAAACATATACGAAAATTTATTCTATAGCGATTTGGTGGATGATTACGAAGTTGGTATTATCCTAAACAAAACAAAACCTGTTAAACAAACCGATGTTTTAGTAATAGGTTCAAAAACGGGGAAACATGTTGATACTCTAACATCAAAAGGATTTAATGGTTATGGAATGGATAAATCAAAAGATATGGTGTCATATTCTGAGAAAAAATACCCTGATAGTAAATATGTTATAGGAGATGGAACAAATCAACTTACCTTTGAAACAGAGAAATTTACATTAATAACATTGCTCGACTTTGCCGTTTATACAATTTCAAATCGTCGCATGTTATTTGAAAATTGTTACAAATGGTTGGTTCCTGGTGGATTTTTAGCAATTCATCTTATGAATGTTGGCGGATTTTATGATTCACAAACGTATGGAGCACGAGAGCGTAGATTTTCGCCTGGCATTATGCGTTTATTTAATAAAAAAAATGTTCATAATTATTTGGGAAATAATGATGCAGTTATAGATGATATTATTTATCAATCAGATATGAAAATGAGTGCGCATGATCCGGAAAAAATAGAATTGCGTGAAACATTCAAAAATCGTAAAAATGGTAATAAACGGCAAAATCTTCAGAATTTTCATACACCTGATCAGACGATTATTCTTAGTGAAGTTAAAGATTGTGGATTTAATATGTTGGCACAATATGATTTGCTTCCTTATAATAAATCCTTTCAATATATTTATATACTTTATAAACCGTCAAACTGAGAATGTGTGTCCTATTATATACATGAGATGATACAGAAGCGTGAGAAATATAGAAATTCATTCATAATTAAAAATGAACAATATTATACGAATATTATACAGAATATAAGATTGTATAATATTCATAATCGTCTAAAATATAAAAAATATTTGTAATGATTTATTATGATATGTATTTGTATTATATCATAATAAGTATTGTATTATTTATTTTGGTAGCATACGGATATAATAAAATTAAATATAAATTTTGGGTGAATCAGCCTGTATTTTATCGATATAATATACTAAATTGGGTAAAACCAAAGCCTTTTTTATTGCGCGATGATCCGAAAGATACAATCCATTTAAATTTTTTAAATAATAATGTTTCATATATAACGGATACGAATACTCCTGTAAAAATAGGAAATATATATGTAAATGAGGTAGAGAGAACTAGTTCACATTACGAGGATATAGTGGTATTAATAAATAACTATCCATATTTTAATAAAAAATATAATAATGGAAACATTAAATTTTTAGATATTATTCGCCGATTGCATAAAGATGAACTGAAACTTTTATTGTTAAATCATGAGTATAATCCTATTATAACGATGAATTATAAAACCATATACAAAAGTATTGAACATAGTGAACATAGTGATCATAGTGAACATAGTGAACATAGTGATCATAGTGAACATAGTGAACATAGTGAACATAGTGAACCTACAGAAACAAGTATTCCAAATGTTGTTTCAATAAATAATGTAGTGGGTGTGATTATTTCTATACCCTTATATTGTTTTTTTAAATCTAAAATTAGTAAATCGATGGTTGATACAAAATCGATACCTATTTACTTTTCACAAATTTATTATAACTCAGAAGAAATACTCGAAACACAAGTGACTGAGATGATTCAAACATACAATTATAAAATGTTTCATGATTGGGACGAAATGGTGAGAAGAGATCGGGATTTCATACAATCTGAAAAACATGAGAAGCTACAGAAGCGTGAGATTAAGGGAAATTCCCCATATATAAATAAAAATACAAAACATAATCTGTATCAAGAAAATGGATTAAAAGTTGTAAGAAATAAAGAAAAAATAGTTGCATCTATTTTTAAATATACTGTTGTGAATGTTCCAAAATTAATCGTTCCTTTTGTAGAATATCATTCTTTTTATATACCTCTATCAACCTGGAATCCTATAGAATACAGATTTCATCCCAGTATAACCTTGGTAAAGATTGGAACACAAAATATAAATATATTTATTGATTTCCTACATTCACAACACTATAGCAATCATTATAAATTATTCGACGCATTCATTGTTCCATCCATTCCACATATTATGCATCTTGTTAAATGCGAACTATATTCTATTTATATACTGTTACAAAAAAACAATGCGGGAATGACAAGCGGGGAAAACAATATACCAATGGCAGTATATATGTTTCGAAAATCAAATAAGCGTATTATAAATAATAGTTTAAGTGACGTATCTTATTTACCATGCACAATACAGTTACAATATACACATGACAATTATTTCATATGTGGTTTTATAAATGCGCTTAAAATAGAGAAAAAAGGGCGCGGCATTGTGGATGGCAGCGAGGTTGGGTGTATCCTAATCGATACACTATCGCATAATAAAAAACTAATTGATTATTTTTTAATAAATATTAAACCCATTTTAGTAGAGAAAAACACGTTACTTTTTCATAATTATATATGCAAAACATTATTGCCAGAAAATGTGGCAATAATAAATTAATATTATATGAATAGGGAATTTCCCTTAATCTCACGCTTCTGTAGCTTCTCATATGTTTAATATATATCATATGTTTATCTTACGTATTTCCCGGAACGCGAGAATGAATCTACGATAAATATTACGAATATTCCTAAAAATGCGTATAATATTAAATCTTCAAAAATAGAATTTGTCTTATAGTCTTGCTGATCTTCTAAAATATCAATAATATAATTGAGTTTCTCTATTAATTCGCTTTTCGGCTGCTCAGGCATTTCAGATGAACTCTGATTCATATATGGGACAAACTGTTTATAATACTGATTAGCATATGTGCTTGGTATATTATCATATGAACTATTTGAAACAGCACCGGTTGATGATGTAGGGATATCTGGTGTATGAGATCCAGGAGACGATTGTGATGGCGGTGATGATGGTGATGATGATGATGATGACTGAGATAGAGACTGCATCATAGAAGGACCTTTGTAATTTAATTCGGGTAAAGGGGGGAACATACTTGAACTACTATTATTATTATTATTATTTTCACTTACCCCTTTATAATTTACTAAATTACTGCGACCATCGTCATTTTCATTTTCGGAATCGCTTGATTCATCCATAGATTTCAATAATGCAGATAACTTCGACTCATTTGGTGCTGACGGTTTTTGTTTAATTGTTTTTCGCATATTTTGGGTATTTTTAGGTTTATCATTATTGTTATTGTTACTATTGCTATTACCATCTAACATATAATTATTTTTATTATTTTTTGAAGGTATATATGATGCTTTAGAATTTTGATTTAATGTTGTTCCACTTTCGTCATCTTCATTATATGACGAAGCAAATAACGCTAAAGGTAAAGGCATTCCTATAAAAAAATGAGATATTATTTTAAAAAAAAAACGGAAATTAAATTATAATAATACTATTATAATTCATTATTGTGAAAATACTGTGAAAATACTATAATACTATCGTCCTGTAAATACCTTTAATAGTGGAAACGAATTACTATATTCATTTCTAACATAGCGTTCATATGTAAACCCCCAACTATTATATTTATTAATATTACCAAGTAATGATTTTTCTGATTTTTTATTGACTTGTAGTAAACATCCTATTATTCTCTCAAGTGCACATCTATCATCACGACACGTTATATGCGGTATTAAACTAGATATGCGAAATTCGTTATCGATATTTTTCAAATAATTATATTTAATAATAGACATACATCCAAAACATCCTTTCCACATATCATCATCCTTTGTTCTATAAAATTTATTTAATTTTTCATTATTTAAAGCATTTAATAATTTTGCTTGATAAGGTAGGGAACCATTATCATTAATATTTGCTTTTCCAAAATCTAAAATAATTTTATAATCATCTACATTAAAATCAGTATATTGTTTAATAAACATCGAATCATGTAAAATAACAACTGTATTGCAAAAATGTGTTCTTAAATAGTAATAGTATGGCAAAAATTCTCCCCTTTTAGGAAATTCACTTTTTATAAGCATTGTGTTTTCTAGCGGGTCGTTAGAAACGTAAGAATAATTGCTATTATCGTCTATTATAAGTATTCTATTTCTAGGATAAAATTTTTTTATACATCTGTAACATTCTTTCCAATATTCATTTGTCTTTGCGGAAATTACGTTACGTAAAATGATAAACCCTATTGGTTCAGGATTATTTTCAAGTGTTATGAGAGGAGAAGTAGTCTCCCACTTTATATCTTCTTCTATTACAGGTGATGGGGTTTGAGTTACATTTGTTGATATTGCCGGAATCATAGTTATCGCGAGTTTAAGTGGGCTTGTATTTGAAAATAATGAATATGACGGCATTTTTAATTTTTTTTTATAGGATGCATGCGGTTTTAAGGCTGTAATATTATTAACATTCATTTTAGTAATATACTATTATAGTAAAAAAATACTATAATTATTACAATATTAAAATTATAAACTGTTATATTTTATAAATACAGTATTTTAAATATATAGTATTCTAAATATTTTACATGTATATAATATAATATAAATACAAATATGAATTCTGTTGTATTTTATACTGTTATACTTTTTGCTTTATTGCTTATTTTTATACCATCAATATACAATTATTTTTATAGTTCATTTATAGGAAGAATTGCAATTTTAATACTTCTTATTTACTTCTCAAAAGTAAACTTCTGTCTAGGACTTATGTTTATAACGATTATAATTATTAAATCTGCGCCACTATATGAAGGGATGCAGGTAAAGATAATGAGGGGTTAATAATATATCGAAGGTAATATAATATTTGAATTTATTTATTGTAATACTTTTATTACAATTATTTTATTTTTTATTTTATTGTAAATATAAATATATATCCAATATATTATATATACCCAATATATCATACATAATGGATGTCGTAAATAATGCTATAAATTCATTAAATTCTAGCACATTTTTTGCAGGAATAATGATGATATGTTTAAATATAGGCTCAAGATATATCCAAATTAATTTAGATGAATCTACGGAATCGTATATAAAATATGCTCTTACAAAAGAAATTTTAGTATTCACAGTATCGTGGATGGCGACTAGAAATATATATATGGCACTTTTATTAACAGCCGTTTTTGTTGTTTTAGCAGATTTTATTTTAAATGAAAAGAGTAAATATTGCCTTCTACCTAAAAAATTCTTAAACTCGCGGAAATTAGGCGAATATACAAATAATAAAATTATAACAGAAAAGGAAATCAACGATGCTAATGAATTACTAGAAAAAGCAAAAATGCAGAAAAATAAAAGCAATCAGCTCAATTATTTAGACGCATATAATATGAATAAATTTTAATAATTTAGTTTTATAGCTGGGATGTAAATTACATGTGAATCAAATGCCCACACCCATGCACATGCACATGCACATGCACATACAAATGTATTGGTAAGTATAAATTAATATTATAATATGCAAATAAAATAAATTAAATGAATATTATAATATATATTAATAATAGTATATAAATGTCTTCTAAAGAAGGAGAAAAAAAAGAAGAATCTGAAAAAGAACCTGAAGAAGAACCTGTAAAAGACTACTATCAAAATGAAGAAACAAAAAGAGAAGAAGTAATTAAAAAGTATAATGTTGGAACATTACAAATATTTATAACTCCAGAAATATTGAGTATGGAAAAAAAAGAACGAAAAAAAATAGCCAAAATTTACTATAAAAGAGAATATACAACTACACCAAGTGAATTACAAAAATCACAAAAAGAATATGAAAATTTACAAAAACAAATACAACAACCACCACCAGTGCAAGGGCAACTACCTCAGCCCCCCCCACAACTTCAGCTACAGATGCAAGCGCAACCACCCCAGCCACCCCAGCCACCTCAACAACTTATCCAAAAACCAATTGCAGAAATGAAAGGTGGAAACATGCAGGGCGCAGGATTATTTGATTCAGATAATAGTCCACACGACGAAGATAGGAATAGGAGAATGCGGATGGAACAAGGGGTAGGACAAGGTGTAGGACAAGGGGTAGGACAAGGTGTAGGACAAGGTGTAGGACAAGGTGTAGGACAAGGTATAAGAGGGAATACAGGAAATGTAGGGACAACAACTCTTGCAAATCGTGTATCTTTAGATTCAGAACCATTCATTGCATCTTTGGTTAAATTTAATAATTCGGGGTTTCCAAATAATTCTACTATAAAAAATAAAGTAGATACATTTTTTAATATAAATTTATTCAAAGCATATTTAAAAAGATTAGGACAGCCTATTAAATTATATGGACCAAATAATGTTATTGTTGATCCTGATAGTATAATTATATTGAAACCAGATACAAGTAAACCAGTTATGGATAAAGATAATGTATTTTTAAATGACAACCCATCGGATGATGATAAAAAAGGAGAATATATTACAAACTGGTTTCCTTTACAACAACAACAACAAAAAAATTTTCCACTTATAGGAGGAATATATTCATTTCTATATATAAAACCTACAGAACAAGAAATAAAACAACAAGCAGATCTTGGTAAAAAAGTATCAAGACCATCTACATTAATGGTTAAACAGGGTGATAATTATAGTTTAATAGGAGGAATAATAAATAATAAAAAAAGAATGTCTCAGTTATCATATAATTCTCCACCGTCATATAGTGATGAATGCAACTCAGAAACATCAAGTCAAAAAGTAGACGAGACTATTAATGCATATTATAAAACAATAACAGGACAATCTAGTCTACCTCAAGCTGCTGTTTCTAGTTCAGCAAAAAAATTTATATATATTCCTACAAATGTAGAAAAAAAACCTATTGTTCAAAATGACAAAGATGGTAAAGTTACTACATCAAAATGTCCTCCTACTGAAAATTTACCAACTGTCATATATTCTAGACAAGTTTCAAATAGTCAAATTGAATCAATTATCGAAAGTTCTAAAACTATGTCAAATGAATTAGTTACGGTTCCTATTGTCGATTTATATAATATAATATCAGGTAAAGTAAAAAATACCGCTATATTAGCAAAATTTGAAATAGATGATAATACAAAAAAAATATTAAAATTTTTATTCCGAATTCTAGAAAAACAAAATTTGTTATCTACTATTGTTGGACAACAAAGTAAAAGTAAAACCGAATTTTATGATGATAAAATAAGAATAGAAGATTTGAAAAGTCAGTTATCACCTGCATCGTTTGAAGAAATAGATTCAGTTATTAAACACAATATAAATTTTATTTTAAATATTATATTTTCTAATAAAAATGCTTTTAGTTATCAAAGTATTGATTATATAATAGATTATATTGAATGGAATAAAATTTTTAAACAATTAAAGAAAGTATTATTGAACTATAAAGTTGCATATTATATCGAATTAACATTATTTCTTGAAAAATTAGAAAAAGGTAAATTACCAATCGATCGCGATGCTACATTAATGTCTTCATGCGCGGTAAGGGGTGCACAACTTAATAGACTATGGACGAAAAAATTCTTAGAACAAAATTGGTCAAGAGTTGGGAAACAAATTGCTGCGTCATTTAAAACTACACCAAAACTTTCTTCTATAACAGATATTCTTCCCGGTTTTATTAAAAATGCTTTACAACTCGACTCAACTCAGTTGATGTCTCCATTAAATCCTGGCGTAAACCAAATCTCGTTTGTTCAATATTGTGTTTTGGGACAGGAACAATTAGTCGAAGAAATATTTAAAAATGTCGACAATTCTTTTGCAGGAGTATCATGGAAAAATGAAAATTCATGGGAAAAACGTAAAGAACGACTATTTGCTGCAATGGATAATTGTCATGCGGATATATACTGCTTTCAAAATGTTCAATGTTCTTTAAAAGTTTATAGACAAATAATCGATGAATTAAAGAAAGGGTTGACAGGTGATGAAGATGAACAATCAAAATTAGACGATTTATTAGAAGATATTGGAACGAATAAACAGCAAACTGAAAGAGTAGATAAATATACAAAAGATATACTTCCAAAATTATTACAAAGTATAACAGATCCTACAAATTCGGTAGCACAAATATATGCGAAATATCAAAATGCATATGAGTTTGTTTATTTTTTTGAACAAAATGTAAATGGTGATACATTATCTCCTGCATACTCAAAAAATATAGCCGTAGGACACCTTACAATGGTGAAAAAATCTAAATTTACTGTTATACATCAATTTGATATTAGAATGGGAAATGTTATAAATAAAAATAAAAATGCATTTGGGAATACAACTGTATTCGAGCCTGTTTACAATAATACATCATTTGCTACAGTAACATATATTGTTTTTAAAGGGGGAGAACATTTGGCGGGTAATACAAAACCGGGTGTTGCACCATCAGTAGTAAACAAAACTGCACCTGCACCTGCATCCACATCCGTATCTACTCCAGGGATAAAATTACCTGGAGCTGATGAAAAAAAAGAGTTTGATGAAGCTGTAAAAAAGGCAGATAACACAAACGATATCCTAGAAGAAAATAGTGCAGCAGATAAAGTTGATGATACATTTCAAGGTGAAAATGATGAGACTGTAGAAGTTGTACCAGGACAAAGAGGTGGAGATGATAACAATAACGCAAACCTTGAATGGTATAACCGTAGCGATGCTAACAAGTCAGAGTCATCTATACTTGGATTGTTCAATAGAGGAAAACCTGATAATAAATCTATAAGTAACAAAAGTAAACCAAATGAAGATACATGCACTACTAAATATACGAATCCTAGTTATATTCCAATGTTACAAAAAATTGGAATTATTAATATTAAATTAGATACGGCAAAAACGGTTAATGATATAAACACAAAATTATCCGCTAGTGTTCCTCATGTTAAAAAAGGTGAGAAACCTACCACTATTAAAAAAGTTACTAAACAAATGATAGAAGTCTTATTAATATCAGCATTTTTTGAAAAATTCAGATCTAGATATTATTTATCTGGGTCTACAGATGATAATCCTATTTTTATTGGAGGGGATTTTAATTTTGATATTAGTAGTGATTTAGGAAAGGGTAATATTAAAAATATATATGCGTCGGCACCTGCATTACAATTATTATTAGCAAGAAGTAATTCAGGTATAATTGACAAATTTAATAAATATAGTTCATTAATAGAATATGGAGATATAATAACTAATTTTATTCGTAGTGTTAAAATTTTAACATATTTATATGGCGGTGAAGGTAAAAATGGAAGATTTGGATTAACCGGGTATTCAAAACTTAATCATCCTTATGACCAAATGTTTGGAAATACTTATCGGGGGAGTGATAACAAAACCGTAAATAAAAGTCAGTTTATTTTTGCTACAGGAAAATTAACATTATGTTCTAATGAAATTATGAATAAAATAGTAAATTCAGATACGAATGAAGGCTTGCCCGATTTCCCAAATAAATCAAACCCATCAAATAGTAATGCAATAGGATGTGTTTTTCAGGTAGATACTGCAAAGTCGAAATTTGCAATAACACAATCTGCTGCTGCAGAATTGGCGGCGAAAGAAGCTTTAAAAACACAAGATGATAATGAATTACGACAGGCGATTGTTACCAGTTTACCAGAGGCAGAGGCAGAGGCAGATGTAGAAGAAGAAGAAGAAGAAAATGTTGCAGAAGAAGAAGAACAACAGCCAGTAGCAGTAGCACAGGCAGCAGCAAAAGTATCACCTGCAGCAGTAGCACAGGCAGCACCTACAAAAGTATCGACAGCACCACCAGCACCAGTAGCGGCACAACCAGCACCAGTAGCGACACAACCAGCAGCACCACCAGCACCACCAGCACCAGTAGCGGCACAACCAGCAGCACCACCACCAGCGGCAGCAGCACCAGAACTAGCACCAGATTTTACAAAATCTACTCCACTTATACCGCCTTTTATTACAATAGATAAAGGTGAGTTAAAAAATGGTAGTTATATAGAATCAGATAAAAAAACTTTAGAATCTCCATTTAAAGAATCGGTATTTGTATATAAAACAGGTGAGCCACAATATGAATATTTAACAGATACAAAAATGAATGAATGGACAGACGCAAATAAAGAAAATATTTATTCAGACCATGCACCAATTTTATATAAAATTAATAATCCAGATAGTATAATAATACCTAGCAGTAGTGGTGGCAGTGCTGTTGATGGTGAAGTAATGGAAGCAATGGAAGGAGGAGCAGTTCCAATAGATGCAATAACATGGAATATTGGTATGTTTGGCATAAAAACATCTTCCGGATATTTTACTCATAAATTTCATGGAGACAAAGAGGAAACCTCTGAACAATATGAACAAAGATTAACAAATATCGCAAAAGCAATTAAAACCATGATGGATACAAAAACAGGAACAGGAACAGGATCTGAATATACAATAATACAAGAAGGACCATCAAGATTAACATCTGATAATAAAGATGTAGTTACATTATTTAAAAATCAAATTTCATCAAATAACTTAAAATTTATAGTGTCTACTGCTAATAACGCAGCAGGAAAAACATTTAATTCTGAATTTTATTTAATAATAAAAGATTCTGATGATGTCAATAACTATATTAGCTCAGGATTAATATTATATAAAACAACACAATTATTTAGTAACGATTTTGCAAAATCTGTATTTGAATCTATAAAACAAAAAATAAATCTTACTGGATATGATTCAAAAGATATTGAATTCGATTTTTCAAGAACATGGTTTTTTATAAACACTAGTAAACAACAGATACTTGTATCTGTTCATTTTAGTCTAGATGAAAAAAAAACACCAAAAATGTATATGAGACAGGAGCAAATATATACATTATTAAATGCTATTGTAGAAACTATTAGAACAAATATTCAGTATAAAGAATACGATATTATTTTTAGTGGTGATTTTAATGTCAATATGTTAGAGCCTTTTCCAGATGGTATTCCGCCAACATTTCTACAATGCTCAAGTGTTCCTGGACAAAAAACATTCATATATACAAGTAAAAACAATGCCCCATCTGCATTTGGAGATAACAAGGGTGGATATAATGCGACAAATATCGATTTTACTATATTTTATCCTAAAGTTACCGGTATAGTGTCTGTTAGTGTTGCACCTGTTGCTGATGCACCGATACCATCACCAGCACCATCTATATCAAGTGCAACATCAACATGTAATCACGAGATGTGTGCAGAATATAATAAAGGGTTAAAATCAAAATCTGCCACATTAAATCAAGGTGCATGTCATTCAGTAATTTTATTTAAAACCAAAAACTCCACTCCCGATAAATATTGGTCTTTATTGGGGAAAGAAGAAAGTGGAGATTATGCACAATTGATGAACCTGGTTGGAGGAAAAATAGATAAAAAATTTAAAGTTATAGGCGATAATTATTACTGTATAATCGATAATATGATAAGAGAAATACAAGAAGAAGCAAAAATTGTGTTGAGTGTTGCTGATTTTAATAATATATTTAAAAAAGAACCATCGGACACTTCTAAAACATCTGTAAAAGACTATTTCTTATTTCAAAAAAAAAATTACTCCGACAAACCGAGTAATAAAATTATTTCATCTTATAGTTACATTTTTTATGGGTTAATGGGAGAATATAATACAGAAGAAGAATTAATAAGAGCAATAACACCCTATATTGCAAAAGTAAAAGAGGCGTATAATAATACAAATTTACTACATGATCAAAGAGAAATGATGTATTTAAATTTAATTGATCTTGATTATGATGCGTATAAGGAGAATGATAATAATTATTATGAAAAAAAATTTTATATAGGTAACCCCCCGAAAGACCAAACTTTTTTAATTAGTAATAGTGATATTGTCATTATTCAACCACCAATAACTAATATATTTAAGTATGGTAACGGTAAAGACTATATATCATCATATGCTGCATCAAACTTTGCATCAAATAAAAATATTTTACCAATTTTTGATGATCTTAAAACAAATGGTATAAAATATCAAATTCCTATATCTGGTTCAGCAGCACCTACACCAGCCCCATCTTCTGGTGCGATTATTCCTATGTCGGTACCTTTACGCAACGAATCGAGTGATTTTTGTTATTTAAATGCAGCACTCCAGTTACTATTTTCAATCGATTCTGTAAGAGAACTGGCAAAAAATACTTTTACTCCCCCCCAAATTAATGATATGATAACACAATATAATAGTAAGTTATCAGTTCCAAATAAATTATTAAATGAATGTGATAACACTTGCAAAGATATATTAATAAATGTTTATGAATTATTACATAAAATGTATACTGAAGTAGAACGAAAAAATTATACAGCACAAAATTATTCACAAGAAAAAACAAATATAGCCATCGAAATTTTTAAAGATGATATTTCCAATGATACCTTACAAAAAGCCAAAGAATCCAGTAAAAGTGGCGTTGGTCAACAAGACACAACCCAGGTTCTTGTAAATGTATTTGATAATTTTAAAGACTTTAAAAACCCTTTATTTGGTAATATAAAAAAAGAGATAGGTTTTAGTTCATATAGAATCAGTTTATGCGATACCACATATGTGGATAAAAATTATAAATATAATAAACAAACTGGCGATTTTATTAAATTATATAATATTGATAATACTAACAAAAATATATTAGAAATAACTGATTCAAATAATGGGAAATTAAAATCTTTATTGGAACTAGTAGAACAAGGATATACAAATATAAATGATTGTTTTAATGCATATTTTAATAAAGAAAAACGGGGTGGTGGAGGTGCAGACATAGTTCTTCCTGAAAATCTTAAAAATTTATGTGAAAATGATAATCTTGACCAGATAGATGGAATTTTTATTAATAAAGAACAAAAATATTTAATTATTGCATTAAAGAGAACTATTAGCATTCCTGAAAAAAACACTGATGGTTCATTTAAAAAAACAAAAATAACAAATAGTGAAGGTATAATAGTTGATGGTGATGTTATTAATAAAGTAACATATAACGTGCAGAAACTTATTATTACTGACGAACAAGGCAAAAATCAAGAACTAAATATAAAACATGGTATGGATATAAGGTTTAAATTAAGAGGAGTTATTTGTAAAGGAGGTTCGGCAGATGGCGGTCATTATATGTATATATCTATAGAAAATGATAAAAAAATAATTTATAATGATAGCGTTTTAACAGTTATTGATGATAACAATTTTAAAACATATGATTTTTGGGGTGCAAAAGGTGTTGCAGAAATAATGAATACTCGAGGATACGTATTATTATATGAAAGAATACAAGAAACAGGACTCTCGGTATCAGGAGGAAGTAATACTATTTCACCAAAACCTAAACCCATTCCCATCTCCAAATCTACAATTAAAATAACATCAAATAAAAAACCCAATAAACGGACACGGACAAGGACAAAGACAAACACAAAGACAAGAAAGCATGAAAATAAAATAACACATAAGTTAAAAGATAGTATCAATGCAACTACAACTACAACTAAAAATAAAAAGAAAACAAGAAAACATATACATAAAAATACAGTAACTGCAAAGTAATGGCGCGGCAATAGCACGGTAATACACTGTATAATCTTTATTCATTATAACTTCAATATTTATTATAATGAATATATATCAAAAAAACCACAATCCACTCCTCCAACAAAATCTAGAGTTTATTTTTCAAGAACCGGTATGTGAAATATGAAATGAAAGAAACGCATAATGATAGCGGTAGTGTTTCATAGGGTTGATTGCATATTTTATTGATAACTAATGCGCTTGTTACCGGTGCATCTAAGAATGGACTTAAAAATGAAGTCATACCCAAATACATGAGATTTTGAGGAAGAATCGGTGTATATTTGGAGAATACCGATCCAAGTCCGCATCCGATTGTCATGGTAGGAATAACAAGACCACCCGTTAGCCCCGATCCAATAGATACAATACAGTTAATTATTCTACCAAAAACACTATATATATTGAACCGATTAAGTGTATCAAATTTCCCTTCTTTTTCCAATTTTCGTAGTTTTTCTAATTCTACATGATTATTAGTTTTTTCTAATTCTTTTAATTTTTGTTGATTAACAACGGCTTGAAATCCTTCATTTATAGCAGACTCTCCGACACCCATAGTTAAAAATCCCAATTTTTTAATAATAAAAGCAATCAAAAACCCAAAAGCTATAACATAATAATTATTATATTTTGAGTTTTTAACATAGTCAAATAGATAATTAACCGACTTAAAAAACAATAATGATAAAACTCCCATAAATACGGCAAATAATGTAATATATCCAAAATGATCCGATTGAAAAGTAAGTTTATCTATTTTTATTAAATTATCGTTTTCTCCTACCAAATAATAAATAAACGGTATAGCACAAACCATAACACCGAAATTAGAAAAAAAGTTTATATCTTTATTTATTATCATATGTTCTAAAACGTATGTAAATGTAGAAATCATTGAACCATATACAATCGTAAACCCAATAGCATGTCCCAGATATATGATCAATTCAGTATATATATCATTTAACCCTAATATTTTTTTAGATTTAAAGTAAATATATAATAACAAACATATCGATGAGTATATAATGACACCCTCATCTCCTAAGCCTACTCCTGCCGATATTGCTAGTAGAGAAAATATGTAAATTGCGATATTAGACATACCTCCTACAAATAAATCATTTTTAGAATAAGAGGTTGCGTGAGTATCTACACTAGCAATCATTTTTTTAATATATAATTCAAAATATCCATCTGATAATTCAAAAGTATTTGCTTTGGATGCTAACCAAAAAATGATAGGCACATATAAAAATATATATTTCGGGAAATTAACTAAATTATATTTTGTATTTTCTTGAACAGTATTGTATATATTCAAATAACGTTTATTTATAAATATTATTACAAATATTGCAACAATAAAAAATATAATCGTTTTAAATATTGTAAAATTCATTGTAATATTCATTATAAGTATTCGATATGGTGTATATAATATAATTAGGTATAATATAGCTGTATAATATTATTTAATATTGTGTTAAAAATACAGAATATTAAATGCAAATATTAAATTCAAAATATTACATCACATATCTTCAATACCATCCCCAAATATATCATTAAATGCAATCATCATTTGTTCAATATACGACGAATTCGTTGCAAGAGAATTGCATACATTTTCGGAAATAGCGATAGCTAGTTCGACACGACAAAAGAATTTCGAAAATTGTAAATTATGCGTTTTTAATATTTTATTAATTTCATAAATTTCTTCTCCTCCGAAAAATTTAGAATCGACGCTTAATACTCTACCGCATACAACGGAAATATTGTTAATTAGTATTATTTGTATTTCTTCTTTTTTTGATTCTGTATCGCATGATTTTGCGTTTCCCGGCACTATATTTTCAGATAAACTTTCCACGATAAATTTCGCCAGTTCATTGTGATCTCTGCTAACAAGGATTTTAAAAAACATAAAAAATATATTCTGTTCTTCTCTTGTCATTGTGCCTATAATGCCATAATCTATTATACCTATTCTTAATCCTGGAGATGTATAGCTAGACTCGTCGATGATATTGTCATCTTTCATAAAAATAATATTACCCGAGTGTAAATCAGCATGATATATCGAATCATAAAATACACACTTTAAATTAAATCGGGATAATATTTTAGAATATTCATATTTGTCACATGGTAAAATATTTTCAATTCTATTGCCTTCTAATTTTTCCATTATAATAACACATGGATTAGTTTCGGTAAAATACGAATATACTTTTGGTATACAAATCGTTTTAACGTCTTTAAATTTATCACAAAAAAGTTTTATATTTCCAACTTCATTTAAAAAGTCCAATTGTTTTGTCATTATTTCGCGATTCTCTTCGAATAAGTCCTTTATATTTAAATCGCAAACATATGGTATTTTTTCGGATATATTTACTAGTAAATTTAATTCATCCATTGATTTATTAAATTTTTCGATAATATTGTTACGACGGTATTTAATAATAACATTTTTTCCATTTAATTTACCGGTATAAACGAGCGCGATGTTTCCTGATTTAATAGGAGTTTCACTGTCAATAAAAAGATTGTCTCCATTATTTCGCGCAATATTAATGAGATCGTATAATCCATTATAATCGATTTCGGATATATCATATTTTACATTATCGGTATACGTAACAAAATGATGGAACAATTCATTATCCACTAAATTATTGCTATTTGCAAATGCTTGGAATAGTTTTGTAAAAAATATGTTTTTTTCTGACATTTTTATTGTAATGCCCTTTATCATATGGTTATAATCCTCTTGTGTTTTTTTTGATAGTTTATAAGTTAAATAATATCTTGCATATATTCCCATAACACTTGTTAAAAACCACGAATTAGATAATCCATACATAAACGATGATTTTATATTATTAAAAAAGAAATGTAACTTATTCAATATTTTATTCCTTATGTTTGTATTTGTATTTGTGTTATCATTAGTCTCGTCGTGTTCATCATATATATACGTTTCTAAATCTATATCATCATTAGTTGTTTTTCCTGATTGTCCTATTTGTGCTATTTGTTTTAATCTGTGATACATAAAATGATGTTAATAATATATGTATTTTATCTTTATATATTTACATATTTGAACATTTAACATTGAATATTTAATATTTAGTGTTTAATATTAAGTGTTAAATAATATACGACATCATTATGCTATTTCTATAAACTGTTTTAAATGTAAGAACATTTTTTTCATAATAAGTCCCAGTATATTTTCCATATATATAGGTAATGTGTGTGCTAATTCGAATTTGAAAATATAATTTATATTTATTTTATGGTTTGATTCGAAATTAATAATCATAGTTGATATAATATTTTTAACTTTTTCATAATTTTGCAGCTCTTCTGCGTATGGATAATCTATATCAACGCTTGTATATATATGCTTTTCATTTGTAATATTGGCAATTGTTCGTATATACATATATTTCGGCTTAATCCCCAATTCTTTTCCAAAAGGTTTAAATAAAAAAAGCACCTCGATTTCATTTGGGGAAATCCATTTTTTTATTTCTATTTTTTCGAAATTAGCTTTATTTAAATTGAAAAGTAAATCATACATATTTAGATTTATTATATCGTGTAAATTTTTCTTTTTATTTTCTAAATTAAATTGTAACAAAAATATATTACATGATTTTTCTCGTTTTAAATATACTTGTTCTTTTGTGCAAACAGTTTTAAAATCATAATTATATATTTCTTCAATCATATTGTTTTTTATTTGTTGTTCCATTAACAAACTATTAGCGCTATTTATATTCATATTCATATTCATATTCATTATAATTTGTTTTACTTTATTTCTAAATACTGTTAAAATATCTAAATAATATTATAATTAAATTATAACTTAATCATATTATTTTAATAGTATTTTAATAGTATTTTAATATTATTTTAATATTATATTTTTCTATATTATAGTATACAAACAGGTAGGAACGGTAAAACACAATGAGTAAAACAGGATTATCACAAGTGACAAAAAACAACAATAATAATAATAATAATACGGTAATATCATATATTTTATTAGTTGCTCCAATTATATTGGGTATGGGATCTGGTTATTTTGTATCTCGTAAAAAAATCCCCAAAGTTAAGTCTCCATTTAAACCCCCCTCGTGGTTATTTGGTGTTGTATGGCCGATATTATATTTATTATTAGGCTATTCATCTTATATAATATGGAACAGTAGTGTTGTAGATATAAAAACTAAAACATTGTATTTATTTCTATACGCTATTCAGGTTATATTGGTTATATCCTGGTGGCCATATTTTATATATTTTCCGAATAAATTATTTGCAACAATAACTCTAATATTATTAGCTATATTTGCGGGTGTTGTTGCTTTACTTTTTTTCACGATTGTTCCACGTGCGGCATACTGTTTAATACCGTATGTTATTTGGCTATCATTTGCTTCTTTTTTAACATCACAGACGTGAGGTGAATATCACAAGAGTATAATACTAAAAATAAAATATATTATACATCAAAAATTCGCTCAATATTTTTAACAAGATTTACTTTATTTAAAACCATTTCTTGGTTTATTTTATATTCAGCGATATATTTGTTAGGGTTTCTTAAAACAGTATTAATGATGACTATATCTCTAGTAATATTTCCTGTAATGGGAATTGTATGTTTGGGAAAGTATTCTTCTATTTTTTTACATCCCCAGTAAAGTGGGATTGTATTATTGATAAAAGGATTTATTATTTTTTCTGTAAAATAGTGTTCATGACTCGTATTTTCAATTGCAATTGTAAACATGTAATCTTTGCACATCTCCTCCATTGTTTTGAATCCACCTTTAATATATTTACTATCGGGGAATTCTCGTTTATAAATATCGACCCCATTTCCCCATATATCGATTGGCCATTTATATTTTAGAATGTGTCGAACGATCATATGACGATATCGGTGTCCCGGTGTATATGTTTTATTTGAAACCATAATCGACATTAGTTTAGATTTTTCTGGTCTAAAAGGCATCGGCTTAGGGGTTTCATAAAATAGAAAACCGTGATGTCCTACAAAAGTAGGTGTAGGAAATTTATAATCGCTTCCGATAAAATATTTCCCGATATTTTTAACGGCATATTCAATAAAATTATTATGATAAATTTTTAGAAATGGAGTATCGTGTGGTTCTTGAGCAAACCCGATGACATTTTTAGCTTCTACTTGTAAATTTTCAGGTGTAGGGCAGTTCAATATAATTGTATGCGTATATGTTTCGGTTGTTGTAAAATATATTTTCTTGGTTTTTCCGTAATAGTCTATATTTTGAACAAGACATTGTCTTTCGTATTCTTGTTTGCAGTGTCCAGAAGAACAATAGTCGCTAAAAAATTTAATTCGTATATATTTCGATTTAAAATCGTCTACTATTTTTTTGAACTCAGCTGTTTCGTAGCATTCTTTATAGTGTGTAAGGATTTTTGAATCTATATGTTTAACGGTTATATCGCTGATATTATATAATACGCAATGATGAATCGCACATTGTATCCATAAAGCATTTAATATGAATTCAATATTCGTATTTATGGATGTGTATGTGGATATAGATGTGGATATAGATGTCTCTAGATATTTTAAAATACTTTTTTTGATGACTACAGTAGAATTTATAAAAGGGTTTATTTTAAATATATTATAATTGTATAATTCTCCTTCTGGGATACAGGATATTGCGTTTTGACAACAGCTCTTACTTCCTATAACATCTATCCGATTAAATTTTAAAATAATACTTGATTGTAATTCTAATTTATTTGGTGCCCAAATATCATTTATATTTAAAATAGCGATATAGTTATATTTGCATTCATTTGTAGATGCTTTTATGATTGCTTTTAATGGCGTATTTATATCACTATCATAATATTTTATAATGTCTATACGACTATCAATTTCTTTATAGTTTTGTATTGTCTGGTTGTCTGAGTGTGAAACATTATATAATACAATTTTTAATTCCCAATCTTGGTGTTTTTGATTTATGATTGAAGTAATAGAATCATCAAAAGATTTATCGGTATAATTATTTGTATTATCACCGTTATCAATTAATGCTATTATAGAAATCATTTATATTTATAATACATATATAATGTTTATACAATTTGTATAAATATTATATACAAAGGTGTAACTGTAATTGTAATTGTAATATTCTCTAGTTCTCTAGTTCTCTAAATATCTAAACTAATTGTATTGCGTTCGGATTTAGGTTTACGCTTTGATTTACTGGGCATATTGTCATTTTGCAAATCTTTCAACTCGGAAATACTAATCGTGCTTCCTTTATCTTCAGATTGTTGATTTGCATTTGAATTTGAATTTGAATTTGAATGTCCGATATTTACAGATTTGGTTTTCAAACCCGATAGAATATTACCAATATCTGAAGGCCCTCTCATTTCAGGGCGCGGATTTTGGGGAAGAGGTGGAGGAGCCCCGCGCGATGATTTTGATTCAAAAGGATTAATATAATTATCGGACAGGTTTACACCATCGTTCATATTTCCTCTCCCAAAATTCAAATCAGGACGGTTTGAAATATCCCCCTCTCTTCTAGGAGGAGGAATCGAATTAGGTCCTTTTGTTGCTACTGGAGGAGGGGGAGGGCGCTGATTATTAAAATTGCTAGGCGGCTGTTGCTGCTGCTGCTGCTGTTGTGCTCCACCACCCATCATATCCCCCATAAAGTTACCAAAATTGGGTGATGATTGAGACATAGTATTTACAGCGGCTTGTGTAAATTGTTTCATAAGCTCGGGATTTTGGCGCATAATATCGTCCATACCAGGCATGGCGGATTTAAACATGGTATTTGTCATATGAAGCATAATCGCACTTCCTCCAAGTTGGAAAAGAAGTTTCAATTCTGGTGCCATCTTTGCTTTTGATTTATATTTCTCATGCAGCTCGGCAAAAATCTCATCATAGTCATCTACATTTTCATTGATTTGCTCAGACCACCCATCGAGCTTCAAATCAAATGGATCAAATTTATTATTTAAAAATTCTATACCTGTAATTGCTGTCATAAGAAGTTTCTGCTGAAATTTAATACTATTTTTCTTTTCTCTTTCTTCTACATGCGTCTCATATTCGCCCTTCATTTCTAGAAGAGATGACTCCATTGTGTATTTTTTTGTAAGACGAATCCCTTTCGTCTCTAATTCTTCTAATTTTTGAAGAATTTTAAATTTCTCGCGAAGTAATTCTTCTTTCGACATTTGCGGTGTTGAATCAAGTGGTGCATCGGGGTTCATAGGAACATTGCTGAATTTGCCAAATCCATCCCATGTTTTTTTATCGGGATCTGTATTTGCGGTTGATGCACCTACGCCGCTAGTATTGCTTCCGCCAATAGGTGGTCCACTTAAACCCCCAAGATTAAATTTAGAATCGGAATATCCACCATCGCTCTGGTCGTCATTATTATCATAATTGTTTATTTTTATAGAGCCACCTCCACTAAATAAATCAGATTTGAAATTTTTAGTTACTTTATTGAGATTTACAGAATCAGATAACTCATTTAATTCATCCTCCAATTCAGTCAAATCTTCCAAGCCAATATTTCCATCACCACCGCCTTTACCACCACCCGATTTTAGTTTATCATTCATTAAAAGCTCTAAACCACCTCCAAAGTTTACAGATTTACTACCACCTCCACGACCACCACCCCTATTTCCCCCCATAAAACTATTATCAAGATCAGATAAATTCCCAAGTTCAATGATTTCGTCAGCCATATTACTTATATTCTAGAACTTTAATTTTAAGTTTGTGCGCATTATAAATATATAATAATTATTGTAATTAAATATTGTAATTAAATATTGTATTACGATTTTCTATATTTTTTCTCTATTTTTACAATATAATATCAATATTTATCATTTTTTTTAATGTAAGGTAATATATACCCTGTAAGAAACAATCTGCCAAATCATCTTTTTTTTTATTTTTTTCTAAACATCCTCTATATTTTTCAAATTGTGGCAATTTTTCTAGTAATTCTTTTGTTACTTCTACACTTTCTATTTTTCGTTCCGTATACGTTGTTTTCTTTTTTGTCATAAACATTTTTAACTTATTTGCTGCTGATATGAATTCTATGCATGGTGTCCCTCTCATTATAAAATATTGCGCTATCATACCCTGTAGTGTTTTCATTCTACTCGCAATTGTGCTTATCTGATTTTCTATAATTACAATATCTATTTTATATTTTCCCAGCCCTCCCATTATTCCTATATCTCCTGAGTCGATATTTGTATTTGTATTTGTATAGTGATTAATAAATTTATCTAATTCTGTCATCATATTTTTACCAAGTGTCAATAAATCTATCTGATCTGCACGTATATTTTCTATATTTTCTAAATAGTTTGCTTCTAATTCATGCTGTATCATATCTAACATTTGTTCTTTTGTATTCTTCTGTCGTTTTTGTATCGTTGGATTTATTTGAGTTATAGATACATTTGGGATATTATAGACTAGAGGCGTAAGAGGTTCGTGAGATATATCATAAATCGGTTTAATATTATATTTATCAATTATTCCCTGAATATCCACCATTTTCCTCTTTTTTACTTTTGTAATATCTAATTCACTAGGTGGTATTTTAAATTTACACTTTTTTGCATGTTTATTACAATAATATTCACTTTCTATATATTCTATTTCGTTTTCGTCAGCATCTTCTTGACCATATTCGCCACCTTCATTATGAGCGATTTTAATCGTTTTACAATATTTAGCATTTTCACCACAGTTATTAAGTCCACCGTTGTTACATTTTTTAACTATAGGAGTGCATAAATTAATAACTTCCCATTGCAATACTTTATAGTCGCTCGTATTATTTGCATCATCGCTTACTTGGAATAAACAGTATGCTAAATTTTTCATACCTACATCGAAACTAAGAATATTTTTCATTTAATATATTAAATATATTTAATATATTTTATATACTTTACAAAGTATATTTTTATATTTGTTATATAGTTTTTATTAATTATGGTTATATTGATATATTATAATTACAGCCGGCATTATAAAATCTCATGTTCTTTTGTGAGTGTAGCATTATGTAGCATAGTAAATGTTTTATTCTCGGTAGAAAAGAAGTTTGGATATAATATGCTCCAGTCTAAAGTATCGTCGAGTAAAGTCAATTTCGTGTATATGTATCCGATAAGCGCGCTACAAAAGAACCGCGATGTTTTTTGTGGATGCCTGTCTTTTTTACAGTATGATTCAATCCAATCGGTTATAACAATATCATATGGTTTATCATAAACTACACGATGTATTTCTTTCAAGATGTCATTATTAAAAATTTTGTAATATTCGTCTTCTGAATTGAAAAGTATTCTGCGTGAATATATTTTACCACCATATGTTTGTATAAAGTGTTCATATGGTATTAATTGAACGCCGAATTTTTTGGTGTTATCATCGGGGTCAGGAACATCAGATATTCCTGAAGTCCATACGAACGTGCCTTTTAGTGGTGTATTTGTGAACTCGGGATCAACGACAATCATACCTACATGCGAAAAATCGCTTTTAGTCATAAATTTAATAAACCAACTGAAGATGCCCCACGAACCGTATTGAAGGTCATCACATACAAGAAGATCACCAGTTTTAAGTGTGTGTGTGTGTATATGTGCGTGAGTGTTTGCATCTTTTGCTAAATCGGTTGAAGCGATCAAAACATGCGATTCAGACATTTGTATAATTCTATAATAGATATAATAGATATAATAGATATAATATAATATATTATAGAATATATATTATTTTAAATATTTTGATTTCGGGACACGTCTTGTTCCATGTCCGTGTTTTTTTACTGATTTTAATGCCATTTTATATGCTTTACTTTTTTTATGGTTACATCCTTCGTCTAATATTTTAAAATCAACAGCGGCGCTTTTACCTCCTGTAATTGCACTAGCTAGTCGTGCCCTTCCCCATGATTTTGCGCTTTGATTCGGACGACTACCTGAAGAATAGTATGCACCTTCACCTTTACTTTCTATTTTTTTAACGCGTTTATGCTACACCCTGTTTTGTGTGATAACTCTTTTGATGGAACTATATATTCTATACCATATATTTTTCTTGCTCTCAAAATATGAGGTGAAACTTTATGCGGATATGACTTCACATGTTTTCGTGTATAATATTTATGTTTTTTATATAATTTTCTAGATTTATCTAGTTGTTTTTTTTCATATGTAGTGTCAGGTTTAGTTAGTATACTGGGTAAATATTTAGATGCGTAATATTTTAGTTTTAGCTTCATCTTTATCCTAATTATTATATTTTATTATATTTTGTATTAACAATATACTATTGCTTATATAATATAAAATTATAATATATAAAATTATAATATATAAAATTATTATATATAAAATTATTATATATTATATAATAAATATATAGCTAATAAAATATTTTAAATGATAACAGGCATATATTTTAAACTTATATGTTTGTTTGTGTTGTTATTTATAGTATGTTATTTTTCGGAAAGAATTATAAATAAAAAATCATATGAAAAGGGGAAACCGATTAATAAAGTAGTAATACCCGATATTATCCAAGAAAATATACCGAATATGCGTAATTTAGATATTATTAGTGATTTGTTTGTTTGTTTTATAACATTTACTTTTTTCGTTCTCTTTTTATTAAACGGAAATTACAAATATCTTATATTTTACTTTTTTGTATTTTTACTCATGCGAATTATTACATTTATTTATTTCATATCTACTACATTACCTGATAGCAGTAAGACGTGCACATACGGAACTGATTTTTTTACAACCGCGATGACAATGGGTTCATGTAACAATCTGGGAATTAGTGGGCATTTTGTAAATATAGTTTTTCAATTAGGGCTTCTTTATAGGTATTACGGTTCTGAATATTGGTTTCTATATTTAATTGCCTACATATTAGCATTTATGTTAATATGTGCATCTAGAAATCATTATACAATAGATTGTATTACATCGACATTTGTAGCATTATTTTTTATTTATGAGATTAATAATATTCAAAAAGGGTTAAACTACGTAATTGGTAAAAAATATTTTAACTTGTGAGTTATTATTCCGCGATTGGTGGTAGACGTCTTTTTCCTATACCCGTTCTGGGAACTAAGTAAACATCCTTATTTAAATCACTTACACGAATTGCACTTGAACTACGTTTACTTGCACTAGACTTTCTCGAAGCTGCGCTAGATGCTCTTGGAGCTCTAGAAGCTACACTTGATGCTTTGGGAGCTGCACTAGATGCTCTTGGAGCTGCACTATTTTTACTAGCTTTGGCTGCCTGACCAAAACTCTTACTTTCCATTTTTTCATCTGATGATATTTTGAAATGTTCCATCGGGAAAGGTTTTGCTAATAATCTAAATCTAGGAGAAAGTTTATCAATAGATAAACCTGCTTGAAGACGTGCAGGTCTGTTTTTTTCACGATTAGATGCTTTAGGAGCAAGTTTCAATCTTGCGCCTGCAGCTCTTAATCTAACATTTATTGCATCAATTTCTGCACGAGCAATTTCAGCAATTTTATCATCTTTAGATGTATAATCTTTTTTTAAATCTTTTAATCTTTCAAATATTTTGTGCATCTCATCTTCACTTAAAGTCCCATATAATGCTTCTTTATATTTGTGTAGGTCGATGGTATAACTTTCTAATGAAACAGTTTTTTTCCCTTCTTTATGGTTTTTAAGTTCTTCCTCATGACGTATAACTAGTGCCATAATAAGAGGATTTGTGGTATCTTTAATATTTCCTGTTACCACACATGCATCACCTGCACATACTTGATATGATGCTTGTCCTTCACTTTTATTACCAACTGATTTTACACTATAGTTTCCAAGTAATTTCGAAGATAATGATATAGGTATATCATGCGGGTCTTGGCGATGTAATCGTTGATGTTCTGCATGTTTTGGTATTAATTCTAAATCTCCAATAACACGTGCGAACTCTTCGACAAACTGATCCTCTGCCCTGTATCCGCGATCATTTCTTCCCTTTCTACTTCTTTGTGTAGATGATTTTGGAACATCAGACTTAGGCACCCCCCCATATTGGTATGATTTTTTAGTTCTATGATGTCGTAGACGTTTTTTAGTCCCGCGACGGTTAGTTCTGCGACGATTATATTTTCGCCTAACCGTTTTCATATATTCTTATATATAATACAAAGATATATAATACAAAGATATATAATACAAGTATCTGAAAAATAATTATAATTAAAAATATAATTATAATTATACACACGTAATTATACACCCATGATTACCCTAAATATATATTTAATTTGCACGAGGAATACCTCGTGTTAAATATTCAGATTGTGAAATAGAAGGTGCCATCATACGACTTTGCAATTCATGACGTGAAAGATAAACGTTTTTAAGATCACTCGTTTCATATCCAAAAGGCTGGCTACTATCTAACGCAGATGAAAAAACATAAGGTGTATTTGATTGTGTTATGGGGTTTTGTGCCCCTGTATACATGACAGGACATGCTCCACAGTTATTGCAAGAGGATACGGAATTTGCTTGCATAATTTTAACAGCATTTTTTTGTAAAAATGTTCTATAGTCCCAGTTTGAAGTGATATTATTGTTTTCGCGGATTTTATCATTTACAACAGCACCAGGTTGCCATGTGGCATAGTTGCGTCCATCCATCATAATAGGAGGGAAATTAAAATGAATATTATTTGAACCTGAGTAACAAGTAGCCCAAGACATTATTTATGTTTTATTGTTTTATTTATTCGTATAATATATACTAAAACTAGATAAAAATAATATTAATATGATTTTGAATTAATATGATTTATATGAATTAATATGATTTATATGAATTAATATGATTTATATGAACTAATGGAGAGTGTAAATGTAATTATGATAAATGTTTAATAAGATCCTTTTTAGTTAATTTATTAATAGATGATTCGCTCATATTAGAACCATCAGATGCTAGTTTATTTTTAAGAAGTTGTCTAAGAGATTGCACATTCATGGAATTATAGTCGGTATGTGTTTCAGAATCTTTGTTCTCCTTGTTCTTAAAAACAGCTTTTACTAAAAGGTTATCTAAAGAATTATCAACTGAAACAATTTCTGAAATATTAACTGTTTCTAAATCGTTTTGATTATCCATTTCAATAGTAACGGTATTTTCCTTAATCTCATGAATCTCGTATCCTTCACTTGGTTCATGAGGTCCATCCATGTCAGAGGTTACCGACTCACTATCGCCTTCACTATCATTATCGCTAGAAGATTCATCATCATCTTGATCTTCATCGTCGTTGATGGCGTTTTTATTATAGATCTTGTTATCATTTTCATTTTTAGAATATAAAGGATGAGATAACTCAATTATTTTCACATCAGGTCCTTCTAAATGTTCTACTAAATGTGATTCGTGGTTTCCAGTAAATAAGATTTTCTTTGTTGTAGAATCATTATTATTATTTCCCCCTTCGATCTCATCATCACTGCCACTTTCACTACCACTGTCACTTTCACTACCACTATCGCTACCACTGTCGCTACCACTGTCGCTACTGCTTTCGCTATCATCATCATCGTCGGAAACGTCGATTAATTCATTTGTTTTATTTACTTCGCTAAATCTATTCATATCATGCGCGATAGATTCTGATACTAGTTCTTCATTAGATTTACCTTGAATCATACTTACTAAATTATGATTATTATTATTCATCGACATAATAACACTTTGCAATACTTTTGCTTGTTCGCGCTGTGTAAGCTCTAAAATTCTATATTTATATTTTATATAATAGTATAATGCAGCTCCAATCAATAATGTAATTAATATGCTAAAAATAGTTTGTGAATTAAATAGAGACATCTTTTATTTTTATACATAAATAAAAATAAAATATTTAACGCTTAATGTTATTTTGCTAATTTTCTAATTTTCTAATTTGCATAATTACAACAACTCAAGAATTCTTTTAGTATTAGTAATAATTACATCAGGATAGTCTAAATCATATAAAACTTTTATTCCTCCTTTAATTGTAGATATGCCTCTTTTAATTTTATATAAGTATTCTACATTGTGATCTGATGTAACATTTACACTCATATGATAATTTTTAACATTTTTATTAGATTTCAAATTCTTGCACAATTCAATATAATGTGTTGTAAGCATTAAATCCACATTTTTCATACCCGAAAGATAATCTATATAACCATATGCACTTGCTACAGCTTCATATGGATTTGTGCCTGAATATAATTCATCAAAAATGCAAAAATGGTTTTTATCTTTATTTTTTTCTAAACAATCCAAAATCTCTTTACATCTTCTTGATTCCGCCTGAAACAAACTATCGCGTCCAGATGTATCTGGGATATTCAAGTAACAATGCAAATAATCATAGGGTATTACTTCTGCGGTTTCATAAAATCCGTATCCTATCTGTTGCGATAATATAATATTCATCAAGGTAGATTTTATAACTGTTGTTTTACCTGCAGCATTTGGTCCTGTAATTATAATTTTCTTGTCTATTGTTACATCATTCTTTACCGGGTTGTCATATGGTGGATAATACAATTGTGTGAACCTTGTCACATTTTTGTTTGCGGACTTTGCAGATTTGTCGGACTTTGCAGATTTGTCGGACTTATTTTTTTTATGATGTTTTTTCTTTTTTTTGTCACCGTCTTCAGCATCTGCTTCCACCTCTGCCTCCACCTCCGCCTCCGCCTCATCATCGCTATAATGTTTACTAATAAATACACAAGGATTTATTTTACCGTCCTCGATTATATTCTTCAAGTGATCAACTTGTTCATAAAATGCATTGAACCCAAAACTATAATCTACACACTGTTTAATATCATTATCGACAAATATTTCATAATTTAGTTTCATAATTTTACCAATATCCAGCATCTTTACAAATGAAATCTTAAACGGTTTTATTTTATCAAATACCTTGCATAATTTTTCCAATTTTTCTTTATTGCGTGAAAGATCTTCTGTAAAAGTGCTATATGTTTCCAATTTAGATGAGATTGATATAATATGTGTCATATTGTGCGATGTATATTTAAAATAGTCACGAAGAATGAAAATATTTTTATGAATTAAAATCATATTTTTGTAGAATTGATGACATGATACTATATTTTGATATACCTGAATAACATAAAATACAAAAGACATTAACACGTATATGCGTTTATCCCATGGCATACTAGAAAAATCAAGCAATGAGAACATTTTACCAATAGGATGTGTTGCAAATATTTTCTTAAGTGTCGCAATATATCCACTTACAGTAACATCTATTTTCTGAAATTTTAGAATAAAAAACGGAATAATAAGTAAAATAACCGGGGAAAGAAGAGAAATAACAGGAGATGTAAGGTTGTAAAGACTCAATAACTGCAAAAATCCAGGCGATTTATTAAGACGATCTAAAATCGGAATTTCAATATAATTAAAACGTTGTTTGAAATTTTTATCCCCCGCAATATCAATCCATAATTTATCTATTTTTTCAAAAATATCATGTGGATTAATAACTAATTCTGTGCCATCATGTGTATCCATTTTTACTACCGCTTTTAAATCGCCACCATATTGACTTGTATAAGACTTGTAAAAATTCTGGGAATCTTTTAAAAATGCAACATCCGTTGTATAATATTTGCTCCACTCATTTAAAAACTTTTTGCTAAATATAGATTCCGGCTTTAAAATATGCGAATACATAGATACCCCTTCTGGATCTTTTGATTCAATAAGTTCTAAATCATTTAAAATATTCGTATTTATTTCTTCCTTTTTTTCTAAATACGATATTGGGAATTGAAATGAAGAGGATGGTTTAGCATCGGCGGAACTATTGCCCGTATTATTCTCGCTAATATTTCCATTCAAAGCGTCTAATTTTTTAATCTGTTCATTTTTTAATTCTGTTAAAAAGTTTTCTAGATCAAACATAGTTTTATTTATATGTTAAAATATTAATAATAAAATAAAAATACGAATTATTTTATTATTGTTTCGAGATTATGATTTATGATTAAGAAACGTGTTAAAACATTTTAATCGATTATAATATTTGACGGTAGTTCTTCTACAATCGTTTGATAATGTCTCTCAATATCTTTCATGGTCTTAATATCCCACCGAGTTACAAAGTTGATCGCCGTGCCTTTCCTGCCCCAACGCCCAGACCTCCCAATACGATGCAAATAGTTAAAAATACATTTGGGCAAATCAAAATTCAAAACAGTCCTCACCTGTTGTACATCTATACCACGTGATGTTACATTCGAAGAAATCAAAACACGATGTTTGCCTGCCTTGAAATCGGTATATGCTTCGTCACGTTTTGACTTCTCCATATTACTATGAATGCAACATACCGGAAAACCATCATTCGTCATCGCATCGGTTAGATCCATTACCCTCTTAATACTATTGCAATAAATAATACATTGTGACATTGAAATAATATTGAAAATATCCTTTAATGTTGCATATTTTTGTGAGTCGTCGTTTAGTGCAACATAATATTGTTTGATTCCCTCCAATGTAAGCATTTCTGATTTAACCAAAATACGCACAGGATTGCGCATAAATTTATCCGTAAGAGATTGCAACTCATTGGGCATTGTTGCACTAAACAATCCAACCTGGACATCTGAATTCAAATACTGAAAAATATTATAGATTTGATCTTTAAACCCCACTGAAAGCATTTCATCCGCCTCATCCAATACAAGCAGGTTAATATCCTTTGATACAATATGATTCCTTCGCATCATATCATAAACACGCCCAGGACATCCGACAATAACATGCGGCATAATAGTTTTCAACTGATGGGCATCCTCGTCAGTTGATGTGCCACCGATAAGAAGATGGAATCTGATATCTTTAACCATGGAACCAATCGACGTAATTACATCAAAAATCTGTTTCGCAAGTTCCCTTGTTGGTGCTAAAATCATCGCCTGCGTTTTATTCGTTTCCGTATTTACCTTTTGCAATACACCAATCGTAAAAACACCGGTTTTACCCGTGCCTGACTGTGCTTGTGCAATAATATCCTTTTTGTCAAAAATAGTAAGCAGTGCTTTACGTTGAATCAAACTTGGAGAATCAAAACCATATGCATAAATTCCGCGCATAAGTTCTTCGCTTATAATGTTCTCCAAATCTTCCCATTTATCAAATTCTTTTGGGGTATATTCACTATCAGTGTCTGTAGGTGCAGTTGTATCTGTATCACTAACTGTAGAAGCAGGTGTATTAACTGTGTTCATAACAAGACCACCACCACCACCACCACCACCACCACCACCACCAACACCACCACCACCACCACCACCAACAACACCACCACCACCACCACCACCACCACCACCACCGGCACTCGCACCATCACCGCCTGAAATATTAGACCTTGAAATATTTCTATTATTTCTAGTATTATCATATCTATTATTTGTATCTCGACTATTCACGTCGTATCTATTATTCGCATCACGATTGTTTCCAAACGGCGTTACTTTAGTAGTATCGTCGTCGTTTCTATATCTATTATTATTGTTTCCCATTCCAGAACCTGACCCAGGGCCGGATCCATTACTAATTCCATTATTATATCTATTATTACGATTTTGGGGGGGGTATTTTCCTGACATTCTATATTATATATTTTAATACATTTAAGTATTTATTTATTATTTATTATTTAGTAAATTACAAAGCTCTAAATCATCGATATCGTTAAAATTATAAGAGTCAAAATATGTTTTATCTCTAATATTATTGGTTGACATATTACATGCATCACCGCGTGTAGCTTTTACATCCATAAACCATTTTAATGATTGAATAGCATAATGATTAAGATGTAATGCAGAATTTTCAAGTATTTCTTCGTCTATTCTAACAAAACTTTCATTTTTATGAATATGGTTATTTTTTTGTATATAGGATGTTAAATAATTTTTATTTGATGTCTTGCTACTATGAATATCAAGTTTTAATAAAAATTTGGTTCTAACAATACATTTACTATAAATATATTTTACTCTTCCTTCGATTATAAATGATCTAAAATTATTATATTTACCGCTATCATTATTTATTCTTTTTGTAAAAGATGAAATTACACTACCAGGTTGTTCTTTATCCATTGTATCAAAATAATTTGAACCAAACATTTTCCATGGAATAAAAACTTGAGAAAAACTATTATGAACTTTTGATAAAAAATCTTTAATAGAATTACAATATTTTCTACCATATATGAACTCATCTAAATCGCACACGATTACCCATTCATAAAGTTTACATTTGTTTAAATAATATTTATTGTAAATATTCGTTTGTGAAAATTTAGTTGGATCTATTACTAATTCTACCTTGTTATTTTTTATATATGGTTCTAAAATATTATAGTAGTTGTCAGTGCTACCATTATCTATCATAAAAAATTTATCTACCCCTTGATGTAAATAATGCTCTATCCATTCTTTAATTATATGAGATTCATTTTTAAAAATTGCAACAACGCACAATGAGTTCGACATAATGTTAATTTTGATATTATTTGTATATTATTTTTATATTATTTTTATATTATTTTTATATTATTTTTATATTATTTGTATATTATTTGTATATTGCATATTATTTATATGTTATATATAAAAAGATTAATTATATTAAAATAGATATAAACAATTGTTAATATATAATATTAGGATTTTATGACTACTACTTTTCCAGTGAAAATTACAAAACAATATACTATTTCTGATTACGAAGATATAACAAATGCAGGGTTTACGTGTATTTTATCACAAGAAACTTTAGATATAATATCAAAATTATCTGAACAGGTTGGTGCTCCAACTTATATAAAAACTCCTATTTTTTTAAAAAAAGAGGGGAGAAGTTCTATGGGGATGGGAAGTATGATTGGTGGTGCTGCTGGTGGTGGTTTTAAAAAAACAAAATCAAAATCGTCTGAGATTACGGATGAAGATTGGGACGTGATACGTGCTTTTCAAACAACTCAAAAACATGTAAGTGAGGGAATTGAAAAGAATATGGAAAATATTAGAGGTTATTTAAATAAAATTACGGATACAAATGAGGAAGCAATGGTGAAGGATATTAAGGCGGAAATTTCTCAGTTAGTTAATCATGATACATCTCAGGAAAATATGATGAAGGTTGGACACGCGATTTTTAATATTGCTAGTTCTAATAGTTTTTATTCCGCTTTATATGCAAGATTATTCAAATCTTTGATGAGCGATTATGATATATTTAAGAAAATATTTGAAGACAATTTTAAAGAGTTTATTAATTTGTTTGAGTCTATCGAATTTGTAGACCATAAGAAAAATTACGATAAATTTTGTGAGTATACAAAAACAAATGATAAACGCAGAGCTATGAGCTTATTTGTAGTTAATTTGATGATAAATAATATTATTGAAAAAACCGAAATTATCGAGATTATGAAACAGTTGCAAACACTTATAATGAGTTATATGCGCAAAACGGATAAATCAAATGAAGTAGAAGAATTAACGGAGAATTTGTTTATTATTATAACTAAGTCAAAAGTTTTTTTAACAAACGACGAAACCACAAAAGAAGCGTGGGATGGTATTGTTAAAAATATTGAATTTGTTACAATTTTGAAACCAAAAATGAAGGAATATCCAAGTATAACAAACAAGACTATTTTTAAACATATGGATATATTTGAAGAAGTTTCTTCTAATTAGTTTAGGATTAGTTTAGGCTTATAGATGTTAATAATGTTAATAATGTTAACAATGTTAAAAATGTAATAATAAATTAAAAAATATAAATATTTATATAAACATAATAATAGTAAAGATATTATACTATTATTATGTTTGAAATGTTAGTTGATAATACAGTAAAAGAAAAAAATAAAAAAGAATGGCAAAGAATTAATAATATTTGGTTAGAAGTTAAAAATAATAATAAGTCTCGAAATCCTGAATTATACGATACAGAATCCGATGACTCATGTGATTATGAATCAACTAACAAGCCACAAAAAGAATTAAAAAGAGCAGATAGTAGTTATGATGAGTTGTTGCATGCACACGATTGTATAATTACTGAAAAAAATGAAATAGAATGCACTACTCCGAATATATATGATGGTATCGAAGATTCAAAAACACATTTTACATCATCATCATCTGATGGTAGTAATGATAACGACAACGAAACCGAAAATGCGTATAGGATTACAATGTATGAAATAAAAAATAAATATAAAATAGAAAATTCTTATATGTTGGAAATAGATTATTCGATGAATTATAATATGAAAATGTTGACCCATATTGCAAATTATTATAATATTATTAAAAATAATAAAAATGGATTGGGAATAGTAGCGGTAGCGGGAACAAAAACACCCAAAATACCAAAAATACCCAAAACAAAGAAACTTCTTAAACCAGAATTAATAAAAGAAATTATTTCATTTGAAACAGATGAATCAAATCACCAGATTGTATTAAAATTTAGAAAAATGTTAGAAAAAATAGATGAACTTAAACAGGATAGATATTTTTCATCTTTTATTTTATTTTCTTGATAATTTATTTGTATCTTAATTTTAATTATTAATTACTAATTACTAATAATATAAAATGTGCATGTTATAATAATATAAAAATAATTATTTTTTATATTATAAAACAATGAGTTCAAGTTCAACATTCATACATTCTATTAGTGATATAAAACATTGTTTGTATATTAACTTGGAATCTAGACGCGATAGAAAAGAACACATTGAAGAACAGTTAACAGGGATTGGTATAAGCCCGATTAGATTCAATGCTATTAAATTAAAAAATGGAAGAATTGGGTGTAGCATGAGTCATTTAAAGTGTCTACAAATTGCAAAACAAAATAATTGGCCTAATGTTATGATTTGTGAAGACGACTTAAAAATTTTAAATTATCAGGCATTTATATCTCATATAAATAAATTTTTTAGTATACACGGAAACAGCGATAATTCTATTAAAAATAATTGGAATGTATTGCTACTCGCGGGAAATAATGTCCCTCCTTACCAAAAAATAGACGATACATGTATCCAAGTTTCTCATTGTCAAACTACAACGGGATATATTGTGAAACAATCTTATTACGATATTTTGATTAGTAATATAAAAATGGGCGTTGAACATTTGATGAAGACACCTGATCAACATATCGTCTATGCGATTGATAAATTTTGGATTAAATTGCAAAAACAACATACATGGTATATGCTTGCACCAGTTGTTGCAGTTCAAAGAGAAGATTATAGTGACATTGAAGAAAGAAAAACAAATTATGAAAATATAATGAAAGATTTAGATAAGCCACATTTAATGCATCAACAGCACCATATACAGCAAACACAAAAAAATAATGCATCTTTACTTTCTGCAATACCATCTTTGTCTACTATTCCTTCCATGTCAATGATGTTGAAAAAATGATTTATTTTTATTATTGTCGTATTATTGTTGCATTATTGTCGCATTATTGTTGCATTATTGTCGCATTGTTAACGATATTTTATTCCACGATGGAGGAAATAAATCCTTTGTATTGTGCTGCGATAATTGTGGTCCAAACCATTTTTCAGGATAACATACTATTTTATTAGGATTGGTATTAAAATATGCTGCCCACCAACTAAAACTACTATTTGCAATTATGTTATGCTGACAACAACTCATTAATAATAATTCTTGCCAGTCTTCTATTTCAGATTCGGGATTGGAATTCGCTCTTTCAAATTCCAGATCCAAGGGTGCTTCTGATTCCATGCATTTTGTTTTTATTTTATTTATTTTGGTTTCTACTTCTATGATATCCGCATCTTCACAAAAATATAAAATTGTCCATTTTGTATTATCCGTGTGCAAACTATTTAAAATAGATTTTATACTATTTATGCTATTTATATAATATTCTACACCAAGAATAGGATGACAATTTTGTAAAAATTTATAGTCACCTATTCTAAAATGCATTGATATTACGTTTTTATTCTCATATTTTTTATAAAATGTATTTCTTACCGTCTGTATGGATTCATTCAAATTTATATATTGTGAAATGGTGCTATAATAATTGTCGAAATATTTATGACTTTGATAGTAACCATATAACATAACACCGCCGGTTTTTTTAATAATATCAGGCGAAATTTGTATTTTATTATATTTAAAATCCTTTTCTTTATAAAGAGGTAATTTAACATTTTTAATATCTATGATTGTTACATGTTTATTCAAAGCTTTCAGAAATTTATCCCAATATGTATTATTTCGTGAATCAGATACTAACTTATTCATTGGGAATTTGAACACGGTTTTTGTCTCAATAGATAATGCAATCGTCGTATAAATCTGAAATAATTGATTCCCTAGCCCTCCCATAATAACACACGTAATCATGTATTAGATGTATTAGATGTTTTATATGTATTTGTTTTTTTATATAAATTACAGTAGATATATTATATATTTATACCTATAAATAATTAAATATTTATACCTATAAATAATTAAATATATAAAATTAATATGTATAGTTAATATAATGGTGCGTTCTAAGCTTGTTCCGAGTATTAATTATCCAGAAATAAAAGCATTAGACTCTTCAGATACAAAACATGAAAATTATAATGCTCCACTATACGAAGCATCTGTTTTAGGTATTAATACAATTATAAGTATAGGACAAATTAAAAATACATTTGTGGCACAAAATATTGTATACTATCCCATCTATCTTATTAAGAATGACAAGGTAATATCTCAAATAGGGGTATATGAATTATTTCAAACCGATATTCCAGTATTGATGGATGATGAGGGTGATATAAATCTAGAAAAGGCTTCTGCTCCTTTATTATATTCATTTGTTAAAAAATCTTTAATTCAGCAAGCTGTATATATTCCATCAGGTGCAGATGTAGTTACAGATGTTGGACTTATGAAGAAACCTCTTAGTAAAAAACCTATTTCTCTTAAATCTCTCGAATCTCTCGAACCTCTTGAGTCTCTTGCAAATAAAGGTGTGGCGGAAGAAGAAGAAGGTGAAGAGGGTGAGGATACCGCATTACAAGCAGCGATCCGTGCATCTCTTGAACCGGTGCGTTTATCAGATGTGCCGTTAAAAAGAAAAAATATTCCGGTTCAAAATATAGAACAATCTCTTGCCGAAAATAAGGCATATCGTCATATTAAAGATGAAGCATGGCTTCAATCATACTATCATAATAATAATTTCAAGGTAATTAGAAACCAAGGTGGCGGTGATTGTTTATTTATGGCAGTTTGTCAGGCATTTTTATCGATTGAACCAGATAGTGATATAAGTGTTATTAAGTTGAGACGAATGTTAGCCGAAGTATTAACTGAAAGTCAATTTACGGATTATAGGGAACGATATGAGATGTTTTCATCTACGTTAAAAGAATTGCGTGATGAAAATAAACTATTATCAGAATCTAATAAAGACCTAGCACAACGTGCAGCAGCTCCCAATTTATCGCCAAATGATAAACTTACTTTAAAGCTTCAATCGGATGAAAATGTAGCTAGATATCATGAAATACTTCGCGAGACTGAAATGTATAAAGAATACCTGAAATTGGTATATTTTATGAGGGGAGTAAGGAGTTTGGAAGCATTAAAAGATATTATAAGAAAAGGTGAAATGACAAGTGAATATTGGGGCGACGAATGGGCACTATCTAGTTTAGAACTTATTTTAAATATTAAATTTATTGTATTATCATATCGTGACTATATTGAACAAAATAAAAAACCATATACAGAATCCAATGTTATTATATGCGGTAGCGATGTAGATGAAAAACGAAAAAGTGAAATAGAGATGATGCTGATGCAAGGCAAAAAGGGAATGGGGGGTGTAGGGGCTATGGGGGCTCAGAGTGAAAGAGACGTAAGAGAAGCGAGAGATAAATCGAAATTCGAAGAAGTGACAGTTATTAATCCAGATTATTATATTATTCTTTCGCATACAGGTTCGCACTATGAGTTGGCGACATATCGCGATACTGCAATTTTTACATTCCCTGAAATTCCTTTTTGTGTTAAACTACAAATTGCAAATAGATGTATTGAGTCATCTAGAGGAAACCTTGAATCATTTTCAGGTGCATATCAGAAAATCCCACAATTTATTTTATTTTATCAACAGGAATTAGGATTAGAAGATATAGGAAAATCAGCACAAGGAGGTGGAGGAGCGGATGCGAATCATGTTCTTACTGCAAATCCGCATTTTAACCCATCTATTGTTTTGATATACCATATAGGTTCGGCGGATGAACTTCCTGGACGTGCCCAAGGTGATTATGTTTCAAATAAAGATAAAAAAGCATTTCTTCAACTCATTGCTAGTGGTAAAGGTAAGAATAACTGGCGCAAAAAATTATCAAATGAATGGTGTGAGCCTTTTACGCTGGACGGACATAGATGGCTTTCGGTGGAGCATTATTACCAGGCAAATAAATTTTTAAAACGGGCTCCTGAATTTTATTTGTTATTTACAATGGATGCAAACAAAAAGAGTAAATATTACGATGAAACTTCTATACTATCGCGTATATCACAGGATGTGGATTTAGCTAAAGTTGCCGGTAAGAAAATACCAAATACAACAATAGATGGTAAGAAAGTTAGTCTTCGTCCTGATGATGTAGATATTGATTCTGAGTTTTTTAATGGACGAAATACACGTGTTTTAGAAGACGGAACTATGGCGAAATTTAATAATAATGATGAACTTGCTAAAATCCTTCTTATGACAAATAATGCAAAATTAATAAATTATGTTTTCTCAAAACCGCCCACGGTTTCAATTCATTTAATGCGTGTTCGCTCCAAATTAAGGACAAAAAAAGGTGGCATAAATGTATTTGAAACTATTGAGGAGTAATACTAAATATAGGGAAAAAAATATAGTATTATATTAGTAATACATATACTACTATATCGTAAATACACATGGAATATGCGATTCCCATCCCTATCTCAAATCCCAACCCCATTCCTTCTTCAAATAACGAAGAATATAACTTTTTAAAAATGATGCAACAAAATGATGCAACATATAATAAAGTTAAAAAAATGAATAAAACACAGTTGTCAAATAATTCTAAAAATCCAAGACAACCTGAAATAAATGAACAATTATTAAATTTGTATACCGAAATAGATATAGAATATAATAATTTTAAAAATAAATTGTCATTCCCGTGTTTCAAACATAAATTAATAAATATAGAGAAAAACAATAGAGCAATAAATCAATCGATATTGAAAAGTTCATATATACCTTCTAAAATCGTAAAATTTATTAAAGAAAAATCAAAAATAGTATTAGAATATAACTGCGATTTAGGTAACGGGAGAACAGTTAAAATAAATTTTATAATATTTGAGAATAGCAATTATGAAATAAATAATATAAAAAAAAAAAGTGCATCTTATTTTAAAAATTGTGTATTAAAAATATATGTATGGTTAAGTATCTTATCAAAATATGCAGATGCAAAATGCGGTAAAAACTTAGAGTGTTTTATTTATTTAACACCATTTAAAAGAAAACTGCCCAAAACGGAAAATAATGATAGTCTTGGAAACTTCGATTATATAGGCGGAGATGATGTATCTGATGAAGACAATCATGACCACGATCATGATCATGACCATGACCATGGGGATAATGAGAATGTATTTAAACCATTTCATGTAAATGGTGGTGTTTCTGATGTATGTCAAACCAATGGGCAGATTATAGTATATAGGAAAGAAGAATGGTTTAAAGTATTTATGCATGAAACTATGCACAACTATGGTATGGATTTTTCTACATTAGATATATCATCGGCGAACAGAAAACTTAAAACTATTTTTTCGATACAAACGAATATTAAAATATTTGAATCATATTGCGAAATATGGGCTAGAATTATGAATGTTTTTTTTGAATGTTATTTCGATATTCATAGGCATAGTTTAGCTGTATTTAAACCTTTAACTACTAGGAAAAAAATTATAAATAATTTACATAGACAGCACTCATTTTCGTTAAAAAAACAATCAAGTATAGTTACAGTTAGTCACGATAATAAAGATAAGAAAAATATATTTTTAAATATGTTTTATCATTTTATGCAACACGAATCGGTTTTTTCATTATTTCAATGTGTTAAAATTTTGAATTTTATGGGACTTGATTATAATATTATATCAACATGCAATGTCGCAAACAATATTATTGTGAAAAAATTCTATAAAGAAGAGACAAATGTTTTTGCTTACTATATTATTGTGGCAATTTTAATATCTAATTTTAATAATTTCATACTATGGTGTATCGATAACAATACAAATTTAATAAATTTTAAAAAGGAACAGAGTAGTATTGATAGTTTTATTCATTTTATTGGTGAAAATTATAAAAACAATGATTTATTAAAATCTATTATTGGATTAGAGCATAAATTGGCAAATCATGTATCTAGTGATAATATATTATTAAATACGATGAGAATGACAGTTATTGGTGGGGGGTGATATATTCAAATGTGCAGTTTTCTCTTTTGATTTTATTTTTTCTCCACTCGATTGATGCATTTATAAAATCGATATTATGTATATATTTATTATTTGTATTACTTGTATTTGTATTTAGACGCGGCTGCGATTGTTGCAATTGACGCAGTTGGTTTCTTGTAAGTGCCATGAATGGACGACACGGGTTATATAGGTTTGATAATCCAAATTTATATTTTGTATAGTTTGTATAGTTTGTATACATTGTAGTATTGTTTGTAGGTAGATATAATTATATCAATTTCTTTTTCTAAAAAATTGATGTATAAAATGTATAATACATAATATACAAAAACAAAATAGTATTCATATTCACATTCACATTCACATATAGGACCAAAAGGTAAGAACAATGGGAATTCGCATGTTGAACAAGTTTCTTCAAGAAAAATGCAAAGATTCTATATCATGTATCCATTTGTCCTCTTTATCAGGAAAGAAAATTGTAGTCGATATTAGTATTTATCTTTATAAATTTCTTAGCGAAGGTGCGTTATTAGAAAATTTATATTTAATGATTTCCATTTTTAGAGAACACAATATAACGCCGATTTTCATATTTGACGGCAAACCGCCTGCAGAAAAAAATGATACGATCGCATTTCGTAAAAAGAATAAAAAGAATGCACGCGAAGAATATTATCGTTTGAAGCAAATTTTAGATGACATCACGCCGGATGTCGACTCAGGTAAAGAATCGGATACTGTATCAACGTGTGTAAATAATATAGGCAAGACAGTTGTAGAATTTGATGAAGAGACGTCAATTACTATCCCAACAAATAGTGTAGAAATTTGCAACATGATGGAACGATTGAAGAAGAAATTCGTGATTCTAAAATCCGAACATATTCAAAATGCAAAAACATTGTTACAGGCTTATGGAATGACGTATTATGAATCGCCGGGAGAAGCAGATATGCTTTGTGCAAAACTTGTTTCGAAAAATATAGTATACGCGTGTCTTAGCGAAGACACAGATATGTTTGTATATGGTTGCAACCGTGTTCTTCGTTATGTAAGTTTGACATGTTCAACCGCAATTTTATATGAGTTTCAGGGAATTCTAAAAACATTAGATATGGATATATACGAGTTTAGGCAATTATGTATTATGTTTGGATGCGATTATTTACCACACAATAAAACACAAAATTATAAAAATATGACAATATTTAACTCATATAAGATGTTCAAGAAATATAAAGAATATTGTGAAAATATAAATGAAAATGTAGTATGTGATGTTGAGGCTCAGGATCAGGATCAGGATCAGGCTGGGGCTGGGGCTGGTGCTGAGGATGATAAACGAGGATTTTACAACTGGTTACTAAAGGAAAATAATGATTTGGTGACATATATACAAGATGCTTCCAAAATCATCGATTTATTTGATATTACACATTATGATAATTTACAGTTGTATGATAATGTAAAAATAATAAATGGCCCAATTGATTATAATCGATTAATAGAAGTAATGGAAAAAGAAAACTTTATATTTATGAATAGATAATAAATTATGTAAATATATATAACTATTTAACAATAAATAGATATATATATTTAACAATAAATAGATATAAAAATAAAATATATCTATACTATATAAAATGAAACTCGGTCATATCGTTCACGAAGTCGGTCATGTTGTCCACGAAGGTCTTGAAGTCACTAGCCACCTTGGCGGTGCTGTAGGCGATGCTAGTTCCACTATTTTGAATGCTGGTTCAGCTATTCATGATTTCCAACACCACAATTATGTCGGAGGTGTTATCGAAGCCGGTGAAACTATTTACCACGGTGTCAAAACTTATGGGGATGTTGTATCAGGCAACTGGTTGTAAATATTATTTTTATTATATATATTTTAATTTTTGTAAAAAATGACATAGTGTTTTATGTCATTTTTTTAGTTGTTTTTGTTTAGTAATTTTTAGTGGTTTTGTTTAGTAAACTCAAAATTATTTAAGAAGATGCGACTGCAACGGCGGGAGTAGCGGGAGTAGCCTTGGCAAAGTGGGGAGACATATACTTCTGAAGATTGAAGTAGGTAAGCTCCTCGCCTTTCTTCAGCTGAAGAAGAGAACGCAACTTGGTATCGGGGTTAATCTTGCGACCATTCTCCTTATCCTGAAGACTGTGAGTCCTGATGTAGGCGTTAATCTCACGAGTTACCTCAGTGCGAGCCCACTCAGTGCCAACAGGCTTTCCGAGAAAGTCAGCCAACTCCTTTGAAATAAGAGTGGGCTTTACGAAGCCAGAAGGAGCACGGTTGCCAGACTTGCGCTTACGCTTGCACGCCTTTTGAGCAGCACGCATCTCACGAGCAGCATGACGCTCTAGAGTGCGGAAATCACTGCGGAGAGATGAAATTCCGGAACTCAGTGCCTGGAGTTTAGAACCGAACTCTCCAAACAATGTAGAAAGAGATGAAACCTCGGCAACAACTGCATCAGAAGAAGCATCAGTTACAACGGGTGCAGAAGTAGGAGTAGGAGTAGATACTACAGGGGTAGCATCGGTCTTGGCAGGAGCGGACTTGGAAGCCTTAGCAGGCTTGGAGACAGGAGTAGGAGTAGGAGCGGAGACAGGAGTCGACGCAGGAGCAGGGGAAACTGCGGTAGTGGTGGGTGCCGAAGCGGAGGAGGAAGTTTTCTTTGCCATCTTGTTGTTGGTATACATTACTATGCGAGCTCTATTTAAGTATTTTTAGACATTATATATTATATTTGTTATATGTCTTAAAATATGGTCTCTATTATCGTCTAAAATAATAATAAACTTGCGTTTATTATTATATTCATAATATTAAGGAATATATACAACCGATTCATATAACCATGGCATCGCATCTCTTGCTTGTTGACTTACTAACGTGAGTGCAGACAATACATAAAACGAGCCAAGCATTTTGTTATCTATATCTATTGCCGATTTTACGAGATTTTCAATTATTTGCACATTATATTTTATCAGTGTTTCGATTGAAAGATTATTCAAATGAATAGGTGTTGCGATATTTGTAAAATATGGTGTTCCTAGGAATGGCGTCCCGTGTGGAGGACATATTTCATTTTTCTTTTCATGAGATAATTGTGCTCTATAATTCCAAATATCAACCAACTCTCTAGCAAAACGGATATGCGATTGTCCAGTCAGTTCACTAAACCATTCAGAATTTGCATAGTTTCCATATGAATTAATCGTCTGAAATAAATCTAGGATTTTTAATTCCATTCGTTTTTTAGGATCGATTATTTCATTCTTTATTTCGATTTCGATGGGTTGTTTTAATATTCTAGATAACCGTATCACACTTGTGACATTTTCTTTTACTTTATTAGTAATTTCATTCCTATTATAAGGATTTTTTACACCACTACCCTCTTTTACAATTAAATTGTATAGAGAAATAATATTAAATCCATATATAAAATCATCTTCGTCCTTGTAACTATAAAATTGATTTGATGAAATCTCATCCATTTCATCCATTGTATAAAAGTCTGTATCATTTGTGCATATTTTTCTATTCTTAAATGCAGGTCCTCTCAATTTATTCAACTTCCTTTGCAAATAACCTCTGAACACTTTTTGGATTTTGATTGGTTGCATGGAATTTTTACAATACTCATATAACCGGTTTGTTAATTCCTCTTTATTACCCCCTCTAGTTATCTTATATTGTAAACATAATTTTTTTAATTCGTCTATTTTATACTTGACCGTGAGTAAATTATTATAATTTTTCATAGACAATTCTTCGCGTTTTTTTACTATCGTATTTTTTTTGCTAATTTTTTTGCTAATATTGTTGCTAGTATTGTTGTCACTTCTTTTGTCATTTGATAGTTCATTTTCTTTTTTCGATTTTGAATTTATTAGATTCTCATGCTTCTCATTCTTCTTACGCTTACCATTCTTACTAGTTGGTTGGTTGATTAACTCTTCTATCAGATCATCGATATGAATTACGTTTACTATTTCATTTATAACATTATTAGCATTTATAACATTATTGGCATTTGCATTTGCAACACCATATATGGTGTTTTCATGTATTACACTCGGTGGTGACGACATTATATGATTGTATGTTATTCCTATATATTAACAATATTTTTTTAATATCTTATAATACAATACATTACAATAGATACAATATACCACCCAAAATAATAGTCATTTTAGATAACAATAAATATAATTTTGTATATTTATTGTTAGGGTTAGTGTTAAGGTTAGTGTTAATGTTGTGATTACGTATAAACAAAATATTTTATATTGTTATTACCATTTTCTACAATCACGTTTTTATATTTTATTTTATAATTTTACATCTAGTTTCGTATTTCATATTTATTATATTTTTTTGATGATTTTAACAAAACAGAAAATTGAACTCACTATAAAAGATAATAACATACTGCACGAACAAATCGCAAAGCCAATCGCAAAACCAACCACCAAGCCAATACAATGTCCGCTCAATCCGCCAAGTCTACATATTCAACCAAGCCCTCTACTGTAAAGGAGATCCTTTCCGGTGAGACTTTCAATCCCGACAAGGATACCAAATACTCTAAGCCCAAAGTCAACTCTTCGGGTGGCAAGAGTGTAGGAATTCTCAATGCTACAACCAATGGGGCAACATATGTGTCAACCCCTCTCATGATGACGTGGGGTGTCTCTGAGTTCGCCGATAAGAAAACTGGCGAAAAAACATACAGCATGTCGCTCCAATTTCCCAGCGAGGAATACAATACACCAGCCATCACCAAGTTCCGTGCAAATATCGCCAAGTTTGAGGAGAAAATCAAAGCCGATGCTCTAGCAAACCAAAAGGAATGGTTCGGAAAGTCAACAATGACGAAGGATCACGTCGACATGTTCTGGACTCCTATCCTCAAGTTCGCAAAGGGTGAAAATGGTGAGCCTGATCACAATAAGAACCCTACCCTCAATGTCAAGCTTCCCATCTGGGAGGGTGTATGGAATGTCGAGCTTTTCGATCCTCAGTCTCGCAAGATCTTCCCCGATTCATCCAATGAGCATTTGACTCCTCTCGATCTGATTGCAAAGGGTTCTCACCTTGCCGTCGTTCTGCAATGCGGTGGTGTCTGGTTCGCCGGTGGTAAGTTCGGTGTTACCTGGAAGCTCTTCCAAGCTATTGTCAAGCCCAAGACAACTCTTCGTGGCAAGTGTCAAATTCAGCTGTCGTGCGATGACAAGAAGATTGTAGAGACGCAGGAAATCGATACTGTCAGCGATGATGATGTTCCATCTGCAACACACGTCGAAGATTCTGATGAGGAGGAGGAGGAAGACGACAGCACACCTACAGTATCTGCTCCCGCACCCGCTCCAGCTCCCGCACCTGCACCTGCGCCTGCTCCTTCAGCTGCCGATGATTCAAGTGCTGGAGCAGGTGTCAAGAAAGTCGTAAAGAAGATTGTCAAGAAGTAAAAACAGGTTAAGCACGTGAAACACTAGGACGACGTCAACGACAAAACACAGTAAGCGTAATCAATTGATTATGTAATATGTGCAGGTAAATAATTTAGATGTCTATAAATTAAAAACCTAAAACTAACGCATTGTAAACAGGTATACAATATTTTTTTACCGTTTACCGTTTACTGTTTATTATTTATTATTTATATTTACTTGATGCATATTCGGAATATTTTTGTCCAAATGCATTTTGCAATAATAAAATATAATTTTTAATAGTTTCGTCATGTGATACATTATCTTTTTCAACCATATTCAAAAGTTCTGTAAATCCGCTAATTAAATCATTAATGATTTTACTATATGATGTATTATGAGATTGTTTTAATATTTTCGATAGCATACTTATTATACTTCTAAATAAAGTTATATAATCTTGGTTTTTATCACTATACCCTTTATATTTGCGCGACTCGCCATCCCCGTAGTCTATAATTTTTGCACAATGGGGATTATCTAAAGAAATAGGCTCTTTTAAATATATCGAATCGGTATTCAATGTTTTATGAACAATATTGCTACCAATCATTTTTTTTATACCAACAATAACATTTGTAAGAAGACTAAACAAAATACTAGGTTCAGGTATTGTTTTTTCGTCTTTATGAACTCCAAACGCATTTTTTAAATAATATGATAAATTATGAACACCACAAAAAGCAATATTAAAAACAAAAAATTCATCAGTCGTATATCTCGGTTTTGTTAAAGAACATTGCGAAAAATCGGAAGGTATTTGCTCATTTTTTAACTCAAATGCATCTATAAGCAAACTGTGAAATAATCCTTTTGGATCTATTTCTTTCATTTTTTTAAGAATCTTATACTCATGCCTATATTCACTAAATGCATTATTTTTAAGAACTACTTTTGAAACAATTTCATTACTGCTACTGTTTTTATTAGTGCTTGTAAGATCGGGGCGATAAACACATCCGTAATTCCCCTGTCCTATTAATTTTCCACCAGTGAATATTCTACGCTTATTTCTATGTATAATTTTATTTTTATTTTTTTTAGTTAGATTTGCTCTTTTTGCTTTATATTTTTTACACCTTTTATTTTTTTTATATGTTTTTTTCATAATGTAACGAACCTAATATGTATATATATGTATTACAATATTAATTTATTTTTTATCTATTAACACTTCTTTACCTATATTTTTTATTATTTTTCGTTCATAGTTGTTATAGTTCTCAATCGGTTCACATATTGATCGCATCATTGTTAAATACTCTATTTGTTTCCTTTCTGTTTCTATCCAATCAGGATTATCTATTGCCCATTCTTGTAATGCCGTGCGCTCTTTGTCAGCTATTTTTACAATTGTGTTTTTCATCATATCGTGATTCTCGTCTTTTTGCCATTTGTCTTCATCTTTTATATACATGATGTCGCGTTTTATATCCGTGCAATGAATAGGGCGTTTATAAATATCCAACTCTTTGAGTCCTTTTATTAAAATATCGGTTATACCACGCGATATACCATTGGTTTTTGAAAATAGTAAATCTTCTAATGTTATTTTTAACGAATCTATAAAATCTGATATATTCAAAGCATCCTTGCACTGCTCATTTAAAAATACATTCAGATTGAAATTATTATGCATCGTATTATTGTTAGTCGTATTATTATTTGTTATATTACCGATTTTCGGTATTATACTATTTATTTGCTCCTGTTGTCCTTTTATTATTTTCATCATTTCTTTATTATCATTTATTAATTCCATAAACATATTTTTTGTTATAGTTATATCATTGTCAGAACATATATTATTTCCTATAAGTGTATCTGTTTCTTTTTTATCATCGTCTACTACCTTTTTATTATCATGTTTTATTGATACAGGAGATGGCTCGGGTGTATTGACAATAGAACACGATCGCTTATGCTTTGCAAGACTTGTATGATGATTATATTTCTTACCACAAATGCATATAAAATTTTTAGGTTCAGTTAATGGCATTTTTGTTGTAGTCTCGGTTAGTCGTTTATGCTTGATGGTCTCAATATGTTTTTTATAATTAGATTCCTTACAGCATTTAAAGTCACACGAATTACATATAAAAACATAGCATTTTTCGGCATGTTTTTTGGTAGTCGTTTCCATGGTTTTTTATATATATAGACTACAAAAAAAATGCCTAAACCTTTTTCATATAATATTTATAAAATGTTAAAAAAGTTATCGTAACAAACTTTTCAACTTAAAAATGAAATTTAGAGCATTATGCTCTGAGTGACGTTTTCATCGTTTTTTTCAAATCTAGATCTGGTTTTTAGAAAAAGGACATTTATAAATGTCCATTTTTGAAAAACGGCTCAGAGACTTGAAATTTTTATACATCGATGTTATATATTTTATATTTTATATAATATTAATAATTTATTTACTTAAATAAAATTTATTGTATTATATTATAAGAAATAATATGAAACAACAAGATTTAGACACCTCGCTCAATTTAGAAACACAGTCAGTATTAAAAGATAAAAATGTATCAAAATCTGCTTCATCCTGTCCTTTTAAATCTTCATGTCCGGTTCAGTCTCACGGTCATGGTCATGGTCATGGTCACGGTCACGATCACGATACCCCCCTCACCAATCAACAACGGTGGCCAAATCAACTTGATCTTAGATCACTTTATATAAACAATCCTATGAATAGTCCTATGGATAATAATTTTAACTATATCAACGAATTCAATAGTCTTAATTTGGCGGCTGTAAAAAGTGATTTAGCGTTACTTATGACTGATTCACAGAGCTGGTGGCCTGCTGATTTTGGAAACTACGGTCCATTTTTTATACGCATGGCTTGGCATAGTGCCGGAACATATCGCATTGGTGATGGACGTGGTGGTAGCGGAAGTGGTAATATAAGATTTGCTCCTCTTAACAGCTGGCCCGATAACGGCAACCTCGACAAAGCTCGTCGTCTTCTTTGGCCAATCAAACAAAAATATGGTCGTAAAATTTCCTGGGCAGATCTTATGATTCTTACCGGAAATGTTGCCCTTGAAACAATGGGCTTTGCAACTATTGGTTTCGGAGGTGGAAGAATTGATGCATGGGAACCTGATAATTATACTTATTGGGGCAGCGAGACAAAGATGCTTGATAATGATAAGCGTTATTCATGTGACGGTCAACTTGAAAAACCACTCGGAGCAACACATATGGGGTTGATTTATGTGAATCCCCAGGGGCCCAACGGAAACCCTGATCCAATTGCTGCTGCTCATGATATTAGAGAAACATTCGGACGTATGGGAATGAACGATGAAGAAACTGTTGCACTAATTGCTGGTGGACACACATTTGGGAAATGTCATGGAGCAGCTAGCTCTAAGAATGTCGGTCCTGAACCTGAAGCGGCTCATATTCATGAAATGGGATTAGGGTGGAAAAATCATTTTGGAACAGGAAAAGGGGCTGATACTATAACTAGTGGTCTTGAAGTTACTTGGACTGATACTCCTACCGTGTGGAGCAATTATTATTTTGAAAGCCTTTTCGAAAATGAGTGGGAACTTATTAAAAGTCCGGCAGGAGCTCATCAATGGGAAGCGGTACATACTGATACAGATATTCCTGACATTCCTGATGCATTTGATCCATTAAAAAAACATTTCCCAAGAATGTTGACTACCGATCTCTCATTGCGATTCGATCCTAGTTATGTAATAATATCTAGAAATTTTTTGAATAATCCTGCCCATTTTGCTACCGCTTTTGCTAAAGCGTGGTTTAAGCTGACACACCGTGATATGGGTCCTCGATGGCGCTATCTTGGTCCTTATATTCCCACCGAGGATTTTATCTGGCAAGATCCTACCCCCGTTGTTAATCATCCTCTCGTCACGGTTACAGATATTAACAATCTAAAAACACAAATAAGTAATTCGGGACTAACAGTATCTGAACTTGTTTATACTGCTTGGTCTTCTGCTTCAACTTATCGTAATTCAGATAAACGCGGTGGTTCTAATGGCGCACGCATCAGGCTTTTACCGCAAAAATTTTGGGCAGTTAACCAACCAGAACAACTATCAAAAGTTCTTTTAATACTTGAAACTATTCAATCCAATTTCAACAATGCACAAACTAATGGCAAAAAAATATCAATCGCGGACCTCATTGTATTGGGAGGTAATGTTGGTATTGAACAAGCAGCTCAGGCAGCTGGAAATAGTATTACCGTCCCCTTTACACCTGGACGTATGGATGCATCGCAAGAACAGACAGATATAAATTCCTTTAATGTATTAGAACCTCTTTCTGATGGATTCCGTAATTATCATAGAGATAATTTATCCACGGATTCTGAAAAACTACTAATTGACAAGGCGCAACTTCTTTCACTTACCGCTCCTCAATTGACTGTCCTCGTTGGTGGTTTAAGATGCATAGGTGTAAATTTCGACAACTCTATCGCTGGTGTTCTAACCAGTCGCACAGGTGCTCTTACTACTGATTATTTCATAAACATTCTTGATATAAATACGATATGGAAACAAAAACGTAAAAACCGAAACATGTTTAAAGGAGTTGATAGAAATACTGGTATCACAAAATGGAAGGCAACCCGATGCGATCTTATATTTGGTTCAAATGCTGTTCTGCGTGCAAGTTGCGAAGTATATGCGTCATATGATGCATCAAATAAATTCGTAAATGATTTTGTAGAAGTATGGAATAAGGTGATGAATGCTGGTTGCGCCCCTCAAGTATAAATATGATATGGAAACGTTGGAGGCGTGTTAACGATCAGGAGAAGAAAGTTTGTTTTATAATTTATAGAACTTATAAAACAAGAGATGTAAGAGATGTAAGAGATGTAAGAGAAGCATGAGATTCGAGAGAAATTGAGTAATTCAGGTATATATAATATAGTAAATAAAAACTGTAAAAAACCAAATAATCCTCCGAATATTACACCAATTCTATATTAAAAATTATCGACGACTTTTCCGATGTATCATATATATTTTTTGTATTTATAATAGGTATTCCTGCACCGCGTAATATATGTGTTTGTATATTTTTTATATATAATGTAGCGGCATCTACAATAAATACTCTATTACCTATATCGATTTCAATACACTTTTTCTCTAATAAATCCGCTATTTTCATACGTATATCAACATAAATGTCGTTATTCGCATCGATATATATATGAGAAGGCGTTTTCGGAATACAGCGAACGATTAGGTCAACAGACGTGTTATCTTTTTCGCCTAATTTATAGTATAATTCGGTATGCCAAAGAGGGATATAAAACTTCTTCTCATCGTGTTCTAATATATATATATTATTTGGTTCAAATAAATCGTCAAGTGATACAGAAATAACTACCAAATTATCGAGCGCCATTTTATTTCTCATAATCATCTCAAATAGTGCCAATTTTTCTGCACTTATATGAAAAGCTTTATGGTATGTTGTTATTATTTCAAATATATTATATGCTGCATCTTTATCAAGATCCTCAAACATTTTTAATGATAATTCATGACAATCTTCTACAATTATTTTCATCAATGTATTTATAGTTGTAGATGTATTTTCTTTCGAAACAGATGTCATTTTTTGTAATAGTGATTGTATAAAAACGCGAAATATAGAAATATAGCTATCGGGTCCACCGGTTTCATCCTCGGCATCTTGATTATCTCCTCCTTTAAAACCATGAGAAGCATGAGCGTCGTGAGATATATCGAAATTCAATAAATATATATATGCAGCATTAATTTCTTTGAAATATTCACATGATTCGTCACTATTTTCATTTTTATCAGGATGATGCTTAAGTGCTAACAATCTATAATTTTTTTTCAAATCTTCTGGTGTATAATTATATTTTAGGTTTAAAATATTACGCGCTTTTTGTATATCCATTAATTATAGTTATTATACTATACATGTAATTTTCTAAATGGTAAATTGGTCTATAATTATTATTAAAATATTGGAAAAATATATTTGTCTTTAATAATATTTCCGACATATTTGCTTCATTTATTAAATCTTCATGAATAAGTGTTGTCAAAATATACCATATACACTCATTTATATCTAACTCATATATTAAAATATCATATAAAATATCTCGAAATTTCAAAAACTCTATTTTATCGGGATTTTTTATATTTTCTATAATAGCTCCGCAAATACATTCATGAGGATTTGTTAATGCGCTTATATTTGTGAGTATATTTTTTATGTTAGAAATATTTTTTATATTAGAAACCTGTAACTGTTCATTGGGTGCACTTTTTATTGCAAAACATTTATTATAGTTTGAAAACTTTGGACGAGGAATACTTATTATTTGCGATTTATTAATTATATTATCAGGTATGAAACTAATATTTTCTGTTATAATTATAAAAATTATTTTTATTTTATTCAAAGATTGCGATTGCATATAGCTATAAAATATATCCAATAATTCGCTATGTATTTTATGAAAATATTTGCATAATATTATACCATGTGTATTTACACGCGTGGATACAACATCATTTATCTGATTGTAAATATCATTCCATAAGATTTTAGAATTACATCCCAACAATGACATATCAACTTCAAAATGAATATCGCTCATTTTTATTATAAAATTATCTTTGTTTGAAGTTACTGTAAGACGTTTTTCATATTTTAATTCACTATTACTATATCTTTTTATACATGATAACGCTTGTGTATATTTACCTACACCCTTTGGTCCATAAAAAATAATATTTTTTAAATTTTCCACTTTTGAAGGGAACAACTCATATAATTTATTCATTTTTGGATGTAGCGAACACCTTTTATTAGAAACAATATAGTCATCAAAATGTGTTTCCAAAAATTTCATCATTTATGTGGTATGCTATTATGTAATATTATTAATACTATTTTAAATTTACATTTTAGATTTAAATTGTATTTTGTTTTAAATGTATTTTATTGAAATACAATACAATTCGTAAGAAATACTTAAATATATAATAATAATTACTGTAGATTAGGATATAATCAATATTAATATTAATATTCATAAAATATTACAATGAAGCTTATTGATACAAAACCCCAAGATTTCAATTCAAATTATATATTTTTTAATGAACCTATTCAAAATACAATTATAACCGAAAGTCGGTTCATACGAATATTGTATTCGACACCTAATATTATATTTAATGGTATAAATATTTTACTACCAATAAATGTAGACAGTGTAGATAAACAATATAATAAAAATATTATTTATTATAATATTGAAAAAAATATTGAGACAATAAAAACTATAAAAAATATAGAGCAAACAATTTTAGAAAAATATGGTTCAAATAAAATACCTGCACATAATTTATCATCTCAGGTTGATAGTGGGGTTTTAAAATTATTTTCAGACTCTTATGACAAGAAAAAAAACATAGATATAATTCTTAAAGTATCGGGATTATGGGAAGACTCCTCATCATATGGTATAACATATAAATTTTTTTCTATGATATAATAAATAAAACCAGATATTTAACATTATAATAAGTAATAATACGTTATTTATTATATTTGAAAATAATAAATAATAAGCAATAAATGAAAAATTTATTAATTACGGGTGGCTGTGGATTTATCGGGTCTAACTATATAAATTATATTTTTAATAAATATAATGATTACAATATTATAAACATAGACGCCATGTATTATTGTGCATCGGAGAATAATATAAATGAAGAGGTTAGAAATTCTGAAAGATATAAATTAATTAAGGGGAATCTGTGTTCCTATGACTTAGTATATCATATTGTAAATGATTACAAAATAGACTACATTATCCATTTTGCAGCACAAAGTCATGTCCAAAATTCTTTCGAAGATGCACTTCAGTATACAAAAGATAATATCGTAGGAACGCACAATTTATTAGAAGTTGTAAGAAAATATGGGAAAATTATAAAGTTTATACATGTTTCAACAGATGAAGTATATGGAGAGTCCATGATAGAAAAAAACGAAAATAAAAAAACAGAAGAAAGTATATTATGTCCTACTAATCCATATGCTGCAACAAAAGCAAGTGCAGAATTAATTGCACAATCTTATTATTATTCATTTAATATTCCTATTATCATAACAAGAGGTAATAATGTATATGGACCTAATCAGTATCCTGAAAAAATAATACCAAAATTTATAAAACTTCTAAAGGAAAATAGTAAGGTAACCATACAAGGAGATGGCTCAAATGTGAGGGCATTTATTCATGTAGATGATGTAGTAAAGGCGTTTGATATTATATTGGAGAAGGGTATTATTGGTGAAATATATAATATTGGTTCGGATGATAATGAAGAATATACTGTGAAAAATGTTGCTGAAATATTAATTAAGAAGATTAAAAATACTGAAAATTATGGGGAACATATTGAATATATTACTGATCGTCCATTTAACGATAAGCGATATTATATAAGCAATGAAAAAATTAAAAATCTAGGATGGAATATAAATGAAAATTTTGATGAAGGTATCAATCGGTTAGTCGAATGTTATAATGATAAGTAAATAAATAGTAAATAATTAAGTTAAACAAAATATGAATTAAAAACAAAATATGAATTAAAAACAAAATATTAAATACTGTATAGACGTATATAGATTTCAACAGAAATGAAAGTGTTATTATATGGTAAAAATGGATGGATTGGGCAAAAGGTGTATGATTTATTGTTAGAAGGAGGACACGATGTCGTAGTAGGTAATGTAAGAGCAGAAGATTATGGCGAACTTGAAGAAGAAATCAAACGTGTTCAACCTACCAATATAATTTCGACAATTGGGAGAACACATGGCACAATCGACGATGTGAATTATACTACGATAGACTACTTGGAACAAAAAGGAAAGTTGCGAGAAAACGTAAGAGATAATTTATTTTCTCCTACAATTCTTGCTATTATTTCAAATAAATATGGAATACATTATGCATATTTGGGAACAGGATGTATTTTCACATACGATGATGAACATCCATATCAAGAAGAATTAAATGGATTTACAGAGGAGTCGAAGCCGAATTTCTTTGGGTCATCATATTCGACAGTAAAAGGGTATACGGATATGATAATGAAAATGTTCAACAATGTATTAAATGTTAGAATAAGAATGCCGATAACAGATGAGATACATTCTCGAAATTTCATAACTAAAATTACTACATATAGTAAGATATGCTCAATACATAATTCAATGACAGTTCTTCCAGAGTTATTGCCGTTTATGATTGACATGTGTGATAAAAAAATATCAGGCACTGTTAATTTGACAAATCCTGGGTTAATAAGTCATAATGATATATTGAAAATGTATAAGGAAATAGTCGACAAAGATTTCATGTGGGATAATTTTAATATAGAGGAACAAAGACAAATACTAGCGAGTGAGCGTTCTAATAATTTTCTAGATACGACGAGACTAGAGTCATTGTATAAAGTAAAAAATATTAAGGATTCGGTTAGAGATGTTTTATACAGAATGAAAGAGAAACAAGATAGACAAGAGAAGCAAGAGAAGCGTGAGATTTGAGTTAATTCATAAATTATTAATAATCATAATAGAATATTAATAATTAAAGGAACAATTTTATAAAAAGTTAAAAACATGTTGAAAAAAGACGTAAAATAACTTCCATAATACCCACGGTTAAAATATTGAGAATAAATAATACAACACTTAAGTATAAAGTTCCCCAGGATGGTTTGCTTAAAGCTCCTGCAGTACTGCTTATACAATTCAGGTTTCCATGTAAGTAACTAAATATAAGAACAAGTTGAAAGAAAATAAGTATACTGGAATAATTAGAAAATGTATAATATTCAGGGTCTACTTGGTATGTATTAATCATTTTTGAAAATGAGATTGACTGGCGAATAATAACGAATAATATAAGAAACAAAGCAAATATTTGAAAAAAACTTGGATATAAACTTGTTGAACAAAATGAACCCTGCACTTTAAAATAATAAGAAATTACAGCCATTAGCAATCCAAACATGGCAACGCATGTAAAAATATATCCTATTAATGTTGCAAATGCAGGACCTTGTTCGTCACCTATACTAAGTGACGTAAATACAACTTTAATAACTATTCCTACAAATGCCAAAAGAATAGAAATATAAATTAAATAATAAATTGTCTTAAATCTATAATTAACTTTATCGATAGGTGCAAAATTTGCCATCGGATTATTATTTGACGTCATTGTTAAATTAATGGCTTGCATTCTATAATTTTTATAATTTATATATTAAAGTATACTATAATTTATATTATTATTTTTTTTTAATGTAACTATCGATAATTATAAATATTATATGTTAAAAATATTATATGTTAAAAATGTAAAATATTATATGTTAAAAATGTAAAATATTATATGTTAAAAATGTAAAATATATATGTTATATTATATATAATATAACATTTAACAGCTACAGCAACAAAGAAAAAACAATGAACGGATTTCAAAATAGAGATGTTTATACTGAACATCCGCTAATTGCGCGCGAACAAACATTTGCTTTAGATAGAAAACTGGTAACATTTCATTCAGAAGATAGAGATGTATGTGCGTGGCCTAATTCTTCACTTTTTGAAATTACACTTCCACACCCAATGAAAAATGTTCAATCTATGAGGTTAATAGAGACAAACTTTCCATCGATTAATAATGTATTTTCAACAATAAAACAAAATACAAAAATGTCATTCTGTGTAACAATAGCTGGAACACAATATAATGATATAACGATTCATATTCAATCAGGGTTATTTTCTCCTCTACAGCTATCAAATGAAATAACAAATGAAATGAATAAAGCCGTTTCCAAGTTTATTCCAAATTATTTAAATTTTACAATAGTATACAATGAAGTAAATCAGAAATTATGGTTTGGGAATAAAACTGATCCATTTATACTATTATGCGATAAGATAGAAACATATAGCGATCCTAGCAATAGTATGTCTACAAATTGTAAGGTTCTCCCTCCAAATGAAATAGAATATTGTAAAAATACAAAATGGGGACTTCCTTATTTTTTAGGATTTAATAAAGAACAGTATGTAGCAATACAAACACCTACCGGAATAGCCCTTAACTATGAGTATAGAAGTGCTATATACGACCCTTTTTATAATTGGTTGCCTGCCGGTGGTTATTATGTAACAGCTCCCAATGTTGTAAATATTTTAGGGGATACTGTTTTTTATATGGACATGTTTGAATATAATCAAATGGACGAACTATTGGCATATCCACGACGAACAAATTCTACTACAAATAACAGTTATGGAGGTAAAGTAAATTCAGCATTTGCAAAAATACCATTTTTAGGTCTTCCAGTTTCACAATTTTTTGATTCTAGGAACTCACTACTTCAAAATATGTCACATTTTAATCCACCACTTGAAAGAGTATCAAAACTAAAATTTAGATTTAGATATCATACTGGGGGTTTAGTTGATTTTAGTAATAACGATTTTAGTTTTACAATGCAATTTGACTGCTTTAGAGATGAAATAGCACGCGATTTGAAGTTAAGAGTTCCTGCACAGTATCAAATGTAATTATAACATAACATAACATGACATGCACGATAAAAATATTTAAAAATACACAACGTATAATGTATTTTTAAATTAACACGATGTTTATGAATATATAATTATATTTATGCTTGAGTTTGCGCCTGAGTCTGCGCTTGAGTCTGCGCCTGAGTTTGCGCCTGAGTCTGCGCCTGAGTCTGCGCCTGAGTTTGCGCCTGAGTCTGCGCCTGAGTCTGCGCCTGAGTCTGCGCCTGAGTCTGCGCCTGAGTCTGCGCCTGTGCCTGTGCTTGTGATTGTGTCTGTGCTTGTGCTTGTGCCTCTTTAGATAAAGTATTATGTTTTTGTTTTTTTGTCCTCTTACCTGAACCAGAGCGTTTAGCACGTTTTGTTTTTTTATATTTTTTTTTATCTTTACCGCCTCTTATATTTTTTTCATACTCTGCAACGGGGGTTCTATTTGCAAGGTATTCAGTATAACCGATTATATTATCAGATCCTGGAGCCGCTGCCACTGCTACTGCTAAGTCTTTATTAGGTATAACTGCATCAGGACGCGGCAAAGGAGATTCCGATGATACAATAGGCATTTCTTGTTTTTTTTCAGGTTCAGGATTTGGTTTTTGAGGTTCAGCGACAGGTTCAGCCTTTTTATTTCCAAAAATATTAAAATTAGCCAAAAAACCCTTATCTGCATTATCGGTGGTGGGAGATACAGGAGTAGGAGACTCAGAAGGAGACGCAGCTATAGGAGGTGCCGGGGGTAAAACTGAATTTGCATTATCCTCTTGGTCTGGGTTAGGGGGAGAGTTTTTATCACTATTATCGATATTATCCTCTGGAACCTCTTTAAGTTGTTCTTTTAATTTTTTCATTTTATTTGCCGTTTCAGATAAATCAATAATACCATCCATCAGTTTTTCACACAAGTTAGATATTTCACTTTCAATGGTTTTATGTTTTACTGTTTTTTCTCTTTTTGTAAAAAAATCAAAAATTCCAACCATGTTATATGTTATATATTATATATATTATATATTGTAGTATAAAATATTAACATAATAAAATATTAACATAATAATAAATTATATTTACTAACACATATATTAAATATCAAATTTCAACTTTATAGGTTTGTTTTATCCATTCGATTATATTATTTAATGAACATGTCTTATAATCTTCGCTAAATCCCTTAATTTTTAAAAATGTAGGATTTTTCATTTCGGGTGTTTTATAAAATATATAATCGCCATATTTACCATTACGAATACTTACTACATCTGTTATTTTTCTAACCATTCCTTTTATTGCAATTTGCACACCACCACCACTTTCATTCGCTTCACCATCGTGCGAACTATATTCTGTATTTATTTTAGACATTTCTATAATCTTAACAACCTCGTGATATGTAATACTATTAGGATCCTTCGTTTTTGGAAATAAACCAGACAAAGACTTCTTTTGTTCACCCCATACAATATACAATCCATATTTCCCCCGTTTTAATATGATTTCGTTTCCATCGTATATTCCCAGCTTTATACCCCCCATATCAATATTCCCCTTTTCGTCTACTACCTCTTTCAAGGAATACTCTCCTCGTTTTAATTTAGCTACATCTATGTTTTGTTTAATACTTTTATATTCTATCTTTTTTTTACCACCTTCATCAACAGTTGTATGTTTTATAACCGGACCTTTGCTTCCTATCATATATACATGATTTTCATCAATTGCAATTGTATCTTTCTGTATATTCTTATCTTTTAATATAGTTGTCAACCGTTGAACATTTTCTAAACAAAACATACACGTATCGGTATATAGAAGTTCACCTTTTGCAACCTTATCTAAATCATCCTCCATCTTTTTTGTAAAATTATATTCAAATAGTGTATTAAAATGATCGGCAAGAAATTTCATTACTATACTCCCGAGTGGCTGAACTATTAATTTATTTTTTTCATTTCCAAATTCACGCTCTGTCGGTATTTCCTGTAACTCATCGGGCAATAATTCAAAATCCGTGCATTTTACCTTTTTACCGCATACGTCCTGTTTTGATACATACCCCCTCTTTTGTATTTTTTCTATAAGGGACGAAAATGTAGATGGGCGCCCAATACCTCGTTCTTCTAATATTTTGATAAGTCCTGCTTCCGTATAATGCGACTTCAATTCATTCATGGTAACAGTTGCCTTAATTTTATTATAAGGAATAATACCGTTTTTTTTAATATTTTGCAAATAATTATAATTAGGGTTTTCCTTTTCATACCCATCTACAATCTTCCATCCTGGAAATTCAATTAGTTCGGCTATATATTTATATTCGTTGCCGATCGGGGCAGTCAAGCATGCGGTTACTGTAACACCCGTCGCATGTGCCATACAGCTTTCAATTGCATTTGTCCATATGAGGTTATATAATTTTTGCTCGCGTGCTGTAAATGTATCCGGAATTTTCAAAGTGGAAATACTTGTCGGGCGAATAGCTTCATGTGCTTCTTGTGCTTTAACCCCTTTATCGTCCGAACTCTTACCCGTTTTAGATTTGACTTTATTCGACTTAGACGCATTTTCGGCATCACCTGCTCCCGAACTAAACCCTAATGCAAGACATTGTATATTAGCATTAATATATTTATCGCTCCATTTTTCAGATATATATCTTTTCGCATTCTCAATAAATTCGGGACTATAAGTTTTCGAATCTGTTCTCATATATGTAATAAACGAACTCTCGTATAGTTTCTGACAAATTGACATCGTCTCGGATGGCGAATAATTATATTCACTACTCGCTTTCTGTTGTAATGCGCTAGTAGTAAATGGAGATGGTGGAGCTTTTGTTGTTTTTTTAGGCGAGGATAAAGTATATACGTGCTCATGATTTACGCTTTCTTCTAAAAACGCCTCCACATCTTTAGGTAAGTCATACTGACGATTCAATGTAAACTGCAAATTTAGTTTTGTAAAATATCCCACCGTATTGTATACCATTTTACCAGGAGAAGCGTCGATATCTTTTTGATTATCATATACTAATCTAAGTGCTGGTGTTTGACAGCGTCCTGCAGATAAACTATTTTTAACACTTGATGCAATATGTGTCCAAAGCTGCGGAGAAATATGGTATCCTACCAATAAATCCAATATTTGACGAGCGAATTGTGCATATACCAAATTCATATTCAAAGTGCCGGGTGTATTTACTGCACGTTCAATAGCGGTTTTTGTAATTTCATGGAAAATAATTCGCCGCGTAGTTGTAACTGGCAATTTAAACATGTCGCAAATATGCCACCCAATCGCCTCGCCCTCGCGATCATCATCTGTGGCAATAATAACATTCCCCATACATGATTCTATTTCATTTTTAATACGTGCAATTTGTTTTGATTTTTCCTCCATACATGAAAATTTAAGTTTAAAAGTTTCGGTATTTATTGATTTAAGACCATCTAATGTGCGAAAATGCCCGAAAGTAGCTATGCATTTATATCCAGGACCAAGATATGATTCTATCTTGCTACATTTTGCCGGGGATTCTACAATTACGAGGGTTGTAGTTGCAGACGTCTTTGCTTGTTTAGACATTGTAGGTGTGTTGTTGTGTTGTTGCAGATGTTTATTTTGATACGAGTATATGGGATATGTTATATGGTATAGAGCTGAATGTTTATATATTTATATTTATAATATTAATTATTTCAATTTTGGTCGATGGACATATTCTTTGATTTAAATTCTGACCATGAAATCTTTTTAATAGCAGGTGGTTTTGAATGTTCTTTGTTTCCCGATCCATGCGCATGATCGTGTGACTTATTAATATTGTCTGCCTTTTTAATAGCACTATCGATATAAATACTTTTCAATAATTTGCCGACTTCGTAGGAACCAGTATGCTGATCGAGTTTTCCGTCTTCGATTTGCTTAAGAATATGAATCAATTGAAAAAGAATATTTAAATCAATCTCGTCTTTCTTCACTTTATTAAAAATATCGGTATAATTATTAAACAAAAAAGGGCATCTAGATACACAAATATTATCAAATTGTGCGGGATTACTTTTAGCCAATCTTTGATATTCTTTCTTAAGCTTAAGGAGTGTTATAATATCATCGCCGAGAGGTTGACTATGTTTTAATTCACGAATACTGTTCGTATTATCGGCGACATCGTTTGCACGAATCAGTTTATCCAATTGAAGACGTTCTTGAGGATTCATTATTGTAACCTATAGTATATTTTATAGTATATTTTTAAAAATATTTTTAAATTATAACGAATTTAATTATTATAATTATTATAATTATTATAACAATTGTAATTTATAATTATCATAAATTACAATAAAATAATATTTTTTTAAATGAATTATATATAGAAAAATGTCGGTTCAATCTTCGTTGCCTGCTTCAACTACAGCTCCTGCATTAGGTTTACCATCTATGCCGGCGGTAGCAAGTGGTGGCGATATTTATAATGCTAGAATGGATGCAACAAAAGCATTAATGCAGGCGGGAAATGGGAGTTTAAAAGGTGGGAGCGGTGGTAGATATAGAAAATACAAGTCAAATGGAAGAGTTAAATTGCGTAATAATGTAACAAAAGTAATGAAAGGTTGTAGTAATAAAAAAACGTCAAAACGGGGTAGAAAAATTAGGGGAGGTGCTGGTGGGATTTCACCGGCATCACAAGTTGAAGTTTCTATACCTGGTGGTTCATCTCCATCCCAAGTCGATACATTGGCTGGTTTATCAGGTGGATTATTAAAGTTACAACAACAAGCTGCAAATGTTGCACCGGCTTCACCACTTCCCACAAAATCAATGTTTACAGGAGGAGGGGGCAAAAGAGGACATAGGAAGACAAATAGGAAGACAAATAAAAGATATAGAAGATTAAGATATAAAAAAAGTATTGGGCGAAAGGGTAGAAGTAGACGACACAGATATTCTAGATAAAAATAACAGTTGCAAATTATTATGAATTATTATAAATTATTGTGAATAATATACATTTACATAATTAAAAATGTATTGTAAATATAACATTAAAATATATTATTATTATATTTTAATATGAAGACTAGTGATTTGTTAAATTCGATATTTATTATAGCAGTATTTATAGGTTTATACATTGCAAATATTTTAGCAATTGGAAAGAAAAATATCGAAAAGAACTGGCCGATTTATAGATGCAGTCCTTTAGTAATGCCATTTGCTAATATGTTCGGGCATGATGTTATGAAAAATTTTACATATTGTATCCAAACAATGCAGACTGATTTTATGGGACCATTGTTAGCACCTTCAAATTATTCAAATTTACTTGTATCAAATAGTATAGCACAAACAACAAAAACCAATGATAATTCGATGGGAATGTTTTCTTATTTGCGAGACACAGTATTGAATAATCTTACTACATTATATAATGTATTCGGTAATATGGGAATAACATTACAAATTATGGTGCATAAATTAAAAGACACGATGAATAAAATGACGGGTGTATATAAAGCAACATTCTCGACAATGCAAGCTTCTGCTATTGCTGCACAATCAACCTGGGATGCACTACCTGGACAGCTATTAAGAGCATTACCTCATTCATAAGAGTAACACGGTAAATATAAAATAAAAATACGAATAAAATTTTGCAATAAAATGAATTATTATAGGTTATGTATATAGTAATACTATAATACTAATTTATATATTTAGTATATATGGATTCTACCTCTGCACCTGCACCAATAACACCAATAACACAAATATTTGATAAAGTAAATGAAATATACATAAGAAAAACATATTTAGAGAGATATGGAGGTTCTGTAATATTTGCAATTTTTGCAATATTACTTGTGATATTTTATTTCATATATTTAAATATTCAAAACAATAAAGAAATAGTTAAAAAAGATTGGGCTACTAATAAATGCAACCCTCTGTATATGCCATTTGCAGGTGCAATTATGGATCCTACAGACATGAGTAAGACCGAATATACAATACAGAATTTTTCAGAATGTTCAGAAACAATATTAAAAGATATTTTGCAAGTAGCACTTGCACCCCTTGAAGCGGCATCTATATTGTTAGCTGCGAGTATATCTATTTTAACGGGTATCTCAACCAGTTTAATGGGAGCGATATTAAATTTTAGATTAAATTTTAAAACAGAAACAAAAAAAACAAGTTCAATACAATCCGAATTTGCTGCTATATTAACAAAAATTATTACCAAATCTAGGGCAGCATTAAGTAAAGGAGAAGGTATATTAGCAACTATTTTGTTTATCTTTTTTTCAGCATATAAGGCGGGAGCATCTGTATTTCATGTAATTTTATTTGGAGAAGCTATGATTTTATTAGCAATGTTTGGAGCTTTAATTGCAGCATGGGTGATATGGTTATTTTTGGCATGGTTGTTTCCTCCTATTGGATGGGCTATTGCAGCGGGATATATTTGGGTGCCTATAGGTCTTTCTGTAATATATGTTGCTTGTATGATAATGGTTCTAGTTTTAGTTATATTTACAGCATCGATTATTGAAAAAACTAGGTAAACATTATGTTAAGAAACAATCAATATAATATTCATGTATTTGTATATTCATATATTCGTATATTCGTATATTCGTATATTTGTATAATCGTATAATCGTATATTACAATAAATAAATAATTATTTATTTAGGAAATAAAACTACAATAAATAATTATTTTTATCTAAGATTTATGTATAAGAAAAATGAAAAATATGTTTAAATCAAAATTTTCATTAATTGCTATTTGTATAATTCTTGGTATTTTAATTGGTTCATTCGCTTTATGTGGATGTAGGACAAATTATGGGTTATTAGAGGGTATGGAAGTCGATAAAGATAAAAAAAAGTCACAAGAAGGTGCTGATGGGACAGTTACCACTACTCCTGCTGCTCCCGCTGCTGCTCCTGCTGCTCCCGCTGCTGCTAGTTCTGCTACACCACTGACCCCTGCCTCGGCCCCGGCATCTGGTGGAGGGGCAGGACTGGCCGGAATGGGAGATATGGGTGGAGCAAATAAATTATTGGATGCTTTAAAACAAGCTGGTGGAAGTGCAAATCCACTCGCTGGATTAATGTCTTCAATGCCCGCAGCAAATGCTGCACCTGATGCTACTAAAACCGAGGGTTTTCAAGTTTCAAAACCTCTTGCTTGGGGTCCTTTAACAGAAACTGAAGTTACCGATTTTAATTTAACCAAGTGGGTAAAAGATGCAATGAGATATTCAAAAGGTATGGGAAATGAAAACCGTCTTGATAGTTACCAGTATAATAGTGGCCCACAGATCCCTCTTCCTGAAGGCGAAATGTTGTTCTTCAAGGATACCAAATTTGACGCATCATGCTGCCCTGGAACTTATTCTAATAGTTTAGGATGTGCTTGTCTTTCCAAAAAACAGTTTCAGTATTTAACTATGCGTGGTGGAAATAATACTGTTCCTGATAACAAAACATCGTATTATAATGAGTTTTAAATTAGTTGGTATAAAAAATGATAAAAAATATATATATTATTTATCATTTACATCTAGGTGTTTAATAACTATAACATCTATAACATCTAGCAATTTTGTTTACAAATACATATTAATCGCAGCTTTTCCGATACCGGAGTCATCCTTCTTGATAAGATTATTCACAATTTCATTTGTAACAGTGAAGGGAAATTGCACAACAAGTGTATTATCTTTTTCAAATAGCGTTGTTCCAGGTTTTACAAGACGATACAAATTCAGTTTCTTATATACGATTTCAATACAGCGTTTCAGATTTCTCACACCGTCTTCCTTTTCAGTATAATTATCAATAATGTAATTCAATGTTTCATCAGGAATAATAATATCACCTTCCTTGAAATTGACTTCATAACGAATTTTAGGAATCAAATACTGTTTCGCAATAACAATCTTGTCTTTAACTTTATAGCCTGTCGTCTTAATTTTATACATACGATCAAGTAAAATCGGATTTACCTTAAGAGGGTCGTTGTAACTGAAAATAAACAGACACTTACTAAGGTCGAAATCAATCTCTGCAAAATATTTATCATGAAATTGCGAATTTTGTGTCGTGTCTGTCAAATGTGTCAAAATCCCAATAATTTCCTCGCCTTTAGGTGTTTCACTGATTTTATCCAATTCGTCAAAATAAATCACCGGATTCATCGACTTTGAACGTATCAAAATATCAACAATTTTACCCCATGTGCTGCCCTCATATGTATACGAATGTCCCTCCAAATAACTGCTGTCTGTTGCACCCCCTAACGGGATAAATGCGAATTCACGATTTAAAATCTTACTGATTCCCTCTTTCACAAGACTCGTTTTACCAGTTCCATACGGGCCGTTTATAGCAATTGCTGTGCCCATAGCTGCAGGGTTTGCAATCCACTGTCCCATCATTTGCATAATTTGCATTTTTGCATCATTTAATCCATACACTGCGCTATCAAGCTTCGCTTTTGCATTTTCCATAAAATCATGACACTTTTCAATTCCATCCGAAATCGTAAGAGGGAGGTTGCAATTTTTTCCAAATGGGATTTGCATGAAAGTATCAACCCAATTTTTGATTTTATAGTATTCGCCAGCACCAGGCTCCATGTGGCGCAGATTTGTAATCTTCTTTAGTGCAATCGCCTTGAACGCTTGAGGAATATCCGATTGCAAAAGTGAAAGACGATATGGTTTATCGGTAATCGTCAATTTATTCAAATCTTCCAACTCTTTCAATACATCGGTTTGCTCTTCAGTTGATAGATTATCTTTAAAATATTTCAAATCATTTGTCGAATTCTTCTTGCGCAACATTTTTTTGAACATCTTGACGTGATTTTTCTGTCGCGATTTAATCTTCTTCTCTTCGCGATCTTTATATTCTTTTTCTTTTTTTACCATAATACCCAAAGTTTCACGCGCAATACTGTCATGCTTATTAGATTTTAGAATATCCTCCATCTGCTGTTTAATTTTCTGAATCGTTTCAAGTGATTCTGCTTCCGTAGATACAACACCGACTTTTGCGCCTCCAGCCTCCTCCCCATCCTTCCCCTTATCTGAATATTTTCTATCTGAAACTGTTTGCGAAGTATGTTTTTTCGCATGTGTAGATGTACTGATGGACTTTCCATTTTTATAATTATATTTATGATCTTTAATATCGTTGCTAACAATAGTATTCTCAACCTCGTCCTCGTCGGGGTTATAATCAGGGTCTGATTCCGACGCATCATCATCATCGTCATCCGAATCATATTCTGAGTCATCATCATTGTCATCGTCATCATATTCACTTTCTTCTTCAGAATCATATTCGGAGTCATCTTCATTAAGATTACTATGTTTTTTATCATTTACTAAATTAATTACAATATTGAATTTACCACTTTGTAACTGTTCTTTTGCAAATTCTCCAAAACCAGCCGAATACTTATCGTCCTCGCCCCCACTCCCACTTCCACTATATTCATCCTCTGAATCAGAACAATTCGTGCTTGTGCTTGATGTATTATATTCATCCTGATTTGAAATAGGCGGTGGTGGCGGATTATGACTACCTCTTTTTTTCCCCTTTTCTACCGGCTTTAATTCTTTCGGTTTAATATCCATTTCTTTTGACATACTCCTCGTTATTTTTCTATTACTATCTTCCTTATTTTCTTTGTTTTTGTCGTTTTCATTCTTATTCGATTTTTTATTAGATGCATTCGATGCACATGCTGTCGATGTAGATTTAGCAATTTTTTCTTTACTTTCAAGTTTAGAAATACGTTCATTCATATACTTGGAAGGAAATATTTCAGCCAACATTTTTCTATATTCAAGCATATCAAATTTTTCACCACCATCATCACTCCTGCCACCATCACTTCCACTTCCACTTCCACTTCCACTATATTTTTTTTCCTCATCAGATTCAGAACCCGAATCATCTCCCTTCTTATATTTTCTGTTATCATTCTCTCTTGTATCCTTTGTTTTTTTATCTTCACTTTTAGAGGCTTTCTTCATATGATTGATTTTAGTCATTTGATTATATACGTATGATGTATTTATGAGTTGAGTTATATATATTAAATAAATGTTTTTAGATACCTTCAATTTAATATATTCCAATAAATCAAAATCAAAAACAAATAATTAATAATAGATATACTAAATGGTGTAAATTTCATATAAATAAATAAACAAAGTTAACATGATAATCTGTCAAATCAAAATACATAAATAATAAAAATTTATTTTTAATATTTAATTATTGTTTATGTTTTATATTTCATATTTCATATTTCATATTTCATATTTTATATTTTATATTTTATATTTTAAATTAAGAAAATTGATAACAATCTAAATATATATTATATTAATATAAGAAAGCAATGTTCTCGCAAAAAGGTCAAGCGAAATTATCGGTTCAAAATGTATCCCAAATTATCGGAATCCAGTTTAGTATCATGTCGCCCGAAGAAATAAGAAAATCTTCGGTTGCTCATATTACGGATCGAAATACATATGAAAATAATAAACCGGTAATCGGTGGACCTTTTGATTCGCGTATGGGTGTGCTTGAACCGGGAATGATTTGTCCAACTGATGGGTTGGATTACATGCAAACTCCTGGATATTTTGGGCACATTGAATTAGCTCGTCCTGTATTTTATATCCAATATTTAACAACAATACGGAAAATTCTCAGTTGTGTTTGTATTAAATGTAGTAAATTACTTATTAACAAGGAATCAAATAGTAGATTTTGCTGTATGAAACCTGATTTGCGTTGGAATAATGTATTTCAATATTGTAGCAAAATTAAGCGATGTGGTGAGGACACACATGATGGATGTGGTTGCCTTCAACCTAAAAGAATCAAAAAACAGGATATGGCAACTCTTATTGCTGAATGGGAAAATACGGAAGCGGCTGGCGAGGAAGAAGAAGGAGCACCCAAGAAAAATCTGACAATGCATTTGATTCCCGAAGTTGTTATAAAAATATTCCGCAGAATATCGGATGACGATGTGTCATTTATGGGTTTTAGTCCACAATTTTCACGCCCTGAATGGATGGTTTGTCAGGTGCTAGCTGTTCCTCCACCAGCTGTTCGTCCGTCGATTAAAATGGACGGATCGCAAAGGAGTGAAGATGATATTAGTCATATTCTAGTAAATATTATTAAAATGAATAAAACTCTTCAGGAAAAAATAAATGATAAAGCACCACAAAAAGTTATCGATGGGTGGCATGATGTTTTACAATACTATGTTGCAACGCAAATCAATAATAATTTACCAGGTGTTGGACAAGTTGCACAACGTTCGGGACGTCCACTTAAATCAATTATGGATCGTCTCAATGGAAAGGGTGGACGCGTAAGAGGCAATTTGATGGGAAAACGTGTTGACTTTTCTGCGCGTTCGGTAATTACACCCGATCCAAATTTGTCGATTCGTGAGCTCGGAATTCCGCTTAAAATCGCTAAAAATATTACGAAACCGATTACTGTAAATGATTTGAATAAGAGTTTCTTGATTAAATTGGTGCGAAATGGACCAGATGAATATCCCGGTGCGAAGATCCTCGAGAAGAAAAACGGGGAGAATATTTCGCTGCGTTATGCGGATCGTGAGAATATACATATCGAGAATGGCGATATTGTTCATCGGCATATTATGGATGGCGATGGTGTTTTGTTTAACCGTCAGCCTACATTGCATAGAATGAGTATGATGTGTCATATTGCGAAAGTCATGTTTCAGGGTGATACTTTTAGAATGAATGTTGGTGATACTAAACCGTATAATGCGGACTTCGATAAACTCTCTGTCGAAAACAGGAGGCGTTAAAAGCGTGCTACCTCCTAGTCAAATGATTCAAACAAACTACTTAAATATAAATATTAAGGAATATTAATGAACCCACCAGAATACCAAAAAAATGCAAAAAAAATATTAGACTTACCATCTGAAAGATATTGTGAAATTTATAAAATAGTTAACTTATCGACTGGTAAAATATATGTAGGACAAGCAGTTTCTCATATATTAAACCATAAAAGATACAGACCACATGGACACGAAGGAAGATTTAAATCTCATATTTCCGAAGCTTTCTCAAATAAAAAAAATCAGTCACATTATTTAAATAACGCCATAAGAAAATATGGTGTTAATAATTTTGTAACAGAGTTAATTGAATGTTGTAAAGTTGAGGATGCTGATTATATGGAAAAACACTACATCAAAGAGTTAAATAGTTTATATCCGCATGGGTATAATCTTAAAAACGGTGGTTGTGTGTTTATCCATAGTGATGAAAGCAAAAAAAGAGTGTCCGATGGTCTGGTTAACTATTTTAAAGATAAGAAACTTGAACGGTTTAAAGGTACTATAAAAATAGATGAAGATATAGAAAAGTATATAAAACCTTTAAACCGCAATGATCAACAATATGGATGGTATGTATATATAGATAAACATAAAGCAGATTTTGGTGGTATTCATATTCCTTTAGAAAAAAGTAAACAAAATGCAAAAGAATTTATTATATATTTAAAGAATCATTTGGCGAAACACCTTGATGCGGGAAACTCCTTAGAGTCTTTGACTACCACCGTGTAATGGAAACATTACAAGGGAACTCGGTTAATAGCCGAAACCAATGGTAATAATGTCAAAGAATTGGACAATCCGCAGTGTTACTTCCTAACGTCGCTTGGTAGACTATGGAAGGCACTCAGAGACTGAACGGGTGTTGGTGAGTAATGAAGGACTAGCCATCCTGAACTTGCCTAAGATACAGTCCACCCCCTTTGGAAACACTGGGGATTCATCGGGAGATGAAATGAATTTACACATGCCACAAGATGAGGAATCTGAGGCAGAGTTGAAGAATTTGGCAGCGGTTCCATTCCAAATTATCAGTCCGGCGAACAATCAGTCGATTATCGGTATTTTCCAGGATTCATTGCTTGGTTCATATCAGTTTACACGTGTGGGCGTGAAGTTTGATAGTCGTGCGGCAATGAATCTTCTCATGGCATTGCAGACAGTGAACGAATCGATGTTTAGTAATGTAGATGGAAATCTGTCCAACTTTCAGATACTGTCGCAAATTATGCCACCAATTACATTGAAATACAAGACAAAACAATTTGGCGAGACTGAGGACTACAATACGTCCAATCATGTGCTTGAAATTCGCGACGGACAATACTTGAGGGGTCAGCTTGACAAGGCGGTATTGGGTTCGGGAACGAACGGATTGATTCATAGAACATGCAATGACTTCAGCAACATGACATCATCAAAATTCATCGATGATCTTCAAAACATTATTACTGAATATATGAAAGTTAGTTCTTATAGTGTTGGAATCAGCGACTTGATTGCAAATGCAGAGACAAATAATAAAATTGCTCAAGTTATTATATCTAAGAAAACGGATGTTAAAGGACTAATCGATCAATTACATATCGGCGTTTTCGATAACAAAACCGGAAAAACAAATGACATTGAATTTGAAAATCAAGTATCGAATATTCTTAACAGGGCTATTAATGATGCTGGTAAAATCGGTTTAGAAAGTTTGAGCAAGAATAATCGATTCGTTACAATGGTAACCGCTGGTTCAAAAGGAACAGAAATTAATATTTCGCAAATGACATCATGTTTGGGGCAACAAGCTATTGATGGTAAACGTATCCCATATGGTTTCGATAGCAGAACATTGCCGCATTTTACGAAATACGATGACTCCCCAAATGCGCGCGGGTTTGTCGAGAGTTCGTTTATTAGTGGGTTGCGTCCAGAGGAATTGTTCTTTCACGCGATGGCTGGACGTATTGGTCTGATTGACACTGCTGTAAAAACGAGCCAAACTGGATATATTCAGAGACGGTTAATCAAGGGTATGGAAGATTTGAAAGTCGGGTATGACATGACAGTCAGAAACAACAAAGAGCGTATTGTGCAATTCGCGTATGGAGATGATGGAGTAGATACGGTAAGGGTGGAGAATCAGTCATTACCGCTTGTATCGATGACATTGGATGAAATATATGCGCACTACTATGTTTCAACTAGTGATGACAAGGACGGTGTATTGATGACAGTATTTACAAAGACGGCTGTGATGAGGATGAAGAAAAGTATCAAAGAATTGGAGACGAAGACAAAATATTATACAGATATGATGATAGCAAAACGCGACGAAATTGTTAAGAATGTATTTAAGATGCGCGATAATAGAAATGTGCACTTGCCTGTATGCTTTACACACATCATCAATAATGTGCAGGGAATGCAGCATATTACAAAGAACTCTATGGTGGATATTACACCTCTAGATGTATATGACATGATTGAAGATAATTATAAAATATTAGAAGGGCTTTATTATGCGCCACCCACCGAACTATTTAAAGCAATGTATTATTACTATTTATCCCCGAAGGAATTACTAGTCATTAAGCGTTTCAACAAGAAAGCGCTTACTGTTTTACTGGAGACAATTACGCTGATGTATAAACGTGCTCTGGTTGCACCAGGAGAGATGGTGGGTATGATTGCGGCACAAAGTATTGGTGAACCGACTACACAGCTGACATTAAATACATTTCATAGTGCGGGTGTTGCATCAAAGTCGAATGTAACGCGTGGTGTGCCTCGTATTGAGGAGATTTTGTCATTGTCTGAAAATCCGAAGAATCCGTCTCTTACGATTTATATGAATAAAGACGAGGAACTAGATAAAGAATTTGTTCGCGATAAGATTCCAAGCATTGAGCTGACTATTTTGAAAGAAATTGTTGATTCGGTTGAAATATGTTTTGATCCAGATGATATGAGCACGCTTATTGAACAAGATAAGGATATTATGTCGCAGTATTTCGAATTTGAAAAAATGGTGGATGAATGTATGAGTAGCACTACGGAACAAATGAATAAAAGTCTGGCTGCCTCTGCTGTTTTAGCTGGAAGCCTTGAGGAGTCATCGTCGGTGGCGGGGGCTACCGTTGCGCCACAACCGGAAGCATCTGCTACAGGGTCTGCTCCAAATGAGAAATCGAAATGGATTATTAGAATGACAATGGATAGGGAGGCGATGTTGGATAGAAAAATATCGATGGATGATGTGCACTTTGCTCTAAAGACTATTTATATAGATGAGGTTACATGTATGTATGCAGACTATAATTCCGATAATTTAGTATTTCGATTGAGATTGAATAATATAATTACAAATTCCAAGAAGAAAAATACAAATTCATTGTCACTTGATCAATCGGATCAGATTTATATTCTTAAGAATTTTCAGGATAATATGTTGAATAATATTGTGCTTCGAGGTGTAAAGGGTTTATCAAAAGTATTGCTTCGCAAGATTACAGATTCCGTGGTTAAAATAGATAGTGCTTATACGAAGAAAGAGACATGGGTTCTGGATACTACTGGAACAAATTTAATTACTGCATTGTCGCTTGATTATATTGATGTTACAAGAACGATTAGTAACGATATTCAAGAAATTTATAAAGTGCTTGGAATTGAAGCTGCGCGTGTTGCCATCTTAACCGAATTGTCGGAAGTTATGGAGTTTGACAATACTTATATTAATTATCACCACTTGGTTATGTTGGCAGATAGGATGACAGCAAGTGCAAAGATGGTTTCTATATTTCGGCATGGAATTAATAACGATGATATTGGACCGATTGCGAAAGCTTCATTTGAGGAGACACCGGAGATGTTTTTGAAAGCTGCACGACATGCCGAACTGGATGAGATGCGAGGTGTATCTGCAAATGTAATGTGTGGACAAGAGGGTTACTTTGGAACAAGCAGTTTTCAAGTATTGCTTGATATGAATAAGATGATTAAATTTGGCGGTGAAATGAAATACAATATTACAAATCCCAATGAAGAAATTGATAAAGCATTTGAAATGGAGAACCCTGATGATATATGCTCTATCGGAAACTTATCGATGAATGTGACTGTTTCGAGTATAAAGAAAGAGAATCTCGGAAGTGTTAAGATGAATTATAATATTGGATTTTAGAATTTAGGTTTTAGATTTTAAATGGAGGAGTAGTAAATATTAATAAATATTATATTTTTTATTAAAAAATATGATACCGAATGTTATATCGTGTATGATATATTTTTATTACCGATTTTCACTTTATTCGGGTATAATAGGTAATTCGGGGCTTGATTCTTCTGCTGCGGCGGCGGCGGCGGATGATGGAGCAACCGAAGGTTTTAAAGAAGATAAATTTATAGATAAGCCAGATGTTTTTTTGCGACGTTGGGGAGCTGAGGCGGAAGCAGCAATATCCGCGGGAGATTTTAAAGAAGATAATTTTATAGATAAGCCTTTTGCTTTTTTGCCTACTGAGGGAGCTTTTTGTGGCAGTAGTGGTGGTGATGATGCAAGAGCTGAGGCGGAAGCAGCCATACCTACATTAATTCGAGGCATTACTTTTCTAGGTTTTTTGCGTTTTTCACCTAATACGGATGCTGATATATCTGCACCTAATTCTTGTTCTTGTGTATCAAGTGGTTCGTGTGATTCACGTGTTCCTATAGAAGATGAATCGTCGCCCTTACCTCTTTTGGTAGGAGGTTTGAATTTTTGGATAAATTGTATAATAGTATCTTTATATCTTGTTGATTCTTTCATTCGCGGACTTTCATCATCTTCGCTATGACCTGGTTCATCGGGATTAATATATTGTTTTGAATGTTGAAAAATAACAGAAGCTTGCATTGGTTGTGACAAAATAGATAGAGGAATATAATATTCTTTTTCAATTTCGCCACTTGTTTCTTTTTCTTCTTCTTCCTCTAAAATATTTGCTTTTTTAAAAATAATACTATATGACGGGACCGTGTTTGTTTTAACAGCTGGCGAAACGATGAAATAGTATCCTTGTTGGTTTGGATTTTGTTCTTCTACAATGGGGCGTGCTGCTTCCCCCATAAATGGTAAACCTTCTGCTTCTTCTCCGCGTTCAGGATGAAATGCACCAGGTATATCTTCTTCATAATATGTAGTAAGGATCGGGAATTCATCGTTTGTTTCTAGTAGAGTTTTATTTGGATAATATAATAAAATAATGGGTATTTTGTAATAATTTGCCAATATCCAAATATCTAAACGCGTTAAATGGTATGATTCAAAAAAGGGCAATGTTTCAATAAAATTATCATCTTCATTTGCTATGAATTTTATCCTATATTCATCGGAGATTGAATCCATGCCATAGTATTTTAAAAGTTTTGCAAAACGTTCTTTTATTCCTTCAGTATAATTTTTATCAATTGCATCTATATAGAATTGCGCAAGAACAATTTTAAGATGATTTATAGTAATCGTTTCTAGTCTTTTATGTTCTCTTCTTTTAGCTTCTAGTCTTAAAATAAATAGTATAATTTCAAAAGAACATTTTGGCGAATTTGAGTTAAATTTTATTATTTGTAATAGTGATTGTCTTGAACTGAAATATTTTCTATATTCTTGTGTTAAAAATGAAATTTCTGTTGTGCACTTGATATTCATCGATGAAGTAGTGTCAAATATATTTTCATATAATTCAGTTAATAATGGTTCTGTGGTATCATGTGTATTAAAATTTGCGTATTCATTTTCCTTCATCTGAATTAAATTATCCAAATAGTCATCGCTAAGCATAGATTGCGATAAAATAATTTCATCGTCTCTTAAATTATATTTTACATTCATAAGGGGGAAAATATTGCGATCAAACATAAATGCTCGTATCCTATTATATCTTATAATTTCATCCGCCATTCTAGCAATATATAAGACTTCATTATCGTGTGACGGATTAAGAAGATTTGTTTTAGGTATAACTAGTTTACATTTTTGTTCTTTATCGGTTTCTTTTATGCAATATTTTGTTTCACTGCATGTATTGGGGTTTTTATTAACTAAACAACTAGTTGTTATTTCGCTTATGTTTTTCAACATTTCTTCACTATAGTGAGTATCACTAAAATTAATATAATTTGAAACGAGACGTCGTAATAGTGCCTGAATATTGCTTAATTTGATTAAATATAACATATCATTTCGTTTAATAATTGAGATAATTGATTCCTTTATTCCAATATTTTCATATTTATTTATTAAAATTCTAACTATGTTTCTTAGAACATTGTAGAAATTATTTTCTAGGTATATATTTTTTACATACCTTTCTCTATCGGGATCATCTTTCAGTCTAGCATGTATCTCCGTGTCTGCAATATTATAATCACTCGTATTTATAATGGGTATATTAAATATACCATCATTTCTTTTGCTTTCTGTTTCATCAATAAATGTAGAAATAAATTGATCCGTCTCTGTAATAACACCCACAATTTTACCATCATCTATTACCTTGAATCGAGGCAAACATAGTATTTTTATTTTATTATGAACATAGTGAAGAAATGTAACAGTTTCCTCGTATGGACGCCATAACGACTCGTCGTCTATATAATTTATTTCGGGGATAGTTTTATCTAGAGAAGATGGTTCGCACATTACAATACCAGAAAATGTTTCGCCGCGTTCTTCGTCGTCTTTTTCAATGAATATGCCAATTACTCTCCCATCATAATTTAAAATCTGATTTAATATTTTAAAACCACCTTTTAATACTTTTTCTTTTAACTCGTATAAAAGTATATTTCTGGAAAATTCATATAATCTTGGGAATTTTTTTGATGCATTTGCAGTTCCTTCGTGCGGAATACTATTATATGGTTTACATTGCCCATCATATGCGTGTTTAATATTTGTCATTATTTTTTTTAGAATAGGCGGGAGAGCAGGTTCTTCGACTGTAACACCAGCTTCATTTGTATATTTTCGTATAGATGTGTTTTTAATATTAAATATACAATTTGGTCTAGCCTTTGTAAGATTTGATTCATGAATTTCATATACGGGTTCAAAATATGTGGTATTTTTAATCGTTCTTTTGATAAGTATTGCTGTTTTTTTATTATTATCGAAGAATCCATTAGAATAATGATTTGTAGGACACAATACTTCAATATTATTTGTTATATCCCTATTTGATATTTGTAGTATAATAAGATTAATACCATCTTTAAATAATTTTGGATTAGGCATGCTTACAATATCCCATAAGTATTGGTAATCTATATAAGTAGTATTACTATTTATGTATTTTTTAAAATTTTCATATGAGCATACGACTTTCTTGAAGAAAATAAATTGTGTATCAGTGTCTGATATTTTTTTAATTGATTTAAAAATTGCCGATTCTCTATACTCAAAATCCGGTTTTGATAATCTATTTCTAAACACTGCATCATCAATTATACAACTGTCCTCTTTATCGTCTTTCTGTTCTTCTCCTCGTTCTTCGCGTTCTTCTCCTTCTTCTTTATTTAAAGAAGCAGTAGAAGTAAACATTTGCGGTTCTCCTGATGGTTTTTCTTTAATTTCAAATCCTGGTTCTACATCTGATTCAGATTCGGGTTCGGATTCAGGTTGAGGTTGAGGTTGAGGTCGGGGTTTCGGGGCAGATGAAGATACAGATGCAGATGAAGACATTAAACTTTTATTGCTCTTTTCCTCGTCACTTCCACTATTTTCGAACTCTATTTCTTCAATAGGTTGACTTTCGGGTTCTTTACCCGATTCATTACCGCTTTCTCCTAAAAAATCCAGAAAATCTTGTCCCTCGCCTTCACCTTCGCCTTCGCCGCTACTTTCATCGGAACTAGCACCACCACGCAATCCACTGCTACTTGTTTCGCTACTCTCATTACTGAATGCTTTTTCTTCAATAAGTTCACCTTCGCTTTCATCCTCGCCTTCGCCGTATAAATTTGATGCTTTATTTGTCCTTTGTTTATAATTAAACGTATTTATAAGCGTGCCATTTTGATATGTCATAAATGTATCAATGTCGATTGCATCTAGAATAATTTTTTTCATTTCAGAAATAGTAATTTTTCTTCTTTCTTCTTCTAGTGGTTCTTCTATATATTTTGCATATATATCAGCAACAGCTCCTATAAAACTTTGGTTTTTATTATAATAAAATATTTTTTCCTTTTCGACTATTCCTTTTGTTCGTTCTAATGCAATCATTTTTGTTTTTTTTATTTCTCCTGGTTGCACACCTCTTTGTAACAAACAAGAAACACCTGGTTTTAAAAGTGTGCTTTTTTCATTTATTACACATGATTTAACGCTTTGGGAAAAAAATGCCTGGAGTTGAGGTAATAAATATCCATATATTCCATCGGGTAATTCGGTATGTCTTTCAGGGCCCAAAATTAAAAATTCTTTTTTTTGTTGCACTATTTTTTTTAAAGGTTGTTGTCCACTTATACTTGGTTGTGATGAGGGTGTTGCTGGTTCTTCTCTTTCTGATGCGGCAAATATATCTATATCTTCTCCGGCTTGTGTTTGTTTAGCTAATGCTTGTCTAATTGCTTCGGATGACAACATTGGTTTCCCTTTCTTCTTTGCACCCGTTTCTGCCACAATTCTAGGACGAGCTTCGGCACCTTCTCCTTCTCCTTCTCCTTCTCCTTCTCGTTCTACATCGGTTTCACTAGACTCGGCAACTTCTTCGCCCGTCATTTTTTTTCCTTTACCACGAACACGTCTTACTGGTGAAGCTTTAAATGCGGCTTCTTTACCTTTACATTCAAAACTTTTAGAATTTGGGTTTGCTTGATTGTGTGCAGTTATACTTGGACAACCACATGACTGTCGTGCTACATTTTGCTTATCTTTTGCAAAGTTTTCACTATTAAAACAACAAGGTATACAATATTTACTTCCAGCACTTTCTTTGCTATCTACAAAACCAGGTGATTGAGATTTATATTGTCCGGTTTTTTTGTCGATATGGTATTTATCTTCTGTAAATTCGAAAATATATTTACCTGGTGGAATTTTTTCAGCACCTGGTGGTATAACAACATCGCCCTCTTTTGCTTTTATTTTTTCTACTTCTTCATGTGTTAAACTTACATTCTTTTTTAAATCCCAATATCTTGGACATATATACCAAAATTTTTTACTTTGTGATGAACCGTATTTCATGGCTCTATCATATGAACCTGCATGATTTTCATCGATATGTCTTTTTTCTTCATCGGTTAAAATAATTGGTTGTCGTCTAACATTCCAAGGACATGAACGCGAATATTCTTTAACATTTCCAGTATTTGTTTTTGGAAATAAAACAGGATCAAAAGAATATAACCTTTGAAAAACCGGATTTGGATTTGATAATTTTGCTCCCGTAATATCACGAGCCATAGTTCCTCTTTGAAATAGTGTAACACCTTGAGCCGATTCTTCTTCTTCTTCTTCTTCTTCAGGTTTTGAAGCAGCAGCAGCACCTGTGGCTGCAGGTTTAGATTTACCAGCTAACCCGACACCAGAAATATTAATATTTTTTTTTACAGCAGGAGCAGGTTTGGGTTTAGGTGACTCTGCAACACCGACATCAACTTCTTCTTCAGTGTCTGAACTAAATGATGGTATTTCAGGTTGAGGAAATTCACCTATTTCTTCATCACTTAAACCACCACCTTCTTCGACTTCACTTGGGCTACCTTCACTTTCTTCATCTATTTGAAAATCTTCGATCTCTTCACCTAATTCAGATCCAGATTCTTTACTTTTGGCTTCTTCTTCTTCTTCTTCCTCTTCGCTTGCTTTCCCTTCCCCCTCGCTTGCTTGTTTGCTTACAGGACTAGTTTGTTCTTCGCTTGTATCTATATCTACCCCTATCTCGTCGCTCTTTTTAAACGGTTCGCTTTCACTACTTTCTTCTCCTTCGCCTGTTTCTTCGTCGCTTCCGAAAAATAAATCTTCTAAAACAGAATCATCTATATTTTGCAAGTCTTCAGGTCTACTAAAATGTTCAAAAACAAACGAGTCATCTATTGGATTAGTTTCAGCCAGTAATGGATTATCTGTAAGAATCGACTTATTACCATGAACTACAAATTCTTTTACTTCTTTAATTTCGTGTTGTTCTTTTGAATTAAATGATTTTTTACATAATTTGTTAATTTCTTCACCAGATACATGTGTGTTTGGCGCAGTTTGTTTATAAAGAAGTAAACGCACAAATGAATCAATCATTTTTTCAATATGGTCCAAATAATAAATATTATCAATGTTTTCAATCTGTATTTCAAAATTGCCGGTTGTTACAATTTGATACTGAATAATAGATGTAAAAAACCCCGGATGACTATTAATTTTGATTCTAGATTGTTTATTTGCTTCAGATAGTTGTAACTGATCCAATAATTGTGAAACACGCATTACAGCTTCTTCACGTGTTAAACTTTGATAATTTTCCATTAATCCTGTAATTACATCTACTTGATAACTAGATTTTAAGAACTGTTGCATTATAAATGCATCAATACCTTCCATCTCGTTATAATTTGAAACGCGTTTGTATCTCATTATAATTCGTTGCCCTTCTTTATATTCTATAACGTTGAATATACTTGATATACAACCCATATTTTCAGGAATATTAAATCTAAAGTTGCTTGGAAGTTTAAGTAGTGTTTTATATTTTATTTCACGAATAATAACATTACTAGAATAAAGACTGTGAAAATTATTTAAAGAGTATCCATATTGTCCGATAAATGTTGCCACTTCATCAATAACCGGGTTAACACTTTTCTCAATAATTTCGGATATATGGACATCTCCTAATGGTTGTTCTAATTTAAATGAAATAAATATACTACCACGATTGTCAAATTCGCATTTTATCGGGATTGTATAATCTTTTATATACTCCCCTTTATCATATTCAGAATATATACAGTGTATCAAAATCAATACACGTTTTTCTGCCTGTGTTTCTTTCATTATTCTTTTAATTTGTGATTTTTTAAGATATGGAATTCTTTTGCCATTAATGGCGACTTTATTTGCATATAACCTATACATTTTTTCATCACGTTTGCCTCTAGTTAATTTTATAAGAGGTTTTTCTTCTGTTGTATGAATTATTTTAAATAGTATATCGATGGGGATATTAATAAGTGAATCGGGTTTAATTTCTAATTCTATATATGAAATACCTTTTTTCACATATTTTAAATCTTTGTCTTTTTCTTTTTGATAAAATACATCATAGAATAGATTAACATTTTCTATAAGGTCTATATATGATTTATCGTTAATTAACTCCGATGTTGACTGATTTAATTCTTCACGATTACTTTCTAATGCACTAATCGTATTATATTCTTTTTCTGCTAAATATGGATAATAAATTTGTATCATATTGATAGATGAAATCGGCACCACTTCTTCTTCTGACTTATTAAACAATTCAACAAACTCTAATACATCCTTTGCAATACATAAAAAAATAGTATTACAAATAATGGGTTGATAGTCTAATAAAATCATTTTATTTGTTGTCGAAATAATATTACCCGCTTTATCTTTTAAAAATTTATCTATTTCTTTTACATTAAACGGGTTAACCGTAAACGTATATTCAGTATTGTTAAATGTCAATCTTTGTCCTATAGAAATGTCTTCTATTATCGGAACAATAGAATCTTCTATTATTTCTTCTTCTTCGCTTTCTCTTTGTTCTTCTTCTCCTGTTTCTTTTTTATTTCTAAAAAATAGTTCCATAATATCTTCATAATTGTATTCTTCTTTGAGTTCATTTTTATTTGATCTTAAAATTAATTCACATTCGCGTTTAAGATTCCATCGATGAGAATTTGTCAAAAAATGTATTAGAGCATTTTTGGTTATGAGCGATGTATCGTTATTTGATAATTTATTGTATAACTGTGTTGGTGTATACTCGATGCCTCTTTTGGAAAAAAGATATAATTCGTCAAATGACATCTGTTTTTCTAATTTTAAGTTTGAAATAATTTTCTTCTTTACTGTTTCGATAGTATCATCACCATATAGTCGGTCAAATGAAAATTCGACATTTATTTTATAAATACTAATATTTTGTAATTCTGTGTCGCTAAATATATCATTAAAAAGTGTATAATTTTCATCCGATTCTTGTATTTCTATACCTCCCTCAATGCTTTCTATATAAGAAATAAACTTGCCATTTAATTCGTCAACTGTTATTTCCCAATTTTTTTTTGTTATTGGATTTGTTCTTCCGTAAAATACTATAATTTTTTCAGGGATTTGATTTTCATCTATACGTTTGTTATTAATATAATTTAATTTAATTATATCTTTCTTTATTCTATCCTCCATAATATATATTATAGAATATGTTTATTATAATATATATATAAAGCAATATTTGAATAAACGAATAAATGAATGTAAAAATAATTGTTGCCATGTGTAAAAATCGTGGGATAGGGTATCATAATAATATCCCTTGGTGTATAAAAGAAGATATGGTATATTTTGCAAATAAAACGGGCGGAGCATACGCAAAGTTTGCAAAAGATGAAAATAATATTATTTTGAATAATACTAAACCGAATATTAAAAAAAATGCAATAATAATGGGGAAAAATACATGGATGTCATTGCCTACATCTCGTCGACCTCTTAAAAATAGAGATAATATTATTTTATCAACATCTATGTCAGAAACGTGTAAATCTTTCAATATCGATTTAATTATGTATTTATCATCAATCTCACACATCTCTACCTTTTGCTATCATCACGAAGAGGGAGATGGGGGGAATGAGGTTTCCAGCATAGAGTCGTCTGATGAGAATGGAAAACATGATGCACAAGAGAAGCGTGAGATTAATCGAAATTCACCCAAATTAAAAACATCATCAAAATATGAAACGATTTGGGTAATTGGTGGAGCGCAAATATATGATAGTTTTATGAATCATGAAAAAAAACACGACATTATTATAGAAGAATTTTATATTACATATATAGATAATGAATATGCTTGTGATACATTTTTTCCAGTAATAGAAAATATGAATCATTATTATATTAGTTCATTTGTAAAATGTGAAAGTAAAGATGATAAAACGAATAGTTACTTACCTGTGTATTATATAGTATTTACTCTAATAGATTTTGAAACAATCGAAAGCATACAGAGAGTTGATTTACAAAATAAGGAAGGGAACAAATATTATTATTACATTAAAAAAGATTTACTTTGCACTAAAGAAATGCAACATTATATAACAACTGATAATATTGCCTCATTTTTATGGTGTATTACTAGTTTTTAAAACATATTAAAAAATATTAATTTTTATCAAACCATCGATGAGGCACACAGCTTCCGCAATCTTTTTGTTCTGTAGCTGGGGAACATTTTTTATAGTTTGCCATTTGTTGTTGTAACTCAGGGTTCGATTTTAAATTTTCATCAAATTTTTTTATATCACAAGTCCACAGACAATCATATGTTGATTTATTATTTTCTGTTATTAAACTACATTTATCTTTATCTAAAATGGTAGGTCTTACACATCCCGATAAACACTTTTTATCAAAAAAACTTGAAAATAATTTGAGTATATTTGATCCTGTCCCAGAACCTTCTCCCATCATGTCTAAACCGAAACTTTCAATAAGTGTTGTTTGAAAAGACTGTATATAAATATTATATAGTAATGCACCTATACCTATGAGAAAAATAATTAAAGCAACTAAATATTTATTGTTAGTTGATTTTATTCCCATATTTATTTTTGAATTTGCAAATTTCATATATATAATACCTATAAAATTTGCAATGAGTATAATAGTATAATAGTATAATAGTATAATAGTATAATAGTATAATAGTATAATAGTATAATATATTTTTACGATTTATAAATTGGACTTTCATTAATTGTCATTCCACAATAAGTTATGGGTTTTTTTGAGTAATCTACCGCAGTATATACGTGACATCTGACCGCATTTTCTAATAAAAATTTAAAATTGCTCCAGAATTCTTCTTTATGTCCTATAGATTCAGTCATTGTATGCGATAATTCATGAATGGCTACAAATGTAAGAGTATTTTCATCAATTAGTGTGTCTCCTGTTTTTGTAGTATTCAAACAGAATGCTATTTTTTCTCCTTTATTTTCACTATATGCTGTATGTTCACTATCCGGTTCATTTTCCATAATTGTTTGAGGGTTGAAATTTTTTATAAGGCGTTGGACATTTTCATAAGTAGGATAAGTCTTCTGCATAAATGCAACTAATTTTTTCATTTTTTGTGTAACGGTTGCTAATAAATCAGCCGCCATTTCTAGCTTAAGTCTTTCACGAACGCAATATGTATTACCATCTACATTTGAAGTAATGCATTTTAAATTTGACATATCCGAACTAAAATATATTTTCATACATATGATAATAATAAGCGCCGATAAAATATATCCTATAGTATTTATTTCCATAATATGGTAATAATATTATATATTATATAAATAATAAATAATATTGTATAAGTAATAAGTAATATGTATAAATAATATTGTATAAATAATATACTAGATATGTGTTTTATTTATATTTTATATCATAATTACTGAGGACCGCAGCCTACTTCAAGTGGTTGACGGAAAGCATCAGGCTCAATGGTGGTATTATTCCAAGGACTGACGAGCAACTGAGGATTGGGGGGTTCTGAACGAATCTGTTGATTGGCGTTTCTAAGAGTGCTTCCTATGGTATCAACACCAATCAAATAACCAGCATTTAAAAAGTTAACGCCCATAAAGTCACCACTTCCCATAGGTTTTAAACTCCATCCGCTATTATTATCGCTAGGAAGAAGATCAGATGGAGTGTTCATGTTTTGGCTATTGCAGTTAGAAGGCATACCCGCCATACTAGAATCACCAGAATTTATAGGGGCATAGTCGACGTAGAAGGTGCCGTCGTTTGCGCCGCTAGGATTGCCACCACCACTGCTTGGTGCGTTTCCTGAACCGGATGAGCCACTGCGTCTGTTGACTGTGTTCATAGTTTCGGGGTAGAAATTCTTATCTGATGAATAATTGTAAATAACATAAATAAGAACAAGTCCTCCTAAAAGTAAAAGAACGTGATGTGCCTTGAAAGTTTTCTGTAAATCTTTAAGCATCGTTATATAAAATAAAAGATAAAATATTTTTATAATTTTAATATTAATTATCTATTATCAATTAAAATTAAACAATTATCAATTATAAATTATACTCCTTAAGTAATTAAAAATAACTAAAATATATAAATATTTCTTACTTCGCTTATTCTATTTATTAAATTTATATTTTTCAAATATAAATGTAATTGTGCTATATATATTAATCTTATTCTCCTTCATTCCCTCATTTATCTTCATTTTTATTTTCATTGTCCGATTCTTCTTCATTGTCTGATTCTTCTTCATTATCTGATTCTTCTTCATTATCTGAATTACTAAAATCAGAATCAGAGTCATCGAGCATATATATTTTTTTAATTTTTTTTACTTCTAAATAAGCATCGAATGCTAATTTTCTAGCAGTTCTTGCTTTGTCTTTCGCTGCACAATATATTTCATAATAAATATCATTTGGTTTTTTTAATTTTATATGTTCATTATTATTTATTTCTAAATCTGCGTCAGTAATTTCTTTGATTTCTAAAGCTTCTGTTTTTTCTAAATTATTTTGATTTTTTTTCATGTTAATAAATGTATCTGTATCTTTATCTGTATCTTTATCTGTATCTTTATCTGTATTTGTATCTGTATCTGTATTTGTATCTGTATTTGTATCTGTATTTATATCTGTATTTGTATCTGTATCTGTATTTGTATTTGTATCTATATCTTTAACAATATTTTCTCCTACATTTTCATTCGCCCTTTCTCCTACATGTTCATTCACTGGATTTCCTAGAGGGTTGTTAATATCATCATCAATATCATCATCAATATTAGCCTTATCATCAGGCTTATCATGAGCCTTATCATCAGGGTTATATTGTTGGTTGTTATTATTACTAGTTGTAGATGCAATGGATGCAATGGATGCAATGGATGCAATAGAATCATAACTAGCTGTAGACTGTATATTTTTCTTAATAACACATGATTGGAAAACGGGTTTGTTTGCAACGATAAGAGCTTGACGCAAAATAATTTCAAATTGGAAACTTTTAGATGTAAATTTAATCCCCTGTATTTCTAAAACTGTTATTAATTCATTTTCAGGTTTTATATCTTCCAATGTGAGACTGTTTTCGCTTTCATCAAATACGAAACATGTAGGTAGTTTAACAAGATTTTTTGATGGTGTTATATTTGCGCGCAATAAATAAAATTTACCTGCTTTATATGGTCTCAGTGTAGCTGTAAATGCATTTTCTATATCATTTAGATCGATATCATTTGTAAACCAAGAATTCTTTTTTTCGTGGATTTTTTCGACACAAGATTTTTCTAAATTTTCCATGAATTCTATAAATGCGGAGTCATCTGATGAGAACATAAGATCGATATATGATTTTTTCCCAGAAGAGATGGCCACACCTTGTTTTGAAATACATTTAGGTGTTTGTAAATAAAGCATATCATTGTTTATATTTAATTTTGTAAAAAAAGAGCCACCATGCAATGATTCGGGGTGTGTTAAAATAACTTTACTAAAATCGTAATTATTATATACAGTGCAAATATTTGCAGTTGAACTAATATCCATTTAATGCTTAAGGAGAAAATATAGATAATAATAACACGCAAAAAATATATAATAATTATGTTTTTATAAAGTAATTAAGGTATTTATATCGGAAATCGTAAAAATAAAGATATGAAAGATATGAAAGATAAAATTACAGACTATTGTTTAGAATTTATAAAAAAGGATGAAGTTAAAAATGAACTAAAGAATTTATTTAAACCCATTATTAACTTAATATTGGAAGAAATATACCCATATATTTATTTATCATTACTTCTTGTTGTAATTAGTTTTTTTCTTGTTTTAGGAATATTCATTATGTTAATTAAAAGTCATAAAAGTATGTAATGTAATATTATACAACTATTATACAACTATTATACAACTATTATACAACTATTATACAACTATAACTAAATAATTATTTTTTCTAATTAGATAATATAATATAAAATATGGCAAGACATAGACAAAGGAAATCTAGAGGACGTGGTCGTAGAGGTGGTGCTGCTCCATGGGATGCAGCTCCCTATCCTGGTTCGAATAGTGCGGGACAATGGAATACATCGGTAGGTGGTAATCAAGTAGCTGCTGCCGCAAATAATTTTAAATCATTTCTTGGAGGTTTTGCTGATAAATCGGGCGGAGCTGGCGCTAATCCGGCTTTAGCAAGAGAAATGGTTGCAGGTTATGCCACGAAAGGACAAGGGCAGGGTGGTGGTGGTTCTAGACGCCATAAGCGTCAACACAAAGGAAGCCTTCGTCGTGGTTCTAGAAAGATGAGCCAGGCACAGGCACAGGCACAGAGCCAGAGCCAGTCAGGAGGTATGTTTGCCTCATTCGGTGCATTGATAAAAGAAGCACTTGTGCCTCTTGGTTTGTTGGCGATGCAGCAGGGTTATGGTAAGAGTTATGGAAAGAAACATACTAGAAAACATAGGAGGTAAACGATTAAAACATAAGCAAATACTATGAAATACTATAATTTATTTGATTCAAATATGTAAAATAATATGTAAACTAATATGTAAAATAGTTTAGATATTATTTATTATACTATAATAGACACTTTCAATAACGAAATGAATAAACCTCCCGCTGCGAATACGAATACAAACACGAACCATTTAGAAAAAACAATTCAAAATTGGGTTGAATTAGATAATGAATTGAAGAGAATAAACGAGAAAGCAAAGGATATCAGAACGCGAAAAAACGATGTAGAAGATAAAATAATGACTTATGTTGAAGACAACAACATGAGTAACAGTATTGTAAATATAACAGATGGTAAAATTAAATTTTCAGAGACAAAACAGACTGCACCAATTACGTTGGGTTTTTTGGAAAAGTGCCTAGGTGAAGTTATTGCAAATCAGGGACAAGTAAAACAAATCGTAGATTATATTAAAAGTAAACGTGAAATAAAAATTGTTCCTGAAATTAAAAGATATTATAATTAAACAATAAATAGTTTAAAAATGCCAACTAATTTATATACATAATATAGGTAGTATTATCAAAACATACATTATTATATGTCTAATATGTTGAGTGAAAATCAATCAGGAGGGGGTGATAATTTAAAAATATTTCCTCTTCGCAATGAAGATCTTGTTTTTAGTAAAAATTGTGATGGTATAGTAAGTTGTGGATATAAAGTAAGCAATGCTCTACTTAATGCAACTCTTGGCATGCCGATGGCGGGAGGTGGTAAAAATAAATCGAATAATAATAGTAACGAATTAAAAACGGCAAAAATAATGGAAGATTTAGTAGTTCCATCTAGTTTATATTATTGCAAACCTATAACAAAAGATAAAGTATTTAATTATAAAAAAGGTAAAAAAGAAAAGTGTAAGAAAAATGGAAATTCTTCTAGTGACAGTGACAGTGACAGCGACGATAATGTAATAGATGAATCATTATATGATAAATTATTGTCATTAGTTTCATCAGATAAAAGAGTTAAATATGATAAAAAGACAAGAAAAGTTGTGGACAAACATGAGAAAGGAGTTAAAGGAGAGTCGAGAGAAAATACAAAAGTTAAAACTAAAACTAAAAACACAAGAAAAATTAAATTCAATGTGTAGTATGCTGTAAATTTAATAACGACGCTATTAAATATTAAAAACTAATTTAATATTTAATAAAACTAATTTGATATACAATTTGCTAATATAGTAAAAACTCACCCCAAAATACTCCAACTGTTCTTATTAAATGGGGAAAGAAGAATCTCAGGAATACGTTTCTTCCAGTAATCAAGTTTCTTTTGCAACTCCAAGTCTTTCATACTAACAGGATAAATCGGCGTATTTTTCATATTATCTGATTCTGCGGATGTTATAATTGGTTTGAACCCATAACAATTTACACCAAAACGAGCTTTTGGATTATCAATTTTGCCACCATTTACACCCGGTCTTCCACAATCATTTTCATGTCCTTCAATCGTTTGTAGTCTATCCCATGTTTTTTGTTGTGTCGGAAAAAGAGCCATTTGCCCGTCAGACCACCCATAGTTGCACCATTCCGCGCCTTTATTATACGAATTTTCTACTTGATTATATGTTGCTAATTTACCTCCATATGCTTGACATATTGCTTTTGAATCATCATATGTGAAATTATTGCTTGGAATATTATATACCTCTTTTTTTAGTTTTAACTCTGGCACAACGTCTTCGCCAGGTGGTTGTTGGATACTGAGATCTATTTTAGGTTTATCTGTAAAAATATCTTTAATGGATGCTGTAAAGTTAACATTAAAGAAATACTGAAAACCATTTATAATAATAAGAATAAGAAAAATACTCCATAATATTATCTCTAGTGTTCTTTTACCACCCGACTCTCCACCTGCTCCTGGTGATCCTGGTGAACCTGACGTGCCCGATAAACCACTACCACTACCACTACCACCTTTTCCTAAAGATGAGAATAAAACATAGTATAAAATAGAAATAACAACAAACGCCAATAGAAGAATTATACGTGTTGTTGCACTGGATGAATCAAGATTTCTTTTACCTTCTGTTGCTAATTGACTTATATATGTTATCGGATTCCCTTCTATCCCTGTTAATGAATTATAACTTATACTCATTGTTTATATTTATTCTATATATATATAATTCAATTAATTTTTTTTTTTCTGTAAAAAAGACAATATGGTGTATTTCCACTAATTATATTATCGTTAATTGCAATTTCAGTTACTTGCGTATCATTAAAATTATACCATTTACCATTCGCATTTTTGATGGTTGCACTATAATGTCCACCCTCGATTTGACCATGATGATTACAAATAGCATATAAATCATATATAAATGTTTCTTTTGCATATCCTTCTACATAAGTTGAAAAATCTACATTGTTTATTGGAATATCTATAAATTGCTGATTTTTTTTACTTCTTCCATTCATAGAAGTGATAAATCGCTTAATATCAATTATCATTATATTTGGAAGACTCCAAAACAATAATCTTTTATTTACATCCTGTTTAATATTCGCTTTTTCGTTAAACCATGCATTGTCTCCTTCCAATAACTCCTGTTCACACTGTTTATCGAAACAATTAAATAATGATATATTTTTATCTTTATTTACAATACCAAGTTCTTCTTTCGACGGAATAGGAAGATGAATTATCATATAAGGTTCAGGGCGTAAACTTAAATAATTTGAATATTCTGAATTATTTGGCATATCTTTTGGTGGTATAGGAGTTAATACCGATACATGTATTCCGAAAAATATATTTAACATCTCCGAATAATCTTTTGTATATTGCGTTTTCATCATTTCATAACACGCCTTCCCCATTTCATCCTTTTTTGTCTTTATATTTCCCTTAATATCCATAATAACTTCACGCGTTAAAGCACTATGAAATGATTCGAATAAAAATAATAGAAATTCCGGTAAATCGTTTTGAGACCATCCTGTGAATAAATCATGTTTTGTTATTTTTGCAATACGCTGTATCGTATTTATAAAACGCCCCGGTGAAATAACACAGTTTTGACTCCACATCAATTTGCGAAGATCATCCCACTCTACTAATAAAACTGATTCGGGTTTATTATTTAAATGGCTCTTATACTCTCCATTTCCTTTTGATAAAAAATCATTTAATTCATAAGTATGTGAAAGACATTGTAGACATGCATTGGCAAAACACGTATTCCCTAAATTTGCAAGACCTGTTATGCCTTTGTCTTTATATTCTTGAAATCTTGTGCTTGATTGTGAGTGTGTCTGTGTCTGTGCTTGCTGATTTTGTTCGCTCATTGTTTGTATGATTGAATTTTAAATGATATGTATATTATAGTTGTTGTAAGAGTATAATGAAGTAACGTAGATAGTATTTAATATTTAAACGTATTTAATATTTAAACGTATTTGATATAATTAATTATATTGTATATAAAAATGGAAAATAGACAGAGACGTAATCATAACAATACAAATACAAATACAAATAACATATCGTTTAATAATCCTGATCGTGGATATAGTAGTAGACATTCTACATATGACAATGCATTTAATATGGATTTTGAATATGGTTATCTTGATTTAATGACAAACTTTGGAACTTTTATTTCAAGAACACAAGAAGTATATTCAAATATGGAATCGTGTATGTCACTTATAATTGAAACACAAACAGAAAGAAGAAGATTAATTAATATACGACGTAGTAGACGTAATAACAATATGATGCAACATTTAGTTGGTAATGATGACAATGATAACCATAATGACAACGACAACGATAACCATAATGACAATGACAATGATAATGATAACAATAACGATGACGACAATAACGATGACGACAATAACGATGACGACAATAACGATGACGATGACAATATTAATAATGATTTAGTCGATTCTCACGCCTCTCATGCCTCTCATCCCACCCATGAATCTACTAGAGGTGTTCAGAACCCAAGTGCTAACATAAATACAAATACAAACCCAAGAAGAGATTTGTTTGATATAGCTAGTGTCGTCTATTCTATACCAAGAACTGTTCTACTTAACCCTGATACTACATCAAACAATAGATCAAACCGTAGAAGAAATGGAGGACTAACTATTGCTGAAATAGAAGAAAATACTGAAATTTTATCTTATAATTCGATACTTTCAAATGATATTTTAAATACCGAATGTCCTATTACCCGCGAGACTTTTACACCTCTATCTGTTGTTTTAAGATTAAAACAATGCAAACACTGTTTTGTGCCTTTTCGTATGATGACATGGCTTGAAACACATGCAACGTGTCCATTATGTAGATGCAATGTTATTCAAAATACTACAAATACTCAAGCTGAAGTAAATAATACACCTAATGTGACACCCCAAACTTCGAATAATCCTACAAGAGATACCAATACCAATATTAATATATCTAATTTATTCAATAATTTAATTAGAAGTGGTAGTGATGATTTTAATAATTTATCAATCGATAATGTTAATGATAATTCTATTGTTTTTTCATTCGATATGCCATCAACGGGGCTACCAAGTCAAAATAATATAAATTCAACTTTTCTTCCACAAATAGAAAGACTTATGGAAAATATGTCAAATATGTCAAATATGTATAACATGTATACCGCTCCGGTTGCTAATGTTGCTCCTGTTGCTCCTATTGCTCCGGTGCCCCCTACTACTGCTCCCGCTACTTCATCAGATTCTAATACTCCAGATACTCCCTCTAATACTACAAATAATAATTTTAATTATGACGATTACCCCGATGTAGATTAACAGGATTACAGTATTACGGGATTATATTATTTATATATTGAAAATTGAACTATAAAATCTAATAAATAGTAATATAGAAAAGCACGAAAACAGTAACAAAATAAATGCCCAGACGATCATTCTTCATGTATCCCGATAATGGAGACGAAGCCGACGATTTCATTTCATTATTAGATTTCAATTGGAACACTTTATTAGGGAGATGTCTTATCGGATCATGGGATCAACTGAAAAAAATACCTTATATTATTTGGTGGTTGTTTACTGTTATATACTCGCTATTCGGCTATTACATTATGTGGATTGCTTTACATTATGTAGCGGTTCATCTATATCCCACATATTGTGCACCACTTACTATATCAGGTTTCATTCTTTCACCATTCATGGTCGCTGCTCCACATTGTATTGCAATGAGATGGTTGATTACAGAAGGCGCAAATGTCATTGTCACCATGTGGGTTGCAGTCGGTGCATATGCTATTCAACACATGTTAAGGAGACCACACAACATTGTCGTATAATAAAAAATAAAGTGAAAATATGTTATTATACCTTTGGATATTTTAATGCCGATTTTTTTAATATTACTATAGTATTATAGTATTGTAGTAGTATAATAATATAGTAATATAATAATATGGATTCTAAATCTACTATTTGCGTATCTACTATTTGTATGTCTAGTATAGTGGATTCAATTGACACTTCAATTTATATGAAAATATTTAAAAATAGAGAAGAAGCAGCATATTCCCATATTTTTAATTCTAAAGTTGTTAAAATACCATTAAATACATTTAAGAATGATAATGTTGTTAATTTTTATTCAGTTAGATTACAGAATTCAGCAATAAAAGCATATCCGTTAACTGATAGACCGCGCGATAAAGAAGATATAATCAGTGTCAAATATTATCAAAAACAAATACAACAAAAAAAAGAAATTACACCAGTTTGGATGATACAAAAAAACAAAAAATATATATTATTAGATGGAGCACACAGAATTGTAGCAAGTTATATAGAAGACGTCCCTGTATATGCCTATATAATTAATATTTAGACCTACATGCACCTACCTACACCTTCTTGAAGAAACTCATTATGTTCTGATTCCCTTTCGTCGAATTATCTATCTCTATTAAATATTCATCAAACAGGATCTTTTTCACTTCTTTATTGCGTATATCCGCTATTTTTTTCCTTATTTTTTCATCATTTGTTTCATCCTTTAATTTATCAACCCACCCATCAATTGTCCGCTTCAATCCCGGCACTTGTCTCTTATAACTCGGAATATTCTCCAACACAAGTGCAAATACCTGCTGTATCGGTTTCATAATCTGGTTCGTAATATAGAAAGCATAATTCGGTTTAATTTTATTCGCCAGGATATAATCTGGATGTTCAATGCGTTCGCCTTGTAGGGCTTTCTTGTCGGGATTTTGTATATACACAAATGGGATACGGTCTCCTATACTTGGCTTATTTCCAGGATCACGTTTGCCCATACGATCCGCCAATACTTTATGCGCGATTTGTGCCGGATTTTTATAGCCACTTCTTAGCGACTTTGAGATGATAAGTTTATCCATCGATACCTTCTCATCTACTAGATTTTGTAATGACGCTTTTAGAAACTTGATTGCCGTCTCGACATTTTGCTCCTTCATCAGAATATCAATTACGCCTCCGTATATGTCTTTAACAATAGGTGCATTATCGCGGCGCTTCAAAACAATCCCCATACTTTTGCGCTTCGGTTTTTCCGGCTTGTCTTCGTATAGCATTCCAATATATCGCTTCTTCGAAAGCAGACAAAACGGCATGAGCGTCTTCTCATATACCCATGCATGTGGCGATTTCAAGAACTTTGTAGCAAGATTGCCCACCTCTTTTGCAAACTCAATTGTAATCTCAAGAGCATCCTTTCCGCGTATCGGGATTCCGTCTGATGTAGCAAGATTAAATGTAAAGAATACAGAATCCGTGTTATGAACTATAATATTTCCAATACCAGCAGCAAAGTGGTGATTTTCCGTTGTAAGATCGTATACATATTCTCCATCAGGATATGAAATTTCATGGATTTTTTTAACTTCTGTTGCTGGTTTTCTTTGAAGTAATTTTGTCATTGTAACTCTATATATATTTTCTTTGTCTGATCTTGTATTTAAAGATGTCTTCCATCCCAAACTTTGAGCTAGCCAACAAATATTAGCTGCACTGATTTGATTTTTTTGGTCTATTCTAATATATCCATTAGCGTCTTTATCACCATCAGCATCATACATTCCATTCCAAAATGCCATTCTAATTTCTTCGGTATTAAATAATATTTCATGTGGTATTACTTTCGCTTTGTTATTATACATTAGTTTTCTATATTTTTCAACAAATCTAGCAATATCACCGTATGTATCGGTTGAAGGAACAATCTTATATACCCCTGAACTATCTATTGTATTCAAATATTTCCATTTAAAATTTGGATATGAAATAGAACATAATGTAACGTATTTATTAATTATATCCATTGATGCGTTATTTAATGCCCATGATTTTTTTTTTCCAGAGGGGCAATTATACATACCACAACTACCATCGCCGAAGAAGAAACCCATAACTTGTGCTTCTTCAACAGTAATACCAGATTTACAATAACTAGAATTAATTGGTAAATTATTATGTAATAATGAAGTTCCATATTTAACATCCTTAGGCGATATTTCGTTACCATTTATGTCTACAAGCGAATGGTCATCTGTTACATCTACTAATCCTGTATGAGTTAAAACACGAATCATTTTTTTATGAGGCGCTAGTCTATGACGAATAATTCTATTAAGTTTCGTCCATCCTTTATCTGACCACGTTTCGATATTCATTGACGGAATCATCTCACAATATTCTTTTCCTTCTTTACCTTCCTGTTTGCTATAAACCCATCCATTTTTATCTCCATATAACTGTGCTAACTCATCAATCTTTATGATATTCAATTGTCCAGCGTTACTTCTAATATATATCGGCGTATAATTCGCAACACTGTCACCATATATGTATTCAGCTTTTGTATTTACAAATCCGAATTTCTTCGACTCTATTTTTGCATCCCCGTATACCTCCTCCACAATCCGTTTCCCATATGTCAGCAATTTACGTCCCGTAGCTGTCGTTGATGCCGCAATATCTACATCATAAAATGTGCTCGTTTTTGCACCACATTGTCCATAAAGCGAATTCGCCGTTACTTTATAACCAAGTTGCCGTTTATCTAAAATATTCGCCATAAAGGGGTCCTCAGTCGCTTCCGCCATTTTGCGCGTAGCTTTACGTGCTGCAAGCAGTTCTTCAAGCACTGTCGGCATGATTGCTTTGACACCATCTTTGGGCTGTGCAAACCGGCAAATCTTTGTGCCATTTAGTGTTTTAATTGCACGTCCGCGTTGATTTGCAACCCACTTATATGTATCATATGTCACATCCACATATTCATATCCCGGCATATTATCGTAGATGTAATTTCCTGACGGATCTTTCACGCCTGTCTCGCGAACTAATTGTCCTGCCAAGTCGAATTCCTTCGTCCATACTTTACTATCTTGTGACAAATTCTCGCTAATCATTGAAGACGGATATAGAGATGAATAGTCCAAACATGCTACCGGATTGTCCAAATACAAATTACATTTCGGTGGAAGACAAATCGCACCTTCATAACTTTCATTTCCGAATGAACGCTCAATCACAGGCATCAGTGTGCGTTTTTCGCGGCATTTCTTCGCAATAAAACTCGTCAGCTTAATGCTCTGTCCACGCAATACAAGGAAACTAATCGGCACACTGCAAATCTTCGCCATCTCGATATATCCCGTCATAACATCGATTTTGTTCATAAGGTGGTGAACCAGGTTACAATCCTGAATACAGTATTTCGCAATAATTGCGCGCTCCGCCGGTCCTTCATTCGTCATTCTGAAAATATCTTGCGGTGTTACATCATCCTTTGCTAAACCCCAGCGAACCGATTTCGTCATATCCGGCATCTCATGTCCTTCAATCTCGAATGTTTTGTCCACTAGATTCACGTTCGTCACCTTGAATTTCGCGCCATCTTTATACGTATCCGTCGAGTGACTAGATTCTTCGAAATGTATATAATTGCCATTTTCAAGTCCCATAAGATTTGCACTATTTACTTTCGTATTACCGCTAGGAAGATGCTCCATCTTTTTCACACCATCACCGATAAAATAGCCGGCACAATAGTCCAACTTGTATGATGTCAGATTAAAATCGCGGCGGAAATAATTATACAAATCAATTTGCAAGCGCCCTTTCATCTCGATATAGTGCAAATCGTGCTGACCGCTAGCAATCACAATACTGCTTTCCTTAATCCCTATCTTGCCTGTATTATAGTCACGCGTCCCGCAAAATTCGCCCTTGTTGCGCGACAATTTGAGGAATTCATTTTCGCACGAGTTTTCCAGTGAGCGGCGAAACATGAATTCAAAATCAAAACCGCATATATTGTAGCCGATTATAATATCCGGATTTTCGCGCTGGATTATATCTGTCCATGCAAGCAACAATTCGCGCTCGGTTTTACATGTCTGGATTTCCGAATTCGCAACCTCGTCTTTCAGATGGTTGCATGTATCAATAACGACACAATGGTTAAGATAGGGGCGCTTTTCGCCATATGTGAGGAATGTCGAGCCGATAAATGTAACCTTGTCGCCTTCTACTTGCGGGAATATTTCTTGCAGGGAGATGTTTAACTTATTGATTTTTGTTTCGCGATCGATTTTGTCAGCTCTCGACGTAAGAAGATGAACAACGGTTTCTTTTTGGATGGGTGTCGCGGGTGCGAGTGTGAGTTTAGTAGGTTTTGCTGTTTTCGTCGTCTTTCCCGTCGTTTTTGTTTTATTCGTTGATGTTATTCCTGCATACGCCATAAGCAAACTGGTTGTTTTTTTATCTTCTTCGTCATCATTTCCTGTCTGGTCCATATCTTCGTCAATATCTACATCCATATATTCTTCTTCCATGTGGTTGTCTTGTTCGTTCGCATCATCGGCATCTGCATCGGCATCGGCGTCTTCCACATCCGCATCAGCGTCCGCGTCATCTTCGTCATGTGCTTTATTACTTTCTGCAATCTTTTCAAACATTTTTTCAATCGTGTTAATATCTTTCAGAGCATCATTTGCTTTAATATCGGGAATATGAAACGAAACCCATACATCAAATAATGTAGCAAGACGCTGCTCTGAAACTTTGATTTTTGTATAGATGCGATCAATATCGGGATGCTGTGGGTTTCCATATCCGAATGCAGTATATACAAGCTGCTTCAAAAGTGCAGGCGTAATATATGTTGCGGCATCTTCGCTTGTGGTTGCTCCTGCATTGCGACAAATCGCGTCACAAACGTCTACAATATTCATTGCAAGTTTTTTATATGTCTTGATGGGAATCGGGAAATCTCCGTGACTACTACTCGCCTCAATATCAAAACTGCATATCTTATATGGCACAATTGTTTCCTTGTTATTGAGCGGAACAATATCGGCAGACGCAAGCTCATATTCATAGTTGCATGTGGTTGTTTTCAATCCATTGTGCGCCCGTTTCACATTTTTAGCTTGAAACCCAATCCATCCCGACGGACTTATATCATGAATATGGAAGAAACGCAAAAGAGGCGGAATATTTGATTCATAGATTTCCGTTTTTGTATTGAAGTAAGGATACCCGTCACGTCGCAGTAATTGTTTCCCGTCTTTGCCAAATTTAAACCACATATTTTTAACTTTATTCATCGTCGCTACATTTTTGAATTTGATTAAAATGAATTTATGTTCTTTCCCTCCATCAAAACCGTATAGTTTTTTCCTCCTGATAAGCTTTGAATCAACATCTAGAATAGAATTCTCATAAAATTTACCGACTTTCTCTTTTAAATGCGAAATAAAAGCCGCCTTCTGAGGGATTGTCCATTCATCGCCGACTTTGATATAGAAGAATGGCTGATAATCGCGGACAAATATTGCGCATGTTTCGCCCTTTTCGTTGAGTCCGAACATCTGGATAGTTGTGAATTTTTCATCTTTTTTATATTTTTTTTCTCCACTATCGCGTGCGTCATCCTCGTTGTCATTATCTTCCTCGCCTTCTTGTTCACGCTTTTCATCGAATATATTGAAATCTAGTAAACGGAATGAAGTATCGTATATGGGAATTTTGGGTTGAGATAATTTTTGTGTTTCTTCGCTTTGTTTTGTTGGCATTTTAGTTGTTATTTTTCGTTTGTTTGTATTTATTGTGTTACTAATGTTGCTACCTAATTGGTTCTTCTGTTTGTATATATCGAGTTGTGTTTATTATGTTTATCAATTTTTATAATAACCGAAAATGACGGGAATTATAAAATGAATATAGATATGCATATATGCACACGGCTAAATGCTTTGAAAACTAGCCTTTAGCACCGACAACCGCGAGCATGGCATCGTTTAGTGCAGCAGAATCTTTTACCAGTGCAGCAAGGGCAGGTAGAACGCTTGCATCCACCAGGGCATTTGCATGCACGTTTACGACCATGACTGTGCATTTTACGCGTGCCACTACGACGATGACGACGAGTATGTTTGCGTCTTCTAGTACCACCACCACCTTGATTTAAACTACAAGTCATTTTTATTATTGTTTATATGTTATAATTATATTAAAAATAATATTTCTTAATATATCGATCTTGGTTTTGCTAAATATCGATCTTGGTTTTGCTAAATATCGATCTTGGTTTTTATAAATATTTTGCTAATATTAAGTAAAATATTTAATATATTTTGGATGGATAGTATTATCAATGACGGTGATGGCGGTGGCGACTATGGCGATGCCTACGCGTATGTTTTCTGCGAGTATGGTGAACGCGTTTATGTTTCTTTGAATGTCTCCTACCGCGAGTGCTTCGTCTTGATTTACGACCTCCCTTATAAACTCCTGACGATTTTGCTAACCTTAGACTGTCTTTTAGTTTATCATTATGTGTATTAATTAAAAACTGTTCAATATCAGCCCTATTACCATTAAATCTTTTATGTACTCTTGATGCAGAACTTAGTAACCCATATTGTTCAATCAATGCTCTAGTTTCCCGTATAGATATTGTATCTTGTGCTTCTGCCGGTGCTTGTGCTTCTGCCGGTGCTTCATCATTCATATTCACTCGGGCGAACATTGTATCCAAGTTTTCATCATCATCAACATCCATTTTATACTAATATTATTATATATAATATATAAATATAATAATATTTAAATAGTATAAAATAAACAAAAATGCTTACACTAAAGAATTTGTCTACAGCGTTAATTTTATTTAGTATATTATACATTTTTTATCTAAAGTATGTTAATAGATTAAATATACCCTTATCAATTATTATTATGATTACAGTAGGTTCTTTATTATCGGCAATATCGTGTAATACAAAACATGACTATGCTTTTTTTAATCCAAAAATATTTAACTATATTATTACATTAGTTGGTATTGTAATCATTGTTAAAGAATATATTTGAAAAAATAAATAATATTATTTATATACGCGTATAATTATTTCAAAGTGTAATTTCAACTATATAAAATAATAAAATAATAAAATAATAAAATATTATAACAATGTATAACAAAAATGCTTACACTTAAGGATGTCTCTATGGGAATTAAGGTTGTCGGTATATTATACCTTTTCTATCTCCAGTATGCGAATATGGTAAATATACCAATGTCTGTTATTGTTCTCATTACATTGGGTTCACTAGGTGCAGCTATGTCTTGTAAATCAAAGATGAATGATGGGCATTTTCATCATAGATATTACAATTACGCGGTTGTTTTGGCTGGTCTTGTTGTAATTCTTAAAGAATATATGTGAATTTATAAATAATATTATCTGTATATGATATATATAAATATTATGGCTGCCGAAAATGTGTATATTGCGTTGATTATAAATGCTAATAACTATCCAAATTTATCACAATATGATATAATTATTTCATTATTTAATAGTAAATTTCCAAATAATAAGTTATCATACTATAAATATTTAACAGATGGTTCAACAATTCAAACAACAGAATCACTTGATAACTTTATCGATAATACAAAAAATAGTTTAGGGAAAAGAGCAGTTGTATCTATAACAACTACAATATTAACAGACTGCTCTACGTATATTAGTAGTAAAGGATTAAATATATTAAATATTTCTATAAATGCTACGTCAAATAATATTAAAAATTTAACAAATACCCTAACTTATACACCATTAAATCAATATTCTGTAATGTCTATGTTTATGACATATGTAGATTTTAAAATGGACTACATTCATGTATTATACGGGGAATCGTCTAATATTGGACTGGTAGATTTTTTAGAACAAACAAGACAACAAGCGTCTTTTTTAAATATTCCTTTAGAAGTGTCTACTTTAAGAAATAACGTATCAGACTACAATATTAAACCAAAATCGATGATTATTATGTTGGGATTGACAAATGATTTAACAAATATATATATAACACCTGATTTTATAAGTAAAATTCCTATTAACTGTTATATTACTTTAACAACAGCAAATACGTTAATTAAAGATATATTTGGAAATATTCCTGCCTTTGTTGTATGTCCGACAAATATAAACTATACAGTAACTACAAAAGAAATATATGACGCTGTAAAAAATAATAGTTCGGGATATGATTACACAAGTTATGCGTTTTATGATGTTCTTTTCGTATTAAATGATTTTACAACAAATGAATTAGAGTTAACAAAAGAAAATTATACGTCTGTTAATCCATATGGAAGTAGTCCACCTGCGTGGTTATTAAATACATCATTATCGCCCATAATCAATAGTGCACCATTTGGGAAATATCAATATACTTTTACAAAAGATG